GATTAGAAATCGGCAACGCCGTCCCGCCGCTGCTTTCGGTGGCATTAGCTGAACAGATGCTGAAAGCACTTGATACAGAAAAATAACATACCTACAGATTCTCGGCACTAAGTAGCCGGGAGTGAGGACTTTATATGAATAATAAAAATGCCGAGTGGCAACGCGAATACTACTTGACACATGACAAGTATCGGATGCAGGGGCAGGGGACAGATTGCTATAAGGTCGTCAAGAGCCTTACTCGTATCTTGCAGCTGCCTACCATTGCAAAACTCACGACCGACAACGAATCAGTCATCAGTGATTTCCGACTGGACAGCGGCGAGTATGGTCTTGAACCCTACGATGAATACGCTATCAAGGTGGATGACACCTACGGTGCATCATTCTATATCCTTGTCCATAGAAGGGCTGATACGACTTTCCTGTGCCCGATTCTCGTGGGCTTTGAGGGTGAGAACACTTGCGCCATGGTCATGCCTACCGATAACTGGCGGATGCGGGAAATGGCGACATTTGTCGAGCTGAGAAGGGCAGAGAAGGAATTTGGTGTGGACGGACTGATGATGGCGGTGAATACACGAAATGGGGTATACAGCTGCCTTTCCGTTCTGAACGAGTCTGGCAACCTGCTGGAACGGTGGCTGCGAACCGAGCGCGATTCCCTACATATACGGAACTCTGTGACGGCTCCGAGCTCAGCGGCGCTGATACTGCAAATCTGGCTGCATACGATATGTCTCTGGAAACGGCGGTGTCTGAGTCGGAAAGTCGAGCAGCGCATCGTACACGCAAACGGAGAGCAAGAATCGGTCAAGGATGTCAGAGAATGCCTGAACACCTCCAAGCAGACTATCGTGGACCTCAAAAAGGGCATCGTGGTCTATGTGAATGACGGTGCCGGGAAGCGGGCTTTTGCGGGGTTCTGTGTACTCCAATCTGAACGCTGCGGGCATTTTCGGCATCTGCAAAGCGGCAAGGTCGTCTATGTCCGACCTACGACCGTTCACTACAAGAAGCTGAACCCCAACAAGGCTATCAGTCAGACTGCCAAGCCGGTAATCTACCGGAATACGGAAGATTTCCTGCGCGAGAAATCGTATCTCGAAAACGATGTGCTCATGATGCTGAAATGCAACGGCATCGAGTATCAGCGGGAAAAGATGTTTCCGTGGATGGGGAAGAAGCGCCTGGATTTCTTCCTGCCGGGCAAGAACATCGCTATCGAGTGTCAGGGTGTGCAGCACTTTTACCCATACGGCAGCGATGACAAGGATTTCGAGGCACGAAAGCAGAGGGATACCGACAAGTATAACGAATGCACCAGCAACGGTGTGCAGGTTCTTTATTACATGAGTGACATGATTCCGGTGCCTGACGAGATGGCGAGGAAATACCGGTATGTGACCAGCCTCGATGAGTTGCTGGGAATTCTTAACGATAAATAATTGATTTTTACTCCTCCGATGTTACAGCGTCGGGGGTTTTGTTTTTTGGAGGATACGGAGATGGCAAAGAACGATAACCTGCATAATGCAAAGGACGCGAAGAACGACGAGTTCTACACCAGAATCGAGGATGTCGCGGAGGAACTGCGGCACTACAAAAAGCATTTTGCAGGCAAGGTCGTACTCTGCAACTGTGATGACCCGACATGGTCTGCTTTTTGGCGGTATTTCCACCTGAACTTCGCTGAGCTCGGCTTAAAGAAGCTGATTTCCACGCACTACGACCGCACAGAGCCCACCTACAAGATGGAGTACGAGGGTGGGAATGACAATGATGTGGAAGTTGGTGTGAAGACCCCTTTGGAGGGGAATGGTGACTTTCGGAACAAGGAATGTCTCGACTTACTGGATGAGTGCGATATCGTGGTGACCAATCCGCCATTCAGCTTGTTCAGAGAATATGTTGCTGTGTTAATGCAACATCAGAAGAAGTTTCTGATTTTAGGCAACATGAACGCCCTAACATACAAAGAAATTTTTCCCCTTATTAGAGATAATCAGTTGTGGTATGGCGCAAGTATTCATTCAGGCGACAGAAAATTCTATGTGCCTAACGATTATCCACTGAAAGCATCCGGCTGTGGTGTTGATAACAATGGTCAAAAGTTTATTCGTGTCAAAGGTGTCCGTTGGTACACAAACCTTGATTACAAAGCAAGACATGAAAAGTTGGTGCTTTGGAAGAATTATACACCAGAAGAATATCCGAAGTACGATAATTATGATGCAATCAATGTAAATAAGTATTCTGAAATCCCGTGTGACTATGATGGCGTTATGGGTGTGCCAATTACATTCATTGATTATTACTGTCCTGAGCAGTTTGAAATCGTAGCTTTTCGTAAAGGCAATGACGGCAAAGATTTAGTATTCACGAGAGAGAGAGAGTTCAACCGTACTTTCGTATCCTTGTACGACGTCGATAGCTGGGATGATAAAAAATGCAGAAGGCAAAATCAATGGGAAACCTACTTACGCGAGAATAACAATCAGGCGGAAATAGAACCAGTTTTGTCATCATTGAAACTTACAATTTGAAAAATACCTCAAAAAAATTAGCAGAACATCATGGACAGTATTTTGATAAAAGCACTCCAAAACCGAAGATATATCCCGCTTTTTCTTTTGGACTTACCAACATAACTTCTATGGATACTTATGCAGAACATAGAGAAGGCAAAATCAATATATTGTTTAATATGCAAGCAAATCAGTCTAAATATGATGTTTCAGCAACGAAAACAATGCTAAAAAATGAAAGGCGAAAGCTAGACAGAGAAGAAAGAAAACATTTTGATAAAGTTACGAAGGATTTTTGCAAATAATAAAGATTAACAGAAAGGACTTAATCTATATGAAAATTACAGAAACAAAAATCAAGGTATCTGACCTTGTTGAGAACTACAAGGACAATGGCGATGGTGGTGTATTTGGCTACAATGACCGTCTTACGATTCGCCCGTCCTTCCAGCGCGAGTTCATTTACGGGGAGAAGCAGCGTGCAGCCGTCATTGATTCCGTAATGAACGGATTCCCGCTGAACGTCATGTACTGGTCTAAGACCGGAACTGACACATACGAGGTTCTTGATGGGCAGCAACGCACAGTTTCTATTGCCCAGTACATCAACAAAGATTTTCCTATCAAAATCAACGGCAACGACAAGTTCTTCCAAAACCTGACCGATGAGGAAAAGCAGACGATTCTGGACTACGAGCTGACAGTTTACATTTGCGAAGGCACCGAGGCTGAGAAGCTGGAGTGGTTCAAGCGCATCAACATTGCTGGCGAAGTTCTGACTCCGCAGGAATTGCTGAATGCTACCTATACAGGACCATGGCTGGCCGATGCAAAGAACTACTTCTCGAAACGCAACTGTGTTGCCGCGAAAATGGCTGACGGATACCTGAAAGGCAACCCGATTCGACAGGAACTGCTGGAGAAGGCTCTTGCATGGATTGCTGACCGTGACGGTCTGGAATCCGGGCAGATGTACATGGCGGTTCACCAGCATGACGAGGATGCCAATGACCTCTGGCTTTACTTCCAGTCTGTCATCAACTGGGCGAAGACGTTGTTCCCGACTAAGCGGAAGGGAATTACGGATACACAGGCATGGGGGCTGCTTTACAACAAGTACCATTCAAAGCAGTACAATAGCAACGCTCTGGAATCTGACATCAAGAAACTCGTGCTGGATGATGACGTAACCAAGAAGGCAGGCATTATCCCGTTCATCCTCTCTGACCGTACTTGGCGAGACGAAAAGCATCTGTCCCTTCGCGCATTCACTGAGTCGCAGAAACTCCGCGCCTATGAGCGGCAGGGTCACAAGTGCCCCTTGTGCGTTGCAAATGGCATCAACACCGAGTACGCCTTTGAGGATATGGAAGGTGACCACATCATTCCTTGGAGCAAGGGCGGGCATACCACCGACAACAACCTGCAGATGCTGTGCAAGAAGTGCAATGCGGCGAAGTCGGATAAATAAAGCCGATAGGGGGACATGATGGAATATCGTTATTTTACATACGGTATGTTCGATGGCACAGATGGGAATAGATACGACATTTGTATTCCTTCTCCGTTTGTCCGAAACTCAAAAGATAAAGCCATGAAAGATGAGAACTTTGCCTACCGCTTTTTGACTATTGATTTGGCTGGGCCTATGCTGATTGCTTTTGCAAATGAGCACTTCGAGCCTATGAACAACGGCAAAACGCAGTTGAAATGCTGGGTAGACAAGAATGTCGTCGGAGTCTATACCTTCGAAAAATTCAAGAAAAACGGCGGGTATATTCGACAATTGAAACAGAGCAGCAGGAGAAAATATGTAACAGATGAGTCGGATTTCGTCGATACCGATAAGTCGTTTGCTGATGTGTTCCCGAATATGGAGAAGGAAAAGCTCTACTATGTGGATGGGGAAGCGTATTTTATCCAAGAAGGAACTGCGATGCAAACGAAATAAAAACTAACAAAACAATCGAGGTACATAAATAATATGGAATTTCTGGATACATTGTCATATTGGGATATTATTGGATTGTATATTATGGCACCTACTTTTATAGCTATTATATTTTACGGTGCTTTATGTGACAAAGGGAAGCAAAAAGCGCTTATGCTCTCTTTTTGCTCGGCAGGCTCTTTCTTCCCAATTTTTAATACTATTGTTAATGAAATCAAAGATGTTGCATTAACAATTTGCAAAATAACAAATTCAATACCTGCGATTATCATATTAACAGGTGTTGCCAGTATAGCTATTATAGTAGCAATAACAATGGGCTGGATTGGTTGTATTGATACATCATATCAATTATTATTTCCAAAAAAAGAAAAACATAACATTAAGCAAAAACAACAAAAAAAACATCGTTAAATAGACATCCGTAGGCTTCCTCCCACCATTCAACCTCGAAGTTGATGTGCCAATCCAAGCCAGCGAGCCAACCCAGAACGTCAAAATTCCAGCAGAAGAATACGACTTGGATGACGAGCCTCCGGCAGAAGACTGCGGATTCTGGAAATGCGATTTTTGATTAGCTATCCCATCAAAATGGGGCTTGCACAATTTGTAAAACATGATATAATACAGTCATCACAACAGGTTTTAAGCCTCCCATCGTAATCAGTATCACACTGACTACGGTGGGAGGCTTTTTGATGTTAGGAGGGTAATTTGTGTATGGGATTCGCTGAAAAACGATGTTTAGATGAAGTAAAACAACAATGCGACCAGAATAAAGTGCGCTACTATGAGCTGGCAGAGGAAGAGCAAAAGCAACTTAATATTCTTATAGGTACAGCTCAAGACACCGATGGTAAAACGACGACATTCCCTGATTTTATTGGAGAAAATGGTTGGATTGAGCACTTCAAAGTAAGTAGTAGTAACCATAATCGAAAAGGTAGTGAAAATATCAGGCAAATTGTCAGCGCAAATCGCGTAATAAAAAAGCAAATTGAAATTTCAATAGATGAAGAATCGTTGATTCATCCATTTTCTTCATCATTTTACTCTGGTGGAAACAGCCTTGAAAATTATCATGAGTCATTGGAGAACAATTGGGAAAAGCACTATCAAAGCTATTTGAAAGAACAAGAAAAATTGAAAGGCTTAGAAATTTCAGCGTTTATGATAGAATCTGATGACAATTATCTAAAGGTAGCACGATTTGATGATATGAGAGAAGGAATGATTCAACGAGGTAATGCCGAGCTGCCGTTTGAAATTATATACGATAGAACTATTCTGGAATATATGCTACAGTACGCTTCGCATATCAAATATGTTATATTCAAAAGTGATTTCATTACAAGCATCATTAAAACGGCTGCTATTCCACAAATTCTTAATGAGTTGGATTACTCAAAAATATGTATACATTCAATCCAAGGAATAACTGTACGTTATGGTTTTCACATTGGTGCGTGTTCGGATTTGCCGGATGAATTTCTGCCGTAGGGAAGCAAAATAACCAGAAAGGCAATTTATAAGAAGCGAAAAAATCAAAGTCACTAATAATTGACGCATTATGCGAACCACATACAATAATAAGTACCACAGAACCCAATAACATATACAAAGGAGAATACCATTATGAATGCAGAAGAAAATGTACGCTGTCTGGATGATGGCACTGAGCTCACGACTTTCACAAAAGAGTTTGAAGGCTTCAACGCATTGGAGGCGGAAGTCGGAACAACCGGGTACAGAGGTGGAGATACCGGACACGGGTGTCGCGCCTATATTGCTCTTCGTGATGTGGTTAGCACAGACATTAGAGTAAAAATTGTCAAAAGTAAATACGGAGGCAATGACGGCATTGAAGTTGTTCTTGGCGGTGATAGTGAACTCAGTACAGCAATTGAAGCGCTGGAGTTTATCACCAAAACCTTGAAAAAAGAAGTGAAACGCAACAGTACAGAAAATTACTAAATAATATTTTTGCAAAATCCGTCCCAGCCGGATTCTGTGCTATTGGACCGATTGACCACCCTTGCGAACCGCGTAAAATTAAGAGTGCAAGAAGAAACCCCATAACACACACAAAGGAGAATACCAAAATGAACACTTGCACCCTGAAATTTGAAGCTACTGCATTCCGCGAGAATGACGACAACAAGCTTGAAAGCCTCTCTGCTTCCATCAGCGTTCCCGTGGAGAACGATGACGAAGTAATTGGAAACATGCTGGGCGAGGAGAAGCTGATTGTCCATGCTGTTGCAGCACTGTACAACCTTATCAGCGACCTGCGCCCCAACTGGCTGGATAACGAGGATACCAGCCTGACGCTGGATATTTCTATCGATGGCAGGAAAGCTCAGTCGTGCGGCGACCTCGTCGCCATGAAAGAGGAGGGCTTCACCTTCGGCCTCGAAGATTAAGCTAAAATAATCCGGAGCCTTGCCTGCTAAAAGCGGGTGAAGCTCCTTTTTCATATGAGCGGAGGAATTATGAACATTGCATTTTGTGACGGGATGCTTTTGCAAGTGGTATTGCACGGCGGCAAAGCTACCGTCCTTTCAAAGCGAGAAATCGGAGCAGATACAATAAACTTCTATAATTACTTTGCGAGATATTGCTTGTCTCCAGAAGAACCGCTTCTAAAACTGCTAAATTGCGCGGATGATGAAGCCATCGAAATTATTTCAGGACAGCCCCTCGTAAAGCAATTCTGTTGGGATTCAAGCAGCAGTTGTACCGATGCTTTAACGCAAAGGAACCAAGCTACAGCCAAAGAAGCCTTGACTTATACCCGAAATCTTACCCAGCAAGCTTTCTCGGAGTTAGACGCCGTCTTTTCAGAGTTCCATGATACAAAGGGACCAGACGGCAGCAAAGTCGTATTCATGCCAAAGCAGGTTATAACAACCTTTGCTTTGCTAAACAACAAAATCGTCCAAGTCTACTCGGTGAAAGACTTATATGACTATCTTTCCATCGATTTCTATTACGCCAATTATGCGTCAGAGTCTGCAAAGCGGATTGCTATCTGTCCCTGTTGCAAGAGGGCTTTCCGTTTGAGTCAGCGGAACAAAGTATACTGCAGCAAGGCATGCAAAGACAAAAGCATTCGGGTAAACAACAAGAAGGACCCATACTATTCCAAATACCGCTACTTACAGCAGTACAACAACAGGCAGCTTAACAAGCTGCGTAAACAAATGGCAGATTCACCTCAGCAAACGCAGAAATTACAAGATGCTTATAACACTTGGAATGAATGGGCACGCTCTGAATATGAACGGGTGAGCAACATCACTTACCATGAGCAGCAAGAAAGCATCGAAAAATTTGGTGAATGTCTAAAGGAGAAGTGGAAAGGTCTAATGCGAGAAGCAAAATGAGCTGGAAACACTCTCCCAGCGAAAGGGATGCTGCCAACAGGAGAGACTTTTTGTTGCGTAGCTGCGAAACATAGTTGACGACCCGTGCGACTGGCATACAATAGAACATACTGAACAGCGTTGATAACGTTGCTTCGGTAGAGACGAATAGGGTCCTGAGCCGACCTTAAATACTCACTGCGAAGAAAGACCTGCCTGCGGCTAACAGGCGGGTCTTTTCTTTTTGCGTAGCTGCTGCCAAGAGCAAAGAAGGAAGCGTAGCTGCAGCAAACCGTTGAAAAAGCATTGACGGAACTTGCGAACGGCATAGAATTGATATTGTACGACAGATATCAAATCACTACAAACCATTCATAATCTGACAAATTCAGACAGGCACCAATCGGGTGACCTGTCTTTTTTGTTGTAAGACCGCGTAATGCGGAGAAAGATGAGGATTACCATGACCACTATTATGAACACCGCCGAATTCATCCGCGTTACCGACCTTCTGAAGAAGAAAAAGGCCGCCAAAAACAGTGACAACATATTCGCCGCTATGATGGCTATGCGCGAAAACCGCCCCGAAGCGACCTGCGCAGATGGCTTCAAGATGTCCATTCAGGCATCTGATGAGCACTACTGCCAGAAGGCTGATGACGGGAGTTATGCGAGCGTAGAAATCGGGTTTCCGTCTTCGTCCGAGTCCTTGCTCGACGATTATGGTGATGACGGAGTGTACGGCTATGTGCCGCTCACTGTTGTCGATGCCATCATCGCCAAGCACGGTGGAATCCTGCTCAATGAGCAGTAAGCCACTCTATCCAATCCCAGCATGACATTCGGCTACACGCCGTTTGTTCATATATGAAGCAGTTATCATTCCTCTTAATGAGAACAAAAATGATAGCTGTTATTTCTATTTTACAAGCCTCGAAAATACGAGGAGAAAGAGAGTTTGCTATGAACACCAACACTATCAATTCCAAGAAAGCTATCCCCGGCATCAATGATGTGGCTACTAAGTGCCCTAAAGTTGCAGCCATGTGGAGCGCTAAGAACGCCTTCACTCCCAGCGAAGTCGCTGCAAGCAGCAACAAAAAGGCATTGTTTGTCTGCCCTGATTGCGGTCAGGAGTTCAAGGCTCCCGTCTACAGTGTTGTTAAATCTGTAAGCTACGGCAACACCGGTTGCCCTGTTTGTGCAGGTCGCAAGGTTGTCCCTGGCATCAACGATTTGGTTACCAAGCGTCCAAAGGTCGCTGCTATGTGGAGCGACAAAAACGATTACACCCCCAGCGAAATTCCTGCATGGTCGTCCAGACGCGCTATCTTTGTATGTCCCGATTGCAAGCAGGAATTTGTCACTAGCGTCCGCAACATGACGCGGGCTATTGCGTCCGGTATCAACTGTTGCCCTGAATGCGGCAAGCATATCTTCAGTGCAGCCCGCAAGGACGAACACGGTTTTCCGAAGTCTGTCGGCACTACGATGACGATGAAGGACGGCAGCAAAGCTACCTGCACCGCTTATCATGGTGTCAACAACATCACGGTAGAGTTTGAAGACGGATTTGTTTTGTACCACACTCGCTGGAATCAGTTCGTTCGTGGTGCTCTTCACCATAGTCAGAAAACAACTAAAGAATAACCAAAAAGCCATCTAATACGAAGTTGGCTTATGAATGTAGCAGCTATCATCTTCCTCCAATGTTGGATGGTAGCTGCTTTTTTATTGCAAACCTCGAATGTTACGAGGAGAAAAGAGGATAATTATGAACGCTTTGAACATTATGCACACCACCACTTGCAACTGCGCTGCTTGCGCTCCTGTTCCGACTCTTGGCATTGAGATGCCGTATGAGAAAGAGAAAAAAGAGCCAGCTAAGGCTAGAAAAGGTCGTCAAAAGCTGGTTGTTGGCGAAAACGATTTGGCGTCTCAGTGCCCTAAAGCAGCAGAAATGTGGAGCAGTAAAAACAAACTTGCACCAACAGAAGTGTTTGCTGGAAGTGGGAAAAAAGCTTTTTTTGTTTGTCCAGACTGTGGGCAGGAATTCAAAGCCACAATTCAGAATGTTGTTCGTTCTGTAAACGGTGGCACTACCGGTTGCCCTATTTGCGCAGGGAAGAAAATTGTCCTCGGCATCAACGACCTTGCTTCGATGTACCCGGAAATTGCGGCTATGTGGAGTAGCAAAAACAAAAAGTCTGCCTCGGAAGTTGCTGCTGGAAGCGAAAAAAAGGCTTTCTTCAAATGTCGCAATTGCGGACAAGAATTCAAAACCATGATTGCTACTGTTGTTCGTTCTATAGGAAAAGGTTCCACGGGTTGCCCTGTTTGCACGGGTCATAAGGTTGTTTCTGGCGTCAACGACTTGGCTACCAAATGCCCGGAAGTTGCCGCTATGTGGAGTAACAAAAACAAAAAGTCTGCCTCGGAAGTTGCTGCTGGAAGCGGCAAAAAGGCTATCTTTGTATGCCCTAATTGCAGGAAAGAGTTCAAAGCTGCAATCTGTAATGTTGTTCATTCTGCAAGCAGTGGCACCACTGGCTGCTACGACTGCATGATGCGAAGAGTCAACGCTATTTCCAAACCAGAGTGCTTTTTGGTACGCCCTATGCTGGCATTTGCCGGAGAGAACGGAATTCATAATCCGTTTTTTGATGTTCGAAATATCTTAGGCAAAGATAGTCTCTTGGGGCTGGATTTTGTGGACCATATTCAGAAACTCTGCGCTGAATACAACGGAAAATATTTCCACGAACAGGCTGCCAAAAAGGACCGCTTCAAATTCGAGGCTGCCAAAAAAGCAGGGTACACGATGATTCGTGTTCTGGAACCTGGTCTTGAGGTTCTCGACCAGAAATACGATATTGTTATGCCAGAAGGATATATGCATTGTAATGCGTATGTTCCGGAAATCATGGAAGAAGTTGGTCGTAAAGTCATCCACCTGTTGGAAGAAATTTATGGTCGCAAGGCTTCTCCTGAGATTTGGGCATTGAACAACTTCAAGGAGTTCGAGATTTGGTATGATGCCAACAAGAAGGAACTTGAAGCCGATGCACGGAAGAAAGGCCCGAAGGGCAAAACCGCAATGAAGAAAGCTGCCTGATAGATTATAAGACCTCTGATGTACTCAGTCGTCTTTTTTATATAGATAGCATTTTCTGCCGTTCACCCCTAACCGGGTGGGCGGCTTTTTCTTTTGCCAATTCGCATCCAAACTGCGCCATAAGAGCAACTCCAGAACAGAATTTTCTAATTCGTTTCAGTTAAGATACTTACAATGAGGGCACAAGGATTTTTGTGTACAATGTATTAACAGAGAACGAACAAGATTGTAAAAAATGCAATTTTATGGTATAATACGAGTATGATGAATCGGAAAATATATCGCTAGTTTGGCGGTTCTTGAAGTGTGGTGAGCAAGTTGAAGAAATTCTTGAGCTTCGTACGGAAAGCACTATTCATGATTACGGTAGTCGTAATCTCAGTAGCCTTCGAAGGCTGCGGCGAGGTGGCAGATAAGACTATCGACGAAATAAAAGACATTCCGGCGCAGATGTTCACTACAAGGGAAACGGCAGAGACTGCGCAAACGGATGAACGGATAACCTCGCCGGAATCTGCAGTGACAGAGTACAACTACATCTATTACCGCCACAACAACCAATGGGTCACATCACGCCTTGTAAGCTATGAGGTAGTAGACAACGGGCAAAACATAAAGTTTGAGGTTGATTCCACGATGAGCGCTGACCGATACTACTACACCAGCATGGCGAATGTCATGCTGATTCATCGTGATGAACCAAGCGCACAAACAAATCAAGCAATTTATTCGGAAAACAAGGAGAAGCAACAATGGGATACCAATTAACAGGGACATTCACAATAAGCTGCACAGAAGAGGAAGCATTCAACATCATGTATAACATGATGCACGACAAAGCATTGTATATGCCAGAGTTGGCGCTCATAAATGCACGCCCGTCAAAGCTTGACCCGGCGTTTCTGTATCCCCGTGATATATTCATAAACGGGGACTACTTGTTCTGCTATCCCAAGCGGCAGTTGGCACTACAGATAAAGCAGCTTCTCGCTACGCATCAGATAGCTTTTGCGCAAGTGCTTGCAGCCACTGACAAAGAAGACCAGCACCGTATCCGTGCTGTTTTTCGTCAAGACTTGACGAAGATAGACATAGACCTGCATGGTGTAAAAGAAGCCAATGCGAAGAAGCTCATTTTGAAATACAAGCGCACCCCGGAGGAAAGGTAAACAATGACAACCACAAACATCATCGGATTCATTCTAATTGCAATTTCCATTGTCGTGCAGGTTGGCAGTTTCGTTGTAAGATGGTTCTGTATTCCCAATGAACCATACTTCTCTGAGAAAACAAACTGTATGGTAACATACGCTGAAATTAAGGATATGCGCCACAGGTGCAATGTCGTCACGGTTATAGGTGTAGTTCTCATGGCGGTGGGTATCGTTCTGGCAATGCTGTTGTTCACATACTGAGAGGAGAAGAAAAGAGTATGACTGCTATCATCAAAAAACTGCTTGCTCTGGCAATGGCTTTCACGCTTGCGTTGAGCCTTGTAGGTTGCGGAGTCGATGTCACGGGCGTTTCGCTGAATTTGCCCGACACCATTGAAAAGGGGACAACCCTTGTCGCTACCCCGGAATATGCCTTTGATGGTGCAACTCCGGAAACGGCAGAGCTGGAAAAGAAGCTGGACAAGCTCGAAATGCACTATACATCCAGTGACCCGTCTATTCTGGTTGTAGATGACAACGGTAATCTTGTGGCTGTCAGCGCCGGTACGGCAGAAGTTGCCTTGTCCAGCAAAGATGGTACGGTATCGGCCAGTAAAACGCTGGAAGTTATCGTTTCACCGACTGAAATTAAAACTGCCGATGAATTAACTTTGACAGCAGGAGAAACCGCTACGCTGGAAACGGCTGTTACTCCTACTGATGCTACTCATGTATCTATCAGCTACGCTTCTTCTGATGATTCTATTGTAACGGTAAATGATGGCGGTGAAGTAAAAGCTATGGCAGCAGGCGACGCAACCGTCACGGCAGTGGTGTACGGTACAAGCCTCACATCTTCTTGCAAAGTTACTGTATTGCCGGTTCTCGAAAGCATTGAGTTGAGCAACGCCTCTCTTTCTTTGCAGCCGAACGATACTGCACAGCTTTCTTATACGGCACAGCCGGAAAACGCTCTAATTAAAGAAGCTACATACACAAGCAGTGATGATACCGTTGCAACCGTTGATGCAAACGGCAATGTGACTGCGATTGCCGATGGCAAAGCAACAATTACGGCTTCTGTCGGCGATGTTTCTGCTGAGTGTGTTGTAACTGTTGATTCTACGGTTTCACCCTCGAAAACCAGCGCGAAGGGCAATTCGTCTTCCGGTTCTGCATCCTCTGGAACCAATAGCAATTCGAGTGACACTAGCTCTTCTGCATCTGCTCCTGCTGCGTCTTTCAGCTTTGAGTATGGTGCATTGCCAATGGACCCAGCAACTGATGGCGAAACATGGTGGAGTATTGACTCTTCCGATTCCGCATATTGGGCTGTGGCAAATAACATCAATGCAATGCGTACAGAGGGTGGTCTTCCAGCTCTTACTGTGAGTTCTTCGCTATCAAGCATCGCAGATTCAAGATGCGAATACCTTATTGCAAACGATGTTTTTTCTCATGATGGTGCAACAACTGCGGAAATCTTGTGCTCTGGAGCAACCAGTGCGTCTGCAGCGTGTACGGGTTGGGAAAACAGCCCCAGCCATTATTCAAATATTATGACTCCGGGATATACACAGATGGGAATTGGTTGTATATTTAACACTGCGTATGGTGTTGAAGTTTGGTGTGTTACATTCTCTTAATTGGGGTATTGCAAATACCCATAAAAAGTAAGGAGAACAGAGGATGCTGAGCAATATTGCGGTTCTCAGAACCGTCAAAGAAAACGCAAATAAAGCTGTTCTGGATGCATTGCCCTCGATTTTGTTTGAGGGCTCGCACAACGGCAAGGATTCACAGAAATACTACCTGCAAGGTCCAGCAGCGGAGTATGTTCTCGTCAATATACCGGATGAAACCGCAAAAAAGTTTTCCCAGTGCGCCACGGCACTGGCTATGCAGCTTATCCTTCTCAGCAACAAGACAAAAGGTTTCTTTGGACCTGAGATAGTGAGCGTGGAAGGCAAGGATATCCCGACTGCGAGGAATATCATGAATCCCATCATGGTTGAGAGAGATGCGAAGTATTATAGCGCGAAGCTAAGCGATGAGGTGTATGACACACAGTACGCGGTCAGTGAACATGTGATTGAATGTTGGGAAGATGGACCTGTCCCGCCGATTGTCATCAATAGTTCCATCTGGGCTATCGTGGAAAGCACTGCGGCAGAGATGCAGAAAGATAACCGTTTCCTGCGCAGAAAAGAAATCCGCGACACAGAGTTCTTGGAAGTTTCGGCTCGCATTTATAACGAGTTGCTTGGATTCGCGTCAGAAAAATTCGATATTCTAAACATCAAGGAGTTTGTATGAGCGTTAAGCATGTTAAAGGTGATATTCTGACAACGCCGACGCGGAATGAGGATACAGTCATCTGCCATCAAGTAAATTGCTGCGGCGTGATGGGCGCAGGTCTTGCTAAGCAGATTCGCGACAAGTGGCCTGTCGTATTCGATGAATACAAGAAAATCTGCGGGGCCGACAAGCTCGGTGATTCCCAGACAGTTCAGGTTGCTCCACAGCTGTATGTCGCCAACCTGTTCGGGCAACTGAACTATGGCAGAGATAAGCGCCAGACGAACTACGCGGCGCTGGCAGCGGCTATTTTCGGAGAAATGAAAGTACATCCTAACGCTACCTTCCGCATTCCTTACGGTCTCGGGTGCGGGCTGGCAGGCGGTAACTGGGTGACGGTGCTGAATCTTATCGAGGAAGCCGCCAACGCTTGGAATGTGAACGTTGAGATTTGGGTGCTGTCCAAAAAGTGAGGGGTCAGTATGTACAATACCAACTACAAATGCGTCAAGCCGTTCGATGTATGGCTTGATACGATTGGTCCAGACGGCAAGAAAATTCCATATCGGGTAAAGCGCGGGACCATCTGGCGCCTGGTCTGGTGCGGTGGCGAGCAGAGCTTCAAGGAATTCACCGGACCGGATAAGATGCACATTACATTGCCAGATGAGTATGTTGAGAAATATTTTAAGAAGGTATAAGTGCAAATGAGCATTTATTGTCCGTATACAAATGGCAATGTCGTCTACCTGAAATGCCAAGAGTGTGAGGACAAAATCTGTGAAAAGGGTTGGTTCTTCTGCGGGGTAGGCGGAACACCCATGTCGATGACAAAATCACGCAAACAGATGTCGGAATACCTCGACAAGATGCTGGCTAAGCGTGACAAGGTTGTCATTACTGCAGAATCCGGCAAAAAGATGGCTGCTTTGGCAGCTATGTATGCCAGCGAACGCGGATATCCGTTCGTACCTATTGGAAACGATGATTTGCCCACATACTTATCGAAGCAGCAGCAAAAAGGCTGTGTAATCTTTGAAGGAGCCGAGAATGAACGAGAAATCGCAAACACCTGTCGTGAGCTGCGCATACCGCTGCGGCGCTGTAAACTGGAAGGAGCATAAGCCTATGATGTACCAGAAATTAGTTCGGGACAACATCCCGGCAATTATCGAAAAAAACGGCGAAACTTGCGTAACTCGCAAGCTGACAGATAAGGAGTACGAAGACGCTCTGGCTGAAAAGTTGCAAGAAGAGGTTAAGGAGTTGCTGGAAGTCTACACAGCCAAGGAGCGGAGCGTTCTGGACTGCGCTGAGGAGATGGCGGATGTGATGGAGGTTCTGTACGCTATGGGCAAGACCTGCGCTGTTTCCAAGAGGGAAGTGGAACAGGTCCGAAGCCAGAAGGCGACTGAGAAGGGGACGTTTAGTAAGAAGGTCTTTCTGGTTTCGACCGAAAAGTGAAAGGAGAGAACCGTGACCCAGCAAGATGAAGTGCAGTTAATCAGAAAGCTGATTTTTGCAAAGTACAGTCAAGACCCCACGCACTTTTCTCGGTGTGTGGACGAAATCGCACAAGCCTTTGAACAGAGTGGCAAAAAAGGAAGCGCTCGCGCTATTCGCAACACTTCCCGTGATGGCTATGTAAAATCGTACTACGAGGCAAGTCGGCAAACACAGCCTCCCGGCAGCCCCTTTGTCAGCTATAAACCTGCATTTGTCATGGATAACAAAGATATTGTACTTTGGCACGCGAAGCATGATAATCCGCCAATGCGAGTTCGACATATTTTAGAGTACATCGAGAACGGGGAAATGGTTGCCAAAGATGTGCTGGAATACGATGCGAACGCAGACAAGTGGATTCGAGTTGAAGAAGAATGTAAAGCGTTGATGTAACCAAGGGGGGCGGATATGTAGTTGTCCAATAAAAGCAAGGCGGTCTGGTGGACCGCAGAAGATTGAAATGAACTGAGGCGGCAGGTACAGCCAGAGGGTTGCCAGTATGTAAGCTATGAGCCTGTATATATTGTCAGTTGTGTATGACTGCATAAGATTAAAACCATAGTTTTTCCGCCGTTGGGTCGCCAAAGCAGTCCGTACGGACTGCATAAGATTGAAACATCTGTAACGTCAACGCCCGACACAGTCACAGCGACGCAACCTGTATGGCTGCATAAGATTGAAATAGGTAAAGCTCAAAGAGGTCATCAACGGTTGTTTGTTGCGGTCTGTATGACCGCATAAGATTGGAACTGGGATGGTGATGACGGTCGCCCTGCCGAAACACAGTCCGCGTGACTGCAAAAACTAAAAATGTCGCAGCCCGTGCGGCTGCGTGGAGGAGAACCTCTACCGCTGCGGTAGGGGCTCTTTTTCCATCAACGGTGAGAAATGCACAAAGTGTAAATAAACACTATGCAAGGTTGATTGTATAAGTGAAATGTGAGATAATTAAAGCAGACAAAAATACAAGGTAGGAGGCAAAAGCAATGAAATATTAGCAACGCACCATAATTACAGCACCAAAAGACAGCAAGATGCACAATGCTACATTATGTAAAAAATGTAGTCGTTGTAGGCTGTTGCCGAAGCAGTCCACGTGACTGCGTAAGATTGAAACTGCTTTATTCCTGTCGAGGAAGATTTGAAGCACGAGGAAGCAGTCCACGTGACTGCATAAGATTGAAACACTCATGATTGTGGATGGAATCTCAGCCATCATGTCGCTGCCTGTATGGCTGCATAAGATTGAAATTGTTTGTCGGTAGCGTGGGTATCCGCCGGGGCCAGGCGCAGTCTGTATGACTGCATAAGATTGAAATGACACCGCTGAATGGCATAACCGCTATATTATCGAAGCAGTCTGTGTGACTGCATAAGATTGAAATCTAAGACTGATACTGAAAATGCCCAATCGCGGTCTGTATGAACCACATAAGGCGACGGAACAACCAAGAACCGTAACCGCCTGTGAAGCAGTTCACATGGCTGTCAAAACTAAAAATGTCGCAGCCCGTGCGGCTGCGTGGGAAAGAACCTCTACCAACTGCGGTAGGGGCTCTTTTTCCTTAATCTGCAAAATAATGTATAAAATGTAAATAAATACTATACAAGATTGATTGTAAATGTGAAACGTGAGATAATTAAAGCAAGCAAAAAAGCAGGTGCGAACCGTAAGCAACCATAAAATCGCCGCGAGCTTCGCACCAAAAAGTACAGAAAATAGGAGGTAAATACTAATGGAGTATTAGCAACACACTACCATTACAGCACCAAAAGACAGCAAGATGCACAATGCTACATTATGTAAAAAATGTAGGCGTTGTGCGCTATTGCCAACGTAGCCTACGCGGCTACATAAGATTGAAAGCATAAGATTAAAACTATGGACATCGGATATTTTTGATGCCTTTTGGCACAACGTAGTCCACGCGGCTGCATAAGATTGAAAAAAGCGTTGACGGCGGAACGCCGCAGGAACGCACAACGTAACCTATACGGCTACACAATCAAAAATGTCGCAGCCCGTGCGGCTGCGTGGGAAAGAACCTCTACCAATTGTGGTAGGGGCTCTTTTTCCATCTGACGGAAAAAGCAAGAAATGAATAAAAAGTAAATAAATGCAATACAAGATTGATTACAAATGCAAAAAGTGGGATAATTAAGGCAAGCCAATCAGAAACAAAACAGGAGGTAAAGGTCATGAAGTATTAGCAATAATATAGCTATACAATAAACATAAGATTGAAAAAAGGTCCCAGCGTTGGAAACAATAGTTAGCGTTGTTGTAGCCATTACAACCGCATAGGATTGAAATGGAGCATATAGCATGGTAGAAGCAGTCCGTATGATTGCAAAAGATTAAAATGAGCCGAAGCAGTCTGCGTGACTGCATAAGATTGAAATGCATAGCGACAAGGCAATTCTTGCGGGTAGGTCGCAGTCCGCATAACTGCGTAAGATTGAAACGCAATAGTATAGCTTGGGTCATTGGGACAATCAGAAAGCAGCCTGCATGACTGTATAAGATTGAAAGCGCTAATCGCGGAACAATCCGCAACCACTTAAACGCAGTCCACGTGACTGCAAAAACTAAAAATGTCGCAGCCCGTGCGGCTACGTGGGAAAGAACCTCTACCGACTGCGGTAGGGGCTCTTTTTCCTTTACATCATTCACAAACAACAGAGACCCCTACTCATTGTAGTAGGAGCCTTCATTTTTGCCTGTAAACACTATATATTGTGTACGAAAAGTAAATAAATACTATATACAGTTGCTTGCCAATATCGAATGTGAGATAATTAGGGTAGAAAGGAGTGAGACAACGTTGACTCTAATTGCCCACAAAACAAATGACGGCAGGGAACAGCCGCTGGATAAACACCTTCAGAACGTAAGCCGCTTGGCGGCAGAATACGCTGCACCCATTGGCGGGCAAACCATCGCAAGACGTGCAGGACTTGCACATGATATAGGCAAATGCACGGATGGTTTCCAGCGCTATATCCGTGACCCGGAACATAATATCAAATGTCCACACTCCATTATTGGCGCGGTGGCTTGTGCTAAAGCAGGAGACCTCGTATCTGCCCTTGTTGCTGAGGGGCATCACACAGGATTACACGATATGTGGGATGTGAAGAACAACATCGACACGGCGCTCATAAAGCGTACAAATGATGTTACAAAAGCCGAGTTACTGTATCCAGTACGAAACTGCGCCCTTAACGATGTCCCTCTCCATGCGCGGACGCTTAAAAACATGGGATTGTACTCTTTTGTCCGCATGGAATACTCATGCTTGGTCGATGCGGATTATATCGACACAGAGACGTTTATGCGCGGAACGGTGCAGCGGCTCTATACCTATGACACAATGCAGACCATATATGACAAGCTGTGCCACTATGTAGAACCGTGGATTACAGCAGCAAACGAACTCAGTCGTAAACCGTTCAACAGCCTCTCCAAAGAGCAGAAAATCAATCTGATGCGTACCGAAATGCTGCAGCAATGCTTTGATGCAGGCGCGAAATCCGCAAAAGGGGATATTCGCTTACTTAGTATTCCGACCGGAGGCGCTAAAACTATTTCGTCGTTTGCCTATGCTGCCGCAGCAGCCAAAGCTGATACTGAAGTATCCCGCATTATCGTTGTAACTCCCTATACCTCCATCACTTCACAGACTGCATCGGTGTTAAGAGACATTGCAGGGAAGGGCAATGTATTGGAGCATCACAGCGGCTATGATTTCGACAACAGCAAAGGGGATAACCTTCTGCGACTCGCGTCAGAGAACTATGATGTTCCTATCGTAGTCACCACCGATGTGCAGTTATTTGAGAGCTTCTACGCAAATAAACCATCAAAATCTCGAAAGCTCCACAACCTCGTAAACAGCGTCATTATCTTCGATGAAGTCCAGCAGTTGAAGCCGAAATACCTCAAACCATGCATCAAATGTATTGAGTCGCTGGCAGCCAACTACGGATGCAGAATTGTCCTTTGCACCGCTACGCAGCCAGCCATCGAGCAGTTCTTCGATATGGTCAAGCCCAAAGAAATCATCGATGACCCCTCCAAATACATCGCTCCGTTTCAGCGCTGTGGAATTGAAGATGCCGGGCACATCAGCGTAGAAGACCTTATCACCATGCTTCTCTCCCATGAGCAATGCCTCTGCGTTGTGAATGAAAAGGAAGAAGCCAAGTATCTGTACAAAGAACTAAAAAGTAAGGCACGAAGCAGACTGCTGTACTGCCTTACAACAGACCTAACGCCCTATGATAAAGCAAGATATATTGCAGAAATCAAACAGCATCTCGCCAATGGCGACCCTTGTATCGTTGTCTCTACCTCTCTAATCGAATGTGGCGTAGACCTTGACTTCCCATATGGATACAGAGAACTCGCCGGTCTGGATTCCGTTCTGCAGACAGCAGGACGCATCAACCGTAACGGCAAACGAGACTGTAACACCTGCAAGCTCATTGTGTTTGAAGGTCCGCAGGACGAGGTACGCGCTCTGCAGGGCAAAGGTCGTCCCCCGGAAGACTACCTGCACAACGAAAAGAACATCACAAAGCGTCTGTTTACTACCGAGGATATAACTCTGCCGGAAACCGCAACCAAGTATTTTGAGAGCCTGTATAAGTATTACAAGGGCGCTCTTGATGAAAAGGGTATCCTCAAAATGGCAATGCCGGACGACGGCAAAATCCAATTTCAAAAAATCGCAGAAAATTTTCATCTGATTGAAGAAGACACCGTCACAGTTATCATTCCGCAAACACCGGAAGCTATACAGCTTATCGCAAAGCTGCGCAATCAGACGGCAACGCGCCGTGATATTCGCAAGGTCGGCAAATACAGCGTCAATGTCCGAAGAAAGCGCTACAATGACCGCCTTGCCGATGTTACAGAGCCTCTCGTTATGAATGCCGGAAAAACTGTAGATATTTGCTGCTTGACCAACATGCATAGATACACGGAATACGGCTTTGAGATGCTGTAATTTCAACCCATAATCAAAGGCTCTCCGCTGATTTTTGCGGGGAGTCTTTTCCATTTTTAAATTGCAAACATACTGTGAACGAACGGCATTGTAAGTTGCAAAAAATACAAATTTGTGGTATAATTGTATTATCGAAATAACAAAAAAAGAGGTGAGCGGCAACGCTGTTGCCATTTACATGGTGGATAAAATCAGACAAAGCAGCGATAAAATTTTGGAACTTGCGAGTCTTGTGAGCCGCAGCAAAAAGCCGGTCAAGGTCTATCCGGTGCCGATTCTGCTGGAAGTAAACAGCCTGCTTGCTTCCTACACGATTCCCGGTATGCGTGTGGAGGGAACGACCTATGATGTGCCGACTTTCTCGGCGCTCAAAGGCGCGATGGAGTCCATCTACAAGCATCCCGGCGCAGAGATGATACCGACGGCCGTGTTCATTCACAGCCCCATCAAGAAAGAACGTATGCTGTTGAGAAACGAGAAGCATTTCGGCGGTATGCGGTCGAGAGAGTGCCTGACGAATGTGCGGTATACGATAGTCGCTTATCTCGTCGAGACGGACGACATGCGGAATCCGAACGGTCTTACATGGCACTTCAAGGATTTTCTCCAATACGCCAAGAACGGCTGCGGTAGGGAGTTCCCGTATCTAGGTACGATGGAAGCACCCATGTACTTTCACCCGATTACAGAAATGGAAATCAAGCCCACACAACCCATCACAAGAGATTTGGGCTTTATGCCGCTCACACCGGACTACACCAAAAAATACGACCCTGACTTGGTTTGCAGACATCTGACAATCGAGAACGGCGTCATCGAATATACGAAAGGAGATTGGTTCCGCTGTTATGAATCTTCTGTTAGCGCTGGTTAAACACTACGACACCCTTGAAAATCAAGATAAAAGCAAAGTCCCGCCCTTTGGCTGGACGAACGCAAAAGCCCATTTTGCCGTGGAGTTGAACGACGACGGCAGCATTGACGACATCCTTGCCCTTGGCGGACACGACAAGAAGAATCGCGGCGTGGTGTTTGAGGTTCCTGTTCGCCGTGCCCGCACGAGCACGCCGGTCCCGTATCTTTTCTGCGACACGGCTCAGTACATCTTGGGGAATGTGAGCAGCGCGAGCAAGCCCGGAACATACCTCTCCATGAAGAACGCGGTGCTCGCGTTCCGTGGTGACTTGGGCGAGTCTCCGGCGCTCAATGCCGCTTACAAGTTCTTCGAGACATGGGACCCGGAAAAGGCGCTCCAAAACAAGTTCGTCGCCTCCGCAATGGCGTTCAAAGATGCTGAAACTTCCACCTTCATTCTGTTCTATGAAGGAAGTCCCATCTTCGATGATGAGACTTTCAGAACGGCATATGAGGAAATCGTTGAGAAGTACGGCGAGTTCCCGATTCAAGCTGAACGCAACGGAAATGTCTCCATCACCGCCGCGCCTGCACACATGCGAAGCATGATTACCGGAGAAGAGGGCTTGAAAGCAAAGCTCTTCCGTCCCGTTTCTGTACGGGGGAAAATGACCTACATTCTTTCCAACAACAAAGCAAACACCAACTACTTTGGGAGAATGCAGGGCGACGCTATCCCCGTTACTATGCAGGACGGTCACAAAATCGTGGAAGCGGCAAAAGCTCTTATCGGTTCCAAAAACTGTTACTTCCTTCCGGTAACATCTCAGTCTCTCTACACAAAATGCGTAATCGTCTGGTCTGATGAAGTCACCAAGCCAGAAGAAGATGAGATGCTGCGGATTTGGTTTGGCAATGAATCCGAAGCAGAAAAGACGGACAACATCATGCGTCTTGCAAAAGCCCGCCGTGGGCGCGTTGACATCTTGCAGGAATGCGACAAGAACAAGGTCGTCAATGTCTGGCAGTTGAGCGTTCCGGATAAAGGCTGTTCTGCATCCAGCTTTACGCAGACTACGGTCGGTGAAGTGCTTGCCAACTGCATCAAGCACTACGAAGACATGGAAATCGACCGCAGCGAAGCCTGCAAGAATGCTGATGGTACGAGAAGAGACTTTGCGCGTCCCGATAGCATCATCCTTGCTCTGAGCGCCATGAACAAGGACAACAGCATTGTCCCCATCAACAACCAGATGTGGATGCAGCTCAACAACTGCGTTTACAACGGCGGAAAATACCCGTCGCAGCTTCTGCCGATGATTTATGAGCGTATCTGCAAGGACGCCCTGAAGGCACCGGCAGGAACCATGTATATCATCCCTCCGACTCTCGTCGGAGCCATCAAAGCCATCCTTATCCGAAATTACAAGGAGAATATTACCGTGAGCTTGAATCCGAACAACACGAGCCCCGCCTATGTTACGGGGCGTATCTTCGCTCTGCTGGTGAGTGGGCAGCACGCCATCGTGCCGGAAAACCAGTCTCAGTACGATAAGCGCTTCCTTAGCCGCGTGGTAACCAACCCGGTAAAGGTTATGCCTACGATTCAGATGAACTTCATGCAGCTCAAGAACCGTGCGCAGAAGTCGAACCGTATGGGCACCTACAACGCCATCAACAACCAGATTATGGACCTCATCGACATGCTGGACGGGAACTATCCCGGTCGTCTGACGCAGGTGCAGCGCGGTGAGTTCTTTATCGGCTATAACCAGCAGATGCACTACAACCGCGATGCTGCTATTGCTAAGAAGCGTGAGAAGGAAGAAGACACCATTGCGATGAGCGCCGTTAATACCGTTGATGAAACTACCGTTGCATAAAAAAGGAGAAAATAACATGTCTGACTCTATTACTATCAAGAATCCCATCACCATCGTTCTGACGTTCGATGCTAAGAACTGTAACCCCAACGGCGACCCCGACAACGACAATGCGCCCCGCCAGTTTGAGGACGGTATTGGCTATCTGTCTACCGAGTGCATCAAGTACAAGATTCGCAGTTTCATCCGCGACAAGGTGTTCTTTGGCGAACTGGACGAAGCCACCCATCACCTGTACTGCAGCCCCGACACATTCTCCATCGAGTCCAGCGTCCGAGATTGCCTGAAAGATGTCATCAAAGAGGGCAGCAAGGGTTCCAAGAAGGCTATGGACCGCGAGACGGAGCTCAAGGCATACAACGCGCTGTGCAAATACTTCTTCGATGCCCGCACCTTTGGCATGGTAAACACTTCGTTCTCCGGCTCCAGCGTCATCGGCAAAATCAAAGGCGCTTTCCAGTTGTCAATGCCCGTTTCTTTCGACCCCGTCAACATCATCCCGATGACCATTACCCGCTGCTGCGTTTCTTCCGACGCTGAGCGCATTGGCGCGGAGAAGGACAGCAAAAAGAAGAATGTCAATACCGATGAGGACGGCGAGAGCCGGAAGAACCCGAAAGACCGTATGATGGGGCGTCGGAGCTTCGTCGAGTATGGTTTGTACCATATGAGCATTCAAATCAACAGCATGATGGCACAGCGCAACGGCATCACGATGGACGATGTCAACCTGCTCATCGACGCATTGCAGCACATGTTCGAGAACGACATGAGCAGCGGTCGCGCACTGACGCTGCGCAAGCTGATTGTCGTCGAGCATACCAAGCCGATGGGAAATGTTCCCCGTGACACGATTGAGAACGCACTGACCGCCACGCTGAAAATCCCCGATGACTGCCCGACATCTTATAATGACTACATTGTGACCTTCCACCGTAACCTGTTGCCCAAAGAGGTCAAAGTGACGGAGTACGGTATCGACGGCTCCAGCAAGGTAATGCTGTAAACCAGAAAATCTAAAAATGTGAGCCTACCCACTTGCACATCCGTGCGAATTGACTACAATTTTAGACGTAAACTACAAAATTGTACCCTGATGGCAAAGTGGGCTGTCAGGGTACTTTTTGTTAATCTGTTTTAGGAGGAATTTCATGACTCGTAACGACCTGTCAACGGAACAGCAGGACCTTGTCCGGCTTGCTCTTGAAGGGAAGAATGTCTTGTGTGATGCCTGTATCGGCAGTGGCAAGACCTCTACCATCAATGTACTGTGCAACGAGTTTGATTCCTCTAAGCAAATTCTGTACCTTACCTATAACCGCCTTCTAAAGCTCGATGCACAGCAGAAAATCCTCAACGACAATGTAACCGTTCAAAACTATCACGGCTTCGCATCAAAGATGCTCTATCGCTACGGCATTAAGGATGTCGGTCAGGGCGAACAGATTTCGCGGCTCCTCGAAGGACATATTCCGGTCGGGCATTATGATGTACTTATCATTGACGAGTATCAGGACATCAACGAGGAAATCTCGAAGATGCTCGAATATGTCAAGGATTCCAACCCCTGTATGCAAATTATTGCAGTAGGGGACATGAAGCAAAAAATTTACGACCACACCTCTCTCGACATCTGGGACTTCATCAACAAATTCCTCGGCAAACATACGCAGGTCAATTTTACCCAGTGTTTCCGCCTGTCACATGACCTTGCCGGACGGCTTGGCATGATTTGGGCCAAGAACATCAACGGCGTAAACGCTCACTGTGATGTCAAGACGATGACGAAAGAGGAAGTTATCGACTACCTTGATTCCGTCAACCCGAAAGATGTTCTCTGTCTTGGCGCTCGTACCGGTCCGATGGTCACGGTCTTGAACGCCTTGGAAGAGCGTCCCGGAAACCTGTACGATAAGAACCATGTCTACGCCAGCATCAAAGACAACGACGGAGACAAGTGTGTTGCGCCGGGTCCCGATGTCGGCATTTTCACAACCTACGACGGCAGCAAAGGCATGGAGCGTCCTATCTGCGTGGTCTTTGACTTTACGGAATTTTACTGGGGCACGAGAATGCACATGCCGATGGTTCGGTATGAGATTTTGCGCAACCTTTTCTGCGTGGCGGCAAGTCGCGGCAAGGAAGAGGTCATCTTTGTCGAGCCGGAGAAAGATAAAGATTTCTTGCTCAGCGACAAGACATTGATGACTCCTGTAAAGACGCACATTGAAGCAAACCCGAAATTTGACATCTCTGAAATGTTCGATTTTAAGTTCGATGAAGATGTTAATGCCTGCTACAACCTTATCAAAATTTCTCCTGTTTTCCGAAAGGATGTGCATCCCATTGAGGTCAAGCATTCCGACGCTATGATTGACCTTGCTCCCTGTATCGGCATCTACCAGCAGGCAAACTTCTTTGACTACTACGACATCGACAGTGCTATTGCGTACTATATGTACATGCACAAAGACAAGAAGATGGCAATGCCGCAGTCTTGGAAGTCTGTAGAGCAAAAAGTCTTGTTCCTCACGATGCTGATGACAAGCCAAGACCGCTATGTGAAACAGGTAGAACTGCCGATTATCACGAAAGAGCAAGAGAGCCAAATCAACAAGCGCCTGTCTGTTCTGTTCTCACCGGACGAAAATGTACAGGAACGCTGCGAATTGAACGCCTTTGTAGATGATGCAGGTGTATCAAAAGTAGTTCTCAGCGGCATGGCGGATGTCGTAAAAGACCAAACCGTCTATCTGCTGAAATTCGTCTCTGCTCTGTCTCACCGTCATTTCCTGCAGTGTGCGAGTTATATGCTCGCTACTGGTCTGCAGAAAGGCGTTATCTGGAACATCTACGATAACAAGCTGTACAATGTAGAAATTCCCGACCGGGATGCTTTCTTGAACGCTGTTGTTAAGTGCGTTACGAAGGGCGTATACGATAAGGTTTACAAATTCGTTCTGGAAAAGGATTACACGCAGAACCTTGATACGATTCTCGACCAAATCATGACCGACGACTCATTGCCGGAATTTGATACGGGCGGAAATGTGAAGGAAGAGAAATCGCAGGACGAAGGCATTTCCATCATCAAGCAGGGCGAGCAATATGTGATTCTCGATGCGGCGAACCGTGAAAGTGTGGACGGCTGCGCGGCGAATGGGTACGATTCGATTCTGGCTGCCTGTGAAGCCTATGTTCGCATGAACAAGAAAAAGGCGGAGGAAACGACCAGCAAGAAAGAACTGCTCTCGAACATCGAAGATTGGCTCGACAATCACGCGGAGTTTGAGCGCCAGATGGCGCGTATCTCTATCGAAATCAATCGCGGTATCGGTCCGTATGCAAGCTACTCTACTTTCTCCACCTATGTCGTCCGTAAGATGCTCAAGGATTGGGGCTTAGTTATCAATTTCAGTGAACGTCAGCTTTTGAAGGTTTGGAAAGAGCGCGAGAAAAAGCGTCCAAAACCGGAACCCACACGAAGTGTCGAAGATGTATTGCAGGAAATGGGCTTTGCTGAAAGCAGCACCCCTCCTGCAGAAGTACATACACCCGCGCCTGCTGCACCGGCTTACCGTGTGATTCGCTCTTCCCGGCTGTCTAAGCCCGGCGATGTGCGGTATATCGTAGTAGAGGAAGAATCCAGCAATGTTCTGGACGACGCCAACGGCTACGGCTACAAGTCGATGCAGGCGGCTCATAAGGGCTACGCCTATAAGCGGCGTAACGGTGGGAGCTTCTCCGCACAGCCGAAGAAAGAGAAAGCGCCGAACCTCACCTTGCAGGGCGAACAGCTCACATTCGGAGGTGTATGAGGCACAAATCCAGAATGTGGCGCATTGCCACCTTTTACAAGATTTGTTAGTTTGGACCGGGAGGTGAGCACGGTTGGATAAAAGAGTAGAATTTGCGAAAGCTGTAACGATTTCGAACAAGAGCCATCACGAAAAAAACATGGATACTGCTGCAATCCAAGAGACCAATCGGCAGATTGAGCACATCATGCAGAAACGCAGCTATGCGCGGCGGACACGACAGACCACGATGCAGCAGGCTTTGAGTGAAGAACATGACATTCTTATGCGGGCTGCGCTGCGCAATGCAAAACAATACGCCGATGCCGAAGCTGCAACGAAAGATTTCGTTCTTGGATAAATGTTACAGCTTTCAGATGTAACCACGAGATATTGGATATATAACATAGATTTTTGTTGCAGAAAGGCAAAAGGACATGGATGAGTTCGAAGCCAAGAATGTGCTTGGCAGCATTGTGATTCCGGCACTTGATGAGGTGGCGGAAAGCGTCGAGTGGCTGCGCCGAGACAACTACACCATCGAGGAACTGGAATGCATGCACTTCGTGGGGGAAGAAAAGCCTGTCATTAAAAAAGACGGCGTAAAAATCATTCGCGATGGCACGATTATCCGAAAACATAACACAAAGACAGGCGAATACGAATTCCTGTTTGTGCCGCGTTATGCAAAGAATGAGGGAAGGGAGTAGGGAAAAATGGTCAAAATCTACGGCTCCAGCGATGACCTCGTCTGTTTGGACAATTCCAACTATGCAGAAGACGAAATCTGCTGCTATGATGTTGCCGGTGTCTGGTTGTTCTTGGACGACGATACCGTGCTTTTCGTTGCCTACTCCCATGGCATCTGGCGCATCAGCATCGAACAGGAAGGTACAATGCCGTATCAGCATATCGTTTGTCCCGGAATAGACGAAAATGACTATAGCGACATATTCTTGACGGAGGCAGATGTGGTTCATCACGAGATTGCTGCCGCGAGAAACTGAAAAAAGGAGCTTTACTATGAACTTTTCTAAAATCAAAATGATGTTTTTCGACTTCGATGACACCCTGCTTATTCACTATCGTGAACAGCGCCTCGATTCTACAGGTGAAGCGCATCGGGAACGGCTGCTGCGCCGTCAGGTAGAGACGAAGGACGGCTACAGGGTCTTCGACGAAATCGGTGAGCCGAACGAGCTCATCAAGCAGTTTCTTGCGGAGCATCCCGATGTCCCGAAATACTGCATCTCTTTCGTGCAGGACAGCATCACTCTGCCGTTCAAAAAACATTGGTTGGAGATGCACTTCCCAAACCAGTTCTACGATATGATTGGCACTTCCAGTCCTGAACGCAAAGTGACCGTCATGCAGATGTACGCCAAAGTCTGCAATATTCCTCCGTATCAAATTCTCTTTGTGGACGACTACTACAAGGCGGTAGACGCAGCCGCCGATGCAGGCTTCTGTGCCATGTCCACTACGGAACTCATGCAACGCCAGCTCGATAAAAGTAAGTAAATTCCCAACTCGAAAAATTTTTCTTAAAAATGCAAAGCTTTTTCCGAAGCAAAATATATCTCAAACACATGCCCACGCGGGTAGAAAGGTAATCACAAATGGGACGCTATAACTTCAACCAGAAAACGCAGGACGGCTACGAAATCTCGCCCGAACAGGCTAAAAAGTGGCTCGAAAAAAACGACAATAACCGAAACATCAACTACGCCAAAGTCAAGAAGATGGCGAAAGACATGAAGGAAGGACACTGGGATACAACACATCAAGGCATTGCCATTGCCTCCGATGGTACGCTGGTCGATGGTCAGCATAGATTGCTCGCTATCGTGGAGTCCGGCGTGACTGTGCGCATGAATGTAACCTTCAATGCCTCCAAATCTCAGCACATCGACTCCGGCAACAGCCGCTCAATGGCAAACCGTGTACAGATGTCGGACTACGATATGAGTTGGACGAACAAGACGATTCTCTCCGCAGCAAACCTCATCGGTCGCCTGTTCGCAGGCTCAAATCTCAGCCACGAAGAAGCTCTGAGCGAGTGGCTGATGAGGTATCGCACGCAAATCGAATCTACATCCAAATGCATCAAAAAGGCTACGCTGCCGGGACTCAACTCCGCCGGTACGACAGCGGCTATCATTGTAGCCGCCATGAACGATGTCCCCGCTATCTACATTGAGAAATTCATGGATGTGTTCTATTCTGGATTCACCAACAACGAAGCCGAGCATTATGCTATCACGCTGCGGGACGAACTGCTGCGTGAAAATCGTGTCAAACGCGGCACACAGTATGCAAAGTTTGCCTTCTACCGTACAGCTAACCGGCTGAACCAGTATTACAAGACGGCCACCGGGCAGCGCGTTGCCAAGCGCGTCAACGACGGCGATTTCCCGTATAATGTTTATGATGCCAGCGGCGGTATCGTAAAGCCCGAAACCAAGAAAGCCAAAAAAGTTGTTTGAAAGGGGGTGATTCTTGTGAAGAAAATCTTGAAATGCCTGCTCATGGCAGCGGTTGCTGTCATCGTCTATCGTTTGCTTCTGCTGCACAGCAAACGTCAGAAGATGGTTAAAATCGGTCAGACTATCTTGAGGTAGTGCTTAATGGCTAAGACTCAACTGACCCGTGACATTGAAAAAGCCCTCCACTACTGGAATCCAACCAGCTATGGAGGCTATCGTGTAGATTCATTTCGCCAAGGCTTCGACGCTCTGGAAGTACCTGTTGAGTGCGGCACTGTTAAATCTGGACTGGTTGACTTTGTCCGTGTGCAGGAATGCTTCACAAGTGAAACAAAAAGCGGCTCCTGCAAGCTGGCTTCTCTTACAGCGGGAAACACCTCTGTGCAGCAGATGGCAAAAGAAGCCGGATGCCACAAGGATACTTCTGACTTTGAATTCTGCAAGGAACCTTGCTCAGAACGATGGTGTCATTTTCATAAGACGAATCACACCTACACGATTGACACCATCATCACCTGCGTGGAAATCAAGATTTCCGTAAGCGATTTTCACTCCGACCACGGGCACAACTTCGTGGGGCATTGCAACTACTACGCGATGCCAACAGAGTTATACAAAAAAGTCAAAGACGAGATTCCGGACGGCGTTGGTGTTTTGCTATATTATAATGGCGAAAGCACCTGCGGCATCCGCAAGAAAGTAGAATGCAAGCCTCGCCAACTCTCAGAAGAAACTCAAAAATGGCTCATCATGTCAGTCGCTAAAAAGCTGCCCCGGCTCTAAAAGCTGAGGCAGCTTTTTCATATACACGAAAGAAAGGGCGCAACTATGCGAAGAACGCGAGCAGTAATGGTGGCTGTAACGATAGGAATGCTGACCTGCGTTACAGCCTGTGCAAGAGCCGACAATATATCAGCACCTCAGAGCGGAGCTATCAGCGCCGCAAGCTCTGTGGCAACGCCTATCCCTACCGCAGCGCCAACGGTATCACCGAAGCCCACAACGGCTCCTACGGCAACGCCGGAACCGACTCCGGAGCCGACAGAAACACCGACACCTGCAATCACTTCCGTATGGGGTGATGTGACTCCAGCAACCTATGGGTTGGCGTATGGCACAATCACTTGTGACGATATTGGATTGGACGCTCCTTTGGTTTGGGGCGATGACCAAATTATCTTGAACCAGCGTGGCGGTGTATATCAGTATCCAAGCTCCGCACAAATCGGATACAGTGGATGCCATCTTTTATGTTCTCACAACGACAGTACACTCTCTTTGCTTGAATATGTAAGCATAGGAGATGAATTCGTTGTGACCACAGATTACGGGAAATATGTCTATGTTGTAGATTCCGCACAAGCGGGAACCGTAACAGATGACGCAAGCACCGTAATAGGGGAGGATGGGTCTGTTCTTGTTGACTTATCCGATGAAAATGACCGCCTGTACATGTACACATGCTATCCATTTGGATATTACGAAGCAACCAGCCAGCGCTATGTGGTAAGAGCCACACTAAAAAATTGAGGAGATGCTTTTGGACACCATGTCAAAAGAAAAAATCATCAAAGCATTGAAAATCACAACCACTGTGATTCTGCCGCTCACCATTACCTTGGCGAGCATTCTTTTTTGGGCAAAGGTGGTTTATGACCCCGAATGGCTCATTCTATACCCGAAGCACGCTATCACAGCATGTTTCGAAGGCGCAGGGTTGAGTGGAAGCCTCATTTACTACGACATCCGAGCCGACAAGCACACAGGACACTAATATCCTTGCACATACTTGCGACTTCCATATAATAGATACTGTAACATAGATACCATACGAATCGCGGCAGATTTTTACCTTTTCACGATTCATAATCTGTTCTTTGAGCGGACTTATCCCATACCGGGGTAGGTCCGCTCTTTTTTATTTGAAAGGAGAAAAGAACCATGCAAAACAAAAACTTATTCTTACGGAGAGCAGCAGCGGCAATTGCAGCACTCTTCACCCTCAGCTTCACAGGCTGCGGTCAGACCCCGATTGATTCGGGTAGTCTTCCTGTATCCGGGGTCGTCTCAGAAAACCCTGTCTCTGACAGCGAGCAGACGGCTGGCGTAACGGAAGACGGCAGCTTCACCATTCACTTCATCGATGTAGGACAGGCTGATTCTGCTCTTGTCACCTGCGATGGGCACTATATGCTCATTGACGGTGGCAATGTAGATGACTCTGACCTCGTATACTCCGTTCTGGAACGCGAAACAAACGGGCATTTGGATTATGTTGTCGGCACGCACGCTCACGAAGACCATATCGGTGGTCTTTCCGGTGCTTTTGAAACGGTTACCGCAGATGCGACATTCTGTCCTGTAACAGATTACAACAGCAAGGCATTTCGGAATTTTAAGCAGTATGCGGAAGAAAAAGGAAACGGTCTGACGATTCCATCTGTGGGAGATACCTTCTCATTGGGCAATGCAGAAGTTACCGTTATCGCTGTGAATTCCGTTCCGGACGACACAAACAACACCTCAATCGTACTGCGCATCGTGTACGGGGATACCTCATTCCTGTTTACGGGAGACGCCGAAGAAGAAGCAGAAGAAGTTATCCTTCAGTCGGGTCAGGACATCCAATCCACCGTTCTGAAAGTAGGGCATCATGGCTCACGAACGTCTACTTCTGAAACATTCCTCGACACTGTGAACCCCGCCTATGCTGTCATTTCTTGTGGTAAGGATAACAGCTACGGACACCCACATGACATCACATTGGCAAAGCTCCAGAGCAAGGATATTGAGATTTTCCGTACAGATGAGCTCGGAGACATCTACTGCACCTCTGATGGTAAGGATGTCACATTCACCTATGGCGAGTATCATCAGCCGACAGAAGGTCCCGCTGCATCTGAGGTGGAAGTCGAAGAGCCGCAACAGGAAGACGAGGTCATCAACACCTACATTCTAAACACCGGCTCCATGAAGTTCCACGCACCGGACTGCTCCGCCGTTTCTCAGATGAGCGAATCAAACCGCAAGGAATATACCGGCTCTCGTGAGAAGCTCATCGAGCAGGGATATACGCCGTGCGGATATTGCAAGCCGTAAAGATAAGCTTCGTGCCTACCCGCAGCAGTGGTCGCCGGAAGCAACAACAGGAAACGAATAATACCACCGTGAAAATATATCTCGTAAACGCTAAAATGTGAATATCAATAAGGAGGATTGCTATGAAAGCAGTCACTTACATTACCGAAGATACCATCATGGAATTTTTGTACAACCCCAAAAAGACATCTCTGGAAGGGTTTGTTAAAGAAGGCCTAAGATTCGATTCTGGAATATACAAGGATTACGGCAAGTATGTCAGGCTCTTAAAGGTTCCTATCAGAGACAATGTCTCCGAATTGTATATGCAGGGCTATCCTTGGGAAACTCAGAAAGGATGCAAAGACCGTCCAATTGGGCATATCGATAGTGCGGTAAATTTCGAAAGGGTTGCCGTCATTATCGATTCTTCCAAAATCTGGCCCTTGGCAAATTCTTCCTCGATAGAGGCTTTTTTGGCAATTTGCCCGGAGCTCCAAAACATTCTTTGGAGCAATAACTTCTTGTGTGGCTTTTGGCGGGAATTTCCGCAAAGGGTCTTTGAGGAATTCAATGTCGATGAGTCCGCCGAAAGCAACGAGGGCGTAAAAAGCCTTGCTATGCAGTATGTCATTTTCGATGCGCTGACCAATTCGGATAGTCCTTTATCTTTCGAATGTGTGCTGAACGCATTGAAAGGCACCTGTACATACGAGTGCATGAACGACTATGAGTGCGCCATTGACTATGGCTGCGACCCGGAAGGCTGTATCACCTCGATGGTGCAATGGCTGAATAATAAGCATCTCAGAATCGTCAACAAAGAGACGGAAAAGGGGTCTTATCTTCCAAAGAAGATTGCAGCAGCAAGGATTGCCAAAAGCATCCGTGATTCGTTTGTCCCGGATGACAATGAGTCCCAGCGCATTGCACGGAGCATGCTGGCTTATTGCAAGGAGTATATTCCAAAAAGAAATGTCATCGACATTGCGATTGGCGATGGAACTTCGGATGTAATCCGTGTAAAGGTTCCGGTCAGCAGCTTTTTCCACTATGACCCTGAAACCAAAGAACTGTTCATCAATGTCAGCAAGGTTCCTGAAACCAAGAGAGCAGACATCAACCGCCTTCTGAAAGACAGCGGTTCTTTCGTTGGTGATGACCTCGTCCCGATGACATTTTTACAGGAATTCTTTTTCGGAAAGCTTTCTTTGTGGAGCATGGGTAGATATTTGCACTATGCAAATATCATGAAAATGTCGCTGGCTAACATCTTCGAATGAAAATCCGAACCATAAGCCGTAACCAATCCCATCCAATAATTATCTAATCCAATTGCCGCCTGCTTTCGAGCAAGCGGCATTTTTTCTTGCGTTTCATCAGCAAAAATGGTAAAATTTTGACAAAGGGGAGGATTGCTTAATGGCAAACAAAAAGGTAAAGATTCAGCCGGTCGTATCTATCGAGGACCGTATCAAAGCTGCAGCAATGCTCCTGAAAATCGGACAAGATGCGGATGCAACGACGAAGATGTTAATGGAGACATACTCTGTATCTGAGGATGAAGCCGATTCGTATGTGACGGAAGCGCTGAAAATCTGAGAAACACTTGAGTCACTACCTATGCTGAGGGTAGCGGCTCTTTTTTATTGCAGAAAATTGCGAATGGCATACCATGGATAGTAGATTCTAAATGAAAGGTGGCTGCTATCTGTAAGACTAGGTCGGTCAGTGACTTTTTTAAATGTATCATATAAGGAGTACGATTTTATGACCACTATTTTTATTATATTAGTAGTCGCTCTATGGAAATTTCTAACATACCCATTTGAGCCTCTTGCTCGTTTTGTCTGTAGGAAAGAAAAAAATGAAGAGAAGCGAAACATAAAGGAATTCGTGTGTTTGCTAATTTGTTTGATTGTTGGATATGCCATTTTAAAGTCTCCCGACATGGTACATACATATATAATGAAGCATCATGAGTCATCTGAATTCTGGATGAGTTTTTATAAGAACTATAATCTTATTGTTCATCTTTTGATGTTGGCCTATGGATTCAGATGGTTTTGGGGGGCAGTTCACTTTTTAAAAGGAAATCCCGATGCTCTCACCAAGGAAGATGTTCAAAAGCTAAACGAAGCAAGTAGAATAAATGCTGAAAAAGACGAAGCCTATTGGAACGGCTATTGGGATGGTTTCGTAGGTTGAACCATAAGACAGCACTTCTCATAAAACAATGGGGTAGTGACTCTTTTTTGTTGCTCAAAAACCAGTTGCCAATGTGTGCGAACTGACTAAAATTGTAGATGTACGATAGATAACATCTACTGAAGGCGCTACCTGCGCTCGTACATTTTTCATAATTTCGCTTAAAAGGCGGACTTCCTGTTTTTAGGGAGCCCGCCTTTTTTGTATGAACAAGAAGGAGCGTAATGCAATGTTCAAAATTCATGATGACAAAGTCTATTTCATCGCCGAAACCCATGACATCAACAAAGTTATCGAAATCTTCCTGTCCAAGGATGACCGTGGCACCATTATGGATTCACACGAAATCCGTGTGGACCTGTGCCGTGCCGTCATTCACATGGAGAAAAAGGGTGTCCGTGTCTTGAAAGTACGCAACATTGAGGATACCAACAAGGCAAGCATCGATGTCTGGCACATGCCTGAGTATCAGGAAGCCGCCGCGTCTCCTGCGAGCGATGTAGCAGATGCCTACATCGAGTCCTGCTTTGATTCCGGCGCAACCTTCAACCTGCCCTGCAAAGCCAACCGCAAAACCCATGAAGTTTTTGCTGTCGAATGCTGCGCATGCCCCGATGATAATGACTCGTTCAACCATGCAGATGTTGAAATTGACGGGCAGTCCTACCCGCTCAATTTTGTCTCTGACATCATGGATGAGAACGATGTCGACGATGCATTGGATGAGTTCTATCGAATCCAGCAGACCGGCGAATATTGGGAAGCGCACGACGGCAAGTCGCTCACGGACGCTATCCATGAATGCCGCTGGGCTATCCTGAAGGATGCCATCCAGAAGCGCGGACATGAGGCCGTTGCTGATTTTGTCGGGACCGACATTTCCAGCGATACTTACGACCGCGTGATGGATGAAACCGAAGCCCAGATGCCGGACGAAGAGTTCGAGCGCTTCTGGGAAAAGTACATCTGACAAAAACATCTCATACAACAGAAAGGAAGTATACCGCTATGGCTATCAACAATGTTAACGAATTTCTCCGCAAGACCTTTTCCGAAACCATCTTTGGCACCCCTGCGCTCCGGCCGATTGCAGTCTGTGCAGACGGCTTCAGCCTGTCGATTCAGGCAAGCAGTATGCATTACTGCAGACCGAGTAAGGACCTGCAGGACGGCGATTACTCCAAGGTCGAACTCGGCAATCTGTCTGAGACGGTCGAGGAGTTTCTGCCGTATGCCGAGAATGAAGCCCGTCCGCTGTTTACCGTCTATGGGTATGTCCCCGTTGAGACTGTGAATGCAGTGCTTGCCAAGCACGGCGGTATCGTCAACGCGTGAGGGGAGGAAACTTGCGATGGAAGTATTCACTATCGTCGCCAATGAGGTCATTGGCTTATCCGCAACGGAATGCACGCTGATTCAGTTTAGCTACAATCCGGAGCAAATCCGTGACCCGGAAAGCATCCTGCGCAGTGCTGTCAAGGACTATCTCAAGACGGATGAAGGCAAACGACAGCTGGAAATCAACTGTGGTTGCTGGAACTGGGGCGATGTCGATGACATTCCCGGCTCGTTCTTCTTGAACTATGGTCTGGCTAAAATCGCTCCGCCGGATGTGAATGTTGTCGTTGACCGCAACGAGAGTTTCACGGATGACTACGACGATTGCGAGGAAGAATAACAGAAAGGGCATGAAAAAATGCGTATTTATGCCGCAAACAGCGTATTCATAGAAGTTACGCGCCGGTGCAATATGTGCTGTGCGCACTGCCTGCGCGGAGATGCCGAAAGCATCGATATTCAGGAGAAGTACATCGATGCTTTTCTCGACAGCTTTGAGAAGGGAGCTTGTATCAGCTCTCTTATCTTTACCGGTGGGGAAATCTCTCTGAATATACCGGCAATTCGATACACCTTGAAAGCTGTCAAAGAGCGCGGTATCGCCGTTGGAAGCTTTTACATGGTCACTAACGGAAAAGCCGTTGATAAGATGGCTGACCTTGCTATGGCGAGTCTGGAGTGGTGGACCTACTGCGATGAAAAAGATGACGATATGTGCAGTCTTTGCATCAGCAGTGATAACTTTCACGAAGCAATCCCATATGAAAGTAAAAGTATCCTTAGTGGCTTGAAATATAACCGTGACGATAAGGTAACGGACTTTCATCGGGCTTATTTACTGAACGAAGGACGCGCTAAGAATCTCGATTCGAATGTCTATAAGAAACGTGAACCTTATGTAGACAAGCTCGAATACGAATTCAACAAAACCGGCGATATCGACTTTTACAGCGGCGAGCTGTACTTGAATGCCATCGGTGATATCGTTTCCGGCTGCGATTGGTCCTACAAGTCGCAGAAGAAATATCGTTTTGGTAATGTAATGAACAAAAACTGGCTGGAGAACATTACCAACAGTGAGTTGTGCATTGCAAGCTAAACCATATCACTTATACATTGCCACCGTTTTCCTACAGAAACGGTGGCTTTTTTAAAAAAGGAGGCCGCAAATGGCTGAAACAAAAGACATGTTTGAACAAATCAGCGCCATCTTAACCGATAAGAAAGATAAGCCGTTTTCCTATGAGGAACTTGCAGCAATGCTCAAAACTGACCCTGATGCCCTCAAAACCTTTGATGAGGTCTATAAGACACAGGTTCTTGAAAGTGGAGAGCTGCATGAAAATATGCTCCAGTGGGATACAGCTACAGTCAAAGCAATTCTCGACAAGAAGGTCTACTTCCCACCGGAACTTAATTCGCTCATTGACCGCATCGTCACAGAACTGGTGCTTGAAACGCGTCTGTACATCTACAACGCGGAACGCGGCGGCTATTATGTGACATACTCTGCCAACCGTGACTTTATGACGGAAGTCACAAACGAGGAGCTGAAACGCTACCCCGAAGAACTCCGTCCGCAGCTCACCGGAAGGTTGATGAAGATTGACATTTCTGAGCCGTCGTACAAGGAACTGCTTCAAAACTACGCAGGCTACAAGAATGCGAAAAACGACAGCACAAAAATGTTCTACTACAACATGTTCCGTCAAGGTCTTGACATCCTCGACCTTGATGACTTCACTTATCAGATGCTTGAGATGAACCCCAACTCTATGGGCTTCTGGTTCCCTCCTCTGGTAGAAGGATTGTACGGCAGCACATTTTTCAAGGTTCCGGACACGAAAATTCTTCGCGTACCTATCACCATGCTGCAGCTTACCCGCCTTGGCTTCGAGACGCTGAATCCCGTTACAAAGGAAATCGTGAATCGTTATTGCCAGAAAGTCTTCCATCTTGATGGATACGAAGACTATTTTATCAAAACGGGCACGTATTCTTCCAAATATGAATTCCGCAACGCTCATATCCATAACCCGAAGGAAATCAATGAGATGGGCGAGTATTTCTTGTTTTTGAATCATCTGACATGCTTGATGGCAGGCTCCCTAAACAGTCGTTGCTGCTATGGCGCTAATACTACAAATGAGTGGGTCGTCAGAGAGTATATCAAGGATAAAGAGAACAATCCTACCATTTACAACGGTTTGCCGCTGCACACTGAATATCGCGCGTTTGTGGATTTTGATACAAAGGAAATCCTTGGCGCAAGTCCTTATTGGCGCAGCGATGTTATGAAGAACGAATTCAAAAAAGCCAGCAGCCCACAGGAACGCCATGATTATGTTGTCTACAAGATGCATGAAGACATTCTGAACCAGCGTTACCACGAAAGCATTCAAACTATTCTGGCTGAGCTGAAGAAGGTTATTCCTCGCATTGAGTTGACAGGGCAGTGGAGCGTCGATGTAATGCGCAACGGCAATGATTACTACATCATTGATATGGCGCTTGCTGAGAACTCTGCTCTGAATGACTGCGTGCCGAGTAACCGCCTTCGTGCTTATCCGCAGCAGTGGCTGCCGGTGGCTCCGAACACCGAAACCTAAAGGGTATTTGCAAAAATAGGTGGTTTGAATAAAACCATCTGTTATTACAAGTATCACAGGCATTTGGATGTTTGTTGCGCCTGTCGATTTTCCCAGTTGATAGCTCCGCACGAGTGGCATTGTCTCGTGCAATACTGCTCACAGCAAACACCCAGCCAAGGGAAACACAACCTCCTGCTTTGGCAGGAGAGGCTTATCGTAAAGGAGGTGGCGTATATGTCCACTGTATATGTGCTTAACAAGGACGGTAAACCTTTGATGCCTACGACTCGCGGTGGACATGTGCGTCATCTACTTAAAGAGCAAAAGGCGCGAGTCGTGAGGACAAAACCGTTTACCATCCAACTACTGTACGAAACAAAAGATGCGGTACAACCTCTCTACTTGGGTATAGACCCCGGTAGAACCAATATTGGCGTTGCTGTTGTCAAAGCAGACGGCACGGCAATCTTTACTGCGCATTTGGAAACCCGAAACAAGGAAATTCCGAAGCTGATGAAAAAGCGTAAGGAATCCCGCCGCGCAAGACGCACCAACGGTAGACGCTGCCGCCGTCAGCGGAGGGCAAAAGCTAATGGCACCATTTCCAAGAAATGCGTAAAGCAAACTACTGCTCAAAATCGCAGCGTCAGCAAGCGTGCAAAAGAAATCGGTGTCATCAAACGCTATCTTCCGGGTTGCGAGAAAGAAATCCTTTGCATCGGTATCAAGAACAAAGAAGCAAAGTTCAATAACCGCACGAGACCGGAAGGGTGGCTTACACCTACAGCAAATCAGTTGCTTCAAACACACGTCAATTTAGTGAAGAAAATTCAAAAGTTTCTTCCTATCAGTGACGCTGTTCTTGAAATCAACAAATTTGCGTTTATGCAGCTTGACAATCCTCTAACATTCAGAAGTGGCAGTACCAACAAGGTCCTCTCTACAAGAAAGAGAGCCTTGAAAGTGCCGTCTCTGAAATGCAAGAACATCACTGCCTGTTTTGCAAAAAGCCGATTGACCATTACCACCATGTAGTGCCACAGCACAAAAATGGCAGCAATACTATTGGTAATATTGTTGGCTTATGCACAAAGCACCATGACCTCGTACACAAAGAAGTCGCATGGCAAGAGAAACTCGCTAAAAAGAAAATCGGGCTCAATAAAAAGTACGGTGCTTTGAGTGTGTTAAACCAAATCATCCCTGCACTGACAAAAGAGATGGGTGTACTTTTCCCAAAGCACTTTTTCGTTACGACAGGGAAGAGCACCTACGACTATCGTGCAGCACATGGCGTAAGCAAAGACCACTGGCTCGATGCTTATTGCATTGCTTGCTCTGTTTTGCCAAATGATGTTTGCGATAAAAACATCAATAGCCGTGTGCCGTATGAGCTTAAACAATTTCGCCGTCACGATAGAAGAGCACTGCACAAAGAAAATATAAACCGTGTGTACACGCTCAACGGTAAAAAGGTGGCAGCAAACCGTCACAAAGCCGTTGAGCAGGCTACTGACAGCTTGGAAGAATTTCGTCAAAATCATCCAGATGATGTTTGCAAACTCAAAGTAAAAGAGCATCATCCGGAATATCGAAATCCGAAGCGTAACTTCCCCGGTTGCGTGTTCCTCGTTGGTAAGCATACTCATATAATGCAAGGAACCAGCGGTTCGCACAACGGTAAAGCAGATGGATATTACGATACAAATGGCAACTCATATCCATTTGGCAAATGTAAGTTTGTTGCCAAAAACAAAGGAATTGTATTTGCATAAATTAGTAGACCACCTATGTTCGAATAAAAAAGCACCTAATTTTGCAAATACCCAACCTAAAAAAGGGAGAACCATCATGAATACCATTTCACCCGTCTTCATCCATCAGCCGGATAGCTGTCACGGATGGGGCATTGAGTTCAATAAAGAGCGACCGTTTTGGGAGGCAGATGCCACCGCATTTGTCCGCGCCATGTACGATGAGATGCAGAGCCATGACAAGAGCTTTAGCTGGTTTCATCAGTGTGGCAGCGGGCAAGAACAGAATGGAAACTACTACGGTTACCAATTTTTCGAGGTTTGTTCTAAGACTGAGGAAAGCGATGCGAAGCGTATGGCTGAAATCATTGCCGAAAAGATTGGCACGAATGTTGTTTAATAAAGGAGCGTTAATTCATCATGGATACGCTTTCACCTAAAATCACATTGTTTGGCAAAACGATGAACATCAAGGAGTTTCTTACTCTCCTGTACACAGAAGCCAAAACTTCGGGATACGACTCAAATACCGGAAATGTTTGGTGCCTTGCTTATCAACGCAATGTGTCCGCGCCGGGAATCCCGATGGACCAGTTGACGGAAGAACAGCGGCTGTATGTGTATGCCACAACATTCTTGTCTTTTCTTTCTATTGGGAATAAAAAGAACACTCCTAGAGATTTCATCGTTAAAACGCAGGAATATGAGCGTGAATTTTGGCTGAGCGACAACATCAACAGCCAAAAAGCCATTCTTCCGGACAAAAATATGTGGCGTAATTTCAAGGATATTTACTTTTACATTTCGACCGACTATGACGTAGGCAACGATGGTGTTCCGTTTGCAGACCTTCTGCCGGAAGAACGCATCAATGCCGCCGCCTATTATGTGGAGGAACACCTCGAAGACTGGACGACCTTGCTTAGCTTCACTGTTCCTTACGCCCGGTACACGGATGTCCCCAACGCAAAATAAATCTCATCTTACTGGAGCCGCCTTCGGGTGGCTCCTTTTTCTTTTGCCAAAAATTGCGACCGGATGTATAATTGGGAAAAGGCGGAGGTGCAGTATGAGCATATACGGATAGCGGGGCAGAAATGCCAGAATCAAAACATCAAGGAGATACCAACCATATCTGAGGTGCCAGTTCAGGTACTTGTTGTCGAGTATACGATGCAACAGATTACGACATGCAGCAATAATTGCATTTTGTTGCGAATTGCGTAAAATATAGGATGCAAATAAAAAGTGAGGTGAAGGAAAGGTTGTCGCAAATCAGAATTATCGCTCCCTATGGGGACAATTTCAGTGTCAGAGAATTTGTGGAATGGGAGTATAACGGCGGAAAAGAAGATTTTGAGCCCGATATGCACTGTAAATCATGGAATACATTGCCCATCGACGGAAAGCTTGGCCACATTGCTTGCAGTCTTTTTGGAGACCTCGCTAGTTTTGGCAGTTATAGCTGCCGTATTGGTGTCTCAGATGGGCATTCAACCTACTACTTCTTCTTTACTCAAGAAGGAAAGGACGAGGAGATTCTCCTCAGCCTTGCCGCTTTTGTAAATGTAATCTACACAAGTGCCGAAGAAACATGCAAACAGGGAACAGGGCTTACTTTTGCAGACTTACCTCTTGCGCAGAGACTTGATGTAATTGCAAAATATATCGAAAACAACTTTGAAGCATGTGTCGCAATGCTCGCCAATGTTCCTTATATGCAATGGACTTAATATTTTTTGCCATTTAGTGTTGCACATTTGTGCGAATTGAATAGAATTAAGAATGTAAACCAAAAAGTGCATCGGAGCGGTCAAACGCCGCTTTGTGCTATAAATTCCTCCCCCAAAAGGAGCAGGTTCGTAAGGAGCCTGCTCCTTTCTTTTTGGCAAAAAAAGGAGAACCCATGAATCGAGAAGATGTTGCAAAACGTAATGCCAGTATCGTGCGGGATATGCGCAATGGCATGCGGATTCGTGATGTAATGAAAAAGTATGATGTATCTCGCTACACATGCTACCGCACCATGCAAAGCGTAAATCGAAAAGAGAGACAAGCAAATTACAGTGACTGGAAAGCCAAGCGTGATGAAGAAATCGTCAATCGTTATGCCGATGGCGTCCCAGCAGAACAACTTGCTAAAGAGTATGGCGTTCACCGAGCCACAATATACCATATTCTTTCTGAGCACAACAAAGACTATCTGCGACAACGTGATGCCAAAAGACCGAACGCCACTCAATTGGCTCGTGAAGCACGGCAGCAAACATTTATCGAAGCTGTAAAAGCTGACCCGAATCGCTCAGTTATGAGCATTTGTGAAGAGTTTGGCTACTGTTCTTCTCACGGCTTTGCTCTTATCCACAAAGCCGGAATCTACCGTGGCCGAGGACGCAAAAAAGGAGCGAGCAACCATGACGAGGCTTGAGAAAATCCAGCGCCTGAACGCAATTGCAGCAGATTATGAGAAAGGCATGTCTTTGCCTGCCCTGGCAGAGAAGTACGGTGTCTGCGTACGGACCTGCTACCGTGCCATTGACAAAGATGCCGTAAAAGAACGTACTGTCGCTCTGAACAAAGCGACAAAGCTGGATGCCAAAATCTTGAATGACTATGCCGCCAATATGTCTGTATCAGATATTGCAGCAAAAAATAGAACCACTCCGACTCGCTGCTATCGGATTGCAAAAGAAGCGGGGCTTTGTAGCTTGGAACAGGGACGGAATCGGCGGTCATCACGCCTTACGGAGCGCAATAAGGAAATCTATGCCAAACGAAAAGCCGGTGTCTCGGTCAAAGAGCTGGCAAAGGAATACCAGTTGAAGGTTCCGACTGTCTACTGTATTCTCGAACATATAGAATGGGGTGGCAAGCCATGAAAATTCGGCTGATTTTGTGCGCCGTGCTGACTTTCGCACTCACTGCTTGCTATCCCGTTAGCACGCTTCCTGCAGATGTTCCTGTCGGCTCAGCAAAAAGTGTCGTAGAAAAAGAATCGGAAAAATCTCCGGAAGAAGAATTCACAAACTGGCTAGAAGCAGAGCATATCACGCCGTATGCTTTCGGAGATTGGGGAGAGGCTTCAAATGGTTCCTTCACAGACGGCAAATGGCACGACGTCAAGCTTCGCATCACAAAAGTCACAACGGAAAGTGAAAACGAGGACTACATCGAAAATGTCATCGCCTACAACAACACCTACGCCACTGTGAAATTTGGCGAAGATGAAACTATCAAGCTGGAAGACGGCATTGATGATGCCGAGCTTATAGTAGTGGATTACGAAGTAGAGCTTCCCGAAGATTATCCTTGTGACGGAAACGCAGATGTAAACCTGTCTGTTCGTGACCAAAGTGGTCAAACGCAGATGATTAAGCTCGTGACAAGTGAAGAACTTGATATGACTCCCGGCACAGTATACGCCAAGCGCGGTATCTTTGCACGCAAGCGGGGCGACACCAACTATGTGTTCGAATCTCTCCGCTATCAAAACAATACCGCTATTGAAGGGCTAGATGAAGGGGCATCTGCCAGAGCATTGAAAGACAGCTTTTTCTCCAACAAATAATACCCATACAAATTCGAATAACAACACAGGACCTGCTGCGAATATTGCGGCAGGTCTTTTATTTTTGAGGTAATAGTATGAACGATAAAGACCGTACACTTCTTCGCTATGTAGTAGAAGGAGATATTCGTAAAGCCCAGCAACAGGCAAAAATCATCCTTGAGGGTATCACGACGGCAAAAGACGAGCAATTCAAGACCCGCTGTCTTTCTCAGCTCTCGGCAAAAGCGCCGGAGCTTATCGAACTTCCCTATAACATGCAAGGGTTACTTGTGGCAGAAGATGTCACTAATTTCCCGGAAAATCGGTATTTGCTCCGTGATTCCGAAAAAGCTGTAATAGAACGCCTACTGAAGACGAGAAAAGCCTCTCTCCGACTTAAAGAACTTGGCATTCACTACACCTGTTCCTTGCTTTTGCAGGGCGAACCGGGAACCGGAAAGACCGAACTGGCACGATATATTGCATACAAAGCAGATTTGCCTTTCGTATATCTTAAATTCTCCGGGCTTATTAGTTCTGCTCTAGGGAAAACGCAGCAAAACATCGGGCATGTATTTGACTATGCTCGGCGTTCTCCTTGTGTGCTCTGCCTTGACGAGATTGATGCTATCGGCATGAGCCGTGGCGGAAAAGATGATGTTGCAGAGATGAGCCGCGTAACCATTGCTCTGATGCAGGAGCTTGACCGTCTCCCGAACGATGTCATTCTCATTGGCACGACCAACCGTTCTGACCAGTTGGACGCAGCATTGTTCCGTCGGTTCAGTTTTCTTCATCGCGTACGGAGCCTTGACAAGAACGATGCCGCCACTTTAGCAAAGATGTTTCTTGCATCGACGGGATACCACACCACCGAGCACACCGTATGCGATGTACTCGAAACCATCGAGAACTTCTATACAGCGAGTAATGTGACGAAAGCTTGCACGGACTATCTCGTCAATCAAATTGTCAATGAAGAGCAGGAGGAGAGCCATGCGTGATTTTGAGCCCCGTATCCGCATGAAGCGCGGGACTGTAGCAGAGGAGTACCCGGAAGTTGCAGCTATGTGGCATCCTACTGCGAATAGCTTTACCCCTTCAGATATTACCGCCGGAAGCAATCAGCGTGCAGCACTTATCTGCCCCGTGTGCGGTTATGGCAGCGATGGAGAATGGCGACCAACTGTCGCTTCGGCTTGTCGTACCAAGGGTGGCTGCCCGGTCTGCTCCGGCAAAATCGTAGTTAAGGGTAAGAATGATGTTGCAACCGTACATCCAGAAATTGCGGAGCAGTGGCATCCGACGCTCAATAAAATCAGCCCGGATGAAGTCTCTTCCGGCAGCGGGAAACATGTCTTTCTCGTATGCAAAAACTGTGGATACGGCAAAAAAGGGGAGTGGTGTCCCGTTATTGCGTTTGCCTGCGGCAGCGGTGACAATCATACCGGCTGCCCGGCATGTGCTGCCAAGGCGCAAAGTGAACGTCTCAAAGCCTATCACGAACGGCGCAGAAAGGGACGGTGATGTTATGCGAAGTCATTTGAGAGCTGAACCTATCATAAACGCTAAAAGAGATACTCCCTATAACATGAAAACGCAAAAAGAAATTGGATTATTGGGAGAAAAGGTTTGTAGGAACTTCCTCATAGATTGCTGCGCTAAGCACCGTTTTGGCTTCGTACGATTTGAAGATGTTCGAGATGTCAAAATGTATCAAGAAAGAGACATTGACTTTATTGTTTACACTTCAAGCGGGAAAACAATAACACTTGATGCCAAAGCGGATACATATACAACAGGAAATATTTTTCTCGAAATTTATGTTCCGGGTTTTAAGCTTGGGAAAAACGGCGTTCCTATCGCAAAGTATACAGAAAATGGAGAACGAGCCGGACAAAAACCCGGTTGGCTGTTTCGAGGAGCAGACTTTATTTTCTATTGTTTTTTAAACACAAAAGAAATCTTTGTTTTTGACAGGGAATGTGCGGCGTATTATGCTTGCGAATGTGCAATATCGGGAATGCCGCTGATTCCCATATATAGAACAGCAAAAAACGATGAAAACCGTGGAGATAACCGCAATTACTATGGCATGGGAATTTGTCCAAACGCCTTGCGAATGATGAACAGCAATATTATGAGAAATCATATGTGGCTGTGCCATTTCCAAAAAGGGCCTTATTATAATCCTTACACGAAAACTTATGACCATCCGAAAAAATCCGCCTGAGAATGTGAATTTTTCGCAAACAATTGCCTCATAAGCTACAAAAAAGTGTTATAGATTTGGTATAATATAGATAGGAAACGGAGGGAATTGTTATGAATCAAATCAACGCTGTAACGCTTGGAAAGCTCATTGCTGCACACCGTGAAGGCGACGAGCAGAAGTTCAAAACCTATGTTGATTTTATCGCCAAAGCCTATGAAGAACAGGGAAACGACCGTGCCGCTAACATCATCCTCAGCAACTATACGGGTGATTATGGCGAGCAGGGGAAGGTCGTTCTGGATGAACCAACCGAACAGACTACATACTACGAGACAGGCTGGTATGAGCCTGATGTTTTGGGGTCCGGTGGCTCCTTTCGCGGAGTTACAAAAGCAACTTCCGAGGAAGAAGCATTGCAACGGCTGCTGAAACACTCTGCCGACTATGCACATCGTATCACCGTATATAAGAAAGACGGCAAAACCATAAAGCGGGAAATTTCCGAGTATGACCAGTGGGAAAAGAGGTGGTTAACATAAGAAAGACGGCAAAATCGTAAAGCGGGAAATCGCCGAATACGACCAGTGGGAAAAGAAGTGGTCAACAACCCCGCCTAAACCGGCTCGCCGGTTATAGACGGGGCTTGCGGGGCAACTCGTAAGCCCGGTTGATTAGCCTTGGTGAACGGCAACTTCGGTTGCTGCGAACTCCGTTATGCATTTGATGAGCAATCATCTTCATAATATAGGCACCCCGATTATGCTCCACAAGTGTCGGGCTCTGCGGGCAGTGTATGTATCAATAACGCAAGCCATTGATATGTATTACGTTAAAAATCTCTAAGGGTAGGAGATGTGCGGCTGCCATGTCGAAAGGCTAAAACAGTGCATAACATTGGCGAAGTGGACCACAGGGCGCAAGCCCTGACTTATAGTTTTATTACTATTTTACGAAAGGAGTGCCTTGCATGAGCACTTGCGTTTGTGTTCTCAGCAACAATGGTGAACGCTTAATGCCTACCATCCGTCTTGGCAGGGTACGCCATCTTCTGAAAGACGGAAAAGCAAAAATCATTAAGCACCACCCGTTTACCATCCAACTGCTGTATGACAGCAAAACAAACACCCAACCCATCGAAATCTGCGAAGATGTAGGTTACAGCTATATCGGCATCAGCGTGAAAAGCGAATCCCACGAGTATGTATCTGCTCAGTATGATACATTGCAGGATGAGAAGGAACATCACGATGACTGCCGTATGCACCGTCGTACACGCAGAAACAGATTGCGCTACCGTAAACCGCGCTTTGATAACCGCAAACGCGGCGAAGGTTGGCTTGCTCCTTCTTTGAAGCATAAGAAAGAACTCAATGTCAACGTTGTCAAGATGTATTGTGCAGTAATGTCCATTACTCATGCAACGGTTGAGGTTGGCTCTTTCGATACGATGCTTGTGAAAGCAATTCAGGAAGGAAAAGTCATTCCTGAGGGAGCAGACTATCAAAAAGGTCCTCGCTACAATTTGGCAACCTTGCGAGAAGCGGTATTTTACCGCGATAACTATGTCTGTAAAATTTGTGGGCGTAAAGCTACAGAAGGTGCGATTTTGCATATGCACCATATGTTCTACTGGAAAGGTCGTCACGGCAACAGCCTGGACGAACTTCTAACGGTATGCGAAAAGTGCCATACGCCTGCCAATCACCAAAAAAGCGGTAAGCTTTATGGTTTCGGAGAAAAGATTAAATTTGCCGACCTTTCCGGTGCAGCTTTTATGAATACTGTTAGGTGGCAAATCGTCAATGAACTCTACGTTGCTTTTGGCAAGCCATTTGTTACAATCACTTACGGCGCAATGACAAAAGAAAAGCGTATCGCGCTTCAGCTTGAAAAAAGCCATAACAATGATGCATATGCAATGGGTGAATTTCATCCAAATCTCCGTTGTATGTTTGAGCACTATGAAAAGGCAAGGCGTAACAACCGTATCCTTGAAAAGTTTTATGATTCTCGCTACATTGACATTCGTACAGGAGAGATAGCCACCGGAAAAGAACTCTTCAACGGTAGAATTAACCGTAACCACAAAAAGGATTCGGAAAATCTGCACAAATACCGTGGCAAGAGGACATACGCAGGGCATCGTGCTCTGTTACGCAAAAAGGTGAATCTCAATCCGGGTGATTTAGTCTCTCTCAACGGAGAAAATCTCATTGTGCATAGCACTCATACCAAAAAGAATGGTGCTGTAAATGTAGAGTTCGAGACACCCGCAAAAAGCGGTCAAAAATCCGCAAGCCTTAAAAAGCTTAAAATTGTAAAAGCAGCAAATTCCATACATCCCGCATGGAAAAAAATATCTTAATCATTAAAAGAAAGGAGTAGCAGGGTATTTGTGCTAACTGAGTACACTTCAAATTGCCTCTTGGTTAGTGCATTCCTCACCGCCTAAGTCGCAAGCGACTATAGACGGTGTACCCTGCACACATAATTTAATGAAGTGGAATGTATTTTCTCTCGAAGCAGTTGAAACGGCATTAAAGCCCAAGTTTGTGCTGGAGAAGGTCCGTTATGTGACCGACGACGAAGAGTACGGTGAAGGCGAGTCTACGCGCCTTGTTTTCCGCAATGTGGAAGAAATGCCGGAAATCGACTATATTAAGCGGACCGTCTGCACATTCATTCAGGACACCTATGTTCATTTTAAGGACAAAAGCCTCAAGCCGATGCGTATTTGGCAGGACAACCTCAATGAAAGTGAGGACCATATCCGCTATTCAACGAACAACCTTGTGTCGCCGCCGCTGGCACTCATTGGCGAAACATACATTTCTGACGAAAGCTACACACACAAGTGGCTGGTAGCTCAAGGAGGGACTGAACTTCTTGAGAGAGCGTCCGTCAGCATTGATGTTGATGTGATTTACGCCTGTCAATAACCCACGACTGAAGTCGCGGGCTTGTGGAAACACGAGTCTGTGATTTCAGCTGTGCCCGAAAGGGTGTGCTGACTACCCTATGCGCATTAAGTTGCGCCCCGTTATAAGCGAATAGATAGTTACCGTGTGGCGTCAATCCTAACTGCACGCTCTAAGGCAACACATCACGTAAAGCTGAGGCAAAGCCGACAGGTGTGGCTGCATCAAACCGCTTATGACATTGGGGAAGGATTCCAACTCCTCTCCGGAGGAGAGGACAGCTTATCATTAGCTGTCACACTAATAGAAAGGAGCATGGTATCATGCAATATGTGTATGTTCTTAACAAACACGGCGAGCCTTTGATGCCGTGTTCTCCACGTAAGGCTCGCTTATTGTTAAAGCAGAAGAAAGCATGCGTTGTAAAACGCACACCGTTTACAGTCAAACTCCTGTATGGAAGTACAGGATACAAACAACCTGTTACTTTGGGTGTAGATGCAGGCAGCAAACATATCGGCATATCTGCCAACACGAAAAAGTACGAACTCTATCGTGAAGAAGCAACTCCACGCAACGATGTGGTTGATTTGCTTTCTGCACGCCGTGCTTTCAGACGTAGCAGACGAAACCGTAAAACCCGTTATCGTGCGCCACGTTTCAACAACAGGGTACATAGCAAGCACAAAGGCTGGTTGGCACCATCGGTAGAGGTCAAGATTCAGGAACACATTACGCTTATCAAGCGTGTGTGCCGTATCTTGCCTATTACGCTCGTCAGAGTGGAAACAGCAGAGTTTGACACACAGCGCTTGAAGGCAATGCTTGAAGGAAAGCCTCTGCCAGTAGGGACGGACTATCAGCTTGGCGAGATGTACGACGAATACAATGTCCGTCAGTATGTTTTGAAACGCGACAACTACACCTGCCAATGCTGCGGTGTGCATCCAACAAAAACAAAAGCTGTAAAGCTGCATGTACATCACATTGAGACTCGTAGAACAGGTGGCAATGCTCCTAATAACCTGATTACGCTTTGTACAGTTTGCCATAAAGCTCTGCACGCCGGAAAGGTAACACTTGACGGCAAGAAACGAGGCAAGCCTCTTAAAGATGCGGCTTTTATGGGCGTTATGCGCAAGACCCTTATGGAACGCTTACGCAAAGAACTAAAAATTCCTGTTCAAGGAACTTATGGTTACATAACCAAGTATATACGCGAAAAAAATGGTATTCCTAAAAGCCATACAAACGATGCACGCTGCATTAGCAAGAACCCATTGGCTATACCTTGTGATACTTGCTACTACACAAAAGCGGTGCGTCACCATAACCGGCAGCTGCACAAAGCAACTATCCTGAAAGGTGGCATACGCAAGGCCAATCAAGCGCCGTATACTGTAAAAGGCTATCGTCTTTGGGACAAAGTTTCCTATAATGGCAAAGAATGCTTTATTACAGGCAGACGCACTTCTGGATACTTTGCTCTAAAAAAGTTGGACGGTACTGTTATTTCTAACAGTATATCTTACAAAAAGCTGCGGCTATTAGAAGTCGCAACAAATTATATTACAGAAAGGAAGTGAAGGGGCAATTCCTCCCACGACTAAAGTCACGGGTATCCTTGCCCCACTTAATGACAATGTCAATAAAGTTGAGGAAAGTTCCGAAGATGGCGAGGTACATGGCGTTCTCATCAACAGTACGATGTATCTGCGTGAATCGGAAATCAAGCAGGTTGCTCAGCTTATCAAGGACGAAAAACTCCGCAACCGTGTATTAACGTTGATGCGCTCTCATCGCCGTATTGTATCGGCTCCCGAAAAAGAAAATCGCAATATTCGGGAAATCGCATCCGCACAGATGCTGGGTCAGGGGTGAAATTGTGAAACACAAAATCTCAGAAATCGGCGCTCAGATGCTCGAGTACCAAGAACAGCTTGCCCGTGAATACAAATACAAACCCATCCCGCGTACCTTCTTCTGCGATGTGAGAGCCAAGTTTCAAAAGGCATTGCCGGAATGGTGCAATGTGTCCGGTGACACGATTTCGCTCGAAACCACCAACGGTACGGTCATTACCAACGGGTACAACCGTATCGTGATTGGCGACTACGGCGCATTTGTTGAGTTTTCACGCGTACAAGCCTATATGCGGCGTCTGAAAATCAAAGAAGGGCAGGCTTATCGCGTAGAAGACCCGCGCTATGCCGAACATGTCAAATATCTCTGGCTCACGGCAGATGATGGTTCGGATGTGAAGGTATACGACCAGAAGCGTCCGGTAGAATATGCGGATTATAAGCCGGGGATGCTGTATGTCAGTGTATATGAGGTGTTCCCACACATCTAAGAAAATAAGAAGTTCTACCCAGTTCAGGGTGGGCTTTTTTATCGCAAGCGCCGTAAAAACCCTTGCTTTAGCTATGGGGATATAAGGCGCAGTGAAACCAAGTTTTTGCTTAAAGGGTAAAATAAAAATGACATTTCAAAAAGGCGTAAAATTTAGAATCTACCCAAACCGAGAGCAACGTAATCTGATTGACCGTACTCTCGGTTGCAGCAGGTTCATTTACAACAAGGGCCTTGCTATGCGGGAAGACGCCTTCAAAAGCGGGGAGAAGTGTGGCTACAAGCAAACTTCTGCTATGCTGACAGCGCTCAAGCAGGATGTGAACTACGCGTTTCTCAAAGAGGTGGATTCCATTGCTTTGCAGCAAGCGCTGCGAAACCTTGACACCGGATACACAAACTTTTTTGAGCATAGAGCTGCACATCCAAAATTCAAAAGTAAAAAAAGCGCCAAACAATCATACCGCACGCTCAATATTGGTAACGGTATACGCATTTCCAATAAGCGTATTCGCTTACCGAAAATCGGCTGGGTAAAAGTTCATCAGTCTATGGAGATTGGTGCAATTCACAACGCAACGGTAGTGCGTACAGCCACCGGTAAATATTTCGTAGTTCTTAATGTGGAATATGACCCTCAGCCTATGCCAAACAACGGTTGTGTAGTAGGCATTGATGTCGGGCTCAAAGAATTCTATTCCGATAGTAACGGTACTGTGGTTAATAACCCCAAATACTTGGAGAAGAAAGCCAAAAAACTTGCTCGCGAACAGCGGCGTTTGACTCGCAAACAGAAAGGCTCACATAATCGTGAAAAGCAGCGCATAAGAGTCGCTGCCACCCACGAAAAGATTGCTAATCAACGAAACGATTTCCTTCAAAAACAGTCTACTATGCTGGTGCGTGAAAATCAAACCATCTGCATCGAAGACCTTAATGTAAAGGGAATGCTTCGCAATCATAAACTTGCAAGAGCTATTTCCAGCGTTTCGTGGTCGTCTTTCTTTGGCATGCTGGAGTACAAAGCCTATTGGTACGGCTGTACAGTAATTCGTGTACCTACATTCTATCCAAGCAGCCAAACATGCAGTTGCTGCGGTTATAAGAATGCAGCTGTTAAGAACCTCAACATCCGTCAATGGGAATGCCCATCTTGTCACACGGTTCATGACCGAGACAAGAACGCTGCCATTAACATTTTGCGTAAAGGGCTTAAAAAGTCCGCTTAAACTAATACATACCGTACCGTGGGGCACACGGGAAGTAACGCCTGTCTGACATCGTGTAAGACGCAACAGCTTCGGTTGCTGCGCAGTGGTGGTTGATGCAGGAATCCCCCTGCTTTAGCTGTGGGGAGAATGTCAACGAGAGCGCCGCAAAGACTACTGACTCACGGAGGTAACCGACAATGGTAACATTTATTGATGATGATGATATCGAACTAAAGCCTTGCCCGTTCTGTGGTTCTACAGCCGGGTTATATGCCAGCTATGAAGGCATGTATGCAGTGCGGTGCAACTACTGCCGCATCGGAACTGTCCTCATAAAAAACGAACAGGACGCGATTGAGTTGTGGAATCACAGAACGGAGGTAACGAACGATAACTAACGCAGACAAAGCAATTGCATTGCGCCCATCATACTGGGCAAGCGTATCTGGCGGAAAAGATAGCCTGTATATGCTCAATTATATACTGCACAATCTGGACAGATACCCGCTTGACGGCGTGGTTCACTTTGAACTCGAAATTGACTACCCGTTTATACATAACGTTATCGACTATATGGAAACGGAGTGCAAGCAAGCTGGCATCCAATTTGTGCGAATCAAGCCGAGGAAAACGTGGGAAGAATTGTATGATAAATGCGGTTTCCCAACAAGAAAAGTAAGATGGTGTAACGGTCACTATAAACTTGATGCAAAGCGGCAACTATCCGAATGGCTGAACGAAGTCGGTTTTTATGTAGTAAATTACATAGGCTATTGTGCCGACGAAGAACGCCGTTTCAACAAACGGTTGAGTGCCAAAAAGTTAGAGATATACCCTCTCGCAGAAAACGGCATTAACGAAGATGTGATTTTGGAATGGGCAAAGACACAGCCTATTTTCAACAACTACTACAAAACCAACAAACGCTGCGGTTGTATGTATTGCCCGATGTCCTCGTTTCTTAACTTTGCCTATCTCTATAAATACTACCCCGAAAATTTCCGGTATATGCTTGAAAAAATGCGGGAAACGGAAGAATTGAGAGAGAAAGAGCTTGGTAGACCGTTCTCTGTGATTTCATCGAATCCCAAATATAATGCGGATTACTTGGAACACATCGTCAAAACGAAATGGCTCAAAAAGCTCAACGAAATGGAGATGACCAACAATGACTATGTCGATGCGTATTGCGTCGGTGTGGATGTGGATGGTCACACCACTGTCCACTAGGTTGCATTAAAGAGTATTAGCAAAAAGGTGTTTTATCGAGTTTAGCTGTGGGGAAAATGTCAATTGGGTGAAAGCATGAGCAGTGAACCAAAAGTAATCACTTCCTTTGAGGAAGCACCGCAATCGTTGCGCGATAAATGCGATAAAGAAGTTTTGCGAGCTTTTTTTAATGCACACTTCTCAATTACAGAAAAAAGTGTGAATGACGATAAAAGATTCTATCTCGATGATGGACGCAGAATTAAGGACGATGATATTCTTGTCGCCTACATGAAAGATAGGAACGTCTGGACAGAACCCGGCGTTGAAATTCGTACTATAACAGGCGAACTCACAAACAAGTTTGGAGAAAAAAAGCTCAAAGATTTCTTTGCAGCAGGATTTTTCTTAACGAAAAAACGCATTAAAAAGAACAAATGGAGATATTATTTGCCGGACGGCAGATGCTTGGATAGTGAAAAGAAACTCGATGACTTTTTACTCGAAAAGCTGCGTCCAGCTTTTGACAAAGAGTTATGCGACCGCGTGATTGACACGGCAGCCACGGCAATTCCAGGCGTTGACAAAAGCGAATTGTCCATTTCTGATGCAGAGAACGAAAAGGCAGCGTGCCTTAATGTAAAACTTGACGGCAAAGCCTATAAAGAAGCAATTTTACCGTATGTTTCCTATGAAGGCATCATTAGCTCATCACTTTATAATAATCTTTATTCGCGCTGTACGGCACTTCATAAGCGCAACATTGAGCGCTTTGAGGAATCCCACGATTTGAAGGCGCTCAAACAAATTGCAGAGTCTATTCTTCTGTCTTTACAGGTAGATAAAAAACATATCCTGCTCGGAGATTTCTGCATCACCTCCAACAAAATTACTGATATCAATGTAGGGCTGCAGCAGGAAAGCGCATTGAAGAAGGCAGTCGTCACCACAACAGTAAAATTTGATAACGGTAGGAAAGCTGTTTTCAGCATCCAAGTAGCTTTTGGAATCAATGATGTTCTTCTGCAAGAACTCTATAGAAATGATGTTCTGACGCAAGGGGCAAAGGTTGTCTCAGAACAGAGAGACTATTCCGTTACCCCGAACTCTATCTTGCATGACTTTGTCTGTACTTGCTGCAACAATGCTCATACGGTCAGTAAAACATACAGAAAAGGCAAAATCGTTCTGGACGGCGTACTCAGACAGGTATATAACAGCGTTGACGCCGCTTCCGCATTACCTGTAAGCAACCTTTTCGTGCTTGGGAATGACCCTGCGAAGGATGTTTCCTATTGCGACATTGCAGACCAAATCACCGTAAAAATCACACCTGATAAAGGCACAGCAGAACAATGCGTTTCACTAACCCATTCTACTGCTGAAGAATTCCTTGACAAAGCGGCGACCGTTCTCCTTGAAGATTTCTACGCCGCAAGCAGCGATGCAAAATGCCATGTCAGATATGACTTAACATTGGATATTTCTAAAAAGGGAAAAGAAAGTCTTCGGTGTGAAGCAAAGCTATTCGACACGCAAACGGGTCTTATTATTGCCCAGACCACAAGGTGTCTTGTCAAAAAGTTGAAAGCGGACATTGAGCAAAGCAAAGACCAGATTCCGACCAGCTTCAGCAATGTTTTTTGGATAAGCAATGCAGAAGACATTTTGATGTATGCAGTTTCCTGTGACCCAGAATGGATTGCAAGTGCTTACAAACAAATACGCGAACGATTAGGGCTGCTTGGATATTATTTCTGCAAATTCTTCGCGGCGCAAGACAACCACAGCTATTGTAAGACAGACTTGCTGACAGATTTTTTGCGGGAAGCGAGTATAGACTTCAAAAAGGCTGCCATCGCGGATAAAATGGAACAATTCCTGCGTACTTATATTCTCTTACCGGAGAGCAAAACTCTTTATCTGTTTTCCGTCGACTCTGTGCGCAATTATTATGGCAGCTTTGAGACTTACAAACCTGTCAGCAAATACCTCCTATCAGCAGTTGCTGCACAATATGAGGCAGAATCTGTAGAGCCAACCTTTGAGGATATGGATTATCTACTGAAGGACGCACAGTACGCATTATTTACAGACAGGTGCCAAAATGCCAAGACGGAAGAAGACGCCTTCACCATTATTTCTCATCTTGAAAAACAGCCACAGACTTTCAAAAAATTGCTCTTTGCAAAAGAGTATTTCAAGAATGTATACGCGCTGCTGAATGATACAGACAAAATGTTCGCCGATATTGTTATCAGCGACTGTCCCGGCTGTACCAAGCTACTGAAATCTCTCCAGAATTTTGCCGAGGAGCAATCAAAGAATGTATAACTACACCCCCGATAAAATCATCGCATCCCTTGCCGAAAACAACTATTTTGCTAACCGCAGGATTGCATATGCCATTCTGAATGTGCTGCGCGACGATGCGTCACCTCTACTCATAGAGGGTGACCCCGGCGTAGGAAAGACGAGCCTTGCCAAAGCGGTGGCTTCTATGCTGCAGATTCCTCTGATTCGTGTTTCATGCCACGAGGGAATTACAGCGGATAAAATTCTTTACGACTATGACTACCAGCGGCAATTGCTGGTGGTGTCTGCCATTCGGGACAAGCTCAACGAAAACCTCCGGGATTTAAGCGTGAACGAAAGCATCAAAGCTGTTGCGCAAAACACAGAGTTTTATGGTCCGGATTTCTTGTTGAAACGCCCTGTCATCGAAGCTCTCACGATGAAGGGCCACAAAGTCCTTCTCATTGACGAAATCGACAAGACTGAGCCGGAAATCGAGCACGCTCTACTCGAAATGCTCTCTGATTTTGCTATTACCATTCCGGAATATGGCACGATTCAGTGTGCGCCGGAGGATAGACCTATCGTTTTTCTGACCTCCAACAACTATCGCGAACTTTCTCAGCCTATGTTGCGGCGCTGCTCTTACCTTTACATCGAGCACAAGCCCCTTGCAGAAATCAAGCAAATCATCTGCGCGAATGTCTCTGCCTCTGAGGTGTTTGTGGATAGCGTTGCACAGGTCATTGACCGGCTTCAGAGCCTCGACCTGCGTCACGCCATCTCCATCAGTGAAGGCATCGAATGGGCAAAGTGCTTGATTGAGACGTTCCATTGTAAAACGGCTATGGATGTGAAGAACGCAATGCCATATTCTATTGGTTCCCTCGTCAAAGACCACGCAGATGAGAAAACGGTAGCAAAAGCCTTCAACCTGTCCAACGGGAATGAGAAATGAGTGAAGCAACAAATCAAACCATCGAATCTTATGTGAACCTGTACACTAAGTTCTTCCAAGAGCTTACACAGGAATACGGCTTCTCATTCTCGATATCAGAAGCGCTCAACGGCATCCAACATATTTCTGACCCGTTAGATGTAGAGGACGTGCTGTACACCATGCAGGGCGCTCTATGCCATACAAAAGAGGAATGCGACACATTTGAGGCAGTTTTCTGCAGGCGATTCTTGCAGTATTCCTACGCGCCAAAGCCAAAGGAATCTTCAATTCCTAAGAAAAGAGCAACGAATAGTGTTGCCACTTTTGTAGATATGCCCGATGATGCTCTGGAAGAGTGCCGTAAAAAGACACAAGCGAACAGAGACCAAGCACAAGCGGACATAGAGAACTACCGCCGGTCTAACAGAGGAAAAGAATCGGTCAGTAACCAGCAAAAGGCAGTAGACGCTTTGCGCGAAGAAGCCGAACAAAAACGCCAAGCTGTTTTGCAAGCATACGACGACTACCAGAAAGCAGTAGCATCTGTTACGCTTGCCGAAAACAGGCAGCTTGTAGACAAAATAGAGCAGCTATTGCAGAAGGTAAATACCGAGACGAACAGAGAGCTTGCTGCATACGGAATCATGGAGCAGCAATTGCGAAACTCTCTTGCTTCCGGCATTTCACAGGAGCTGGCTGTCTCTCAGAAACTCTTATTATCTGCTGCGGTCATCGCTCGTTCCGCAAAAGAAATATCTCTGTACATGGATTTCATCTCTCTTGCCAAGGCATTCCAAGACTTGGCAAAAAGCGTGAAAACAAGTCAGCCTAAAGTATCAGAAGATGATACCGTAAAGGCGGCGGTCAAAAAGCACGGAGAAGCAGCGGAAGAGTGGGAAAACGCAAAAGAAGCCCTTCACAAAGCCGAAGCTGAGCTTGAAAAGCAGGAAATGCAAAAGGCACTGTATGAGAGCAATCTTCGTACTCGTGAAAAGAGAGTAACTTCTTACGATGCAATTCTTTCCAATATCCAGAAAGCTCAGCAAGAAAAACGGATGCAAAGTATTGAGAAAGAGCGGTCTTCCCAGCATCGAGAAGTGTTCATTGGCGGGCACAACGCTGTCAGAAGTAAGAAACAAACGGATACACTTCTCAATGAAGATGTCTCGAAGCTCTCTAATGCTGACATTGAGAAAGTCCTTTCCTATATCCGCACCAACGCCAAGACATTCCGCCAAAAGCTTCGTAAGCTGTACATAACCCAGCAGAAAAAGCAAATCAACGTCAAAAAAACGATTGAGAAATCCGTCCAGTGTGATGGCGAGATTGCACGACTGTACTACAAAAAGCCGATAAAGTCCAAAGCAAATGTCGTGATGCTGGCGGATATTTCCGGGTCATGCCGCGCTATGACTTCTCTCGCTCTGACGTACATGGGTCTGATGAGGGAAGTATTTCCCGGTGGCTGCCACCTGTTCGTTTTTGTGAACCACTTGGTTCCTGTAGACCGCTATTTCTCAAACGAGAATGTCACAGCGGCAGTAGAGAGCATCAACAAGAATGTTCCCAGCCGGGGCATCTACTCAAACTACGGCGTTCCTCTAAAGGAACTGCGCTACGACAATACCGGCATCATCAACAAGGATACTACTATCGTCATGTTGGGAGACTGCCGAAACAACAAGAACTATTCCGGCGTGGAAGAGGTTGAATGGCTTTCTAAGCGGGCATCCAACCTCTTCGTTCTGAACCCCGACCCGTTGAACAAATGGGGGCAAGGGGACTCTATTGCCGACCTCTATGCCAAGAGTGGTGCGACGGTCTGCCGGGTGAGTTCAACGCAGGATTTGCTTACTTTTTTGGAGTTTGCAAGCCTCAGAAAGCAAGCCTAATACGCGACCACAATATATGGTGTATGTCGCAATTTGTTTACATTCAATACACTATATATTGTTGTTTTCGTATTGACTATCCGTACATATTGTGGTATAATGCTAATGTACTCAGGAGAGGCGCTACAAGCAAATCTCCTGAACATGCTCCTGTAGCTCAACTGGCAGAGCAACTGTCTTGTAATCAGTAGGTTGCAAGTTCGATTTTTGTCGGGAGCTTTTGGCAAGCCAGCCTGCATCTGGTTCGTACAGGTGCGCCGGTTGTTATCGACGTGCCTTGCCGCTCATGAAGACAGCCAAGATTGGCGAGTGGGAGCTGTATATGTGCAGCTAATGTCTTCTATAGCACGGAGTAGCGCAGCGGTAGCGTACCGGCCCCATACGCCGGTGGTCGCAGGTTCGAATCCTGTCTCCGTATCCACGTCCTGACCGGGACGTAAAATCGGTCGAACACCAACCCATGCAGCCACCTGTCTTGCGTCGTGGGTTGGTCATATGGCTCGTTAGTTCAGACGGTTAGAACGCCAGCCTGTCACGCTGGAGGTCGCCGGTTCGAAACCGGCACGAGTCGCCATTGGGTGTAGTACAAGGGAATGCGTCAATCGCACGATAAGGCGCAGTAGTGGTAGTGCAGGTGCAACGCGTAAGCACGGGCTACAGTGGTGCAACACCCTCTACCTCGTACACATCCATCGGTCAGATGTAAAATGACCGAAATATTCTGGTGTCGAATACGAAGGTTGTAATATACCGCCGGTTAATTCGCTTGTTGCGCACAAGAAAAAGTGGTTCGACTCCACTCACCAGAGCCGCGACCCGCTGAGGTAGCCATAACGGGTCGAAATCTAACAAGGAGGACAGTCCGATGCAGTAATTACCGCGTCCGAATGTCGGCATCAAAGAAAGGGACACGCCAATGCACTAAGTAACGTCCGCATAGACGCAACAGTGAAAGGGTCACTCCGATGATGTAAACCACCTTGTGGCGGGTAGCTACCGCCAACGCAAGCTAGTCCACATCTGGCTTGCATGGGTACGCCGGTCATTATCGGCGTACCTTGCCGCTCATGAAGACAGCCTCCACGTGGCGAGCGGTGGGCAGCGGGGTTAAATTCGTTGGCTAATGTCTTATAAGATTGAAATGGCCCAGGTCATGGCTTAAAACCGACTTCCCCGTGTTGCAAAACGCCTTCGGGCGTTCCCTCCGGGGTACGGCGTCGGCGGACGCTCAACGAACCCCCTCAAGCAGCAGGGAATACGCGGAAGCTGCTTGCGCGGACTGGTCTACACAATCCGCGTTACTGCTCGGAAGACAACCTCCTCGTGGTGAGCAGTGGGCAACATCGTTGCGGTCAACAACCGCAACATGGCTAAGTCTTCAACTATCGGAATCGCATCACAACTCCCGGTGTGAGCGGTATCCAAAAGGTCAGGAAGCCGTGTGGGCGAGTGCTTCCTCTTGGGCTACGGTCCAGAAACAACAAATCTCGTCCCATCAAGCATGCAGACGTACGAGCATCCCCGTTAAGCCGGGGCGCAGCCAGACGCGACATAGCCGAAAAAGGTGAGACTGCTGCGCGGCATCTGGTAAGTTAGCCGCAGTCTTGTACTCAGCCCTTAGCAATCCGTTGACCCGATTCGACAGGGAAGCGACGGTAGGGCTCAAAAATGGATGGAAGGTAACCAACGTCCAAGCGCTTTCTCGGATTCTTCCGCATCGTCAGCGAAAAGATTCGCGGGATTGTCAGGTGACGTAAAGATAATGTTTCGGGGACGACGACCTACTAAACGAACATTATGGCGGGGCTAATAAGGGTTCACCCGCAATTCTATGCAGGTATCGTATAACGGCTAATACTTCGCCCCTCCAAGGCGAAAATGCGGGTTCGATTCCCGCTACCTGCTCCATCGTCGCCGTCACCGTACGCCACGACATTAAATTTGGCGAGCATGGTCCACTTGTGGTCCGCTGTCCGAATGCCAATGGACAGCCTATAAAAGAATAGGCAAACAGGTGCTGTGCCTGAGAGTATTCGAGAGTCCCAGTGTCAGTCGCGAATGAGACCGGAAAACAGCGGAGAGGGTACAATACAGAATCCGTCGGCGTGGCTGCCGAATGGTGCTGGAAGAAAAGGGTTGGCTGCCCTGATTGCGGGATGATAACCAGTATAAAACATCCTACCGTGCTTGGTTGGCTCAGTTGGTAGAGCGGCACACTCGTAATGTGCAGGTCGGCAGTTCGAATCTGCCACTAAGCTCCACGGTCCGATTGGGTGACGCGCTCTTTGAGAATCCGCCCAAGAAGCTGTCAGCGGGGGCATGCACTTGCTGACGGTTGGCTAAGTCCTTACGGAAGTCGTCGTAGCCGGAACCGAACACGAATAGGCGACGTAAAGCCCCGCATGGCAGAGCGTTATCTGCTATAGCGCATGACAACTCTAACATAGAAGGGAGGTTGATTCCAATGGAGCAGGCAATTATCAATGTCGAAGGAACTTCAACTATCGAGACTGCAGCAGCAGCCAAAAAGCTGATTGAGACATTCGGGAGCCAGAACATCCGCGCCATCTCGGTTAAACGCGTGAACGAGAATAGCAACGAGGTCGTTGTTGAGCTCGATTTTGTATCTGGCTTAGCACCGCATCTGCATGGGTTTACAATGCGCGTCAACGGACTGACGGCGGGCTATGCTGGTACTGGTCCCTCAAACCTGTATGAGGTCCTGCAGGCGGCTGGCGTAAGCGAAACGCTGGTAACGCGTGAAGACATCACGCAGAAGGATGCCAAAACTATCCCGCTGCATCTGGAGCGCGAGGTCAAACAGTACGGCGGCTATCAGTACGCCTAAAGAAAGCATTCCCTATGTCGACAGCCTCTTTGGAGGCAGGGATGAACAATAGACAGCACGAGCGTCTAACAAAATGTCGAATTAAGATTGAAAATGGACTTGATTGCGTGTACTGTATCACGGTACACGAGTCATTTTCGTGTGGAGCCCTTTGGCGGGTGCATCCCGCCATCATGGGGATATAGCTCAGTTGGGAGAGCACCTGCTTTGCAAGCAGGGGGTCGAGGGTTCGAATCCCTTTATCTCCACCAACAGGGTCGCTTCGTTTTCTGCGATGGCCTACCCTGGGCTTGATTGTGTACTGTTTCGTACAGTACGAGTCATTTCGCGCGGAACTCCTATAACTATGACCACGAAGACGAACGTCTCGTCCGCGCCGCTTGGACAAGCGATTTACACGGGGCGTCGTCAAGCCGAAAAAATGCAGTGTCGAGTGGCGAAATCGGCTGCGACATTGGCGAGGAGCACCACCCTCGTCAGTCTCCCTTGCTAACAACCTCCACGGGGTGGGAGATGGGCAACAGATGCCAATAACATCTGGCTAATAGTAAGCAATCAAAGCGCGGACCTCCTTTAAAAACCATGCCACGTGCATTACACATCTTGCCGCGCTCCGGTCGCTACGTCCCGGTAAAACAAGATATGCAACAAGCCGTAACAATCATACCGTGTGGCGAAACCGGCTGCGGTATGGACGGGATAAGTTCCCGCCAGTTACTCAATCAAGACAACCTCTGCGCGGTGAGTGACAGGCAACGGATACAATGTATCCGGCAAATCGTCTTATAAACAAAATACATGGTTGGGTGTCCGAGTGGTCTATGGAACCGGTCTTGAAAACCGGCGATGCCGCAAGTGTCCGTGGGTTCGAATCCCACCCCTACCGCCATTCTGCCGGGCATTGTCCCGGCTTTCTTTGTTTGTTGGAGTCATAAAATGAGCACTACTATCACTTGCCTTGAGAAAATTGATATTCGCCGTGGAGACAAGGACGCAGATGATGCAAGGCTCTATCTTGTAAAATACCTGCATCAGTTCATTGACATGGTCGGTATCTTGTCGTTGGAAGTCTATGACTTTGCCATCGAAATTGAAGGCGACTTAATTTCGTGGTGCGAAGGCAAAATCGGTGGTTCAAAGTCTCAGCCGGAAAAATCCGAGTGGGAAGAAGAAATCGTAAAACATCGTGCCGTTGATGCCATTGACTGCATCTTGAATGATGTCGATGCAACTGTTATACTTTCCTATAAGGTTACATATAACTCCTACAAAGTTAAATTCGGGAAAGAATACTGGAACTACATCTTGCAAGGGCTTTTCAGCAAAGAAATGGTCTTCCACGGGCTGCAGTACGATGATACTGCGAATGTTTCAATGCTGCACCTTGAGCACGGGGAATTCGCAGACGAACCCGCTCCTGTACCCAAAGAAAAGGTAGACGATATCCCTATCTGGCATTGCTGCCAGCTTGAGATAAGCTGGGATACAGAAGATGTATTCACAGCAGGGCAATTCACCCGATTGGAGAAAGCAATCGCCTCCGTTCGTGATTTATTCGTTGATAAAGATAACGGTATAGCTGTCATCGAGGACGACTCACTCTTCATTTGCTCTCAAGTTATCATCCCAAAAGAAAGCGTTCCCAGATTTTGCAGCTTCTTGACCGTGCTATACAAAATTGCAAGAGAACACGGCAAAACGATATATGACAGCATGCAATTTGTCCCTTGGTATTTTCAAGAATTCGCCGTAATGTCTATTGATTTTGACAAGGGTATTGCGTTACCAACCTATTATAGATACTAAGACGGAGAAAATACTATGACCAAACAAGAACTCACCGAGATGGTCACAAAAGCCAAATTGTGGGCAATCGAAGCTCACGCCGGGCAGAAAGATAAAGCAGGGAAAGACTACTTTGAGGCACATGTCTCTGTGGTCGCCAAGGGTGTTAAAGGAGACCCAGTAGCTGAAGCTGCCGCTTTCCTGCATGACACAGTGGAAGACACTACGCTTACGATGGAGGACATCCGAGCAGCCTTTCCAAAAGAGGTTGCTGATGCGGTAGAAGCTCTGACTCGCAAGAAAGGGATGTCTTATGCCGAATACCTTTGGCACATTCAGCAGAACCATACTGCTATCAAAGTAAAACTCTCTGACCTGCGCAACAACATGGATTTAAGTAGGTTGCCACACGAGCCGACTAAGAAAGACCTCGCGCGAACGACGAAGTATAGCCGAGCTTACGCAATGCTCAGTGGTATCCACGATACCCCTTATAGCATCTCTGAGGTAAACCCTTACGCACTTTACGACTACCTTCTCTTTACCAGTTGGGAGAAAGCAGAAAAGCAAAAGAAAAGCAGTGAAGTAGTCGTTCTGAAAGCGCCTGCTGATAGCCTTACTATTTCGGTTCCTATCGACATGACGCTTCCGGACTATGAGACGATGATGGGGGAAGCCGTGACCAGACTGTGCGTACATGAGGACGCTCCGCGCCCCGATGTTCTGGGCACAATCATCCATTGGAAGCCGTTGCCAAAGGAGTAGTGAACGACCTCATAGACTTGCGTTTGTGTTGCTGCTCTTGTGGCTAAACTGTTAATTTCGCATCTTAAACCACTATATATTGCGTTTTCGTATTGACTATTCCAACATGTTGTGGTATAATGATGATACTGAAACAACGAAAGGAAATCAGCCGATGTTCGCCACTATGTTGAACCAACAGAATAACTCACAAGGGCTGTGGAGCATAAATCTCCTCGGTCAAGTTGTGCTGTCTGTTCAGGGTCATCATAGCGCGGTAGTTGCGGGTTAAATAAAGCCTGCACCCCATCGGAAGTTCCGTTTCATCACGCTATGACAGCACCCTCAGGCATAAAATGTCTGCCGGGTGCTTTTTACATGTTGGGTTGTCGCCAAGCGGTAAGGCACGGGACTTTGACTCCCGCATTTCGCGAGTTCGAATCTCGCCAATCCAATTTGACGATATATCGTTATTTATCAAGCGATGTAAAGTCATCCATACCATACAACATCCGAAAAAGGAGGTGATTCTAATGGCTACCGCACGCAAAACTGCTGTTATCTATGTCGAGGTCGGCGCAGACAAGAAGCAGGTCAAACTGGAGGACATCCAGAAGGCGGTCAAGACTGTCGAAGGCACCAAGAATGCCTACGTCAACGCTGCCGACGCCGCAGTGTATTGTGTCGATGCTGACGGCAAGACCACGAAGGTCGAGCTGTAAAGCGTCTTTTCCCGTCGCCCGTTAAGCGGACGACTTCGTGGGAGTTTAGCTCAGCTGGGAGAGCATCTGCCTTACAAGCAGAGGGTCAGTGGTTCGAGCCCGCCAATTCCCACCAAAGGTTCCTGGCTCCCTAGAAAAAGCCAGTGGTGGAGCTGATGGGTTAATACCATCACAAAACAGTGCATGTGCTGCCAATCACATGCCTTTCATGGGCCCGTAATGGTTTTCGACAGGGTATGGAAGATTTCATGTCGCGGGTATGGTTCCGCCTCAAGGACCACCTTAAAAAGTAACTGACAACAATCGTTACGCTTCTCCTATCGCTGCTTAATTAAGCAGACGGAGACCAAAACAACGCACCATCTCGCGGGTAAGCGTGTGAGGTTCAAAGGTACGCAAGATATGTACGGCGCAGAATAAAACCGGAACCGTCTGAAGTCTAAGTACACCGAGACGCAAATCATGGTGAGCGTGGTCATCTGTCCGCTGCAAAAGGTTCGTCGCACGACCAGACAAACAGTCCAAAGTTGTCAATCATGTGACTATCGCGTAAGTAATCATGGAATTGGATATATGCTGGACACGAGTTCGACTCTCGTCGGGTCCACCAGAATAGCGTATTTACGCTATATTTTAATTTAAGGCGGCGCAAAAGCCGCCTTCATGCTCCCGTAGCTCAGTTGGTTAGAGCATCTGACTGTTAATCAGAGGGTCGTCCGTTCGAGCCGGACCGGAAGCGCCATAAGGGCTGTTTGTTCAACGGTTAGAACTCTTGGCTCATAACCGAGGTACGCGGGTTCGACCCCTGCACAGCCCACCATTTAGTTCAAATCCTAACATCTGGCAGTATGTCAACTGCCATCATATGCTCCTGTGGTGGAATTGGCAGACACGACACACTCAAAATGTGTTTTTCTATGGGTTCGAGTCCCATCGGGAGTACCATGTCCAGCAGTGCGATAACTGCTAATCTGTGGGTTGTTAGCTCAGTCGGTAGAGCAGCGGACTGTTAATCCGCGTGTCGCAGGTTCAAGCCCTGTACAACCCGCCATATGTCCAAGTGGCGGAATGGCATACGCGCTGGTCTAAGGAGCCGGTTTTTGTGAACTCAGCTTCCACTTCGGACAGTCGCTCATGATTGCAGCCTCCACGTGGCGAGCGACGGGCAACAATCAGTGTAAAAACTGATTGGCTAATGCTAAAGATTAAAATGAGTGCTGGAACGGCATACACACAAGTCCAAGGAACTTGGCGCTGCGGGTTCGAATCCCAACGGAGCCTGTACTTTATAAGGTACAGGCTTACATTTTGTTATATAGAGGAAGAAAAACAATGAGTAAGCATCTACTAGGCTCAGACCGCGTCCTGCACGAAGGTGCTGGCTATCGCAGCAAGTACACGGCTAGAATCCAAAAGCCTCCGGTCGGTAGCAGAGAGAATCCGTCCAATCCGAAACAAGAGGGTGTAGATGCAGTGTACATCCCAGATACCGCCAAATGGTGTAGCAAAAAGTAAACCACAAGTTGATTGACCAACGCTATAAAAGTGGTATAATGTAATCAGAACGAAACGAAAGGAGACAACCAAAGATGCTGTGCAAGACTGTTAATGCTGTGTCGTTTGCTGAGTATAGTTATGAATCTGAATTCGAGTCCTACGAATCCAGCTTTATTTCCCATACTCCTCGACAGGCAAAAACAGACAATGTACAGATGCGGTGCGTCTCTAAACGATAACTGCATTTTCACACGCTGCTTGTCGAGTCATTTCGGCAGGCAGCGTTTTTTGTTGCCTGCAATATAGAAAGGCAGCAAGAAAATGAACGTTCCAACAATCGATATCCAGCAGACAGGTGCCAACATCAAGGCACTGCGAAAAGCGGCAGGCATCAAGGTCAAGGATGTGGCAGACACGCTCGGTGTATCCACACAGGCAGTCGCCAAATGGCAGGCAGGCACTGCACTTCCTACCATCGACAACCTTGTGATTCTGGCAGCGATGCTCGATACGAAAATTGATGACATCCTTGTCATCGCATAAACCCTCGCCGCAGGATTGCGGCTATATGGCCGAATAGACGAATTGGTTAAGTCGCAAGCCCTTCACGCTTGAGAGTATGGGTTCAAGCCCCATTTCGGTCACCATGCTTCTGTAGCTCAGTCGGTAGAGCAGTAGGTTGAAGCCCTATGTGTCGCTGGTTCGATTCCAGCCGGGAGCACCACGAGGCTTAATGCCTCCTTATATGTGCCGGTATGCAAGCGGTCAAAGCAAACTGTCTGTAAAACAGGTCTGTTACAGTTCGTAGGTTCGAATCCTACCCGGCACACCATGCGGCCCCTTCGACAAGCTGGTCCAAGTCGCCAGCCTCTCAAGCTGGAGTCAGCAGTTCGAGTCTGCTAGGGGTCACCAACATCGCACCTGTGTTAAAAGGTGCATCATGCAGAGGTCGCCTAACGGTAGGGCAACGGACCGCTAATCCGTCGCGAGGCAAAACGGCACTCACTACGAAGTGCCAATCAATCCCTCGCCTGCGAGTTCGAATCTCGCTCTCTGCGCCATATGCATGTGTGTCCGAGTGGCTGATGGAACTGGTCCAGAAAACCAGCGGTCAGAAACGGCCCGTAGGTTCGAATCCTACCACATGCGCCATGAAAAGTCTCCATAGTCTGCGATTATTCGTGGATTTTGGAGACTTTTTCTTGTTTGATGCCACAATTTATGGTATAATAGCAACAGAAAGCAACAAATAATGGAGTATCATAAAATGCAAAAATACGATTTCATTACGAAGCAATATGCCCCGTACACACCACCTCAGAACGGGCACTACGACATCATGGTTTATAGCAATGAAGAGTTAAATTGCGCTGCGTGCGGGCATATCATCAACGAATACAACGCGTACACATCGGCAGTCATCCAGAACGATATTGGCATAGGCTATCTAATTTGCAAGAATTGCTACGACCATGAGCTCAAAGTCAGAAAAGCTGTAAAATAAAAATTCAACAAACCCACCATCTCCTACGAACAGTATTTTACTGAAAAGCGTAGGAGATTCTTGTTTTTTGTGGTATAATGAGCAAAATAGGCAAAACGCTTTATCAAAGGACACATAACCATGCCGAAAGTAAACAGAAACAAACAACACGCAGATTTCAGTTTGCTTCTTTCTGAACTGCAGGAAAAAGATAAAGACACCGGAAATACCACACTTACCAGCAACACTAAAGCACTTCCTACTTCAAACGGCATCAGCCGAAATCGAAATACCGCACTCAGTAACCCAGGAATTCAATTTGCTATTGTCACAAGTGGGAAGAAGCAAACATTACACGACAAGACTTGCAAACAGTTGAAAGAAATAGCGGATGAAAAAATAAAATTCATTAAAGCATTTCCACAACAGCAATATTCTATATGCAATGTCTGTCACTTACTTATCTGTCTTCGAATAGGAGCAAAAGATAAAAATAAAGGTAAGGAATACAAAACATTCTTCAAAAAAGCAAATGCAACAAATGACCTGATATTCAAGACATACATCGATTATAAACTTCAGACAAGAATCCAAAATGAATCAACCATCATTGTCTGGAGCAAAGAAGATACTTGGAAAATCGAAATAACAAGCCAATACGGGAATGTCATTCTCTGGCACAACAACTACTACATTGCAAAAGATGGCAAACGAAAGACATTACCAGAATTTCACAATCAATTCCCAAACGAACCCGGACTAAAATTTTCTAAAGCAATCAATTGTATTGCAAAGTATTCTCCCTCATACCATATTGAACAAAAAGAATTGGAAAAAATAGAGCCAAGCATACTCATAGTAATCCATCACCTAAAGCAAGAAGAAAAGCAGCGGTCCACAATAATCGGAGCTTTTCTTTACAGAATTAAGCTGACACTCTACACCAAGGGGTATCATAGCCACTCAAAGCTAAAACAAACCATACAAGAATTTCATATCGTAAGAACACCAAATGAAACACCGAACGAAAATGGTCGCTATTGTATTGTTTACAAGTCAAACACTGTGTATGCTTATAATATAGGCGTATTTGACACACAAAAACAATCATTTACAAAATCTTACAGCAAGGACTTGATAACAAACATTGCAAATGTCGTAGCTTGGAAAAAGCTGTAGTATAAGCCGCTTCTACTTAGTATGCGGCTTTTTCTTTGCAAAAATATATGTACAATCTGTTACTATCTGCTTATCTATGTTGTAAAAATTGCAATTTTTTGGTATAATAAGAATTAGCAAAAAGAAAGGATTTTGCCGTATGTACATTGATTTCACAAACAAGCAGTATTGTTTGATTCTCCACATCTTGGCAGTTATGAAGTCGTTCTACAACAACGACTTTCACTCTATCTGCAAAGAAGTAGGGAAAGCATATGGCGTGGATGAAGATTCCATTATGAAGGCTTGTGCCACATTGACTGCTGTTAATGTGACAGCACCCGTCAAGAAGGCATATGACACCATTAGCTATGTTCTTGCTGCCATCGCGAATAACGCAGAAGAATTGAACGGCGATGATACTTATAAGTACAGAGTCGATTTGGATGCTCCTTGCTGGAATGCTGTAGCCGATGCTCTTGATGTTTACTCCCGTATTCTGATGGGGCAATTTGGCATTATCTATGAGGCGCTTGATATTTCCGGCGATGATAAGCATCACTTACAGGCATATCACGATGCCCGCTGGAGCGGGGTAGGTGTCATTGAAGCCCGTGACCTTCTGATTCCTCAGCTAAAAAAGATGAGGGTGGGCTGGAATGGGAACTTCGGTATTTCCAATTCCGAGCTTGCCTATAACAGCAAACTGTCTTATGAAGTCCTTAAAGCAATCCGTTTTGCCACTGAAAAGAGAGACAGCTCTGTTCTGAAAGTCACAGACGAGCCGCTGCCCAGAGCCGAAGGTGAGTGGAAAATCACGGCGCTCTAAAAAATAATTGGAGGTGCTTTTCTGAAATGGGTGAACATATCATTTCGTTTCTTGACATCTGCGCTATGCAGGGTCAACTCGTTCTGGCAGAAGCACCGTCCATCCCGGCTATCAACGATAAGATGGTGTACTGTACTGGCGCTCGCAAGCACGGCGATGACCGCTATATCATCCTCGACGGGGAAGAGTACAGCCAAATTTACTTTGTTGACGGAACCATCAAGCTATATTGGCATTGAGAAGTAGCACCATCGAAGTCTGGAAGCCTGCAGAATAAAGGAGAACCACATGAAGGCGAACTACAAAGTCATCAACAACAAGCAGGTACAGCTGCGCAAGGTCATCGAGGAATTCAAACCTGATGATGTAGCGTCAGTCATTCTCTTCCGCTACAATGTCATGCAAGCGTTGACGAGTCTCAACGATGATTGCTCCGATTTCGAAGAGACCGACATGAAAGAAACTGCGGCTGACCTCACAGAGTTCTTTGAGGATACTGTAAACGAAGCTATCGATTCTTTTATCGACGAGGATAAAAGACCGAATATCAATTTTAATGGCACAGCAGACGAATTTCGCGAAGAACTCAACAACCTCGTTGTTGTCCTCCTCAGTAAGAACTTTGAGCATGAGTTCATTGAGTTCTCTGAGGCTACCGGCATTAGCCGTGTACAATATGAGGCATTTGCCGCGAAATTCATGGCAGAAGCAAACACAGATAAACACTAACATAAAGGGGGGGTACTTTCATTGACCACGCTGGAAAACGCACTCAAAATCAACAATGGAAAAGCAGTTCTTTTGAGCATCAAGAAAGAATGGCTCAGTAAAATCATGGCGGGCGAAAAGGTCATGGAAGTTCGCAAATCTATGCCGTGGGAAATCAGCCACCCGTTTGTTGTCTTTTGCTATGAGACGAAAAGCAATGGCGGAGCAGGAAAAGTTGCAGCAGCATTTATCTGCGACGATATCGACAGTCTTAACTGCCTGCAGAGCCTTGCGGTGTTTGACGACACGGAGCTGCCAAAAGAAACAGAAAAATTCGTAAACGAAAGCTGTCTGACGTTCAAGGAGTTGTTCGATTACGGAAAAAATGTCGGCGCTCTTTACGGCTGGCATGTGGCAAGCACGCAGCCTCTCGATAAGAAGCTCTCTGATTTTGGGTTGAAGCGCCCACCGCAGTCTTGGCAATATGTTCGTATCAGCGTATAAAGCATATCATGGGCAGAAAACTGCCCATATTTTTTTGAGATATTGCCATAAATTACAATGTAAAGTATAATAACATTGTGAGGTGTACTATGACTGTTAATGACATCATCCGTGAATCAAATACGATAAAACTATCCGACTTTGTTTGCCTTACAAGCATACAGACGCAAGAAGACATCAAAAAACTGACCGAGCAAGGATACGATGTAGGATATACCCAATCCGAATGGGAAAAAGAGTATTCTCTTCCCGCAAACAAAATCTTTTATGCCAAGTCTATGTATTCTTCTGTTTACTATGTAGACTATAATAATACGTCTTACCCTCTTATTTTCCCTCTACAAATTTTTGGTAAGCAGCGCCTATCTCCCATTCCGAACGAAACAAACGAAGAATTCTGTGAATCCATTCGAAAACGCGTTGTAACATTCTCCAATTTGCACGATAGTGCTCTTGCTACATACTTCCACAATCTCGGTGGCTATCTTGCCATTGATGCACTACAAGAATATGTTCGTCGGAACGAACCATCCGCTGAAATGTTCAATGTTTTCTTCTCAGTCTATGAGGTGACTGACTTTGGATGTGGTCGTTTTACCAACGAAGAGATGAAAAAGGTTATCTCCGGTATGGATGATACTGCTAAGACGAAACGCAGTAAAATTCTCCGAAAGCTGCCTGACGAAGTGACAATTTACCGTGGAGAAGCAGAAGCCAGCACTCCCTATACGACATCCTTCTCTTGGACAACCAACCCACGCATTGCTTATTTCTTTGCTTGCCGGTATTCTAACGGCTTCGCCAGAGTGATTACCGGCAAAGTAAAGAAAGATGACATCTTATATACTCCAAACCGCTCCAATGAAAAAGAGGTTCTCGTGTTTCCAGAGAAAGTATATGACATTTCTATTGAAGAGCAGTTTTCTCCCCAAGATGTCGTACCATCTATTACAGAGGAAGACCTTGACCTGTATTATCAGTGGCGAAGTAAGGTAAACGCGCTCTACTGCTTACCTACATCCAGTGAGCACGATGCTCTTCACACGATTCGTGTCCTCCTATTGGCAATCTTCATTGTTCAAGAAGAATGTATCGAACTGGACGATGACGCAATGCATCAGTTGTTGGAAGCTATCACCTATCACGACATTGGCAGAAAAAATGACAGTGAAGACCCAAAGCATGGCGAAGATAGCGTAAAAATCTACAAACTGAATCACACAGACCCTACCGTGGAGTTTCTCATTCAATATCATTGCATCAATGATAAGAAGGCATTAAAAATTCTTGAAAGCAACAAAACAATTGAAAACAAGGAAAACGCATTGACGCTCTACAAAATCATGAAAGATGCCGATGCACTTGACCGTGTTCGTTTTGGGCTCATGGACTTGGACGAAAGGTACTTGCGCTTTAATGCAAGCAAACAGCTTGTCCTTACCGCAAAGGTTTGCTTGGAATCTATCACCGATGGCAAATGAAGCGTAGCTGCTTCCTGTGGCAGGGAAGCGTAGCTAAATGAGGCTCATTGCCGCGTAGCCAACAACAAATTATGAACATTTCTTGTCTTTTTGCGTTTCATCCTTTCTTTTTGTTGAAATTTGTGGTATAATGACAATGAAAAATAAAAATACAATTTCTTCAAATAGGAAGTGATTTTATGAAAACGACTTCAACCAAACATAGAACACGTATGACAAGACAAAAATTGGCAGAAGAGCGCAAATTACAAGAAAAAGCAAAAAATGTTCTAATCGTTCTTATCGTCCTCGCACTTTTAGCTATCGCATTTTATTTTACCATTTGGCCTATTGTCGCCGAAAAAGTTATCGAAGTTGTCGAAACCGTCCTTGGAACAATCATTGCTTTTGGTGCAATTGTAATTGCATTTGGCGGAATTGCTTTTCTTGGCTACTTGTTCACTTATCGCCATTCGTAAATAAGACTTGCATCTCCGTGCGAACTGGGTAAACTAAATAATGTATAATAGATAACATATCGTTACCCCCCTACAGACGATTTACAATCTGTTATACAACTGTGAGCAGACTCTCATTTCGAGGGTCTGCTCTTTTTTGTTTTATTCCAGATTTCAAGGAGATGAAAAAATTGACTGCTACATTCACAAAGTACGCCAAGGCGGCAGAAGATTGCCGGTACAAAAACGACTTTCAGTACGACCTTCGTCAATGCGATAAAGCCCTGCACATGGACGGTCCAATGCGAATCGAAGCACAGTGCTGGATGAATCTGTTCGACCAACTCGAAGAAGGAGACATCAAAGCATATGTTCAGAGCAACTACCGTCCCGGAGCCCTCGACCCCTTTCGCAAAAAGTAAGGTGACTTTATGAGCCTTTACCATTTGATGGCGGATATCGGGGCTGTTCCTTCCAAAGTAATACCAAAAATTCCGGCAAATGCAATGAAAGAAGAGGACCAAAGCATCCCGCGCATCTGCGTTAGCCGGTCTCTTGATGAATGCTTAACCGGCATCACCGTAACCGGCATCACTTTCCCATTTTTGCTCGAAGAATTGAGAACTTCTCATACAAAGCAAATCTGGGACAAGCAATATCAATTTCCTTTCATCGTGAGAACCTATTGTGCCGAGAATAACAACTCGGCATTTTTTGATGAAAAGAAAGTTTCCAAATATGTTTGGGATGCAAATTTTACGGGTGAATGCTGGCTGACAGAATACAGGGAGCCAATCTCAACGAAAAAACGCTGGTTGGTCAACGCTGACATTGAAAATCGACACATTATCCGCAATAATGAAAGCTGGCGATACCCGATTATCCATAATTCTGTCTGGTCAAATGTACCTACTTACCTCAATCCCGAATTTCAAGATAAACTTCTGCAGATGACCAAGATTTGGTTGGAGCAGAATTAACACACATTTTTTGGAGGTGTGTCATGAATAACAACACTACTGTATCACCGGCAGAATATTTTGCCGAGGTCAAAAGCCGTAAACAGGTCATGACGGAAGCAGGACTGTCTAAGCTCTATGAGAACTGCTTGACCCTGCTGGACGAATACCATCGGTCCGGACAGATAGCAGCTCAGAAAAAGCTCCTGTTCCATATTGATAACATTACCCGTGAGAAAAAGCTTCTCGATGTCGGTATCGATACATTCGTTTACAAAAGCGATATCGATGACTTCATTCACATGGTCGATAATAAGGTCGTCAAAATTGTGGAGCTCGAAAACTACCAGCGTCGTATTCCGCCGGAAATCATTGCCCGCATTGAAAAATGCAAAGGCATCTTCGACAAGATGTATGTTGTCTTTACAGACTACACGCACAGGGAAGAACGCCGCGTAGAAGCTGTCAAGCGCGAGAAAGACCCAATTCTCTTTGGCACATTTCAGGATGCTGCGACCCGCACGATTGTGGAGCGCTTCTACTTTATCGGCGATTGGGTTGATGAATATTGTGACCTGACGCTCGATAAGATGGTCGCAACAGTGCAGGAAAAAGCCAACCGGGATATTATCAAGAAGTTCTCCACGCCGGAAAGTCTGCAGGAACTGAGCGACCAGCTCAGCAACCTTGACGACTCCATGAACGGGCTTTATCGTCAACGCGAGAAAAAACCTGCTCCTAAGAAGGGTTTCTTTGCACGCGTCCGCACAGCATTCAAGGCGTTGAAAGGGGACATCTAACCGATGGCTGAAGTAGACTTGACAGAGGATAAGAGCTATTCTAACCTCATGTCCTTGCCTCGCAGCAAGAATGTACTTTTCAGAGCGTTCTATGAAACAGATATTCCTTGGAACTTTAACACCCCCTATATACTGCCACGAATTGCTCACTCGGATAAGGATTTGGAAACTCCTCCTCTGATTTTTACGGGTGATGCTGAGACTGTAAACTTTATGCGAGAAGTCGTAGAAGTGGAAGAAGGGGTACGTTGTGATTGTTGTGGAAAGCTCATCACAACTCCTTTATGGGATATGCCGATAGGTGGTCTTTGTTTTGAATGTGAACAGCGACTGGACGAGACCGTCTATGGCAAATTTAACGCTCCATGGCAAAAGACCGAGCAACAGAAAGCAGAGCGCACTGTCCCGTGGTGGTACGATATCTGAGAATTTGATATTGCACTTTCTTGCGAGTTGCGTAGAATGGGAGTTGTACGATAGATAACATTCTACTTTTCCGAAGCATTTCGGACGTACAGCTTTTCACAATTCTGCATTTATTAAAGGCAGACTCACCGTTATGGTGGGCCTGCCTTTTTTGTTTGCAGAAATCCGCCATCCACCCATTTCAACAGCGACTGATAAGGAGGTCTGCTATGTCTATTTCCAAGCTTTTTGCTCCGAAAAACACTCGTTTTGCGATTTATGCCGGTAACCCAGGTTTTTCCGGCATGACCATTTGCTCCGATTTCATCGGGTATGTGGATGCCCCGACGCTCGGCGACGCCTATGAGGCGGCGCATCGGTATCTTGCCAACAGTGGCTATACCGGCATCGTGGTACGCGAAGCGTAAAGCCTTTTCGAACAAAATCAGCCGTCACAACCCGTCCGGCATTGTCGGACGGGAATTTTTGTCAAGACAGGAGTATCACACCAATGGAAAACAAGAAGAAGATTTTCATCGCCTACACCGCGTTTGCCCTCAGTGTTCTCACCATCATAGGCTGTATCGTCTGGTTTTTCTCGGTTCCTACTTACGCAGCACCGATTGAGCCGACCGAGTCTGTGGAAGAAATCGAGTACATCACGCCTTTGGAAACCGAGCTCCGTGAGCCGAACGCTCCGTCTCACAATGCACCGTTTCTTCCTGCTGCCGAAGCAGAAGAGCCTGATGCACAAGTTGAGACAGCGGAAACGGCTGTTGAGAACGAATCGGTTGTCACAGAAGAATCAGAAGATACCGTACCGCAGAATCTCTCCGAAAATGAGCTTTCCATCTATACCGCATTACGCAATGCAGGTCTCTCTAAAGCCGGTACTGCTGCGGTAATGGGTTGCATGTCAATGGAGAGCGGTCTTCGCACTACGGCAGAAAATCCAAATGACGGCGGATATGGGCTCCTGCAGTGGACCTACAGCCGCAAATCAGACCTCTTCAACTGGTGCTATACAGCAGGGCTTGATGCCACTTCTGCAGAAGGACAAGTTGCGTTTCTGGTGTATGAGCTTCAGAGCAAATACAGCATGAATGCCAGATATTCGTATCCGGTATATGAAACGCTTGTTTGCAGCAACAGTGTAGAAGACAGTTTGACAATGTTCTTTTCCCACATGGAAGCAGGAGTCAATGTACCGATTTCGGCTTCTAAAGTGTACTGCGCCAACCTGACGACACTCGACCTCTATCGAGAGCGACTGAACGCAGCGTACAAATACTTCTAACAAAGAAAGGATGTATCACACAATGGCAAAGAGTGCCTATTTGTCCCGCAAACTGCTCAATCAGCTCACCGCTATTGAAGCAGACAGTGATGACATGATGCTGACTCACGACCTTCACAATATTGCCATCAATGGCAAGAAAGTGGGGTGTTCTGGTCATATTGCAAACCTCTTGAATGGAAAGTGCGTCTATGTCAATACCGAAAAAGCCATTTATCAGCCTCTGTCCGACAAAAACTTGGTTCGCTATGCTGCCGACATGAAGGATTGCTCCTCCATTGGTCTTGGCGTCATGGGACGCAACCAGTTTGTAACGGACGATGCTCTCGTACAAAAAATCATTGATATGCTCCACTAAGGAGCAGAAGGGAAAATACCATGAATAAGATAATCAATACCATTGTTAAGCTCCTCACCACATTTTTCGTTCTGACTATCCTTATGAGCATCAGTGCTTTGGCGCAGGATTTCAATGTCACCAATGTTGTGACGCTCTTCCTGAGTATTTACGCACTGAACAAATGCTGTGGCATTCTGCTCAAGATGGTCAAGCCTTCTAAGCACAAGGAGGTCAAGCGTCGTGTATAAGAACTTCAAAGACATGGACGCGGAAACGCTCCACAAGATGTCTTGGGAGGTCGTTGAGGTCTTTGACAGCTACCTCTCCGGTCTTGGCGTTATGATTCCGTGTGATGATTTCAGTGAGCAGAAGGAACGTGAAGAGGAAAACAGCGATGCTGCTCTTTACGGGACGGAATACTGGAATCTCGTTGACGGAATCGAGATGTGGTTCACATTATATCCGCTTCTGACGCAGGTTTATCCAAAACGCTTTATGGCTGCCTTCGATACCCTTTTGGACTCAAAAGGAATGAGCCGCTATAAGCCGCAAGGCAAGCAGCGCAAAACCATGAAAAGCAAAATCGATAAACTTTTGAAAGAAGAGGAGGATGCCGCATGAAAGGCTGGAACAGTTCTAAGCACCCCATTTTCACCGCAAACCAGATGCCTGCACCTGTCAAATGGAATCCCATGAGCGAAGACTGGAAGGCTTGGCTCGGCGAGAATCAAGTCTATCACGGCACATCTGGCTTCTCCAAAGAAGTCTTAGAGACAATGAAGAAACTGCATGACCATATTCTTACCTTCGGTGGAGATGAAGTCTGCATGACCACTTATGACGAGGACGCACAAAAAATTCTCGACCGTGGTCAGTTCTTCTATGGCAGCAGCTACATGCGAAAAGGAGAACCGTGTCAGTGCCATTGCAATTCCGCTAATCTTTGGGATGCCAACAGAGGTCGCTGCTTCATTGCAACGGGCTATGCTCTCTCCGAAGATGGGCTTTGGCGCTCTCATTCGTGGGTCGTTCAGCCTATGCCACGCACCCTACGCGTGTGGGAAACCACCGTCAAGCGCGTCGCATATTTTGGCGTAGTTCTGACTGAGGAAGAGTGTGACCGATTCTATCGAGACAACGGCTAAAAATCAAAAAAGCGAGGTAACCATAATGAAAGATATCAGTATTTCTGCTATTGCAGATGCATTGGACCGCTTTCGTCTGATGGACGACCCCTATGAGTGGCACGATAACGAAGGTGTGGAAAGCACGAAGGATATTGCCGAACATCTGTTCGATAACGAATATCGCAGCGCCATCGTTCGTGAGCTAGAAGAAAAGCTAATGTTCTACTCTTCGAATCCTGACCTGAACGGTCCAGACGAAACTGGTAAAACCATGACAGAACAGTGCCGATTCATTTTGGATGGTCTTTCTACCGTTTTTGGCGAAAAAGCATAAACAAGGAGAAATCTAAATGAGTGAACGGCTTAATTTTTCCATAGACGGTGAGTTTCTCACCAATGTTGCCCGCGACTGGTTCTGGAACATGAACAAGCCGTATAAAAAGTGTGAAGAATTGTTATTCTCCTGCATGGAAGGCGGCGACAAAGAAGAAAAGCGCCGTGTCTGTCAAGACATCATTGAAGGACGTAAGAAGCTCGTTGGTGTCAATGAGTTCGAGCTTGTCGATGACAACACAAAGGTGCGCCCTTTAGGTCAAAAGGTCGAAGAACTTCAGCGCAAGATGCTGGTCAGTCAGATTCGTGAGGATATGATTGTGCATCCACTCAAGTACATCGACCGTTTCGCTATGTCATTCGATTATGATACGCTTTGTAAGGATGTAGAGCGTCATTATATCGATTATAGCTATGACAGCATCAAGAACTATGTTATTGGCGATGCGGGTTACACCGATGCCTTTAACAATGGTGCGTGGCTGCTCAACCGTCCTGACCTTGTGGCAGAATTCAACGGCGAACCGCTATCCGAACAAGAGTCTGCTCCTGATTTCTATAAGACCGGTTTTTGGGCAAAACTCTCGAACTGGATTGATGAGAATATGAAGGGGTCTTCTGTTGAGCGCCGTCAGCATCTTTACAGCCGTTATATCAATGATATGCCAATCAAGCATAGCCTGACCGAATACGGGCTAATTGCTCCTGATGGCACTTGGTATGCTTGTGAGTTTGGTGAGCACGCAGCTCTTGCCGGTCGTATCATTATGCGCAATCGTGAAGCGTTCGGTCTTTCTGACCATGAAGTTCTCGATATGGCGTATGACTGGAGCGGCAAGGGTCTCGACTACCTGTACAAGCGCGGCTGGATTGCGATTCGGAATCCTTCGATGGGCAATACATTCCTCGATATGGATGAGACTCGCACTGCAACCAAAGCGCAAGTCAACACCATTTTCGATTACATCAACAAATACCACCGCTATGACATGAATGTTTCTAAGGTCATGGCGGACTAATAGGGAGGAGCCCCCATGAAAAACGAAAATAACAATGTCGCGATTTGCGATTGTCTCAAGGCAGTCGTAAAGGATACCGTCAAGCACTACGCACGAGATTACAAAATCGATGAAGCGCGTATCAAACAGGCAGCAAAGGAAGTTGCAAAGACCGGCAAGCCTCAGACATTTCTCTGGTTTGCCCGCGAATGCGGCACCTACATGGGTCGTGAATCCGAGGTAATCAAGAGAAACACCCCGGCGTACATGGCTTACAAATACTACAACGAGCAGGAGACTTCCGAGTCAAAAACCATCAAGGCATACCTCGTGACTGTCACGGGTATTGATGGCAAAACCCCCATCGGAACTGCCTGCCCGCTGAATTATGCAAAGGAATGCGACCGCATCCGCCGTCTGGCTGTCCCTGCCAACAACATGGCTATCGACTATGCCAAGGGTACGGTGACGCAGCCTGTCGGCACCTACGTCCTGTCGGAATACCCGAAGCTCGGTTCTATCCAGCAGGTCCGCTATCTGGCTGACGACGATGCCTCTCTGGAGCGTGCCATTGACATGCTCCATACCGCACGGGAAAAGAGAGGTGCTCGCTGATGGATGTCATGGTCGAAATGACGCACGATGAAGTGCAGAACAATTTGTGCTACGCACTGATTTGTGAGACGATGGAAGGCTCTCGCTGGAATAGTGGTCGCCGTCGCAGACTGTATAGCCAGACGTTTACCCGCAGCGAACAGCAGCGTATTTCTCACATCAAATCTACCGCCCACAAGTGGTATCTGGTATCCGGCGTACCCGAAAAAGTTCGCATGAGCTACGACAACTACTTGCTTTGGCAGCGTCTTGCAGCATTCTGCGCCGAAATCTAATCTTATCTGCCGTCATCCTTTTGGGTGGCGGCATTTTTTTGTTGCACGAATGTGCGAATCGCATAAAATGAGAAATGTACGATAGATAACAGTTATCGAAAAGGCATCCTGCCCTTCGCACACTTAACATTACGCTTTAGGCGGACTTCCCAATTTGGGCAGTTCGCCTTTTTGCGTATAAACAGAAAGGAAGTATCTCTTATGAACGAGAACGAAGCAACAATCAAAGTTAACCCCATCGATGACATTCAGTTCGTGCTGGAAGATTCCGGCTGCCACAATGAAGAAATCGAGGCCATGAAAACTGCCGGAACTTACGACGCTTTCATCCACAAAGTCTACAATGCCATCGACTGGTCTAACCTGTTTGAACGGATGACCCAGATGGAAAACGAAACGATTGCCAACGCTATCGATGAGGTTCGCAGTGCGCTTGCCGAGAGGAAGGATGTCGAGTGATGTTCAAAGAGTATGTTCGTCAAGACGAGTACATCATCACTGCCATTATCTTTATCCGCAAGCTGCTGGATACTAAAGTCATCACTTTCAAACTCTCTGATTCTCTTATTGTAGGGCTTGAAGGACTTGATGAAGATGGTGGACGCATCGTCTGTATTATGGTCAACGGCAAAATCAATTACGCCTTGTCGGAGGCATTCAGTATGAAACGAGCCACAGACCTCAACCATTTGAAAGACTATAACCTGAAGCAGGAAGCTCCGCCGCATGTCTATGTAGCTGGCTACTGTGACACAGATACTTTCGAGTGGAAGATAGTCAAAGACCCTTATACAGACCTTCCCGGCGTTTCTCTCATTGAGACCGCTCTGGATGCGTCTCTCAAGAACGCATTTCTCTATAGGCTCAACGAGCTCGGCTACGCTTGCATCGTAACGGATTCCGACTATCTCGGCAATGACTGCACACCTATCGGGAATGTGAAGCTGAGCACAGAAGAAATCCGCGACATCCAAAAATCGCTGCAAAACGGCGATTACATCTACTAACGAACGAGAGACCACCATATTTGTAGTCTTCAAAGTCGAACACTTCGACTGTATACTACCAAAAAGAAGGAGAAGTAAACCATGAACATTTTTGTTAAAGGCAAATATGGCCGTAATATGATTATCACGCCCGAAGAGTTGAAGGAAAAATTCGGCATTTCATTCGACATCGTTGCTCTTGGTATCGAGGTTGGTAACGACAAAACTGCTGTCAAGGCCCAGTCTTACCCGGGGTGGGATTACAAGTCCATTGACCTCTGCACGGAAGACAACGGCAATGAAATGCAGGTTGCTTCGCTGACGCTCCCGACTCCCGATGTTCCCGCTCCTTTCATCTGTCTCTATGATGAGCAGGGTGAGGACGAAACAGAATGGTATGCCGGTGCCAGCCTTGCGCCTCGCAAAGAAAACGATACGACTCCTCATGTGGTGTTCGTTGACAGGAACTATGGCAAAATGGTTCCCGAAACGGATATCTTCGAAAACCGCTCGAAAATCAGCACACTTTCCTGCGCTACCAACAAGCAGCTCTTTGACTTCAAAGTTGCCGCAGCTCAAGAATAACATCTGACTATGCGGTCACCCTTTCGAGGGTGACCGCTTTTTTTGTTGCACATTTGTGCGAGTTGCGTACACTTTTAGATAGGGGAGGTGTACCCATTTGAAAATTCTTCGTACACAACAAGCCGCTTCGGAACCGTCTTTGAAAGATGCTTTGCCGCTTGGTACTGTTCTTTCTGTTCGGGAACAGCCGGAGCAGAAATATATGATTATCGGATATGCAACTAACAACAGCCCGTTTGCGTACTATGCCGTTCCTTGGCCGCAGGGATTCATTGGCGAGGAGAGCTTGTTCCTTGTCGAACGCTATGAAATCACTGCAATCAATGGACGCGGTATCTACAATACGGAATCAGCATTGTTTTTGCAAGCGCTGGATACTGTTTTGAAGGGAGGAGCCACTAATGACAGTCAAAGAACTGAAACGAATGCTTGAGGATATAGATGACGACGCTATCCTGCTCACACGCAGCGCCTTAGAGCCGTCCGAATTCGAACAGCCTTCCGCAAGGGAACTTACTGTTGTAACCGTGCGTGGTCGTGTTATGCTGCCGCGCTGGGCGTATGCCTGTAACTTGGTTCCGGACGGTGCTCCGAAAAAAGCGGTTCTTATCGATTGAGGAGGCAGACATGAAACCTATCAATGAAACGCCTATCAGCTCTGATGCGGCATATGAGCGCGAGACGGTCATCAATTTTTGTGATGCCGAGAAAAAAGCATCCTACTATACTCGTAATCGGTCGCGCATGCAGGAATTGCGCAACTTGGCAGCCGAATATCCCGATGATGTTAAGCTGACCGTCGACATGGATGATTGCGTAGAAGCAGAATTGCCCAAGAAGTGGGTAAAGCTCCGTGCTCCCGTCAAAATGTCGGAAGAGCGCCGCGCTATTATGGTTGAGAGCGGCAAACGCTTGGCAGCCATTGCAAAGGCAAAATTGGAAGAACGCAAAGCTGCTGCCACTCAAGAGGACTAAAGCCGACCGGCTTTAGATATATTTTCCCATAGACATGCAAAGGAGGAATTCACATGTCGTATTCAGAAACTGCGGCTCTGAATGCCATTTTCGGCATTCTCGGCACCTTTTGGCTGCTGGTTGTGGCGTATTTCGTCATCTCCATCATCGCCAATTGGAAAATCTTCACAAAAGCCGGGCAACCCGGCTGGGCGGCCATCGTACCGTTCTACAAACAGTACATCGAGTTTAAGATTTACTGGGGTAACGGCTGGCTGTTCCTTGCCCCAATTGTGTTGGCAGCACTGGCGTTTGTACCGCTTCTCGGTCAACTACTCATCCTCGCCAACCTTGTCATCACAATTGTCACGCAGTACAAGAAGGCCGTTTCTTTTGGTCAAGGCGTTGGCTTTACCATCGGTCTTGTACTGGTCAATCCTATCTTCAACATGATTCTGGGCTTTGGTCAGTATCAGTATCTCGGCGTACCGCAAGATGGTTATTCCTATGACCAGTTGAAGAACAAGTACGATGAGCGCAAGGCTACGGCAGCTAACACCCAGACTGTCTACACCCAGCCGCCGCAGGATTATCAGCCGAACCAGAATGTCAGCTACCAAAACCCCAATACGCAGTATCAGCAGCCTCAGCAGCCGGTGTACCCTCAGCAGAGTTACCAGCAAGCTCCGCAACAGCCTACATACCCGCAGCAGGCTCCGGTTCAGCCGCAGGATAACAACGGCATGAGCCAGCCTAAGCCTCCTGTGCAGAACGTCCAGTAAAGCCATGTTAGTCGTTGTGGTGGTACTGTTTCTGGTGGTCATTGTTGCAATGGCGTTTGCCTATCAGAAAGCGTCAATCTACTATTACGATGACCAGCAGAAATTCTTTCGACTTGCATTCGCAATAACAGCAGTCGGTGCAGCAGCACTTTTCGTTCTATTTCTCGTTTCCGGAGACACGATTGCAGCAATTGTTGCCGTCGGAAAAAGTTGACGAATGTTGCGAACTGAATACCATAGTATGTGAACGATAGATACCATACACCTATGTAGCGCTATCATTCACATTTCTGCTTTGAGGCGGGCTTCCCAACCGGGAAGTTCGCCTTTTTGCATATAAACCAAGAAGGAGTGTAATAAAAAATGCAAGCAAAAATCGTATTCAGAGGCAATAAGTGCTTTCGCGAATTCGACCTCAAAACAGTCGCGGAAAAACTAGGCTTATCCATCGATGACTTCAACCACTTTGCGCTCGCTGTTGATGAAAAGAACGAAAAAACGGTATACGCATCGGTATACGCACAAGTTCCTTTATTCGAGACTCAATGCTCTGCCATCAATGTTTCCGGCTGGCTCTTTGACCGGGTTTTTAACTTGGTAGATGCCGAGCTCCCCAATAAAGAGCATCCAGACATTACAACAATGGTATATGCCGGTGACACTTGGTCCGAGCCCGAAGAATGGATTGCACAAGTAAATACCACCATTCGAGATGAAAACGATGACAGCCGTCATATCATTATCTTGAACGACAGCAATGTAACCCCCATGTGGATGCAAGATGATGCCATCCAAATTCCTACTGCAGCAACCAAAGAGCAGCTCGAAAAGAAGGACAACTATTTCACTTTCAGAAGCCTTTCTATGCAGCTTGCTGATGATGGCAACAGCAAATACTTCTCTTTCGATGAAAACAGCCAAACCCTATACGCAAATTGCCTTGAAGCAAAAGAATATGCCATGCGTCTTCTCCATACATATTGCAAAGGCGTAAAGGCAGTTACCGGCAAAAAGCAGGATGCCGATGGACACACGGTATATTGCATTCAGGGAATCTACAGCAAGCCTCTCAAAGCATCCTTATGGGATGAGGTCAGAGAGCATATCATCAAAACGAGAGACTATAAAAAGATGAACCGTGTCCTCGGCTATACGCCTGATGCTGTCACAGACCTTGACCTTCTGCGCTATGTACTTGACAAAGCAGCGGCGGTCTTGCCGGATGAGCTCATCCGCAAATGGTACGCCGAAATGGATATTGAAGAATTTTAGTGGAATGGTCCCATTCCACTAAGTTCCTTCAATATCACAGGCGGATGTACTTTTGTACATCAAGATGACGAGCTGCACTTGTACGGTTTTCCCAGCTTACAACCATGCGAAGGCGTCATCTAGCCAAGGGAAACACAACCTCCTGCTTCGGCAGGGGAGACTTATCGTAAAGGAGGTGGCGTATATGTCCACTGTGTATGTGCTTAATAAAGACGGTAAGCCTTTGATGCCTACGACTCGCTGTGGACATGTACGCCATCTGCTTAAAGAGCAGAAAGCACGAGTCGTAGCATCAAAACCGTTTACCATTCAACTGTTGTATAAAACTAACGATGTAGTGCAGCCTCTATATTTAGGCATTGACCCCGGTAGAACCAATATCGGCGTTGCTGTTGTCAAAGCAGACGGCACGACTGTCTTTACTGCACATCTGGAAACCCGTAACAAGGAAATTCCGAAATTGATGAAAAAGCGTAAAGATTCCCGTCGCGCAAGACGCACCAACGGTAGACGATGCCGCCGTCAACGGAGAGCAAAAGTTAATGGCACTATTTCCAAGAAATGCGTAAAGCATGATACTGCTCAAAATGGCAGCGTTAGCAAACGTGCAAAAGAAATTGGTGTTATCAAGCGCCATCTTCCGGGTTGTGAGAAAGATGTACTTTGCATCGACATCAAAAACAAAGAAGCAAAGTTCAGCAATCGCACAAGACCGGAAGGCTGGCTCACACCTACCGCAAATCAGTTGCTGCAAACACACATCAACTTGGTAAAGAAGATTCGGAAGTTTCTTCCTATCAGCGATGCTGTGCTCGAAATCAACAAATTTGCGTTTATGCAGTTGGATAATCCTAATATTCAGAAATGGCAGTATCAGCAAGGTCCGCTCTATCAAAAAGCAAACCTTGAAGAAGCCGTCTCTGAAATGCAGGAACACCATTGCTTGTTTTGCAAGAAACCCATTGCCCATTACCATCATGTGGTTCCGCAATCTGAAAACGGCAGCGATACCATTGGCAACATTGTTGGCTTATGCACAAAGCACCACGACCTTGTGCATAAGGATACCGCGTGGCAAAAGAAGCTTGCCAAAAAGAAAACCGGACTCAATAAAAAATATGGCGCTTTGAGTGTGTTGAATCAAATCATTCCGGCGCTGACGAAAGAGTTGAGTTCTCTTTTCCCGAAACATTTCTTTGCGACCAATGGTAAAAGCACCTACGATTACCGTTCAGCGCACGGCGTAAGCAAAGACCATTGGCTCGATGCTTATTGTATCGCTTGTTCTGTTTTACCAAATGATGTTTGCGATAGCGGCATCAACAATCGTGTGCCGTATGAACTTAAACAGTTCCGTCGCCACGATAGACGAGCACTAAATAACGAAAACATGAGCCGTGTGTACACGCTCAATGACAATGTGGTTGCCACAAATCGGCATAAAGCTACTGAGCAGACAACTGACAGCTTGGAAGAGTTTCGTCAAAACCATCCAGATGATGTTTGCAAGCTTAAAGTAAAAGAGCACCATCCAACATACAGAAACATGAACCGCAACTATCCGGGAAGCGTATTTCTTATCGGAAAGCAAGTTCATGTAATGCAAGGAATAGCGGGTTCCAAAGATGGGGAAGCAACAACATACAAAGATACTAACGCAAACTCAATAGCCGCCGGAAAATGCAAATTTGTTGCAAAGAATTCTGGCATATTGTTTGTGTAGCGTGAATTAAAAGTAGTAAAACCACGAAAAATCTTCAATAACCGCCGAAATACAAAACAAAAACACCAACAAAGCCAAAGCTTTGCCAACCGAATTTGTAAAGGAATGAGATAAATTTATGGATTTATACGAAATTGAGAGCAAAATCAAAGATTTGGAAGCATCCTACAATAAAGAGGCAGACAATCTTATGCAGGAGCTCAATGCCTACAAAAAGAAAAACCCGATTCTTCCTCTGTATGGAGATGACCCGAATGTCGACAAGATGATTGCGAATAAAAATCGAATCATCCGCAGCCAGTACACTCGCCGCGAAAACAAAGTCCACAAACTGTGGGAAAAGTTCTACGATGATGTCACGGACATCGTCACAGCAGAATATAATCTTCCCACAGATGTAGCCAAACTCGTTGTACAACAAGTGCGTGACCGGGATATAGGGCGCAGCGAACTCACTTCTTATCTGGACCATTACGCAATCTTTGCCGAATTGGTTCTGGACGCTGTGTTGTGAACCTATTGCGAATCTGTGCGAAGTGACTAAAATTGTAGATGTACGATAGATAACAATAACCTACAAAGGCATTTTGTCTTTCGTACTTTTCATAATTTCGCTTGAAGGCGGACTTCCTGCTTTAGGGAGCCCGCCTTTTTGCGTTCCATAACAAAAATCAGAAAAGGAGACAGAAAATGAACGACATTTGGAAAAGCCTTGCCTCACGGCTCAGCGAAGCGGAAGAACTTCCTCGACGCCCTGACTACAGCACTCTGCCAAAGACCACAGATGTTATCGACGAAGAAAAGTCGGTTCGCTGGAACAGGGAAGAGGTTGAGCGCCGTAGAAAAGAGTGGATTGTGAAACGCAATACTTTGCTGCGCAAGAGAAACAATGCAGTAGGCGTTGTCCAAAACGACATCATCCTGCAAATCCAAAAGGAGCTGGAAGAAGAGACCGGTAAACCTGTCGACAAAGTGGTTGCTACACTTCTCTGGAATAAAGCCTATGAACGCGGTCACGCTGGTGGGTTCTATGAGATTTACGCAGCCATTGAAGACTACGAAGACCTTCTCACCACTGTACTGAAGGGTGGTTGGCTGGAATGAATCTCAACATCCTTCCGGGCACTTTCGTATGGAACTTGCACCGTAAACCAATTTCAACGGTGCAATGCTCGCTCAGCTTGATACAGCAGCTCAGATTCTCGGTGTAGAATACGAAAAAATTGACATAAGTAAATAATAGGAGGCTCCTATGAAACTAGACGAATACCTTATCCGTAACGGCGTCAAGCTGTTTATCAATCCCTTAACACCAAAAGGCGAACCGCGTCAGACAAATAGCCTCGGTGCCTTTGATTACGCCGAAAACCTCGACAATATCCTCGGCAAACATGTATGGATTTGCGATTATCGTGTCAATGATAAAGCAGTCCTGAAGCCGATTCGAGACGTGAAGCCTATGGAAGTCGTTATTGCAGACGCAAACAACTGCAAAAAGAGCATCTACTATTCGCCAGTCTATTTTCAGCCGGTGAAAGGAAAGAAGGTTCTTTCTACCGTTATCGCACCCATCGACAATACCGGCTACCGTTGCAGCCCCGGCGTTTCTGTTAATATCTTTGACACTAGGGAAGAATGTGTTAAGTGCTATCGGGAACAGGTTCGACAGGCAGACGAGATTTATGAGAAAGAGAAAGCTCGCATCATCAAAGAGTTCGACGCTCGCATGCAGATTCTCAATGATTCTCTCACACCGTTCAAAGATGTCCCGCAGAGCGATTACACGGTAACTGTTAAAGCTGATGCCACAAACAATGACCTGCCTTACAGTGCAAAAGACCGTGGCTATCGTTACGAAGTGTCTAAGAGCATGACGCCTGAAAAGTACGCTATTGAGAAATTCAAGAGTCGTGTGCTTCGTGACCTTGCAGACGAACTTCGTGCCAATACCCAGTGGAAGCGTGGCGCACCTATCAGTCTGACCTTCGTCATGGACATCTATGTTGATGGTATGCGAGATATCACTCAGACTGAAATGATGCCGCTAACACTCACCTTGTAAAAATCGCAAAAACAAGTTAAAATAACATTCAAAGAAAGAAAGGAATTTGCTTTATGAAAACGATGGAACTTGCTGCCTCTATTATCGATGTCTTCGAGGATTACCTCTCCACTATCGACAAGGTCATCCCTTGTGCTGACTCCGATGATGAGGAAGACCGCGCTGAGAACGATAATGCGGCCGCAATCTATGGCACCGAATACTACACTCTGGAGGATACCATCAACGGCTTCTTGCAGAACGACCCGTATAACCCCGGCACCTATGTCGACAAGTGCCTCGATGCTTTTGATTCTCTGCTCGATGAGAAGGGGATGAACGATGAAAAGCCGCAGGGTGAGAACCGCGACAAGATTCGTGACCGCATCTGCCACTTGGCTGACAGTGAGAAGGCTGCTGATGATGAGAAGACGCATTACGCAAGTCTCTGCGCCAAGGCAAAGGCTTGGAGCGCCGCCTACTATGAGCAGGATGCCCCGGCAGTTACGGACGAAGAGTACGATACCGTGATGCACGAGATTCGTGACATTGAAGCTCGCCATCCCGATTTCGTGACTCCAGACAGTCCTACGCAGGTCGTTGGTGGCAAGCGCGTTATCGGTATCCCGGTCGAACACCGTGTTCCGATGCTCTCGCTGCTCGATGTGTTTTCCGATGACGAGGTTCGCACTTTTGTGGATTCGGTGAAAGCTGAATACCCCGACGCGACCTTCTCTGTGGAACGCAAAATCGACGGTTTGAGCCTGTCTCTGGTCTATGAGCGTTCTAAGTCCTCTCAAACCTATGCACATCTGGTTCAGGCTTCGACACGCGGTGATGGTCATGTCGGTGAAGATGTGACGGCGAATGTTGCCGCCCTCAGTTGCTTGCCTTACAGCATTGAACTCCCGGACGGCATCAACAAGATTGAGCTGCGCGGTGAGTGCTACATGTCCGAAAAGGACTTTGAGGCGACCAACGCGAAGCAGGCAGAAACAGGAAAGAAGCTCTTCGCCAATCCCCGCAACTGCGCTGCCGGTACGCTGCGTCAGTCTGACCCGGCTGTCGCAAAGGAGCGGAACCTGAAAGTGTTCATTTTCAATGTGCAGAGTGTCAATGACAGGGAGGATTCCTCTGAGTTTGCTGACTCTCACTGCGACCAGCTTTGCTATCTGCGCGATGTTTGCGATTTCAAGACCACCTACTACGCGCATTGCAATGACACCAACAGTATCCTCGCCGCTATCCGCGATATCGGGGAGCATCGGTATGATATCGATTATCCAATTGATGGCGCTGTCATCAAGGTAGACGAAATCGACATCCGCAAAAAGATGGGTGAGCGGACCAAAACTCCTAAGTGGGCTATTGCTTTCAAGTATCCCGCCGAAGAGAAGGGGACTATCCTGCGCAGCATTCAGTTGCAGACAGGTCGTACTGGTCGTGTCACTCCTGTCGCGGTCTTTGACCCCGTGCAGCTTGCCGGAACCCGTGTGGAGCGTGCAACGCTCAACAATGCCAACTTCATCAAGGCGCTGGACATCCGCATCGGCGATACTATCGTCCTGCACAAATCCGGCGACATCATCCCGAAAATCACAATGGTGGAGCTGGAAAAGCGTCCTGCAGACGCTGTGCCTTATGACATGACAAAGCAGGTCTGCCCCGTTTGCGGTGCGCCTATCGCGCCCGTCAACGGTTCTGTGGACCTGTACTGCACCAACGACACCTGCCCTGCAAAGACCGTGAATCGTGTCATTCACTTTGCCTCAAAACCCTGCATGGACATCAAGGGACTTGGTCCTCAGATGATTCGGGACTTGGTTGACAGCCGGTTCATTGAGAACCCCGTTGACCTTTACCGGCTCTATGAGGAAGAAAGTGAGCTGACCGACATGTATGGCGCGAAGATTGCCAAGAAGGTTCTTGCTGCCATCGAAAAGTCCAAGGAGCAGAATGCCGACCGCGTCCTCAAGGGTCTTGGCTACCGTCTCATCGGCGGTCATGTTGCTCGTGCGCTGTTTACTCAGTGCAAGGCTACAAACGGCAACCTTCTGACACTGTCCATGCTCAATGTAGATACCATCAAGGAGTACAACATTCCCGGCTTTTCTGACGCTATCTATGCTGCACTCGATGCGATGCTTTCCAACGCGGAGTTTAAGCAGGAAGTCAATACCTTGCATGATGCCGGTGTCAATCTTGACTATCATGCTCCGGCAGGTGCCAATGATGAGTCTGCGCCGCTCGCTGGCAAGACATTCGTTATTACCGGTACGTTGCCTTCCATGAGCCGCGATGAAGCTAAGACTTATATCGAAGCGCATGGCGGCAAAGTCTCCGGAAGTGTCTCCAAGAAGACGAGCTATCTCGTTGCAGGTGAAGCTGCCGGTTCCAAGCTCGATAAGGCAAACGCTCTGGGCGTGCCCGTTCTGAGTGAGGATGACCTTAAAGCAATGTGCCTGTGAGGGGAGGTCTCGGTATGTACGACTTTGACCGCATCGTTAAGGCTGCGGAGTCCTGTGAATTTCACAGCGCATTTGCCTCTGACATTAAGCTCTGTGAAAATGCACTTGGCATGGGTGGTCTTATGGGAATCAATGCCGAATGCTGGCTTGATATTCTGAACACCATGCCGGACGCTGAAATCGCAGAGTATGTCCGCACCAAGTATAAGCCCGACCTCTTGAATCCGTTCAAGGGAACATCCTTGTATATTAAATCATGACCTATTTGCCGTCCACCCTTCACGGGGTGGGCGGTTTTTTTGTTGATATAATGTGCGAATTGCGTACAATAAATAATAGATTTCAAAAAAGAAGGTGTTTGAAATAATTCATCACGACGTTCCAATCACGGAGAATATGCAAAAGTGCATTGATTACATTAAAAACAACGAACCTGAAATTGCGGAATATGTAAACTCTCTTTTTCTTGCTCGAACGGATGAAATTCAGAAACAGCTTTTGGAGTATATAGCAGGTCAATTAAACCCAATTCCTCCGCATTTCGAGTGGCGATACGTCGGCTGCCCATATGATTATTCTGGTGCGTTAGTAGAACAAGGGAAAATTTCTTTGAATCAGTCTGTTGAGGATTTTCTTGAAAATGAGTACACAGGTACAAAAAGTGCAACTTTTGAATCTCATTATGGGTTTTCTTTCGACACTTATGGAGACGATTTGTCTTCCGAATCCCTAAGCATCGGATTCGTAATCATGATTGACGGAATTAAAGATTATGTAGAAAGTCACACAAAAATTTCTTTTCAACAATTCTCCCAAGAAGAATTTTTAATCATCCGAACCGAATGCAATAAATTTGACCCAATATACGACGAGTGCCACGCCAGCGATTTCTTCTGGGCTGCTTCTGCCGTAGAATTTGCTGGTATCAGCAGTATGACATTGAAAGAAGTTTTAGATACTCAAAAAATATAATATCAATAACTGTTTTCATCTTATTTGCTGTTCACCCCCCACCCACAGGGTGAGTGGCTTTTTTGCTTTTTATTGCGAAACAAGGATAATTAGAGAAAAATACAGGAGGGCCACCATGACAAAACGATTCTCATTGGACGGCACACAGTTAAAGTTTTTAGCTCTGCTGTTCATGCTGATTGACCACATTCATTACTTCTTTGAATTTACCGGAGCTATCCCGGAAGTATTTTTCATAATTGGACGATTATCTGCCTACTTATTTTTGTTCTGTATGATAGAGGGGTTCAGACATACGCGTTCCAGAACGAAATACTTCTTACGCATATATGTCCTTGCTGCGACAATGGGATTCATATACCACCGGATGCCTTATCACGGTGTCTTCGTACGCAGTGATGGATTCTATCCCATCAACGGCATTCTTCTCAACCTCGTCATTTTGTGTATTGTTTGGCAAGGAATAGACTGGATGAAAGCCGGATATTACATAAAAGGTTTTTTCTTCAGCTTTGCACCGTTTTGCTACGCACTCATTGCAAGAGGATTCACAATGCGTAATTCAACCTCTCACCTGTTTATATTTTTCAACCACACCTTTCTACCAAACATGATTTATCTTGTAGATGGAGGATTACCGTATATCATAACAGGCATTGTCTTATACGCTTTCAAAGAAAACCGAAAAGTGCAAGCTGTTGCATTCGTAATTTCCTCTTTTATCATGCAAGTCCTTTTCAGAGGTTGGGTGTCAGCAGTTACTGACCCAACTTTCGCATGGAGCCAAATGCTTACAGACATATCTTACTGGCATTGGTTCAGCATCTTCACGGTATTCATCTTCCTTATGTACAACGAGCAAAAAGGAAAAGGCTGCAAACAGCTTTTCTACTGGTTTTATCCCGCGCATATTTATATTTTATACGAAATATCGTGTATTTTGTGTATCTCAAAATAAACTTGCACGCGTGTAACATTCCGTGCAAGTTGTAGTTGACGGAACTTGCGAACTGCGTATGATAGGTGATGTACCAAAGATACCATTTCACTTTTCATTTTTAACATTCCGTTTTTGCAAGGACAGTCCTCTTTTGAGGCTGTCCTTTTTTATTTTGCAAAAACGGACACACCGCTGTGGAGATAACATCAAGAGCAGCACCCTTAAACTATCATGAATAACACGAACATGAACGAAAAAGTCATTGCCATTTGCCCTGATTGCGGTTGCGAATACACAACCACAAAAGCAAACCTCGTTAAATTTGCACAGCGCGGCGAAACGGCCTGCCCTGCTTGCAGATTCAAAAAAGTCAAAGCCCATAAGGATGTTGATGCATCCAAACCTGAAACGCATCACCGCAAAAAGCTCGTTTTCGGAGTCAACGATTTGGCTACCAAGTACCCTAAAGTTGCTGCTATGTGGAGTCCCAAAAACACAATTCGCCCCGACGAAGTTTGCTGCGACAGCCCCAAAAAGGTGATTGTTGTGTGCCCTGACTGTCATGCAGAGTACACAACCAGTATCATCTCTTTGGTCAAAAGCGTCAAAAGCGGGACCTTCACTTGCCCTGTATGCCGTGGCATGAAAGTTATTCCCGGAATCAATGACTTGGCAACCACCTCTCCTGCTGTGGCAAAAATGTGGAGCGACAAAAACGCTTTCTCCCCGCGTGAAGTAAGCGCCAATAGCTGCAAGAAGGTCGTCGTTGTATGCCCCGATTGCGGTGAGGAATACATCACTCATGTGGATTCTCTTGTCCGTTGCATCAACAACGGCATCCACACTTGCCCCTGCTGTGCTCACCACAAATCCATCTCCAACAACCTTGGGTTCGAATATAACGGGTTCATGACAAAAACAATGAATGATGGCTCAAAAGCAACCATCGTTCGTATCATCAGCACAAATGCTGTTGATGTTCGGTTTGAAGACGGATTTGTTCTGAAACATGCCCGCATGACCCAGTTCAACAACGGCACACTGAAAGGTCATCGCGCAAGCGCCATCAGCTACTAAGTTCAATCCTTACAAAGAAAAGCTTTGAAGAATCCTTTCCTGTTCTCCGTCATCAACTCTCTGAAGACGATGAATCCCGAAATGTATCCGCGTGTACTCGCTGCAGCCGAGGAAAGCGCCGACATGAAGGAGTTCAACGCTCGTCTGCAGATTCTGCTGACAGAGTAAAGCAATCTCCTTAATAGAGTAGCTCAATCCTATTGAACGCAAAACTCAGTTGTCTTTTTACATAGATAGCATTTCCTGCCGTTCACCATTATGGTCCAAACTTTGCAAAAGAAATTGCAGAACTTATTATCCATTCTGTTCTAGCATGCTCTGCAAATCCCGTTTCCGCCTAAACACATGAAAAGGAAGTGTCCAGACAAATGAAAATTATCAAATCCACCATCATACAGTTCGTTGCGGTTCCCGCAATGGCTGTTTATGCCTTGTATGAAGCCATCAATGCGCTGGCAATCGAAATCGACTTGGTGCGCATCCGCGCCATGACGAATTGCTGCCGCAAGTTTAAGACTATATGACGATAAGCCGTCTGCCTTCGGGTGGGCGGCTTTTTTTGCGAAAAAGTGTTGACGAGGATTGCGAACGGCATACAATAGAAAGCGAACGATAGATACCACTTTTTACTTTCCTTGGTTTCACATTCCTCTCTTTGATTAGGGCGGACACTCTGTATGAGTGTCTGCCCTTTTTCTTTTTGAGGCTTTTCGCAGATATTTCTGCGTTTATATAAATCCGTTTCAGCATACCTATCACCGAAGGAGGGATAGCTTATTCGTCACACCCTTGCAAGGTTTTGCACGTACGCGCTGCGTTAATGCGTTCCGTAAACAAATCATTAGAATTGCCTTTAAGGAGGGCTGAAGTTATGAATATCATGAATGAAATCCATGAAGGAAATACGGAAGCGATGTGGGAGCTCGAAGAGCTTGAATGGGAATACTATGTGTACCTTCGTAATCTTCTTGATTTGCCTATTTATCCAATCCGTTAAAATGCGTTCCGAAAAAATACTATAAAGGAACCTTTATATCCAGCATTGTCGTGTGAACCTCGACGAATTTCGCGTTGAAGAATCACCCACTGACCTTGATGGTGCTCGCAATGTTTGCGTCATCCTCGACCACGTTGGTGACCACAACGAGATTCCCATCCTGAATGTATCCACAGATGATGTGAGCGGTAATACCCTCGAACACTTCTACGAATATCTCTGGGTAAACAGTGGGTATGTTGCATCCCGCTCTAAAGATGTTGTTACCATTGATGATGCCCTTTGCCGTGTGCAGGAGCGCGTTATGGCACAACACTTTGCCGAGTTTGGCGTCAACGGAAGAAGCGCAAAAGCTGTATTCCATCTTTCTGCGCATGATGAAGGACATGTACTGGTCAACGAAATTGCCGAAAAGCTCCAATGCCCCAAAAAGACGGATTTTCTGAATCTTTACTGGGCATATGAGGACAGCAAGCGCAGTTTTGCTTTGGCACGTTAACACCACGACACGGTGTTTTGAATAGATTTTCTGTATCGGCAGACGTACACGCTGCGTTAATGCGAAACTTAGTACCCACAACAAGGTACTTATTAAATACATATCTCAGCCGTGTGTCGCCACGATAGTGCATTAAACATAGATGTTCCCGCCGCGTTCCGCCGCGTAAGAGCAATTTGTATAGATACTATTTCAAAAGGAGGTGCGCTTCGTGCGTATCCATTACATATTTTAGGGCTTGATTGCCCTTTAAGCACCCAAGCCCGATGGTCTTATCCAAGGTTGCTTCTAGCTGCAGTATGAAGCAAAATTGAAGGGACTGTCAGGTTTGCTAAGCCGCTCGCCTTTTGGCGGGTGGCTTTCTTTTTTTACAAAAAAGTTGTTGACGACGCTTGCGAACTGCATACAATAGAGAACGAACAATAGATACCACTTATCCTTGCCATTCACATTCCATCCAAAAGGGCGGACACTCTCAGAGTGCCTGTCCTTTTTCTTTTTGGACAAAGGTAAAATTGCGACATAAGGTTCGCACGTTAAACACCACGATACGGTGATTTGAATAGATACCAACTGCTGTAATCAGCACGTACACGCTGCGTTAATGCGAAACTTAGTGCCCACAACAAGGCACTTATTAGATACACATCTCAGCCGCGTACCGCCGCGATAGTGCATTAGAATATATCACCAAACAAAAATACAAAAATTCGAAGGGAGACTTTCTTATGATTAGAAGATTTTTTGAAGCCATAGTTTAGCGAGTAGACACTTTTATCGGCAACCATGAAGATAAAGCCAAAGAAATTGCAACCGATATCGGTGGAGCTATCCGCGATATTCTTTAGGTGTTGCTGAGTAAAGAAGGTGTTCTGCTCGCGTTCTTGACCGAACAAGTCAAACTTAGCAAGTATGCGATATTCACCATATGTGCTGTCACAGCGGTCATGACCGTTGCTTTTCTGCTAAAGCACTTTGCCGGAAGGTATACGCATATCAAATCATTAGCAGAAAGTTTTCTGTCTGCAGTTGACATCAAAGGTGTGCTAAAAGATACAGTCACCGAATATGTTAAAACCAAGTGCAAGACAGAGAAAAAAGAAGAATAACAACATACGCTCCGTTTTATGGGGCACGCTATGGAGATGATTTCAAGAGTAGCGCGTCTGCCCCACGAAACGGGGCTTTATTATGAAGAAAAATACCACCACAAAAATTCATGTCGGCATTACCGACAACTATTTCAATGCCCTCTCCAAACAGAACCTACCGATGAGCAGTGCTGCCTGTGAGATTGTGGACAACACAATCTCCAACAGCAAAGGTCCCATCAATTCGCTGGTTGCTGTTGAAGAGGGTTCTGTAAAGGGTATGCTTGCCCTGATTTTTGCTGATTGGGGCAAAGGCATGACCATCGAGCGTCTCGAAGAAAGCGTTCAGCTTGGTTCCCGCCACACTGATGAGGGCCCTCTGTGCATCCACGGCGTTGGTTTGAACAACTTCCTGCTGGTCGCCACTCGCAACAAGTACCCGTGGTTTATCGCCACGCGTAAACCGGGCGAGAAGACCTACCATCGCATCGACGGTCCTTTCTCCACCACGATGGAGATTACCGAGCAGAAGGAAATTCCTCTGGAGAACATCGTGATGCGTGATGCCTACAAGAGCCTCGGTGCCCCGTCCACCATCATCTATGTTGAGATGGACAAGAGCACGGCGAGCACTATGCTCACCACCTCTGGCACTTGCTCTCCCAGCTTGGTTCGCAACACCAATATCATTCGTCGCTCTCTTGCAGAGCACTTTGGCGTCAAGTACCGCAATTACTTGGCACCCGATGATTCCGGTATTGCACCCGCCCGCATTCTGATTCCTAATTATCAGATGGCGAGCGGTAAGGTTTGTGATGTCTTTGTGAAGCCAATCTTTCCGCGTTACAAGACGAAGGAGGATACCCGCTACATCAATGTCGATTACGATGGTCACACTATCCCGTTGACCGTTGATGTCGGTTTGATGGACATCGTTGCCACCCAGAAGGGCGCTGTCACGGGCGGTTACAGCCTGAAGCACTACTATCAGGGCAACATGGCAACGCAGGGCGTTGACATCCAGCTCGGCAACCGCGTCATTGCAACTGCTCAGTTGGATACCATCTGGGACCGTGCCCGTCATCCGTCCTTCAACCATTTTGTTGGTACTGTTGCCATCGATATCTCTGACCTGCCGCGCGGATTCTTGAACACGTTGCCCAACAAGTCCAACATCGACTTGAGCGATAATGGGTGGCGTGCTATCTTCGACGCTATCAAGTCTGAGGTATCTCTGGTTGAAGACTCTTCTTGCCCTCTTGAGGTCTATGCAAAGAAGTTTGCGGAAAACCTTGAGAACAGCACCGGCAACAAGGTTGAGCTGCAGTTCCCCGTATATGCCAATCGTACGCGTATCGATGTTCTGGAGTATCTGGACAATGACCATTGTGTCATCCACGACTTCATGTCGACTACCGCAAACCTGAAGGCTGTCGCAGAGCTTCGCACGCACTGGGATGGCATGGTTGCTCAGGGCTGCCAGCCTGTTTCTGCTACCATGTACTGCCCCAAAATCGGTCCGATGCTCAAGCACACCTGCGATGAGCTGAATACCCTTATTCAGTCCATGAACGATAAGGATTTTAAGGATGCCTGGGCTGCCGCGAAGGGAGATGTGGCAAAGATGCCTCATTACAGCTTTGCTGTTGAGGTTGACAAGAATATCCCCGACAAAAAAGCCTAACCAATAAAGTCACTAGCCGCCTGCTTTTCGGAGCAAGCGGCTTTTTGTGTAATTGATTATTTTTACGAAATGTGGTATAATACAAGCGCCGAGAGGAGGGCTTGTGCAATGAAAGAGCAAAGATATTCCGACCACGAAATTATCTATATGCAGGTCCGCCTGTACCACCTCGCCTGTGAAAAGTGGGATGCAACACCAAAAGAAATTCTTGCAATTTTTAAGAAAAACAATTTGTTCTTGAAAATTAAAGAATGCTATGATTCGTTTCATCTCTACGGCGACGAGGGTGTCCTTGAGGACCTCTTCCAAATGATAGAAGGGGAAAAGCCAAAATGGAAAACAAAGTAATTCTCTATCATACGAGTTATTGTGTAGTAAATGAACCGAATCTTGAATTGTGCAGTGACAATCGAGATTTCGGTAAAGGCTTTTACCTCACATCTTCTTATATTCAAGCACGACGATTTGTTAAAACATCTTTAAGAAAAGCAAAGATGGAGAAATTCATTGACGAGAAGAAAACCACCGGATATATCAACAAATTTAAGTTTGATGTCACACTGTTGAAACAGCTAAAAACACATGAATTCGCAGAAGCAAATCGAGAATGGCTACATTGTGTCGTCGCACATAGACGTCGCGATGTATTTCAAGAACTAATTCCCATGTATATGCCATATGATATAATGATTGGCAAAATTGCTGATGACCGTACAGGTCCAACAATTTTCACCTATATCAATGGGCAATATGGCGAAATTGGTTCTGAAGAAGCAGACAGTCTGTGCTTGCACTTTTTAATTCCAAACAAGTTTGAAGACCAGTGGGTATTTCGCAGCGAAAGCGCCATATCTCATCTGAAGTTTTTGGGGAGTGACGAAGTATGTCTACTTTAAAACAATATCAACAGAGCCTTAGCGTAGACAATGTTCTTGCCATGACCATTGAAGACTTGTCTAAAAAGTATAACATCGAATATTCCGATATGTGCGCACAATTTCTTGAAAGTGATGTGGCGCAAAAGCTATCCGAACCAGATGATACTCTTTGGGCATTTGGTCCTGCTTCCATCATCGAATGGTATGAAATCGAACAGCGAAGCAAAAAAGACTCTCCCGACACACCGCAATAAACCCATTCACGCCGTCTGCCATTTGGTAGACGGCTTTTTCTTTTTGTCTCAAAATATTTTGTTGCAGAAACTTGCGAATTGAGTAAAATTAAATTTATCGAAAGGATGTGAGCCACCTTGAAGCGCATCGAAACATTACTCGAAAAAATTTCCAGCACAGGACTTATTCTTTATATGGCCGGTATCATCAGCCTTATTGCTTGCGCTATTGCTACTGTTGTGAAAGCTATGACATGGATAGATATGCTCCATTATGCAGGGTGCATCTTTGGATGTGGCTTCGCATTGATGGCAGTTGGCGCTATTGGGCTTGCTCTTATTGGCAAGGCGGAACGGAAACGCTTAACAAAGAAAAACTGAGAGGAGAGCGCAAAAGTGCAAACACATAGAAAAGCTGTTTCATTTGCAGCTTTATTGATGGCAGCCTCTGTGCTTCTCACGGGCTGTGCATCTCAAGAAATTCAAGCTCGCAAAGCAGCCATTGCCGCAGCATCTGCGACACAGCCGGAAGAAACACCTGCTCCTACGCTGAAACCGACTGCTGCACCTATTGACCGTTGGTCACTGCTTGATAATCTTCCAGATTTTGCTGTTGGAACACTTCCTGCACCTATTATTACATGGGTGGATGGCTTGCCGCTTGGCGAAAACCCGCTGACATATGAGGACGGTCAGCACATTGACGGCTTGTTCTCTAATGCAAGTGGGGGAAGCATCCAGCTTTCCGATGTTTCTGTAGAAGACCTCAAAGACACTCCTGTCAATGTTCGCATGAACATGACACTATCTGTTCTGGACGATACTGCTACTCCTACAAATAATTCTTCTGATGCTTCTTCTGATACGAGCGTTACAGATTTCTGCCTGCATACAAAAGGCTCAGACGGAGGACAGGCGTTTTACTACCAGATTGGATATAACGGCAACTACCCGATGGATATTCTCAATGGTGCTTTAGCGATTGAAAATAATCTGACATTTGGGGAAGCCTTTGACAATGGTTTGTATTACTCCTCCGCAACGCCGGACGAATTTGCGGGATATCCAGAAGAGGGAACACCAAAAGACCAAATCAATTTCCTATACTCTACATTTGGCACACCATCTGGTTTGTACTGGGCCGACAATGTAGATGGAGTACAGTATGGGTCATTTGAAGAATTCCGCGATGCAGAATATGACAAAGACAACGGAGCCAAACACTTCTATCTTATCTGGAATTTCGAAAAATGTACAATTGCTGCTGCCTGCTCTGACGATTTTAGTAATCCGGATGTTCTCGGCACCACCATCAATGAAATCTATGAATTCCCGATTCTTACCGGCACTGACTATGTCAAAGAAAGCACCAATAACTTCTTCTGGGGCTATCTTGGCTATGGCGATGCTCCTATCCGCTTGATTGGTCTATACGCAGAAGTTCCTGCTTCAAAAGTTCCTGTAATTGAAACGGAACCTGCATCAGAATCAGCAGCGAATGCAGAAACACAATCCAATAATGACGATTCGGTAGCTGAAACCACACCTGACAGTGAAAATGCGGATTCCGCAGCTGATTCCTCTTCTGAGGTTACGGAGGGCAATGCGGCTTCTTCCAAATCAGAAACAACATCCAGCACAACCTAAAATAAATCCTTGCGTATCTGTGCGAACTGCATATTATGGTAAGTGTACTACAGATACCAAGCAAAACACTATTTAGTTTTCACAGTTCTGAACTTTTGGCAGACTTCCCTAGTAATAGGCAAGTCTGCTTTTTGTTTGAAATTGAACTCTAAAACGCACTTTGTTGCATCTGAAAAGTACAAATTTTATGTTTTTAGGAGTGTAATAGCATGGACAAAACAACTGACAACGCATACCTCGAAACTCTCGGCGCTGTAGACTGGGATACTTTCTATCAGGAAAAGATGGCACTTCAGAACATCACCGATTACCTGCATCGAAACAAAGAGCAGGAAAACGGCATGTTTGGTCGCGCTGCCAACTGGATGGAAGGTATCCTCACTATGATGGACAATCTCGGCGATGCGGCAGAAGACGAAGGCGATTTCGTGTACCCGGAGCGTGACGAAAATGACCGATGCCTCGATAATCGCTTCAACGATGTTCTTGACCGCTCACCGGATGCTGCAATGTAAGCCGCGAAAGGGAACCGCATTATGCGTATCCAAAGAGACTGCACATTAAAAAGCACCAGCAACAACGACAAACGACTTCAGTATGTACTGGGGCACAAAGGAAAACTTCGCATTAGCAACGGACAGCCAATGGTGTTTGTTGTTGGTGATGCTGAAACTCAATGTAAGTTAACAACCGCACCGATTCAGCGTATCGGCATCGTCGGAGGCAACATTCTTGTAAAAACCGTCATCGGTACAGAGTATGTCTTCGATATGCACTGACACGCACATCTATCCACCGCAGTTGTTGTTTCTGTAAAAAGAACTTCAACTGCATTTTTTGTTTCATTACCGAAGGAGGGTAAACTCATGAATCTTATTCAGTATGCGTCTAAAAAAGAGCGTGTTCATGTTGAGCAAATCATCCGTGAGCAGCCTGTTCTGAAAGACGCTGACAATGTGACAATCAAAACAATCTCCGTACGCAAGAGCCTCGGCCTGACGATGGATGTCTTTGCACCTGCCGCAGTTTCCGATGAGCCGCTGCCGGTTCTCGTCGACATTCATGGCGGCGGGCTGATTGCGGGGCGGAAAGAGCAGAACCGCAACTTTTGCATCCGAATGGCGCAGAACGGCTATCTGGTGTTTGCTCCAGACTATCGCCTCGTTCCAGAAACGAACATTTTTGGACAAATTTCGGATGTTCTGGAAGCTCTCTCTGTCATCGAAGACCGCGCCTCGGAATTCGGTGGCGATGTGCGGAACTTGTTCGTCGTGGCCGACAGTGCCGGTGCTTTCTTGGCATCTATGGCAGTCGCTGCGATGCATAATCCCGCAGAAATGCAGACAGTCATCAGCCGCCTTGACAGACGTATTCCTCATAAGGTACAGACACTCCGCGTGGGCGCTATGGCGTTCCAGAGCGGGATGTTCTATATCTACAAAGGAAAAGTTGGTCTGTTGGCTGACAGCTACATGGAGAGAGACTGGCGCAAAAAAGATTACGCCGCCGTTATCCAACCGGAATTCTACTCCAAGCTGCTACCTCAGTGCTTCCTTTGCTCTGGCAGGGATGACTTCTTAAAGAAGCAGACAATGCAATTTAACGAACTGCTTGAAAAGGACAGCCGTACCCACAGGTATGTGTTCAGCAACGACAAGGGAGCCGACCATGCCTATGCTGCACTCCATCCGGAAACGGCATGGGGCGAAATGGCAAACACCGAAATGTTGGCCTTCTTTTACCGCTGCAAACGTTGAGAGGGGGAAACTCTATGACACGCGAAGAGTATATCAAAAATCTGAAGAATCAAGGCAAAGTCACTGTCAAAGACCTTGCTGAGCTTCTTACATTCACGCTCGATAAAGGCAACGAGCTGATGTTTGAGGATGACCATGTTGAAGTTTACATCCCCATCAACTTCGATGTCGACAAGGTTTTTGGCTTTGATGTCTGCAAAACCGACAATGGGGATTGGGTCAACCTGTACCTTTGCTGGTATCCGAACAAGGATGCCTACGATACCAAAGTCAAAATGTACCTGTACTACTGCAACAACTCCACTGATGACGATGATTTCGAGCTGGAAGTTGCTTTGACGTGGGACCAGCACAATGCGATTCTGCGGCGACTCACAGAACAGTATGAGAAAGCCTATGACTCCACCATCGAGAATGACTGGGAAGAATACCTTGTCGACAGTGAGGTGGACGATTATCCAAACGAAGACGAGGAGGAATAGCTCGTGAATATCAACCACTATGCGCTTCGAAAGGAGCGTGAGATACAAAAATTCATCAATAAACTGCCGCCACTCAATGCGGCAGCCGTAGGGATGGGAAATGATAAGCGAATCACTCACCACATCCTTATGGGCTATCACAACAATCATCTTCCCATTTCGGTTTTTGTGCCAAAACATAAAGAAAATGGGGAAAAGTTTCCCGTTATCATCGACATCTACGGTGGCGGGTTTGTTGCGGGGCGAAGCGAACAAAACAAGTGCTTTGGTGCATGGTGCGCCGAGCATGGGTATTTGACCTTTATCCCGGAATACACTCCTGTTCCCGAGACGAACATTTTCGGGCAAATCGGAGATATTCTCAAGGCATTTGAGGCTATCGACTGCCTCGCCGACAATTATGATGGCGACAAATCCAAGATGTACCTTGTGGGCGATGGTGCAGGTGCGGCACTTGCGTGCTTGACCTACGCTCTCATTTGGCATCCGGTTTCCATGCGTCATTTAGATGACGAATTGCCGTTCAACATTCCTCAAAATGCAAAATTTTCCTTTCGGGCAATGTGCCTGCAAAATGGAATCTTTACGCTCACTGACGGAAAAACAGCAGCTATTACACCGTATCTCATGGAAAAAGATTGGAAAAAAACGAGCTATGCACCTTATGTATCTCCCAAAACATATGCCAAAATGCTCCCGCCGTGCTTCCTTGTGACCGGTATTTCCGATTCGCAAAAGAAAGATACGAAACGGTTCAGCAACTTATTGGCGCACAAACGAATCAAATGTAAGACATATATCACACATACGCCTTTCACCAAAGAGAGCTTCGCTGCCAGATACCCCGGCAAGCCCTATTCTGAGGCTGCCAATCTGGAAATGCTGAAGTTTTTCGAACAAATCTAAGCCAAGAAAGGAGCCATCGTAATGGCTATCTACCAAACCAGAAATTGCATTTGTGCGGTCCAGTGGGACCCCGAAGACAAACAGAGCCTTGAAAACATCAAAGCACTTGTGAAAGATAACCCCCGTCTCGGCTGGAAAGTCAACGATAATATTCTCTCCAATAATGTCATCATCTGTAACTGCTTTGGTCAGCAAGAACTGTGCCTCCATCCCTACCACTATCTCGTTGAAGGTAAAAGAGACAGCCTTTTCAGTGTACCGCCTGAGACCTTCGAACTTATCTATGAGCTTGATAGTGGTACTGCTTATCAGCGGCATTAAAGGAGAATACTATGGCAAAGAAATACCTTGGCATCGTTCTGACAACGCGCCGATACGATATGTACCGCTTCGTGGTGTATCAGTATGAAGATACCGCCATGGTGAACACCTGTCCTCTGTGCCAGTTACTCCGTACGATTCACGCATACAGCAAGGAATACATGGAAGAGCAACGCGAGATTCGTGGTTATGTGCCGCGTCGCCGTTGGTTCAACCTTGACAATTCCTTGCCGGGTTACGCTCTGCATGAGTACGGGCTTACCCAGTGCGCAGAAATGTCGTTTGAACCTTGCCGCATTCCGCCGACCGCAGCATTTCGCCTAATGGAAGGCGTGAACGCTGCCAACTGGAAGAAGCATATCTGGTTTATTGACGGCGATGTAACGATGTTAGGCTAAAAGTGGTTGCACATTCGTGCGAAGCGATTACAATTAGAACTGTACGATAGATACCATTCACAACGGTTTCCGTCTTACAATTCACAATTCTGTATCCGACAAACAGACTTCCTTTCACGGGAGGTCTGCTTTTTTATTGTTAGGGAGGAGGGCATTATGCCTGTAACTTACTTTAAGGTTAAACCGGAATCAGCTATGTACAAAAACTTCTTTATCGAAAACACAGAACGGAAAAAGCTCAAAAAGCACATTTCCGAATTCATGAAAAACCATTTTGACAATGGCAAGCACGAAGTCTGGACAACGCTTTATCCGTCTCTTGTCATGACACTATCATCCGAAAAAGCAAAAGAACTCAGCCACCAGCTTTGTAAAGGAACGCTTGGCGATAGCCAGTATGTCTTTAAAGGCAACAACGGCGACCGGTTTTACCGTTTCAAGAAAAACTCTAAAACCTACAAGCTCTGGAAGGACGAGGTTATGGCTCATATCAATGAGGACAACCTGCGTGCAAATGCTTTTTGGAGATTCGATTTCCCGAACTCCTTTTATGCGGATGCCAACTTGCAAGTGGCAGTCAGCGGAGACCTTTATGGGACCTATTCCGGTGACGAAGGCGATGAGCTGCATTTCCCGAAAGATGTCACAGTGATTTCCGAAGCAGAATATCAGAAAGCATTTCAGTAAAAACACAAAAATCCAACCCAAGAAGGAGAGAAAACCATGAACGACAATTACACTATCAATATCAATGCCATGTGGAAACTCAACAACACCATCGGCAAAAGGCTCGAATGCGTTGATGCCGAACGCGCAAAAAAGCTGAGGCAGAAGAAGCAGCGCCGTGACAAGCGCAAAAACAGCTTTCGTGCAGCCAAGCACCGTTATGAGCTCTGCAAAGCTACGGGTACATGTGATAAGAAGAATGCCCCGTCTCGGCTGCGTAAAGGCTTCTCCGGTGGTTCTTACCACTACGATGCCCTCAACCATTACAGCAACTGCAAAAACAAGGCACCCGCCAAGACGTTTTCCATCTCTACTTACCGCCGCGAATGCGAGGCAAAGGACAAGATGGCGGAATACGCCTATTATCCCATTCAGGATGAGTGTTTCTACGGCTACGAATATCCCGACGAAGGGATGACGTTTTACGAAGACCTCAAGGAGTTTCTGCGGGTTCACTGCCTTGCTTCTGAGGAAGAACTTTCCGACTGTGGCATCGTTGAAATGATGACCATTGCCTACGCGCTCGGTGGCGAGAAGCAGCTTGGCATCAATGCGTATGATGTCACTCGAACCGTTTACCACTATGACGATTGGGGTGACCCGCACGCCGTGAGGGAATGCCTCCCGCTCTGCCACACCGCACACACGCTGCTCGGTCGCGGCAATTCGCTCATTCCCGGCTATGACGACTGCTGGGACGACATTGGATGCTATTACTGATACCATATTTGCCGCTGCCCTTTTGTGGGTGGCGACTTTTTCTTTTGTGAAAAGCCATCCTTGCGCGTCTGTGCGAATCAGATAAAATAAAATATACAATGTAAGAAAAGGAGAATGTACTTGCCCCTAAAATTTTTATTGCAAATTATTGCGAACTGAATAAAATCATGGTTGTACGATAGATACCATTAAACCCGGAAGGTTTCTTTCGCACAATTCATAGTTCTGTGAGCAATGTGCAGATTCGTCTTCGGATGAGTCTGCTTTTTGTTTACACCAATTTCTAAAAAGGAGTGTATTAAAATGACTAACGCAAATGAAATGGCACAGAAAGGCTTCGACACAGGTTTCACCGATGCCAATGACAACGAACTCCATGTAGGAGACTATGTCCGTATCTGCGGCCATATTGGAAAAATCGTTTTTTCCTGTGGCGCATTCGGCATCTTTATTACAGATGAAGTTCCTTGGGATGCCCTTGAAGAACTGGTTCGGAAAGACAGCGGTAACCGCGCCTCTTTCTTGTACAATGACACCTTCATCAGCTTTTGGGAGATTGTCTGGAACTTGAGTGAGGACACGGACGAGCCGTGCTTGCCCTATGTTGAGAGCATCACCGCGACCGGCGGCATTTTCACCGACGAGAACGGCAATAAGGATGTCTTCATGGGCTGCATCAACGGTTGCTCCGCCACATTGACTCAGTGCGAATACACCTGCGGACGCTACCACACCTGTGATACCGTAGCAGTGGCAAACGACTTGCTTCGTGACGAAGAGCTTGGGAAGGAGGGAAATGATAAGAAGTATCTTTTCCCTGAAAGCAATGTCATCGACATGTCGAAACTCTACAAAGATGGTGAAGATGTGATGTTCTATTGGTGCAATGCCTGCGGAGAAGTAAATCTCCCCGGTGATATTGGCATTGTGCTACATGAAAAGGATGAACTGCCTCTTCACATCCAAAGTATCTATGCCAATCTGGAGTGCGAATGCAATGAGACAAATGAGTATGCCGCCAGCATCTGTAATAGGAGCGGCATCCTTCTCATGGCACTCTATCCGTACCAATTTGTTGCAGATGTGCTAAAAATTGACGAACGAAGCCAGAAGGCACAAGATGCAACCGAGCAGTTTGCCTTGAATCTCAAGGCTTTCTCTAATAACCTGCTCGCGGAGTTCAAGAAGGTTGACCCGAATTGCGAGGTCGTTTTGGGAATTCATACCGACCCGGAAGGTCCGGAGCTCGGCGTGTTTATCCCATTCTTTGAAGATGAAAAGCCTGTTGAAAATAACCTTTCTGCAGTCCGCAAGAGATTCAATGAGATTGCGTACTCTGATGCAGTGCGCAACCTTATCCGTAAGGGGGTTAATAACAATGGCTAAAAAGGTTGGACATCTTCCTAACTGTGCTGTCGAAGAAGTAATGGATAAAGTGGCAAACGACTTGCTGTGTGCCGACAAACTTGGGAAGGGAGAATAAACACATGACCATCAAACATCCCATTACCGGTGAACGCACCGGTTACTTTGACGAGAATGCCACCGCTCTGAAGGTTGGCGATACCGTGGAGCTCTTTGGGCAGAACGGAACCGTCACCTTCGACGGTATCATTTTCCAGAACGGTGTGCCTTGGGAAGCTATCAAGGACAAGGTATGGCAGCTTTATAAAAGCAGCCCTTGCCTTGTGAACAAGACGAACTTCTTGAGCTTCATCGAGACTATCATGAATTTCTGTGATGACATTGAGGGAACGAAGCTCCCGTTTGTCAAGAAAATCAATAACAAGGAGGTTACTCACGATGACAAAAAAGCTTGCTGAATCTTACAAGAAAGCCTACGGATTCTGGGAAGTTACTACGGAAGGCGACTGCGAAGGCAAGTCTGTCAGTAGGCTCGGTATCTATGAGGGTTACATTGATGAGATTGCTCTGGCATTGGCAGACCGGTGCTATTATTCCTTGTGTTTTCGTCCCATTGACCCGCGTGCTCTCGATTTGACGCCAAAGCGCAAATCCGTAGAAATTTCTTTCGATATCGGGTCGAACACTTGGGACATGGACAATGAGGGTATCGTTGCAGCTTTCAAAGAGGTGCTTAAAGACCGTCCCGTCTATGTTCGTGAAGGTCGCTTCTTCGGCAGCGTAAACATCTCAACCGAAGAAGAAACCGTAGAAGAAAAACGGCAGAAAATTCTGAAAAAGCTTTCTCCTGAAGAACGCCGGATTTTGGGTATTGAGGAGTGAAACCATGAAGGAAATTGCATTTACCGTAAACCCCGACTCTGAGCTGTATGCTAACCATTTCATCCAGAAGGCTGAGAAAAAGCGGTTTGCAGAACTCGCTTCTGCTTTCCTTAACGCTCATTTTCCCGGCGAAGGAAACAATAGCATCATGCTTGGCAAGCGTTTGGAAGTCGAACTTTCTCCTGAAACAGAAGAAAAGTTCCGCAGCCAGCTTCTTAAAAACAAGAACAGCAGTGGCTTTTCCATGTTCAAAGCAAAATCCACCGAAAATCAGTGCTGGCACGAGGAGGTTATTTCCAAAGTTGACCTCAAAAAATACGAAGCCTCTCGTTTTTGGTGGATGGATTTTCCGGGCGTTGGGCATCTGCGCACAAGTCTCTGGGATGATGGAAACGGTAATGTCTATGGTTACTATTGCTCCGAATTCTACTCTGACAAAGGCACAATTCCTGACTACGCCACAGAAATCAAGTTGAGCGAGTATTACGCCGCTGTGGAAGCGTACGAGGCCGAGGTGAAGGCAAAGTGAATCTCACCATTTCCCGCTCAGTAATCAATCTCAGCAAAGGCGTTTCTGTCGTCAATCAATATACGGATTTCATTCCGTTCAGTCTCAACGACCAACTTTCGTTTGAGCTTGCAAATCAGAAATATATCTCTGCTACTGCAGTTTGCCGCAAAAAAGGTGCTATGCTGTTCTGTACGAACCACCCTTTCTGCGACCCTGATGAAGTTCATTTTCCCATGAACCATGAGAAGACAAATGTTGGTGGATACAATGCAAGTGATATGCGGGAGTATCTAAACCGCGTCGTCATCAACCTCTTTCCCGAAGAAATTCGTAAAGAGATGATGCCATTCGACAACAACGACTGGCTGCGTCTTCCTACATACAATGAGCTTTTCGGTCCTGCAAGAGCTGGATTGCCGAGTGAACGTTGGATTTGCTGCGCATCTCCCAACGGCAGAATCATGCGGAGAATAGGCAATACCTTCAATGACATCATGCCTGCGTCCTATTGGTTGGGAACAACTTGTGAGGATTACCCAAACACTTTCTACTATGTCAACGAGAAGGGTGAGGCAGGTCCTTGCCTTGCTAATCTCAATTTTTTCTCGATTCGGCTTGTATTCATGCTGAAAAATCGAGACTAATACCATTTTGCCGTCTGCCTTCGGGTAGGCGGCTTTTTCTTTTTTGCTCTTGCAGGAATGTGCGAGACGAATACAATAGATACTGTACGATAGATACCATTCTACTTGCTGTAATTATACAGTCGTACACAATTCATATTTCTGTTCCTAACGGCGGCAGACTCTTTTCGGAGAGTTTGTCGCTTTTTCTGTTGGGACCCAATTTAGGAGGTAAACACCATGTCCAAGAAAAACAAAATCAATCGCAGCGCCCAGCCTTATAGCGGTATCGATGTTGATGTCATTCAGTATCATTCTGATGGCAGCTTTGCAAAACGCACGCTTCGCAGCATCTTCGGCATGACACCTGTGCAGTACGAGCTTTGGCTCCGCTACGGTAACAGCGTTGACTTCACGAACAATCGATAACAAGAGGAGAAATTTCTATGAAAGTAAGATGCAATAACTGCATGGCCGTTTTTGACGAGCCTGAAATCATTTACAACGAAAAAAGCAACACCGAAGCCTGCCCGCATTGTGGTAAAATCGGTTGCCTCATGGATTTGACCGATGAAGAGGCGCAGTCTGATGAGAACCGACTCAACGAGCTTGCTGCCAACTTTGACGGCATCGAATCTCGCCGCAAACTGATTGAGGAATTTGGCAAGTCCCATACATCCTATATGGGCATCAACAACCACGGCGAACAGGTGATGCTTTCTATTTCCGAAGACGGCATCATCGAGCGTGTCTGGCAGGACAACCATCGTGTCCGAGTCGAGGAATACGATAAGGAAGGCTACCATGTGGGTGAATCCTACGACGGTCGCTGGACGGAAGACCCTATGCCTATTCCGGACGGTTCTCCTCTTGACAAAGAAGTGGAGCTTTCGGACGCACAGCTTCAGCGCAATGATGACATCTATGCTGCTGTAACGAAGATGTGCCGGGTCTTGACCGAGAACAATGAGCAAGAGTTCAACATGAGCATTGTCGGTCCTATTGCCGATTACGCTGCTATGCTCTTGACTCGTGAAGGCAACAAAGTACGATTCCCGTCTGTCGTTCAGGACACCGCCGGTCACATCTACATTGAGAACTATTATGATGACGGGGAGGTGCAGGCAATATGAGCAGCCTTTTCAGTAGCCATATAGCACCTCTGAGTAGCCGCAAGCGTCATTGTTGGACCATCTACTTTTGGATGAACGGTATACCCGTATTATACGGGCAACATTTTGCTCTGGAGGAAATGTAATAATCAATGGCAAAGCAAAAACTCAACGACGATTTGCAGCTTTCTGACGAAGAATGCAGACAGCTGTATGACAAGTATGTCGACAGCAGGCACTATGAGCCAAAGCCTTTCATTCTGACCGGTCTATCTCAAATGCCCGACATTCTTGCTAACACAATGAACAAATCCGAATAACCATATATAGCTGCTTTCCGCAAAAAGAAGGCAGCTATTTTGCTATTTTTTGTTGCAGAAACTTGCGAATTGCAGACAATAGATAATAGATAATAAAAATTTAGGAGTGATTCTATGAACCGCTTAGAAATCGATGTCTTTCACCGCTTTCTGGCTCAGCCGGAAGTTATAACGGCAGAGGGCATCATCAAAACTACGGATTATAACGGCAGCATCATTGATTGCTATTGCCGTCTGTTGAAAGTTCTAATTGCAACAGGCGCACACAGCGTTTATGCCATCTACATGATGCGTTCTCTTGGTGAAGAAACCGATGCTGAGCCAGATTTTGACGCGCGGTCCGACTATAAGTTTGTTGCCTACTGCGTTGATGGAGAAAAGCTCTATTCCGATAGCGATAAGCTGAAAGTTGCTTTCGACATGGATGCTGACCCAATTGACAAGGAGCATGTTGCTACCATCTGGGGTAACTATCTGCGCACTATTGTTGAACCGAATCCCGGCAAGGTTCTGAACAGCAAACAAATCGACCTTGCCGCAAATTTTGCAATCCGTGAATTCGTCTTCGATGAACCTATTGACTGCGTTGCACAGGGTATTATGGAGAAATATGACATCACGGATGCAGGATACAAAAACTATCTTGCCAACCCGGAAACATGGGCGGCTACAAATACCCGTTCTTTAGATGAAGCATGGACGAAAGAAAAAGGCTATGCGTTTACCGATTCCTTTGTTAAAATCCTTATTTCTCTCGAATATCTGTACAAAAAACAAGTGGAATTCAGTAGACTCAAGCCCGCTGACAGTTTCTGGCGTTGGTACAAAGAACTTGCTACCGCTGTCAAACCCCATATCATGGAAAGCATCGACATTGAACTGGAAGCTGGCGGGAAGACCTTTATTGTTCCGTACTCGGCTGACAAGCTCTTTTCGGAAGCTAATGTACGAAACAAATCTTTGCCTATCGAATACGCCGATGTCGGCATTGAGAAGGCATTGATGTACTTCCTCATGCAATCCGGGACTTCCGATGGCAGCTTTATTCCTCTTTCGATGCTTACCCGTATCTCTTACGGTGATAGCGTTCTGTGGGAGAACAAGAAGCACCTCAATTGGAAATATGGAGATGGAAAGTGCGGATGAGAGACAGAAACCCGGAAATTTCGTTGATGCCGGAATTTGACAGCGAAGAGGCGTTCAACTCCAATTTTGCAAAGGAAACAGCAGCAGTAGCACCGTATCGCGACAGCCAAGGGCGGCTCGTTCTGGATGATATCCATGATTTGCCCAAGGTAGTCGAAAAGGTGTTTGCCGGGTATCCCGAATTTACGCATACTTTTTTCTACGACGATTAAGCAAAGGCATTTGCATATCTGTGCGAGTCGTGTACAATAAATACTGTACGATAGATAACATCCACAGTGAAGGCATTGTCTTTCGTACAACCGTTCATATTTTCGCTTTGAGGGCGGACTTCCTTCTTGGGAGCCCGCCTTTTTGCGTAACAAAAAGGAGTGTATTGAAAAATGACTATTGTTGCAAAATCTACAATTGACCCAAAGACAGGCGACCTGCACATGCAGGTTCTTCCACAGGAATTTGATTCCCGTCAAAAGGCCCACGATGCTATGCGTGAGGAATACTTTAAGGAACTGAAAAAGCTCGGCCTGGAAGACAACGACGCGATGGATGAGACCTGCGAGGAATCCTGTGAAGGCGGATACATCGACTTTGATGAAGCCGAAATCTTTGCCTTCACGGATTATGCGCCGGATAAACTGCTCCCCGTCGCCCTGTTTGCCATCTATGACAGAAAGTGAGGTATCACAATGGCTAAAAAGCGCACAAAAGAAATCATTCCGGAGAAAACTCCGCAGAAACGCGGAACGGATAGCTACTCTTACGAGAAAGCCTGCAACGCAGCAAAGAACTCTGGCACACCCACATACCGTTTTGCTGTGGGAGACAGGGTGCAGGTTGGACATCTTCCTAACTGTGTTGTCGAAGAAGTGATGGATGATGGCGCAATGTATCTCATTCGCGTCACCACCAAGGACCATGTCGAATATTCCTGCTGGGCTTGGACGAGTGTTCGACCGCTGGATGACGACAAAGACACGCATTTCGCAAAGCGCAACTCTGCACTATCCCGTCTGCACTACTCAAATCGCAGCATGTACTCTCTACTCAGCTTCCATTACCTGTTCGGCGTTGATTTCAACCCCGATTATCAACGCGGTTCCGTTTGGGATGAGGAGGACAGAGAGAAACTGCTGGACAGCATCTTCGCAGGGCGCGAAATTGGTCGTTTCGTCTTCAAGCAGTTGCCCTTTAATCGCACAAACGACGATGGCAACTACTACGAAATCGTCGATGGCAAGCAGCGTATGTTGACATTGCTTGCCTTCTACGAAAATCGCTTCCCGTATAAGGGCGTATTCTACAATGACCTTTCTCCGCAGGATAAGAACTGGTTCATGGATGCTCCCATTGGTGTTGCTGAACTTGACCAGAATACAACCCATGCGGAAGTTCTGGAAGTTTTCCTCGCTCTGAACGAAGGCGGTAAGCCTGTCGCAAAGGAAGTTCTCGACCATGCACGCGAACTGCTGAAAAATGAAGCAAACAATAGCGAAATGTAACTACTGCGAACGCGAAATGCTAACGGTCAACGACTGCTTGTATAAGCGCGTGGTCGTTAAGGTTTCCAAAAACAAAGAAATTATTTTTACGTAAATTAGTAGACCACCAATTTTCGTAAAAAATCCCGCCAAAAATAATAAAATACCCAACACAAAAAAGGAGAATCACAATGGCTAATTATCACAAAAGAAACAGTATCCGTGCGGTCCAGTGGGACCCCGAAAACGCGCAGAGCTTCAAGGACATCAAGAAGCTGGTTGCCGAAAATCCCGGTCTTGGCTGGAAAGTGAGGGATAATATCATCCACAACTGCGTCACCATTTACAGCTTTACCCATGACGTGATGCGTATCATGCCCTACGAATATCTGGTGGAGGGCAAAAAAAACAGTCTTTTCATCGTTCCAGCTGAATCTTTTGAACTCATGTACGAATCGGACGAAAGCAGAAAATGGTGAAATACAATGACTGAATTGTTCTTGAGTTGTGACTGTCTGGAAAGCTTCGATTCTGCTGTGCTGACCATCTAAAGAGGTAATATAAACTATGTTGACTTTTACTGTTGAGGAACTGATTCGTTTTCTCTCAAACTGGACCATGACCTTTTTTGAGGGTGCAAAACGCAGCGATGACATCGTGTTCTCCCACTATTACTCGTTTTTCAAGCGTCCGGTTTTGGTTAAGGAACATCAAGTTGAATCGCTCTATGTGATGGTTCAGGGCCGAGATTCGTCGGACGGGAAAAAGCCATCCTTTTCACGATTCGCAAAATGGGAATTTGGCGGCTTCATTGTAGATAGCAAAACCATCTACTTAGCCTCCAAAACCATAAAAGAGTTGCTTCAAAACAGCGATTTCATCGACGATATGGATGTCTTCGAAAAACTGGACAGTATCCGTATTCCGCTGTTCCGAAAGAACATTCCGGCAGACCCCGCAATGTTTCAGGATAAGGATACAGTGGATAAAGCAGTCCGCAATGCTTGCTCCGCCTTTCTTTTTGGAACTCGATGCAATGAGTTCTCCAACCTGATTCGAACTATGTATCCTCTGAACGATGACGATGTGATTCACTATTTGTCATCTCCATCGGATTGGGCTGAAAAGACAAGTTCTGTCACTACGGCAAGCAACGGAACGGCATCCAGAATTTATTACATGGCCCGGCTGATTGCCATTGATAGGATGTCGGAACTATTCCTTATGTTTTATGAGCACGACAGTGCAGACCCTAAGGACATCACCAATGTGTGCAAAAGCATGATGGATGCGGTCGAACCTTATAAAGTCGTCACTCTCGTCATGGACTATATTGACGACAAGAAAATGGGTGAGCATCTCGAAGTGGATTGTCCCAGCCACCTTATTCGCGATGCGGATGTACTGCGCAGGAAAGGAATCTCCGTGACTCGTATCAGCGCCTTCGCAAAGCCGGAAGACACTCAGCGATTTGTTTGCAAGCATCCCAACCTCATCAAACAGGTTGAGAAGGGAACCAATATGTTCGATGTCTTCGTTTTTCCAATCGATTGTATCACGCGTATCCGGGCTGGAGAGAAGGTTCTGTGGACCAACCCGGCTACATAATGCCAGCAGCATCTAAAATGCGCTGACAATCTGAAAAGAGGTATAAAGAATGCTTAAACAATCCATCGGTATGACCGAGAGCGATGCAAGGCAGATTGCCGAGATGTATCTTTCCCGCTACAACCCCACCTATTGGGACGGCAGCGGCGAAGTTCCTTCAGAAGCAAACTTTGACATTTGCCGGGTTACGGTAGATAGTATGTACGAGGGCTGCACGCTTGAAATCCAGCTTTGCAAACCTGATGCCTGTCCTTGCTATGCCGCCTCCATCCATTTGTTTGAGGGCGGTTTCTGGACGGGTTTTGGAGTTGGCAGCTTCAACAAAACGGCGCTCTGCTACGATATGGGCTCAGCTTCTGCTCTGGCAAGCGCTATCATTCGTATCTGCGCAACCTATGAGAATCTCACCAATTTTCGTAAGGTTTTTGTCGAGCGCCTTGTTATCAGCAAAGAGCGCATGAACGAAATCAATCAGTACACCGACGGAGGCAAAAAGCAGGACGAGATTGAGTTCGAGTCCGTTACCTTTGCCGATGGTATGTGCATGGATGTTCGCTGCATCCCGCGCAAGAACGGTCCCTCGTGGTGCGAGGCGGCTATTTATTACGCGGACGAAGATGTTGTCACATCCGAGCCGTACAATTCGTTCTACAATCACTGGGTCTGCCAGACGGCAAACGCCACCTACCATCTCTATATGGGCGTTGCCGATACCGAGTGATGGTTGACGCATTATGCGAGTTGCGTAAACTTGTAACTGTATGATAGATACCATTTATGACTGATATTTTGGGTCTTGATTACAATTCATATTTCTGCATTAAGGGCAGGCTTCCTATTCTGGGAAGTCTGCCCTTTTTTGTATAACAGCTTTAGATAGGAGTGTTTCCATGTACATCAAAAAAATCACCTTCAAAGCATTCAAAGACTATCTCAAAAATCCAACCGATTTCTTTTTGGAAGGCAACATTTTCATATCTGACGATATTGCAAAATATTGCCGCCTCGTCCGAACCCCTGCAGCAAAAGGAGAACACAACGTTGAGATTCTTTATGGCGGAGTACAGTTTACATATCACCCGGAATGCAATATGGGAGGCAAAGAGTTTTCTTCCAACAGTTCTTTGAATTTCATGGGTTACATTATCGACGGCGAAACGATATATTCTGCCAGTGAAGCCCTCCACGAATTGTTTCCCAAAATCAAAACGGACACGACGGACGAACAGATTCTCATTGCCGCTTCAGAAGAATTGGAGGCATATCTCGACACAACTGTATGTATTAAGCCTCGCGAGCTTCTTGACCCTCGTTACCAACGTAGGGCTTACGAACCTGCAGTCAGGAAATATGCCCTAGGCAATTCTGCTTGCGGAACTATCTTTGACAACTTCCCAAACCTCCTTCAACGTTTTGGCGATATTGACAAGGTCGATTTTCTTGCTAATCCCACCGGGTGGGGCGAAAGATATGCGACTATGAAAGAATCTCTCTTGTTCGACAAAGAAACTGTAAAATTCATGCTTTGTGTCCAGCATTGCGTCAAACGGTACATCAAAGAGTTCGAAGAACACACCGATTGCTATGAAAGCCAGTGCGAAACGCTCATGGATGCTCTCAACGACTGCAATATTGTGCGCATTGCCATCAAAGTAAATGGGCAAACATATCGGGTCGACTATCCAGCAGCTTGGATGCAGGATTACGAAACGATTTCCACCAAAGGTCTTCCGATACGGGGTGTTCGCGGGAGCAAAGCCAAAATCGACAGATTCCTTGCCGAGAACTACAAGGACTACGACCACGAGACCATTCCGCTGAAGCTCATCTCCCATATTCGAAACAATAGGGACAGAAAGGGTACTATTTGGACCAACCCCTTCTTCGAAGAGGTCTGAGAAGTAGCTCTTGCCAAAGTGTGCGAACCGCATATTATAAAAGTGTGCGATAGATAACATCTATATTAAGCGCAGCCATTGCGCTCGTACACTTCACAATTTCGCTTGAAGAGCGGACTTCCCACATCGGGAGGTCCGCTCTTTTTGTGTTAAGAATGCAGTCAATATTATCAAAAACCAGCTTACGCTGGAGAAGGAGAGCTAAGCCTTATGTTTTTAGACACAATTTATGAAGAAGATTTCCACAATTTTCTCAAAAACCCCACTGATTTCACACTTTCCGGAGTCGTTATGAACGAAAATGAAAAAGGATATTATTATCGCTTCGTTCGTGTCCCAATGGCCGATGGCGAGCATAGTGTCGAGGCATTATTTGGGCAAATGTGCAGTAACTATCCCACCAGCATGAGCAAAGACCATTTTTCTGAACAGCATAACCTTGAGTTTATGGCTTATGTTGTGGGCCACGAAAAGACCTATGCTGAAAGCTATGAGTTCCTGCGATTGTTTGATGTCACCTCTGCTTACACCGGTCCCCATTCCGCAATGGGTGAGATGACGAAAACACTGTGGGATTATCTGGAGCAGAAAACAATTCTCGACCCTGACTATCTGAACACGCCCGAATTGCAGAACGAGGCTTATGAAAACGCTGTCAAACAGTATGTCCTGCAAAAGAAAGACACCGCATTTGAAGAAAGCCTTCGTGAATTCTTTGAGCACATTGATGACACCGCAACCATCGAGTTTTTCGCTAATCCTACCGGATGGGCGGAAAGGGTAGTCAATGTCCTCGATAAGAATCTCACTTCTCGTGATGGCACACCTTTCAGCAAAAGCATCGGGAAAAAATTCGTTGCCGTCCAACATCTCACCCAATTAAAGATGCTGGAGTTCCAGTCTAAGCCACATTGTTGGGAAAGTGAGTGCCGTAGTTTGTTTGTTGCGACTGCAAAAGCAAAAAACATTCGGCTCGTGATTGAAGCCAATGGGAAAGAAATGCAGGTGCAATATCCCGTTTCCAACCTGATTACTTCTGAAACGATTAAGGACAAGGTCATTTCTACATGGGCTATTGCACCGCGTAAGCTCTGCAATGATGTGGAAGAATTTCTTGCGGAGAACTGCGCTGACTACAGTAAATACCGGTCTGATATTCCCATGAAGGCTGTCTCTCGCATTGAAAGTGGACGCAAAGTTCTTTGGAAGAACCCTATTTTTGAGGAAACCAAAAAATAATTCCAATTCCAAAAAGGCCTTGCATTCGTATGCGGATGGGGTATAATGGTATACATACGATAGATACCATATCTACCACCAACCGTTTCTCAACCCGCTTAACTTCAAGCAGACACGCCTTTTGACGTGTCTGCTTTTTGTTTTGCAGACAACGAAGGAGGTCCCACATGTACATCCGCAACTTGACCCCGCATAGCGTGACCGTGGCCGGCATCACCATCGAGCCCTCCGGCATAGTCGCTCGCGTCTCCGCAGCGACTGCCGATGCTGGCTCGGTGGACTTCAACGGGACCACTATCCCGCTGACGACCACCGTCTACGGCGAGGTGCAGAACCTTCCCGCCCAGCGCGACGACACTCTGCTCATCGTGAGCAGCCTCGTCGCCGCACGGTGCAATGACCGTACCGACGTCTTCATCCCCAATGAGCCTATCCGTGACGCGGAAGGGCACATCGTGGGGTGCAAGAGCCTCGGTCGCGTCTAACCGCACCACCCCTTAGGCAGCACTTGCCTCCTGAACGATACAGGTACTAAAAAAGGTGTTCCGAGATTGCTTGGGTTAACGGCAACGTAGAGCGTGACTGAATATCCACCATCGGGTCACACCAGCTCTATCAAAACGATGGATTGCAATATGAGGCTATATCTCAAAAGTCAGGACAGTCGGCAATGGGACGTCCTGCACCAGAATTTTCTGGCTGTAGAAAGAAGCTGTACTTATACAGTGAGCACTCATTGCGCCAGTACGAGGGCACCAACAGGGAATACATAACCTAGGTGATATACCGAGCTCGTATAACGCCATATCGGTGATTCTTGTCTGAGAATCGGCGTTGGACTTCACTCCCGGTGCAGAGGAGTAGTCAATCAGGGTCATCCTGAAGCGACGGGTAGCAGGTTTTTGACATCCTCCACGAGGATGGCTTGCTATCAGCATGAATTGTGCTGACACACGATTCGTCCCATTTGAGCCTTGCAGAAATGCGGGGCTCTTTTTTTGTTGTCAATTCGTGCGAAATGAGTATATTTGGAAATGTAGAAGCCAAGCACCGAAAGGAGAATCCATATGTGTTGTCTGAAAATTGATACTGAAACGCTGCTGGCGAACTGTCTAAACACTTGCAAGACTTATTCGTTTTCACCGGATGATTTGCAGCAAATTGTAAGACTGATGGCAAACGCCACGGACAGGTATATCTTCAGCGACACCGGCGATGATGCGCTACATGAGAGTGTAACGAAATTCCCGGACATGTTCGTTTATGCTGATGAAGACAGGATTGCTCTGCGCAGCGAGTGGCAGCACGATGACAAGAAGCTGCCGATGGCGTATTTCGACTTTGGATACTCCGCCGCTGACATCGAGCAATTGTGCGCCGCAGCGAAAAAGCACTGCACCACGCAAAATGAACAGTTGCCAAGTTGTGCGAACCGGGTAGAATAGGTATTGTACGATAGATAACATTCTATGCCTATTTCGGCCGTACAATTTACAGTTTTGTTTGCAAGCAAAGCAGACTCGTCATTTGATGAGCCTGCTTTTTTGTTTACAAGAAAGGAACAGCCATGAGAAAAATGTTCGAAATCAAATGCAAAATTCCTGTTGCGTTCTATGTCGAAGCAGAAACCGCTGATGAAGCAATCACTACCATTCGTCCTACGCTTTCGGGTAAAAGAATTCCGAGCCATGCTAATGTCATCCAAGGAGCTGCAATCCGTAGCCTCGACAATAACATAGCATGCGAGTTCGATGCCGATAAGAAAGGAAAAAGCAATGAAAGCATTTATTCTCGAAAACATCTACATGAGCGATATGTCTGCCCCGTCCGTTTGTTCTACCGACCGGTTCCCCACATTTGAATCGGCCATGGAAGAAGCCCACAAGCAATTCAAAGAAGAGGCGAAAACTTATCGTAAATCCTACGGGGCTGATAACATCACCACTGAGGAATGCTATCGCGACCTCTATATCAAAGGCCCCGATTTCATCGATTGGTGGACAGTTGTTGAGGTCCCGACTACCGAGGAGAAAAACTCCATTAACACTCATACTTAACCAAATAAGGGAGGTCCATTATGACAGATAACATCATTACGGCTCGGCTGTTCATCGACATGGACGGCACACTCGCTACTTGGAAGCAGGCTGCCTGCTTTGAGGACCTGCTGCAGGAGAACTATTTCCGTGACCTGCCGCCGTATCAGACAGTGGTAGACGCGGTAAGAATCCTTTGCAACACACGTCCCGAACTGGACATCTATGTCCTTTCGGCTTTCATGCCGGAGAACCCCTGCTCGGTAGGCGAAAAAAACGACTGGTTGAATGTGTACCTGCCGGAAGTTGACGCGGCGCACCGCATCTTCGTTCCGTGCGGAGAAAGCAAAGCAGCTACCGCCGCCAGACGCCTGAAACATTCCCACATCGACAAAACATTCTTCCTTCTGGACGACTACTCCGTCAACCTGCACGACTGGAAAGAGAAGAACGGCAGCGGCATCAAGCTGCGCAACGGCATCAACGGCAGCACCGGCACTTGGAAAGGTGCATCTGTGAGTCGCTTCAACACGCCGGAAACTCTTGCCAAACTCATTTGGCAGTCTATTTTGGCACACACAAATACTAGAGACTGAAAGCGGAGGTTTCTTTGATGAGCAATAAAGCATATATCGGCTTTGCTTGGGTCAAAGACCGTGGCGAAGCCTTAAAAACTGCGATGGCTTATGTGGAAAGTCGCATGATTCCTGCAAAAGTACAGAAAGATTTGGAAGATTGCTTCTACCAGATTCCTTCTGTACGTGCCCGCTATTACTGCGACAAGAAAGTCCCATACAGCCAGCGCAATATGCAGATGGAAAACCTCGCAGACATGGCAAACCGCTACTGGCTGAAAGCCATGTTCACATATTGCTTTCTCTACTGGGAACAGTATCAACTTCTCGGCATCGTCATGATGCCTCAGAAAGAAGTCTGTGAGAAGTGGCCGCTTTGCGCATTCTTCCAAGATAACCATGACCACACCTTCAACAAATGGGAATCCGGCAATATTCCGTTCTTTATGGATGCTATCGCAAAAGCCAAGACAACCGCACCAGACAACGCAAAGGAAAACATGGACTGTTTCCAGCACAGCAGATGCTATGAGTACATCTACAAAACGCTGGGACTCGATAGCTGGATGCTGGGCCACAATGAAAATGCTCCTTACGAGAGCTTCTCGCTCTGCGGCGTGACGGACGAAATGGACCTCTTCCAGTACATTACGCTGCTCAAAGCCCTGATTAACGACCGCCGCGAAGGTATCGTGACGCAGACTGGGAAAAAGGAGAAAGAACAATGACATTACCGACTAAAGAAACTGTTGAAATGCTTCGCAGCGGATACCCCAATGGGACGCGTGTTCGCCTTGTAAAAATGAATGACCTGCAGGCTCCACCTGTTGGCACGGAAGGCACGGTTGTTGGCGTCGATGGAATCGGCAGCCTCATCATGCTCTGGGACAACGGCTCTGGCCTGAATGTTTTGTATGGCGTGGATGAAGTTAAGAAAATCTGATTTCCACCTTGCATGAACATGCGAACCAAGTATAATGAACATTGTACGATAGATAACATTCATATCGAAAGAGACTTGTGTTTTTCGTACAATCGTTCATAATTCTGCATTCATCTAAGCAGACTCATCTTCGGGTGGGTCTGCTTTTTTGTTTGCAAAACACAAAGGAGAGAAAATGAAATGATTAAGCTGAATACACCCATCCGTACAGAAGTTGACGAAGATTTCTTTATGGACATATCCGATTTCCGTGGTTACGCCCGTAGCATGATGTATCCGGACCCAACTGGTATCGACATGAGTGATGAACTCAACGACATGGTTACCGAAGCTGTAAACAACGGCAAGACCACTCTGGAGGATGCTTTCAAAAAGCTGGTAAAGCGCGACCGCAAAGGTCGTATCGACTACTCCTACAGTGATGGATTCGACGGTTTCCGGTATGGTCAGGAACTTCTGTGCTTCTGCGATACCAAAACTGCCGCTCAGTACCTTGGTATCTAACCAACAAACGAACGGCAACCACTTTCCTACCGCATGGCAATGGCGCTGCTTCACATGCGCTCTGACAAGCATGTACGCACAATTTACGATATCCCGTTTTTTTGTTACGGAGATGTCGCGTTGTGTGTATGAACTTACCAATACAAAAAATATCGAGGAGGACTGACAGATGTATCTGCCGCAATTTCAAGAAATTTGTGAAAAGCAAGGATGGGATTTCAAGTGGAGTGATGACGGCGAAAGCGCCTATATCACCTTGATGACCCTTCCAAATAAGCACTTGTTTATCGTAAACAAAAACAACTTTGCCAAAGAAGTGACGGCACTCAGCGAAACATATTTACTCGATGAATATGCAAAAACATCCGGCTCTTGTGCTCCGATTTTCTGCGAGGATTTTGCAGTATCTGCAGCACTCAGCGCTCTCGCAGCCGCATTAAATGTTGCAGCAGTAGAAGCTAAAACTTGGATTTGCACCGACCCCGATACCTGTCAGTGGCGTCGTCAGGTTGGTGAAACCAAGTTCGAACTCTACGATATCTTCGAAGCACCTGACAACTACTTTGCAGTTCACGGTGTAGTCGACCCTGCGGAAGACCTGACGCCAAGCGAACTGCACCAGTTGGAAGATTCCTTCGACGGCTTACTGGATAACACCACATCTGAAAGTGAACGTTGGGCTCTGCTTGCAGAAGCACAATTCGAGACCGAAGAATTTTCTGCTGAGCGTGAAGTCTTTGATACTTTTGAAGAAGCAGAGGCATCGATTCGTGCAAAAATCGAAGCCGATAACATCAAGCTTCCAAAGTCCGACCCGAACGACGAAAACGATGAGCTCTGGAAGCTCAGCGATGCGCTCTACGCACGAGATGTGGCAAACGGTGTCGTCAAAACTCGTTTGGATGCAATTCGCAGCCTCGACAAACTGCGCCTTGCTGTCTTCTTAAATGACATTCACAGCAACGTAAAAGACTTTCCTTCCGACAACCTGAGCTGGTGTGACTGGCTCAATAAGCCCGATGATGGTCATTTGTTGGATGTGAAGACTGCTCGATGAAACAAGTACGCGTTAAAGCTGATGATAGCCAAACCATCACTGCTATATATGAATTTCTGCACGACTTGGATAATGAATATAGCAATTTTAGTAAATGGTACTATAGTACAGTCGTTCCCGGATTGGCAAGTGAAAATCGGATAATTTATACTGTTCTGGACGATGGAAAAATAGTTGCCGTTCTAATACTAAAAGATTCTGATGAAAAGAAAATTTGTACATTAAGAGTAGCTGAACATTACCGATGCCAAGGGATTGCTACAAAATTGCTGAAAATTGCACGTCAAGCATTACAATGTACAAATCCACTCATTACCGTTTCGTCAATTCATATCAACGAATTCGAGTTTCTGCTAAAGAAAAACGGTTTTACCCTTTATAAAAAATACGAAAACTACTATAAGCAAGGAATTGTAGAATATGCTTTTAACGGCTTATTGCCTGAAAAGCAAAACAATTGCCGCGTGTCGCAAAATGTGGTATAATAGTGAAGAGGTGATACCATGAAAATTTACACTCTGATTGGCGGCGTGAATGGCGCAGGAAAATCCAGCTTAACCGGTTCTTTGCGTTCTGAGCGTAACGATTTCGGCATTGTGGTTGACCCCGACAAACTAACCATTCAGTGTGGCGGTGACGAATACGAAGGCGGCAAACTCGCTGTTGAGCGTATCGAGCGTGCCTTAATGGACGGTGTGAATTTCACACAAGAGACGACGCTTTCCGGTGGATATCCCAAGCGGCTTTGCAAACGTGCAAAAGAAGCTGGATATTATATTCGTCTGTACTATGTCGGTCTTGATACCGCCGAAGAAAGCATCCGGCGAATCCGGAACCGTGTAGAGCGTGGGGGGCACGATATTCCCACTAAGGATGTTAACGCCCGCTTTTCTCACCGTTTTGAGGATGTCCTCAAAATTTTGCCATACTGCGATGAAGCCAAGTTTTTCGATAATGACAATGGATTTGTACTTGTTGCAGAATATCGCAACGGGCAACTTCTTCCTATTGGAACATATCGACCGACTTGGCTCAGTCAACTTCTGAATCAAGCCCAATAACATTTTTGCCGTTCATCTTCGGATGAGCGGCATTTTTTGTTTGCTATACTGTGCGAATGGCATAGAATAGTTATTGTACGATAGATACCATTCTACTAAGGCGCGTCTTGCGTTCGTACAATTCACAATTCTGCTTTAAGGCGGACTTCCCGAATTTGGAAGGTCCGCCTTTTTGCATTTATCAGAAAGGAAGATTCCAAATGACCGTTTACGATTACCGAGAAATCACCCTCAAAGATGACTTGTGCCTCGAAATAAGCCGTGACACGGACATCGAAAACCCACGCGAAAATGACTGCAATGCAGCCACTTTTTACTGTCTCAAAAGTCCTCGCCGCAAGATAGGCGATATCATCGACAGTGCCTACTACCTGAACGAAACAAAGCGGACACTTGCGAAAACAGGCGAGTATGCCATTCTGCCCATTTATATCTATGAGCATAGTGGTATTGCACTCTGCACGGTTCCATTCTCTGACATTTGGGATTCTGCCTGCATCGGCTTTGCGGTCGCTAACATCAACGACTTCATGAAGCAGAGAATTTCCGATACTCCCGTATCCCGCTGTGAAGCCATGCACCGTGCCGAGGACTGCATCCGTAATGAACTCGAAGCATACAGTGACTATCTGGCAGGAAATTGCTGGCAATACTGCATCACGGACGAAGACGGCAATGTCGTTGATTCCTGCAGTGGCTTTATCGGCGATGACCTTGAAAAGAACGGTATGCTGAACTATATCTGTGACTACATCGAAGAATAATAAGGAGAATGTATTATGGAAATCACATTAAAAGGCAACAACGGCGAAAAGGTTGTCATTCCCATCGAAGACCTGATTCAGAAATACTGGTCTGACGAAAACAGCAAACCCAACCGCATCGAGATGTCTGCTACGGTTAAAGATGAGACCATCCTTGCCGCCATGACGATTTGCGATGAGAAGGAGGAGAACTACCTGAGTGTTGACCTTGAAAGTCGAAACGAAAAGTTTGACACAGAGGCACTCTGGTGTTCTCTTGAAGCTCCGAACACGCTGAATCCATTCGTGACCGGATACCTGTATTCCGGCAACAACGAAACGGAAAGCGATGATTGGCTGCTTCGCATTGTGGACGGCTATCGGGCAGCTGATGACGATTCTCTGCGAATCGTTTTCGCGAACAAAAGAACCGTCAGCGTTCAGGATTTCTGTGAAGAGTCCGAGGGTGAAAACAAGTATAAGCTGTTTGCCGCCACTGAGAAACAGTTTGACCAACCGTTCAGCTACGCCGATTTCGGAACGCGTTTGGAGGAAGCCACGCACGGCTATGTAAAGTATGACAAATCCATGATTGTCTCAAAGGACGAAACTACTGTAAATCGCATTGCGGATATGTTGGATTCAATGGGTTTCGATGCCGTTACCGGATATTTCGACCCTGAGGAAGACAAACGCAGCGGTGAGGTAGATTCTCTGACGGGATACTACTACGTCGATATCTAAAAACAACCAATTATAACAAGGAGTACATTAACATGGAACTGAAACTTTCTTCTAATTTCAGCGGAAAACCCGTATCTGTCGTCGTCCCTATCGAGAAAGTTATCGAGGTGTTCTGGCCGAAAGGCGAGAAGCCGCCTATTTCTCTTACCGTATCAACAGTTCTTGGCGCAGACAGTGCCAATGCGGAATTTTCTCTTGGTGAAGAAACCAAAGAGTCCTATCCCGGCATTTGGCTTACGACCGATAACGTTAAAAGCCGTCGCCACTGTTCTTGGTTTCGCCTCGAGCTGCCGAACGATACCAACGACATCGTAATGGGTCATCTTTACGCCGGTGATGATGATATGGAAACTGACCAGCCTCTTGCCATCATTGCTGACGGTATTCGTGCTGACGGGGATGAATCGAAACGCATCCTTTGGGTCGATGAAGATGTAACATGCGTTAAATCCATGAATGACGATTATCTGAATCGTCAGAAAGCCATCACCGAAAAGCAACTCAGTGACCTTTCTTCCGGGATTTTTCTTCAAAATTTCGATTATATCGTTTACGGCAAGCGCCTTGCATCCAAATCTGAAAACACTGTGGAGTTCGTGGAAAACACTATCGTTTCCCACAACAAACAGGAGCTTGAGGTGGTTGCGAGCGGCATGGAAGCTATGGGGCTTTCAGTCGAGACGGGTTATTACGACCCGGACGACGAGTCCTCCGTTGATGTGCCAAAGCAGCTTATCGGCTTTCATTACGTCGTTCTGAAGAAAAATACCCTCTAAACCATAGGAGGTTTGTATGTACTGCAAAACTATCACAAAGGGAATCTTCGATTCCTATATCGCAAATGACTCGGATACCGTTCTGGAAGGTGTTGTCACCAACACTTTCGGAAACACTACTTTTTGGCGCTTTGTACGCGTTCCTTTGGCTAAGGGAGAACATTATGTCGAAGCCCTCTACGCGCAGAGTTCCTTCTCTTTCCCTCTGGCTATGGGCGTAAACCATTTCAGCATTAAGAATGGTCTCGAGTTCATGGCGTTCATCGTTGACCACAAAGAGACCTACTGCAAGTCTGTTGAGTTCGCTCTGCTCTTTGACGATTATAGGCAGGCTGATTCCAACTGGGTCACGGCTGAAATGAGAGAAAAGTTTCTCGCATACATCGAGAGGACCTACACCCCATCTGCTGAGGTGATGAAGGACAAGAGGTTTCAGTCCATGACATACGACAACGCCATCAAGCAGTATGTTTATGACCGGAACAACGATACCACTTCGCTCGACGTGATGTTGAAGCTTCTGGAGAAATTCGATGATTCTGTTGTCGTTGACTACCTTGCAAACCCCACCGGATGGGAAGAGCGGTTTGCCAAGGTTCTGGAACAGTCTGGAATCTGGGATTCGTTCGCCAAGGAGTTTGCCGAGCCTTTTGTGGCATATCTGGTTCAGGTCCGGCAACATCCGGATGCGTTCAGCGCGGACCCTTCTTGCTGGGAAAGCGTCTGCAAGAATCTGATGGCTGCTGTCTAAGACCGCAAAAATGGAGGAAAACAAGATGAAAGTAAAAGGAATGATTGAGTCTGACGTTGATACTTTTAAGGTCGGAGACGTCATCGAGGTCAAACTTGCAGATGGTGTAAAGGTACAGGCTATGGCAGTGCAGCAAGAAGAGGACGGCATGGTTTTCTGTCTGGTTGATTGCCTGCCTAGCGAGCACCCGATGAACAGCACCAGTACCAATGAAGGAGGTTACGAAGAGAGTGACCTTCGTAAAAAGCTGAATGGTGAGATTCTGAATCTCTTCCCGGCAGAACTCAAGGCTATGATGACTCCGTTTGACAACGGTGACCTGCTCCGTCTGCCGACTGAGAAAGAGATTTTCGGAGAGAACTACTACGGTGAGTATGAAAGCCCATATGTGAAGCAGTGGAAGCCTATGAAGAAACGTAGAAACCGTATGGCGTTCGATTGCAGCAAGGATGAGAACTTACAGTGGTACTGGCTGATGAACAAGGTCAGAGAATCCGCTACTGGCTTCTCCAGTGTCTACGACGACGGTTATGCGTCCGCCAGCTGCGCTTCTTACTCTTTTGGCGTTCGCCCCGCTTTCAAACTCAAGAACCATTAACGCTTTTTGCACAAACTTTTCTTGACCTTTTGTGCGAACGGCATAGAATAGTATTCGTACGATAGATACTATCCACAGGGACGCTATTTGCGTTCGTACAATTTACAATTCTGCTTTAAGGCGGGCTTCCTGATTCTGGGAGGTCCGCCCTTTTTGCGGTCAAAAAAAGGAGTGTATTTGAAAATGGCGAACAAAGCAACCAGTACCACTTGTACTTGTCATTCATGCGACAATCCGTACTTTGTACGGGCACAAATCATCGCAAAAAGTGCCGGTAGTCCTGCGTATCGGTTCGGCATCGATGAAAGCGTAAGTCTCCCGGGGAACCAGCATGGCTTTGTCAGAGACATACTTGACGGCGGAAAGATATATGTCGTACAGATGTTTGAATCTACCGAATACCGCCGCTATGCGTGGCTTGATATGAGACCGGAATACGGATACAAAGACATAGGTTCCGTTTACGGAAAGCCGAACCCTTACAAGCCGCTTCCGGTCAGCAACTACAATCACACGGTCCGATTTTTGCTGGGTTTCCTGTACTTCTATGATGTTGACTTGACGCCCGGCTATCAGAGCCGTTACGCCTGGAATGAGGCTCGAAAGGTCGCATATCTAGCCGATATTTTCGCAGGAAAAGATGCCGGAGAAATCGTATTTCAGGAAATTCCGTCGTCTGACCCACAGCCAAAGTATCAACTTATCAAAGGCGAGCAGGAAGCCATCACCCTTCGAGAGTTTTACGAGAATCGGCTTTTGTACAAAAAAGCATGCTACAACGACATTCGTGCAGATGATATTTTCTGGTTCAGACAGACCATGCTGCGAATGATTGTCTACAACGCAAAACACGAACCTTCCACCGAGCACGAAGACATTGCGATTATCGGCAGGATTCTTTTCGGAAGATACTAATACAAAAAAGGAGAATATTATGAAAATCCAAAAAAACAACACAGGCATCATTATCACCAAAACCGCGAAGCAGCCGAGCGCGAAAATCGAGTTTTCTCTGGATGAACTCGATGCGCTTTCGGAGTTCTGCGAGAGGTTGCAGGACGAAAAGGATATCAGAGAATACCTCAACACTGCGGTGACTATTCCGGATTCTGCCGAGGTATCGGCTCCCATTGCCGCCAAGTATCTGCGCGATGCAGCGCTCTTTGAGCAGCTCGTGGACGAAACCAGACGAAATCAGGAAGAAAACCAGAACGATTTCCTCACTGCCGTCAGCGAAGCAGTTGCTTCTATCGAAAAAAGCCGCGATGTCAAAGAATGGCAAGGTTTGACGAAGGAGACTGCGGAGCGTTTTGCCCGTGAATTCATGGCAGAACGGAATCCCGGTCGTTGGTCGGGGTTTGGTGAGGTCCCTGAAAGTGTCAGCCTTGACCCCCTCAATTTTCCCATCAATGACATTTATCCCAAAGGCAACAAACCCGCCCTTCGTATGCAGCTTATCAGTGTGACCTATCCAAGCCTTCACAGAGTTTGTGAGTGCAGCATTATCGAGGATGGTGTTGACCTGTGGGCTCGCCGTACGCTGGATTCCATGACAGCCGGAACTGTCGAGGATTTGGTCGAGACTGTTCTGTATGTGGCACGCATGTACGAGAGAAGCAAGTGCTTTGAACGCATCTTTGTAAACCACATTCAGATGGAGAAATCGGAATACGATGTTCTTATCCGCCATCTCAATGACCCTGACAGTATCAACGACGAGTATCAAATCAGTGATGTCGTATTTGCCGCAGACAACACCATTGTTTCCGTCCTTTGGAAAAGAAACAGCAAAGATGGTGTTTCTGGTATGGTAACGCTTGCCATGAACGGCAAGACGGTATACAAGACAAAGAACACCAAGACATTCTGCAACCATTGGATTCTTCCATACAACGGTGCCGAATACCATGTTCTTGTCAATGTACTTCCAAAGAAAACCGTTCTGGAAGAAACTATATATGTCAACAAACCGTATGCTGAGCGCATTAAGAAGTACCTTCGCGGCGCGGAAGTGCAAGGCGATGGTTCTTTGCTGAGCAAGACTGCGAAATTCTCCGACGGGTTTGAAATGGACATCCGCTGCTGCGGCGGCAAGGACGATTCTTGGACTGAGGCTATCCTGTACGATAATACCGGCAAGGAAGTTGTCGCCACTGAACCATGCGATGGTTTTACCGGCTGCTGGGAATTGAAGGATGAAGACACCAACACGGTATATCGCGCCCATGTCATGACAAAATCGAACCTCAACTAACCAATAGCATTCAGCCGTCTGCCTTCGGGTGGGCGGCATTTTTTCTTGCCAAACTATGCGAACGGCATAGAATAGTTATTGTACGATAGATACCATCTACTAAGGCGCAATCCTGCGTTCGTACAATTCATAATCTGCAAGCATTCAGGCAGACTCATCTCCGGGTGAGTCTGCCTTTTTGTTTTTGCAAACCGAGAAAGGAAAATGTCATATGACTATCAGCAAAATTACCAAAAAGAATTTCAGTATCTTTCTCAAAACCGGAGTTCAGATTATTGATGGCGACATCATTTCTGACTCTGGAAAGAACAAAGGGCTTTATCATTTTGTGAAAATACCCATCAGTGAAAAGGTATGCGCTTTGTACGGGCAGAAGTTCCGGCACAACGAACTGCTAAATTACCGGAAGGAGCTCATTTACTTTGGCCTTGTTTCTAAGGAAGGTGACGTAGCCTTCTATTCGTGTAATTACGCCAACCTGTTCCTAGATTATTATTCCGGGAGCGCAGACAAGGAAACTTATCTGAAAATGGCTGAGTTGATGTACAAAAAGCTGTGCGAAATGAACCCTGAAACGGAAGCGGAAACGCACAACCCTTACTATATTGCCATCGCGCAAAAGATTGCTTTTCAGCGGGCTGTCTGCGGGGATAGCAACTATAAGAACGCTCTGACATATCTGGCAGAGGTTGCTCAGGCACCTCTGCCGCGAGCATATGATAATCAGCCTAGCTTCGACCTTTTCATTCGTTATCTGGAATCTCCTGAAGACTGGGCAGATTATGCTATCGATACGATTGACAAGTTCTATGTCGATGGCAAATATCCAGCATTCAGTGCAAGCGTAGGCCGAGATGCTGTAAGTGTTGAACGCATGGCACAGCGGTACATTGCCAAATACAATGAACCTGGAAGCAAAGAGAACGCTTACAAGAAAATGTTCTCTGCTTTTGGTGACGCGCTAACCGTGCGTTTGAAACTCGAAATTGACGGCGACGTGAAGAAAATTCTGTATCCGGTAACTGAAATTGCCTGTCCGCAGACAGTTGAGAAGGATTCCGTGCCTACGGAATATATTTATTCTCTGCGTATGCGGAAAGAAGTAGAGAATTTCCTTGCAAAACATGGTTTGTCGAATGACAAGATTCCCATTGGTTGTGTCAAAGCAATCTATTATGGGAACCAGACGTTCTGGAATGAAAAATAACAAAAAAAGCAACAGAAAAGGAGTTCACCATGAACAACATCACTATCAAAGATTTTAAAAATCTTCTCAAAACCGGTGCTTCAAAATTTGAAGGAATCGTTGTCTCGGAAGGAAAAATCAGTAAAGGTCCCTATACATTCTTTATTACTCCGCTAACGAAGGGTGAACACAAGGTAGATGTGTTGAGCTGTCAATACAAGTCTACGCCGGGCACGCAAAAAACCTATCTGGGATTTGTTGTGGATTCTTCTGATGTTCATTTCTACAGCAAAGTTTTTTCCAATATGTTTTTCGATAAGGGTTGTGACGACACCGATGCAATTCGTGCGATGGGGAAATCGCTCTACGATGAGCTTGTCAAAATGAATCCAGTGGCTAAAGAAGATGTGTCCTGCCGTTACCAAGGAAATAAAATCGCCTTCTGTCGTGCAGTCAAGGGCAATCCAGATTATGACAATCCCTATGAAGTGTACGGCCTCATCGTTTGCTTCATATTTAGAAGTATTCAACCATGGTACTCAAAATACAACAAGTTCTTGGTAGACTATCTTGCCAACCCTACCGGATGGGCAGAACGCTCAATTCATGAGGCTGATAAGCAGCTGCCAAGCATTGGAATCAACCCTTTCAGTTCTTCCATGGGTGCGAATATTTTGAATTCCGAAAGACTTGCACAGAAGCTGGTTGCTTCTTATGGCGTACCCGGAACAAAAGAAGAATACTACAAGAATCTGTATCGTTCCGTTTCTGGTCACGATTATGTTCAGCTTCTTATTGAAATTGACGGAGACACAATTTCTCTGGAATATCCGGTGGAAAGTGACTTGACCAGCCATACACTTGTCATCGAAGAGGCGCTCCGCACCCTTGTGGCTAAGAAGCGTCCTTCTAAGAAGCAGAAGGTCGAGAACTTCTTTGCAAAACACAATATCGAGTTCGCAACCCGTATTCCGGTGAAATATATCCGAGAAATCTATACTTCGGATATGAAGAATGTGCTCTGGAAAAATCCGAAATTCGAGGGCTTAACGAAGTAAGTATTTGGGAGGAAAAATATCATGGCAAACAATATCAAACGCGAGGGATTCAAAACGTTCCTCGAGTTCGGCACTCCTTCATTATAGAGAGGTTCCTTATGACCGATAACATCATTACGGCTCGGCTGTTCATCGACATGGACGGCACACTCGCAGCGTGGCAGCAAGCCGCGTGTTTTGAAGATTTACTGCAGGAGAACTATTTCCGGGGCCTGCCTCCGTATCAGACAGTGGTGGATGCCGTAAGAATCCTCTGCAACGCGCATCCCGAACTTGATATCTATGCGCTGTCCGCATTCATGCCGGAGAACCCTGCTGCGGTAGGGGAGAAATACGGATGGCTGGATGTGTATGTGCCGGAAATCGATGCTGCACATAGGATTTTCGTTCCTTGCGGAGAAAGCAAGGCTGCAGCAGCTGCCAATCGTCTAAAAATGCCATGCATTGACAAGTCTTTTGTCCTTCTGGATGACTACTCTGTCAACCTGCATGACTGGAAAGAGAAAGGCGGCAGCGGCATCAAACTGCGCAATGGTATCAATGGCAGCATCGGGACCTGGAAAGGCCCTTCAGTGAGCCGGTTCAACACCCCTGAAACACTCGCAACGCTCATCTGCCAAGCAGCAAAAATCAGAGCGAACGCAACTAAGGAAATTATCGAAATGCTCCGCGCCAAATATCCCAACGGCACTCGCGTCCGTCTTGTCAAAATGGATGATGTGCAAGCCCCGCCTATTGGCACGGAGGGGACGGTTGTCGGTGTTGACAGCATCGGTAATCTTCTCATGCACTGGGACAATGGTTCCAGACTGAATGTTGTATATGGCGCAGATGAGGTTGAAAAAATCTAATTCTGCCTTCCAACAAAAAGGAGAAAGAAAATGAGTAAACTGACCAACACTATTCGCACCGAAGTTGACAATGACTATTTCATGGATATAGCAGACTTTCGCGATTACGCTCGCAGCATGATGTTTCCTGACCCTGTTGGCATTGACATGAGCGATGAGTTCAACGACATGGTTACAGAAGCCGTGAACAGTGGCAAAACGACTCTGGAAGATGCTTTTAAGAAGCTGGTCAAACGCGATAGCAAAGGCCGTATCGACTATTCTTACAGCGATGGGTTTGACGGTTTTCGATATGGTCAGGAGCTTCTGTGCTTCTGCGATATCGAGACTGCCGCTCAGCGCCTTAGCATCTGACACCTATACCACAAACCTGAAACCAGTCATACAAAAAGGAGTTCAATACCATGAGTTACGGTTTTGACATGGGCTTTGCGCAGGCGAACAGTTTGCAGGAAGCCATGGCGATTGCGCTGGAATACACGCAATCGCAAATGACCGAAAAGAACATCAGAAAAACTATCAGGGATAATCGGTATTATATTCCCTCGGTTCGTACCGGGTACATTGCAGATGAGGAGAACAAAAACCGCAGAGCCGATGTACTTGCGGATACCGCTGACCGGTATTGGCTTGAGGCATTGTTTACTTTCCGTTTTCTGTATTGGGAAGAGCACAAGCTGCTCGGTATCATCATGATGCCGCCCGAAAGCGCAAGCGAGAGATGGCCGCTGAGTGTATATTTCCAGAACTCCTGCGACCAGGATTATCCGTTTTTCGAATGGAAGGAAGGCAATATCCCGTTCTTTGCGAACGCCGCCGCAAAAGCCGAAAACTATACGGCGGAAGAAATCCGCGCAAAGTTCGACTACGAAATCGAAGATGAAAACCTCGAATATTATCGGCGCAATACTTGCTACAATGATATTTTTGAGGAACTCGCCCTCGAATCGTGGCTGTACAATCATTGCACGGATGTGCCGTTCGTAACTTTCGCTTTGCAGGGAATTCAGAACGAAGCCGAGCGATACCGGTATCTACAATGGCTGAAAGCCGAAATCCAATAGTTGGTACTTGCCCCGATGTGCGAACCGCATAAAATAGTAGCTGTATGATAGATACTATCTAAAGCACAATTCGTGTTCGTACAATTCACAATCTGCAAATAAGCGGACTTTCCAAATTTTGGGAGGCCCGCTTGTTGTTTTACGACGAAAGGAGTTTTTATGAGCAGCCAAAAAGCACCGGTTTCGCCGGTCATAGAGTTCATCAAGGTGCTTAACGAGATGAGCGCCCGATATGGGCGCAGCGAACTCTGGTACGACTACATCGATATGCACGCCATTGCACTTGCGAACACCTGTGATTTGCGGTGCAGAGACACAAAAGAGGAACAGTACAATGCCATCGTCCAGAAATACGATGAGAAGACCGTACAGCAGTTTGCTGAGCTTACCGCCATCACAATGACCGCACTCTTGGAAAACCCTGAGCAGGATTTTCTTGGCACCGTTTACCATAATCTCGGATTAAGCAAAAGCCAAGCAGGGCAGTTTTTCACGCCGTACAATGTCGGACAGATGATGGCACGCATAAACATGCCGGATTCTCTTGTTCTGGACAAGTCCCGTATCCTGCGGGTGAACGACCCGTGCTGTGGTGCCGGATGCCTGCTTCTGGCGGGGTACAATGTGATGCGCGAGCAGTTGGAATCCACTGACCCGGACTGGGACAAGTATGTTCTGTTTGTAGCACAAGACATTGACCCTCTGGTCTGCAAGATGTGCTACATCCAGATGTGCTGTATTGGCGTTCCCGGAGTTGTCGTAGTAGGCAACTCTCTATTCCCGGACGCAGAGCGTTCTCCGACAAATTTTTGGTTCACACCCAAGTATTTCTTGCTGGACGATAACGCTCTTAAAAACACTTACACAGAAAAGGAGTAATTTCTATGAACATGGTAACCGAAACAAAACATCTCGATTACGGAGACAAACTGGTCGATTTCTACAACAGCATCGACTGGGGCTGGCTCTTTGACTTTGTCCGTGAAAAATACGGCGTTGGCATGGTGCAGCATCCCGAAGCCAAGATGAATAAGAACGGTCGCATCGAAGTTTCTTGGCCTGAAAACCTCAAGGACAAGTGCGGTCTGCTCGGAAAGGCTTACCGTGAGGTATACCTGCGGACTTTCTCGTCTCTCAATTTTCATGATGTGACCTACGACAAGGACATTCTGGACGAATACATGAAGCAGCCGGATTTCTACAAACTCAACCTGTCTTATGCCGACTTGAATGGAACCTACTCGGATGCGTACTTGCAGATTGACATTTCTTTCTACTACAAGACGTACAGTGGCGGGTACAATTACAGCGACCTGTTCTTTGCAGAGTACCACAATGATACTGGCTGGTTCATCCGCACTACAGAAGGTGAAAAATTTCAGCAGGAGAAATAAAGGCTCGATTTTCTCATCGTTTCGAAGATGTCCTCAAAATTCTTCCGTATTGCGACACGGTCAAGTTCTTCGACAACAACAATGGGTTTGTGCTTGTGGCAGAATACCGCAACGGGCAGATTCTTCCCGTTGGAATGTATCGCCCCACATGGCTTAATCAGCTCATGGAGCAATCTAATTAACATTTTCGCCGCTCATCTTCGGATAGGCGGCATTTTTTACTTGCCAAAGTGTGCGAACCGCCTAGAATGGTACTTGTACGATAGATACCATCTACTAAGGCACTATTTGCGTTCGTACAAAAATTCATAATTTCGCTGAGGCGGACTTTCCGAAAAACGGGAGGTCTGCCTTTTTGCGTAGAAGGGAGTATTTTTATGTCAACAAGAAAAATCTTATTCCGTGGTCAGACTCGGCGCAAGGGGGAAAAGACCTCCATATCCGGTAAACCTCTGCCTGGCATCTGGGTCACAGGTGGCATCTTTCCTCAGAACAAAGGCTATGAACGCGCCATCATCTATACCCAAGACCCGAAGGTTGAGAAGCATGTTGTATATGCTGAAACAGTAGGGCAATACACGGGAGTTGATGATGTGTTAGAGACCCCCGTCTTTGAGGACGATATCATCACCTTCTGGCAGAGAACTGACGCGAAACACATGCAGCGCTACAAGGGTACTGTGAAGTACGACGAGACGCTGACAAGTTTTACAGTCGTTTCCTGCGAGCCAAACCGTCTTAGTGACCCCGTTTTCCTTTGGGATTGTTCCGATATTCATGTGGTCGGAAACGTCTTTGACGGCGAGTTAAGCAAGCGGGAGCAGGAAGTTTCGTGTACTTACACCAAATGCCTCGCATTGGCAAAGAGTATCGACACGCTTCAACTCTGCTACGGCCCTTATTTCAACTCTCTGAAAGTGGTAAGCCTCTGGAACAAAGCTTTTGAGCTGATGGATGATGTGACCCGCTCTGAAATCGTTGAAGACTTAAAACTGTTTCAAAGAGCGTGGCGCAAATATAAGGAGGAGAAGCCGGTAAAGGACGCTCAGAAAATCCTCGATGCCATTTCCGAACTATTTGGGGAGGAGGTGACTTCCAAATGACTTCTGAGAGCGAATATCGCAACGCAGTTCGGTATCTCACCAATTTGCTGAACGGAGGACTGATGGGAGCCAAAGGCACTCGTCCTTTGAATGCAGCTATTGAAGCCTGCGAACTGCAAATTCCGAAGCATCCCATCTCGAAAAGCTGGTCGCCGAATCTCTGCCCGCATTGCAATGCGGATATTGGCGGAGACTGCGACGACGGCTACTACGAGAACCCGCATTACGAGCGCTGTCCTGTCTGTGGTCAGAAGCTCGATTATAGCGAGTAAAGGAGCGTGAAAAATCATGATGTTGTCCGAGTTCGAGAAGCTCACCGGTTTAGAGGTTACGACAGCAGAATACGAAAAAATCGAGGCTGAATATATGGAAAGCCCCGATGACAAAGCAAAGTTCTGCAAGATGTGGCTCAAAAAAGGAGGGCTTCAAAGGCTCCATAACGCAAGGCTTGAGGAAATTGAACATCTGAAAAAGACCATCGAGGACCTTGAGCACAAACTTGATGAAGAGCAAGACTGGCAGATTTCTCATAAGTACGGCACGCACTACCAAAAAACATCTTATGACCATCTTACCAAGCGTTGCTCTAATGGGCATCAGTTTGAGTCCGAAGCGAAAGCTACCGAGTTCATCAGTTCTCAGTACGGTTTCGACAAAGATAGAATTGTCTTTATCCACGACGTCGAAGTCTATGAGACAAATCGGCATGGAACAACGCGTCTGAAAGAACGGCTCACTCGTTTCCCTTACTACGCCGGTTGCAGAGCAAACTATGCACGTTTCGATGTGCGCTGCTGCGGCGGAAGTATGCAATGGGAACTTGTGGACGGAGCTCTTAAAGACTATTCCACACCGCCATTTTTATCCGATGGGGAGCAATAGTTCCTCAAGAATCATCACACCGCACAGGCCCCAATGATGCCTGTGCATGATTTTTTACATTTCATAAGACCAATATTTTTAAAAGGAGTATGTAAGCACATGATTACTTTACCTACTAACCATCCCTATTTCTTCACTTGCCCGTCTTGTGGCTGCAAGCTCATTTCCGTTTCTACCGGCAACAGAGCCAAGCCCCATTGCCCAAAGTGCGACTACTCAGCCGATGATGCTTTTGTGGTCAAAGACCGCGTTACAAGTGAGGCTATGAATGTCATCGCTGATAACGCGGAACTTGCCGAAAACTTTGCCGAGACCGTAAAGCACGAAATTGAGACCGATGACGATACTTACGCTCATATCGGTTTTCATCTGGCAAACAACATCCGAAACCAGAGCCCTGCATCCGAAGTCCTTCTGACCCTCTGTGGCTGGACCATCGAGACGCTGCTTGACAAGACGCCGCCCATCGCAATCGATGAAGGCGACAACAACAATGAAAAATAAGAGGTATACAAAAAATGTTTGAATTAAATCTTTCCAACGCTCTGGCGTTGATTGACCAGCCCGTGTGGGTCGTCACTGAAGTGCGCAGCCGCAACAAGAACGGTCGCATCTACGCAAAGTCACGTGCGAAAAGCGCGGTTTATCCCGGAAACATTCAGACCGTCAGCGTTTGGCGCGGCTATGCTCGCGCCGGAGACAGCGTCGGTGCGCCAAAGTGTACTGTTGAAGTCTGCATCCATACCGGCGATGACCTTGCTGACAATGTCATCCTACCCGCTGAGCTGCTGAATGTTACGGTGTTTGACAAGAAAGAGGATGCCGAAAAAGAGCTGGCGTACCTCAACGCCAACATGAACACTATGACATTCTCTGAACAGCGTCAGCGTGAAAGCAAAAACAACGCAACTGTATTCGGAATCGCTTGAGGCACCCTAGATTTTTCTGCTTGCCACTTTATGCGAGTCGGGTATAATTAGAACTGTACGATAGATACCATTCTACAAAGGCACATCTTGTGCTCGTACGGTTCACAATTCTGCTTTAAGGTGGACTTCTCATCACGAGAGGTCCGCCTTTTTGTTTAACTATGAAAAAAGGAGTGTTTTATCATGACCGAAAACGAAAAAGCAAAAGAGCACATAGCTACCTCTGAAACGACTGTGAAGGTTGACCCCCAGAATGGCTGGTATCTCAAGCGGTTTGCCGCCCTGCAGTTCGAGGGCTCCGTGGACAATTTCAGCACAAATATGCCAATTCATGTCCTTGAACAGCAGCTTCCGAAAGATGATACCATGAAGTTGGATGACGCTGCCATTGAAGGTCAAGATTTCGATTACAGCAAGTTTTATGACGAAAGGGGTAATGAATATTCGTCAGTTAGTGAACTTGTGCAGACACTGCTCGACCTTGACGATGATGATTCCATTCGGGAATACAACGAGGAAAATCCTGACTTGCCGTTCATCCCGTACGAAAAGCTGCGGGAAATGGATAAGAAGGATATTCCGGAATTGTTGTTGTCTGTCGCTGATGAAGCGGATTATATAGATGCGTACAAGGAAGTGACCGATATCGAATCTTGGAATGTGGAAGTCACTCCCATGAGCAACAACTATGAAACCATGGGATTCGCGTTCACGCATCAGGGACTCAAAGAGTACGAAAAGTCCATCGATAACCATATTTTCCATTTCTGCCGTACATATGCCTATGCAGGGGAGCAGCACAACCGCCGCGAGGGCGATTTTTATCCCATCATGGAATTCCTGCACAGCGCCGGTGAACAGCTTCTGGTTGACGACCTTAAGCGGTTCGATGTCAAGGTGATGGAACTCGCTCCTGCGGAAGAAGTGGAAAATCTTTATCGAACCGTTCCCAATGAGCCGCATCAGGCCGCTTATATCAAGGTCATGGATAGAAAAACGGATACGGTATATAGCCGCATCTATGTTTTCTGTGCAGGCCAAGAAGAGAAGTGCCTCAACGGCGATACTTATCTGAGCAATAAGCAGCATTATGTCTTGGTCAAGAAGGGTGACGATACCTATAAGGTTCCTTATCCGTTTGACTGTGATAAGACAGTTGAAGCCCTGAATAAGAAGTCCGAAAAGGAAAAGACACTGACCGCAGCACAGCGGCTGTTCTTCTGGACAGAATACAAAGAACATAGTAAAGATATCTAAGGAGAAAAAATATGAACACTTATAATGTCGTGGTTACCGTATCCACCACTGTTTGCATCGACGCCGAGAGCCCTGATGATGCCATCGAAAAGGTAAGTCAGGCGTTAAACAACGGCGATGTAAACATGAGCACTGATATTGCCAACAACATCGGCTATTCTATGCGAAACGGCCACTATGAGGTGACGGATGCCATCCCGATGGATGAATAAGGAGGACGGCTTATGACAGTCCCCAACATTTCCTGCCCTTCTTGCGGTTTCGCAATGCAGCCTGTCTGGTATCGGGAAAAAGAACTCGATGTTCATGGTATTCCCACAGGGCGAACATACAAAGCGTGCAGTTGTTTGCTCTGTGATTCGTGCGGACATAAAGAAACAGTAGACGGCTCGTTTGATGAGCCATACAAATAAACATGAGGTGACAAAAATGGTTCGTTTTTATACGCCAAGCTTGTATGGGGCATGCGATGCTCTTGACCTTTACGACATCGACTACGATTTGGATGATGGCGACCGCATTATGGTAGACGATTCTCTCTACGATGCTGCTCTCGACGCATTCGATGAGTATGACATTGAGTACGAGGAGGTGTAAGCATGTTGCGCCATAACAAAATCAGTCCTAAGAAGCCTTGCCCATTTTGTGGTGCCTTCCTTGAAAACGAAGCACCCAGCACTATCTGGTGTCATCCACGCAACAGTTGCTTGCTGAGTCTCCGTGGCATTGTCGGAGCCGACCAAATCGCTCAGTGGGATACGCGCTACGATGCAAAGGGAAAGAAGGTGCTTGACGATGCTGAATGAAATTTTTGCTCGCGAAATCCTTGAAACGAGCATTGCGCTCGGTATTCTTCAGGAAATGAATGGCGGCGTCGTCATTTACCATGAAGCAAGCAAAGAAGACCCCGAAAATCTCCCTGCCGGGTGGTATATCGATGACAAGGATTATACCACATTTTCGATTGCTAACGACCCGGAAGCTGTGAAGTGCCTCAAAGCGCCTCTCAAAAAAGGCGGCTACAACTTTGAGGAACGCAAAGAGTTTTGGAATTCCTTCTTTGACTTCAAAGCACCCAAGCTTCGACTGCCTGTAGAAATCACAAAACCTTCTGGAAAGGACGGTATTGCTCAATGAAAAAAGAGCTTTATGAAGTCACGCGTGTTCGCGGTGACGAAAAGAAAGAACTTGGCAGTTACCTGCTCAAGCCCGGTTCCGAAGCTGCAATGGACTTCTTCCACAATATCCTGAAACGGGATGATAAGTTGGAGGTTTCTATCAAAAGCACGGAAACCGGATTTTCCCTGACGGATAATTCCGAACCCGATGTCAGCTATATCATGACATTGGTCCCGATGGATGATTCGTTCTGGGAAACCTGCACGGCAAGCAAGAACCGCTAAGCCTCTTGTCCCGTCTGCCCTTTGTGGGTAGGCGGGTTTTTTGTTTGTGTGAATAGAGTTTGCGGCTTTTTGTTGACGTGCTTTGCGAATCGCGTACAATATAGCTTGTACGATAGATAACATTCTATGCTGCCACTTGGCCGTACACTAAAATTCACAGTCTTGCAACTCAAAGCAGATTCATCTTCGGATGGGTCTGTTTTTTTGTTTGTTAGACAGAAAGGAAAAAGAAATGTTTGGATTTACATGCTTGATTAAGGCGGACACGGACCTAGTGAAGCGCTGCCTGCAGGAGAGTAAAAATGATGTCGAGCTTCTGACTGCCCTTTACGACGAGGTTCTTGACACTGACACCGATGCGGAAGGAATGTGGCCTACGGAAGAACTTGCAACTCCTGTCGAGGAGTATTCTCTTATCTTTGGTTGCCGAGAAGCAAGCGAGCTCATCTACTTTGCCGAGGGTATGCGAAAGCGTGCTCTATACTCTGCTATCGGGGCAGCAAGTCTCGCATTGAAGCGGTGGAATGAGGCTGGCATCAACATCAAGACTTCTCTGGAGGAAGTTTTGAATACCATTCCGATGGGCTCTACGGAAGCATACACGCTGTCGTGCGCCACCGATATTCTCTGCAATACCCCTTGTCCGGAAGCAAACGAACTGTTCTACAACGGCTATCGCTGGTCGTGCTGCCCGAACGATTTCGAGCTGGATGACATCATCAAGTACCCGGAACAGTATATCGTTATCCCGGTGCTCTTTGCGGAACAGTAAATAAGGAGAAATATCGTCAATAACCCACGACTAAAGTCGCGGGCTTGCTCCGGCAAGCCTGCACCTTCGAAAGAAAAGAAGCAAAGCTAACAAAAATATCCCCATCGCGGGGCAAATGACTTTGTTTGGAGATGTTATACAAGAGGAACGAGAAATTCCTCCTTTGATGTCACGCAATTATATGAATCCAAACACAGTCAAAAAGAAGGAGTATTTGCTTCTTCACGCTTTTGATTAAAACGCAATGGTGAAAAAAATAAAAAATTAAGGAGAACAGACAAAATGGTTAATAATTCTAATATCGTTAATGCAATGGTTAAGTATCACTTTTCCGATGGTATTCACACTTTGCCATGCAAAGTAGACAAACAGACGCATGAAGTCTTTGACATCAGTGGAAAAACGCAGCTCGTGAAGGAATTAGTCGAGGATGATGATTTTTCCTTTGATAGTGACGAAGAAGCCACTCTCTTTGAGGTATACGATGACCTAGATTATGCAGAAGTTGAGGTTGATGGAAAACTCTATCCGTTCCTGATTCTTGAAATGATTGATGAAGCACTCCAAGATGGTGGATTGAATCCTATTGAAGTGTACAGTGCCGTCGAAAAAAGCGGCGATTACCGGGAAGCAGTGGATGGAATGTCGCTGACTCAGTGCATCCGTTCTTGGCGTTGGTGGGAACTAAAAAATTCCATCGAACACAACCGTACAGCAATTGCTGATTTTATCGGAGCCAATCCCGGAAGTGCTACCTATGTTAAGGTCTTGAATGGGAATACAAACCAGACCGAGATTTGCGATATGCTAGACAAAGCTGAGGCTCAGATGCCGGAAGACAAATTTATGCAGTTCTTTAACAAGTACGATAACCCGAATATTTGGGATATTAACTAAAACTGCGATTCCAAGTTGTTTCAGCCAAAAATCAAGGAGAGTAAAAATGGAAAGAAGCATCAGAGCTTAAACAGCAACGATACCGTTGGGCAACATCTGCCGGATATCCTAACGGTTCTTCCGCTAAAAATACAGCACTGTTTTGGAGCAGACCTTTAAAAGATGAAAAGACTATCTTTATTACAGAAGGTGGTTTGAAAGCATCTGTTGCAAGTCATCTGTCTGGTGATTTGTTTGTAGCAATCCCCGGTGTAAGCTGTATTGCAACATTCAAAGACTTGCTTCAAGTTTGCAAAAAAACGGAATTTGTCTTGTCGAAGCTTTCGATATGGATGGCAAACTGCTTCCAAAAGAAGTTGAAAAAGGGCAAGAAGGAAATCACATTACGGTTGAATCTGCGAGAGAAAAATGACATCAAGAAAAGCCATGTAAACGATGCCCGCTGTATTAGTAAGCATCCGTTGGCTGAACCTTGCAGCGTTTGCTACCACACAAAAGCAATCAGACATCATAATCGACAAACCCATAAAGCAAACTTCTCTAAAAAAGGTATCCGCAAACGGAGCCAAATGCCTTATATCGTTGAAGGCTATCGCTTGTGGGATAAGGTCCTCTACAAAGGACAAGAATGTTTTATTTCTGGACGCCGCGCTTCAGGAAGTTTTGTACTTAAAAAGCTAGACGGAACAAGCGTCTCTAAAGGTATAACATTCAAAAAACTACGGTTATTAGAGCCTGCAACTAATTACTTAATCGAAAGGAAGTGAAAGGGCAATTTCTCCCACGACTAAAGTCGCGGGTCTCCTTGCCCTAATTTATGAACAGAACGTATTACATTAAAACCTCCACCCCCGCCTATCTTGCCGACTGGTTCAAGCTGAAAGATGCACTTGCTGCTTTTATCCGTGCTAACTACACGGATTACAGTTTCGATGATGCCATCAAAAAAGAAGGTGAGTATCTTGCCCTCGAAGAGTACATCTATGGGCGGACTTACCAGATGTGCTCTACCTACGCTTGGTGCAACGACCACCGGATGCTTTTCACCACTAAGGATGAAGCAGCGTTCAAAGCTTCCGCAGACCCGATGGCGTGGATGCAGAATCACATTGAGCGTCTCAGCGAGCGTGACGAGAACCTTGAGCGCGACCTTCAGCGTGAGGCTTCCATCGACAAGTACCGCGCCGAACGCGTTGCTTACTACGAGAAGGCAAAAGAGCCAGAAATCGAGAAGTACAAGTCGTTCATCGAAAGCTTGCCGAAAGGGAAAAACAAGTACGTCAGGCTGACTGTTGAAATTGATGGCAAACAGTTCACCGGCGGCTACGAAGCGGAGTCTATCCGTTATTGCTGCCCGCATCGTCCTGACGCTTTTATCCACTCTAACGGATTTCGGTATCCCGATGAGAACGACCGTTTCTGTGAGTTCATGAACGAAATTGGTCACATCAACTCTGAGCCAGTTCCGTTCTCTAACGTCACGGAAATCGCTGCGTTCCAAGGCAGCAAAATTTTCTGGAAGAAGGAGGCTTGACTTATGGCTCTCAAAATTGGACCTTGCCCCAAATGTGGCAACACTACGTTCATTGCAACCGCTCATGTGACACAGACTTGGCTGGTGGATGAAGACGGCGACTTTATCGAAGCCCAATCCGACTGCGACGAAGTCACTCATCGCCCCGATGCTGAAGACTTGTTCACCTGCTCCAAATGCGGCGAGGAAGTATCCGCAAAAAGTGTATATAACGATTGATTTTGTACAAACTTTTTGAAAATCGTTTGTTCGTATCATCGTTAAAAAAGCGAGGTGGCCTAACAAACCGTTACTCGTCTAAAATATTATAGGAGTGTATAATTATGAGTACAAGTCGCATCCCTGAAGTGTTCCTGTCCGAAATCTTTGGTGAGCTTCGCATCATCATGGAAGACAACAAGTTTTTCTTCTGCGCCATGGATGTTTGCAAGGCGCTGGGCTATACCAACATAACCCGCGAATTGAACATCCACTGCCGTCAGGACGGTATCAGAACCGGACGCGTTGAAAGCAATGGCGTACCCCGTATCGTGAAGTTCGTATCGGAAGGTAATGTATATCGGCTCATCTGTCGTTCGACCAAGCCTGACGCAGAACAGTTCGAGACTTGGGTTTTCGACGAGCTGCTGCCCACGATTCGCCAGACCGGCGGATATGTCAACGACCCCGTTGTCTTCGTCGACCAGTGGCTTCCTAACACGGATGCCAAGACTAAAGCCCTGCTTGTCACCTCTCTGGAGGCCGTCAAAAATCAGGACAAGGTCATCGGCGTGCAGCAGGAAAGCGTTGACTTCCATCGCGCGGTAAGCGCCTCTGTCAACAGCGTAGACTTCGGCGAGTTTGCCAAGTGCCTCGCCAACGACCACATCGACATTGGTCGCAATCGCCTGATGGCTTGGCTGCGCAAAGAGAAGTACATCGATGCTGCAAACATCGCTTACCAGCGTTATATCCAGCAGGGCATCTTCGACGTCAAGGAAACGGTGTACTACATCGGTCGGACTCCTCGCACCGCACGCAAGACGCTGATTACCCCCAAGGGTCAGGTCTACCTTGCCAAGAAGGTCGCTGAAGGGTACAAGGGCTAAATCCCACTTACTCCGGTTGCTGAAAAGCAGCCGGATTTTTTTGTTAGATTATGTTGACAGTTTTTGCGGACCGCATACAATATAGTTTGTACGATAGATAACATTCTACTCTTCGCTGCATTTTGCAGTCGTACAATTATCAATCTGACGAATCAGCAGACTTGTCTTTTGACTTGTCTGCTTTTTTGTTTACAGAAAGGAAAGATGGAATGAACAACTTTGACAGCATCAATTTGGAAAGCACGAACACTCCTCTGGGTAAGAAGGTTTTTGCTCTCTACAAAGCCATGCACAGCGTTGGCGATGGGAACCTTACCGGTGAGGTTTCCGACGCGCTCAACAGCCTTGCAGGTTACGCAACATTTGTGGCAAAACAGGAAGCGCTGATTCAGCGTGCCCGTTTCGTCATGGATATCACCAGCTATAAGCTTTTCAAGCGCAGCGCCGAGGAAGCTCGCACTTACGCGTTTGAGAGAGCTGTTGACGGTGTATATTCGCTCAACCGCCTCTGTCAGAAATACGGTGTTTCCTCTGCTGCTGAAGATGTCATTTCAGCAGTCAAGAAAGAAGCTGCCGAAGGGAATCCTTCCGCTGCTGCAAATTCTTCTGCTTACGCAGCTTTTGCGAAAGAGGTTTTGGACACCTATTTCACTACCGATTAAAAATTTCATAAACTAAACCCTTTTCGGGGTACAAACCTGCGATGGACGCCATTGAGCTAGAGTCGCACGAGTGCCCCGCGAAAAGGGGAAAGCTATGGCTAATATCAACCTGAATGATGTCCGCACTCCGCTTACCCGCAAGGTCAACGCTCTGTACAATGTTTTCGCATCGTCCAACAATTTGGATGATATCGAAAACATAGCCGACACGTTGAACTGCTGCGCTGATTACGGTGCAACCGTGGCCCGTAAAGCGGCGGAGCGACAGGAGGCTTACTCCTACCTCGAAGGGAAGGACCTTTGCTCTAGGGTAACAGAAATCAACAGCTACATCGCGTCACTCGGCTTCGGTCTGATGACAAGCGTTGGAATGTTGAACACGCTGTGCCGCATGGCAGGTGTTCCCCTTATCGCCGAAAACGTTGAGGTGGGGAATCTGGAGACTTTCGTTGCTTTTGCGAAGGAAGTCGTAGATTCCTACTTCACGACCGGTCCGGTTGGCTCTGTCAGCGAAAGCTGATGCCATGAAGCCGTCTGCCCTTTTAGGGTGGGCGGTTTTATTTTTTTGTTGACGGTTCTTGCGAATTGAATAGAATTGAAGCTGTACGATAGATAGCATTCTATAACGCTGTATTTCAGCCGTACAATTCTCAATTCTGTATTCATTAAGGCAGACTCACCGCTATGGTGGGTCTGCCTTTTTGTTTACTAGAATCCGTAAGCACTAGGAGGTGCGCTATGAACAGCAAAGAAACTATTGTCCGCAACTGCATCGAGGCAAAGCGTCGCGAAGCCAACAGTTACCAAAACCCCGGCTGCTATAATGCAGCATTTTGCAGAGGTTATGTCGAAGGCGCAAGCGAAACGCTGTCTACTATGTTGTCTCCTGCAGAGAACTCCACAGAAGCATTCATTATTCTTTCCCATTATTCTAATGAGAATATCGGAGAGTTTAACGCAGTTGGTCTTCATGGGCTCTATTCTTCTTTCGATTCCGCAAAAAAGGCAGCCGATGCTATGTTGAAGGAAGACGAAGAAAACGGATGCCACGGGGAAGCAATTCCATACACGACTGACGACTGTTGCGACAACGGAATCTTTGACGACTATCCGTTGTATGTTGCCGGTGTGCAGGAAAAAGACAATTTCAATGCATTTCACAACTTCTACGCCATCTTTTCCTGCAATTTGGTCCCGTAAGTGACCTTTGCGCAAAGTTGGTATAGTAAAAACATCACAGCACTTAGGAGGTGCGCTATGGTCAAAAAATTAGGCGGTATGTACCGCAACATCCGCGTTGTCAATGGCAACACCAGTGTCATCGTCAAGGCTGTCGTTCCGACTCCTCTCGATGCAATGAAGGCAAAAAAGATTTGCGAGTTGAATGGATGGGAGATGACTCCCGATGCTTTTGGCAATCTGACTGTTACCACAACGATGACCTTCAACGCAAACCGCATGACTGACAGAACCTTGATGGACTCATACATTGGGTTTGCCGAAAAGGTTGCATCCGCTCTGGTTGGCTACAAGAACCGTTATCTGATGGCTGGTGTCTTGTCTTACGATGCCGCTGTTTAAGGAGAGGAAAGTCGCTATGGATATCAAATCACCGAATGAACGAGCTCAGCACATCGCAGGGATGGCTTACCGTCACATTTACATACCTTCCGAAGAAGGCAAACGCGTCGAAGTGCTGCTTGACAAAATGTTTCTGCCGCAGAATGCGTATTGCTATGCCATGTTTCCGAAATGGTTCGTGGATTCTAAGGTAAAGACAAATGAAGCAGACCGCGTACGATATATCATGGGTCAGCTTTGCGCGTACCTGCATCATTTTTACGACAAACCCAGCGTTGAAGATTTTGAGAAAGGCTTTGACTACAGTAATATAGTCAAGTTTCAGCGCCATTGCGAGAACGCACTAAATTCTGTGCTTGACCCCAAAGATGATGGCTCTATTTATCAAGATGGTGTTCACGGCACACACGAAGAGTTCCTGCTCATCTGCGAGTTCTACAGCAAAAACTACATCGACATTGATGTACGCTGCGCCAATGCAACGGCATCTTCTCCAGATAAAATCATCAAGGATTGTTATATCCATGCCGTCCAGAAGCGCTTTGGTGTGTCTCCGATTGCTGCCAAACGTCTGTGGAGCAATAACCAACGCAATAAGACCTACCTGCTCAACACCATTCACGGTCTTGCTTAATTTATGTTACATAGCACATTCGTGCTTTGTATAATAGTTCGTCCCATTTCACACCTATTTTATCAAGCTCTAAGGAGGAGCTACATTATGCGTAAAGACCATCTTATCACAAACCTCATCGGCATATCCTTCTTCTCTTTCATCGCAGCACTCGTTCTTATGATTGCGTTTGCTGTGATTCGCGGAATCATCGGTGCGGTCGTTCCCGAAGCCGCTACTATCATGGTGATGCTCGACGGTCTCGTTTCGTTCTGCGGAAATGCAATGGCGTTCTCCGTTATCGCCATGTTTGCATTCATCCTTTACGGCAAAATTTGCGTGGACAACTCTACAATGGGTGATTTTGTGCGGTTGCCGAAGCCGTCAACCGTTTCCTCAGTGCTCATGTATATTGCATTAGTAGGAATCATCCTCTGCGCTGCCGGATTTCTTCTTAATATCATTGGAACATCTTCCGTGGTCATGTTTCTGAAAATGACTAACGGTCTGGGTACACACGAAGCATTTTTGCAAAAGCTCGGCCATTTTACCACAATTTTGTCACACTTCTGCAAGGTCAGCTTTGTGATATCTGTGCTGCTTGGTCTTGCCGCACACAAAATTAAATACTAATTTCTAATTGTCGCCGCTCGACTCTACAAGCCGGGCGGCTTTTTTCTATTGACACCACTTGCGAACTGGATAGAATGAGAATCGTACGATAGATAGCATTTTCACACACCGTTATGTGTCGTACAAATTAACAGTTTTGAACCCCACGGCGAGCCGTTCACTATCACAGTGAGCGGCTTTTTCTGTAAAAATCAAAATTTTAATAAATGAAAGGAGATACGACATGCGTATCATCAAGCGTTCCGGTGAGGAACAAGAATTCAACCCGCAAAAAATCAGTGTTGCCATTGGAAAAGCCAACGACAGCGTACCTAAAGCAAAACAGTTTCCGAAGAATTACATACCTGCCTATACTGCACAGACTGTGGCTGCATGTGAAAACCTCGGTCACACGCCCACCGTGCAGGAAGTACAGGACATTGTGGAAGATGTCTTGATGGACAGCGGTCACCACGAGGTCGCACGCTCCTACATCAAGTATCGCTACACTCACGATGCAATGCGCCAGCACAATACCACAGATGACAAGATTCTTGCCCTCATCGAATACAGAAACGAAGAGGTCAAGCAGGAAAACTCGAACAAGAATCCACAGGTGGTGTCGGTGCAGCGCGACTATATGGCCGGTGAAGTCAGTAAAGATTTGACCATGCGTATGCTGCTGCCGAAGGACATCGTAGAAGCTCACAACGCGGGCATCATCCATTTCCACGATGCTGATTACTATGCCCAACATATGCACAACTGCGACCTGCTCAACCTCGATGACATGCTGCAGAACGGTACAGTGATTTCCGGCACTCTGATTGAGCGCCCGCATCGGTTCTCTACCGCTTGCAACATCGCCACGCAGATTATCGCACAGGTGGCCTCCTGCCAGTACGGTGGTCAGAGCATCAGCTTGACCCATCTTGCCAAATTTGTTGATGTCAGCCGTAAAGCCATCTGCAAAGAGGTCGACAAGGAAAACGCTGAGCTGCATCTGAACCTTACGGAGTATCAGCGCAACCAAATCGTTGACGGTCGTCTTCGCAAAGAAGTTCGCGCCGGTATCCAGACGATTCAGTATCAGGTCATTACTCTGATGACCACCAACGGGCAGGCTCCGTTCATCACGGTGTTCATGTACCTGAACGAAGCAGGGAAGGACGAGGTTCTGAAGCACGACCTCGCTTTGTGCATCGAAGAAATGCTTCGTCAGCGCTACGAAGGCGTAAAGAACGAGGTCGGCGTGTATATCACTCCGGCGTTCCCGAAGCTCATCTACGTTCTGGAGGACGATAACATTCAGGAGGGGCAACCTTTCTTCTACCTCACGAAGATGGCAGCAAAATGTACCGCTCGCCGTATGGTTCCTGATTATATCAGTGAAAAGAAAATGCGCGAGTACAAATTGTCCAAAGGCGAAACAGAAGGAAACGGCGATGTGTATACCTGCATGGGATGCCGCAGCTTCCTGACTCCGGACCGTTCCGGCAATGGCTGGGACAATATCGCCAATGCCAAAAACTATGATGGCAAGCCGAAGTATTACGGACGCTTCAATCAAGGTGTTGTTACTATCAACCTCGTTGATGTGGCGTTGTCTGCCAACAAGGATGAAGAAGCATTCTGGCGCATCTTTGATGAGCGCTTGGAGCTTTGCCACCGTGCGCTGCAGTGCCGTCACAAGCGTCTGAAGGGGACTCTCTCCGATGTCGCGCCTATCCTGTGGCAGTATGGTGCTTTGGCTCGTCTGAAGAAAGGCGAGACCATTGACAAGCTGCTCTACAACGGCTATTCTACTATTAGCCTTGGTTACGCAGGTCTGTACGAGTGCTGCATGGCAATGTACGGCAAGAGCCACACTGACCCTGCCGTGAAGCCTTTTGCCTTGAAGGTTATGCAGCATATGAACGACAAGTGCAATGAGTGGAAGGCAGCCGAAAACATCGACTACTCTCTCTATGGCACGCCGCTGGAGTCCACGACCTACAAGTTCGCCAAGTGCTTGCAGAAGCGCTTCGGTATCATCAAGGATGTTACCGACCACGAATACATCACAAACTCCTACCACGTCAATGTGCGGGAGAAGATTGATGCATTCAGCAAGCTGGCGTTCGAGAGCGAATTCCAGAAACTGTCTCCGGGCGGGGCAATCAGCTATATCGAGGTTCCCAATATGCAGGATAACCTCGAAGCTGTTATCGCCGTCATGCAGTTCATTTACGACCACATCATGTACGCAGAGTTGAACACCAAGAGCGACTACTGCCAGGTATGCGGATACGATGGCGAAATTCAGATTGTGAAGGATAACGGCAAGCTCGTTTGGGAATGCCCGCATTGCCACAACCGTGACCAGCACAAAATGAATGTTGCCCGCCGCACCTGCGGCTACATCGGAACACAATACTGGAACCAGGGCCGTACGCAGGAAATCGCCGAGCGCGTTACACACCTGTAACAACCATTAGTTGTATTTATACCATCTAAAATCGCCGTTCTCCCATTTGGGAGGGCGGCTTTTTCTTTTTGTTTTATCGGCAAAATAATTGATTTTGTACATCTGTATATCTTGTTTTTGCCGATAGCACTGTGCATTTCGTCGCAAAATCGTCATTTGCCATTTATAATCAAGACTCTATCGGCAACTTCCTTATATGTAGCTGCAAGAAAAACAGCGCCGCATCTTTACAACCGTTTTACAACTGCGATTTGCAAAACATGCTTACTTTGTTGCAAAAATGTGCCCTCCACATGGGGGTAATATAGGAGCAACATTTAGACTCTTGCTCCAAATTGCGACTTGCATACAATTTTAGAAAAGGAGGCTTCCCATGAAAGTCAATGTAATGTACCGTGCCCAGTGCCTTGCTGCATATTTAGGGTACGGACCGGATTTTGATGCTGAAAGCATCACAGAGCCAACACTCATCATCTCGATTTCCAGCACAGACGACCAGATTCCTCTCATCTTGAAAAGCGGAGAAAATAAGATGGTCGCTCATGTAGAATTTCTCATGTTCGATGATATTGACACCTCCGAATCTGTCGGTGGTTTAAAACCTATGTCAGAGAACGATGCCAGACGTATTGTTGATACTTTCCTGCATTATAGTGATACAGTTTCCCAGATTATCGTTCATTGTGATGCAGGATATTCCAGAAGTCCAGCAGTTGCTGCGGCTTTGACCAAAGCATTAGGGGAGAGTGACGACCAATATTTTGGACATGGCTATTGCCCCAATATGCATGTTTACAACAATGTGCTCAAAGAACTGGCGAGTCGTGGACTATTAAATTAGTTGCTGAAATGTGCGAATTGCGTAAGATGAAAAATATAAGTTGTGTTAGGCAACTGAAAATCAAAAGTCACAAAAAAGGAGTATGCCCTATGAAAATTGTTCGCCGTTTTCTCCCTGTGCTGTTTATTACATCAGCCGCAGCTTTCATGCTGACAGGATGTGCAAAAACAGTCGATTTGCTGCAATACGCAAATGTGTCCATCACCGGCGAAAGCGGAGACGCGGAAGTCGACATTATGATTGACTACAATGGTCTTGGCAGAGAATTGTTTGGTAAAGACAAAAACCAGACAGCTTTTGACGAAGCCACTGTAGAATACAGCCTTGGTAATGACCTTGTCTATACGGTCGACCCGGAAGACGGCATCTTCAATGGCGATACCGTAACATTGACTGTCACAGCAAGTGATTCTTTTTTGAAGAAGCACGACATTAAATTGGCTTCTACCAGCAAAGAAATCAAAGTCTCCGGTCTGGAAGAAACCGGTACACCTGCGAAACCAGACAAAGACAACAGTGCTTCCGATTCAGATACTGCAACCCCCGCTGCAAATGCGGAGCCTGTTGACCCGTTCGACGAATCCATTTTCCGCGTTGTAACATCTGACCAAGTTTTTAACGAAAAAGAATACGAAGGCAAAGTTACAGTTGTTATTAGTGGGCAGGCACCTTGCATGTACATCAAAGTGAAAAATCAACTCGATTCAAGCGACCCTCGCGCAAAGCTCGAATACACAGTAACAAATAAAAGTGACTCGGAAAAAGTTCAACAAACTCCACGCTTTTTCAAAAATGACACTGCTACCATTTCTGTTGCACCTCATAGCGGCAGTGATTTCTATAAGCATTATTCTTTGACCAGCGACAGCATGGATGTGGACTTGTCCTCTTATCCTATTATTTCAAAACCGAATACCCCGGAAGATGTTGGTGATGCTGCGTGGAAGTATATTCAGAGCGGCGTAAACGATTCAATCGAAAGCAATTTCGAATTTGGCGGCGACAACTATGCAACGGTTCCTATCTACGATGAAAACACAAATGTTATTGCCACCTACGAATCCAAAAGCAATCCTCGCTTCCTTGGGAAGGGATACATGATTGCATATAAAGACGATGATTATTCAAGCAAATTTACTGATGGTGGTAGTTGCAACGCCATGTATATTCCAATCGAGTTCGATTACGTGGACAAAGAGGGAAATACCGGCACAGCCGTAAGTGCCGTCAATGTAACCGCTGTACCATTCGAAGCAAACGATATGGTATACAAAGACTGGGCTTTCTTCCCGTTCGATTACAAAGAGAACACTTATAACAGTCTTGACTCTTATGTAAGCCAAGTGATTGAAAAAGTGGCTGAGAAAAACAACTTCACCGTTCAAGAATTTGACTTGCCGTGGTAATCGTACCCGCTTTATTCTGAAGTTTCAATCGCATCGGGTAGACCATCCACGGCCTGCCCGATTTTTGTTTTGGAGGTTTTCTTATGCATTACACACAGAAACGATGTAAAGCTCTCTACTTCTTTGCCGCGCTGCTTGCCGCTGCTGTTCTGGTGCTTGAAATCGAATACAGCGGTATTGGGGACAGTGACTTTTACTGGCATATCGTGCTGGGTAAAGAAATCTGTGCCACGCACACAATTCCTGTAAATGACACTTTTTCTTGGCTTTCTCAAGAGCTGGACTTAACAGAAACTGCCCATTCATGGCTCGGCAGCGTTATCGTCTACCTGTTTTCTTGTATCTTCCCAAATCCCATCTACGGCTTGCTTCTGTTTTCTTTTATTTCTGCTTTTGTCTACGCTCTTTTCATGGAATTTGCATGGGGCAAAGAACTGAAAGACCCCTTCGAGAACTGTCTGTTTGTCGTTCTCCTTACAGCGTTTCTTCCTATCTGCGGAAGACCTATGAATTTCGGTTTAATTCTCTTCGCAGCGTCCTTTTTCTTACTCAATGATGTCTACCGAAATCCCGACAACAAACGCTGCTTGCTTTTGCCTGTCATCAGTTTGCTTTGGGCAAACCTTCACGGTGGTTCATTGCCCATCTTGTTTGCTTTCAACGCGCTTTTCGTTCTGATGAGTTATCTACCTAATGTCAACGCTTTGGGTCTCGTTAATGAGCGTGAGCAACAGACAAAGAAAGCTCGCAAGTACATTTCCTTACTGATAGCAAATGTTCTGGCGGGGCTAATCAACCCATACGGTTACAAGCTCTACTACTACTTCTTTGTAACCAACAACGAAGCCACAAAAAAGTATGTTACCGAATGGCAGCCTGCTTATCTCGGCAACCCCGTCGTTTTCTTCTGTATCGCACTCCTGTTTGTTATCGCCGCAGCACATGTCAAGATTCGCGTTGTGGAGTTTTTACCTATCGTGACGTGTCTGCTTCTGACTTGCCGTTATATACGAATTGCAAGCTATCTACTTATCGTAATGACCCCACTTATCTTCCGTTTTGTCGGTGTGATGGTGCGAGAACAAGAAAACAAGATGTGGAAGAATGGCGGGCGCTTGACGATGGGATTTACAGGAAGTGCCAAATATTGGACCATTGCAGCGACTGCAGTTTGTGTTGCTGTTGCCTGCATATATGCGCCTTTCTTTGCAAAGAAGCCGGAGAAGACACTTGATAAAATGGATTCAACCTTCGTTGAGGAACTCAAAGCGCTGGACGCAAAGCGCCTCTACACCTCCTACAACGATGGTGGATTCGTCATCTATCACGGTATGCAGTCTTTTGTGGATAGCCGTGCAGACCTTTTCCCGGCAGACGCCATTGATGCCTCCGTACAAATGGGATTAGCGGCCAATACATCAGAGCGGGCTTTGCAAGATAACATTGAAAAATACAACTTTGACGCCATTCTTCTTAATCGCAGCGAAAGCAAAACTTGTATTGAAATGATGGATTTGCTTCCTGATTGGCAGCGAGCCATTGAAAATGACTACTATATAGTTTATAGACCCGTTTCTAAGTGATTTCTTCAGCCTCCGGCATTTGCCGGGGGCTGTATTTTTTGTTGGGCAATTCGCCGAAAATAAAAAAGCCGCTTTCCGTATTTCGCCATAATTTTCCCTATTTTGTCCACTGTAAAACTGTATTTTTTACAATATGCTCCGATTTCTCCCCATCCTATGTTCTTTTGTCAGATTGCACAAAAGGCACTTTTTTGATTCGTTGCGGGAATGTGCGAACTGCATACCATAAAAAATACCGAAGCGCACAGATTGCACAGAATAGCAATTTTCTCCACAAGATGTAGAGGTTATAACAATGCAGGCTGTCTCTTGCACCACAATTGAACAGGATGATAGTTGGACCACATACCTGACTGATAACGACAGGGTCTTCTTCGACACCATCAAAGATTGCGGTGCAGAGGGAGTTTTTCATTTCTGCACCAAATTTGATGGATTTGATATGCGAACAGTTAGACAGTTCAGCCCTGACAAAATCAATACCGAACTGTTCCGCCTTATGAACATGACAACAGGGTCCGGAAACTATACTTACAGACGCAAAGACACCAACTTGTATATGTCTTGCTCTACTCTATATCCAACCTCAAACTTACGCGGGAAAGACATTCGTTCTCAGAATCGTTGTTCCCAAATCACCGCATTGGTCTTTGACATTGATAATCACGCGCCAGATGCCGACCCGGACCTGCCGCAGCGCATCTGTGACAATCTGGAAGAAGCTATGCTCTTTGACCTGCTTCCTCGTGGATTCATTGTCAACACTGGGCGCGGCGCAGCCATCTGGATGTTCCTCAAGCCATGTAATCCAAACAATACAAGGGTCAAGGATGTTTACGACCGCCTGCACCAGAAGATTCGGGAAATGCTCAAGCTCGAAATCAGCAGCTGGGGCGAAGAGTTTGCCGATGTAACCCTTGATGAAAGTGTGCAGGGCTCTGTCCATCTGATGCGCGTTCCCTCCACTTATAACAGCAAAGCGGGATGTTGCTGCCATGTAACTTATGTACCAGATACTGACTGGCTTTATAATAATCTCTTTGCGCTGGCAGAAAAACTCTCTGTCCCCTTGTCAGTACCAAAAAAGCCTGCTTATCGTTGGAATATTACAGAGGCAGAACAACTTGAATGGGCTCGGCAGCGTTATCGTATGCGTCTCGTAGAATGGGCAATCACACGCTCCGAGCAACGCGGCGGAAGTTTTCAATTCACCAACAAATGTGCATATCGCTTTGATGCGTACTTACGATTCTGCCAAAGAAATATGACTAGAATCGGCAATCGACATATTGTGATGCTTGCAGTTCTTTCTACTGCTTGCGATAATAATCAAGCTGCGTCTATTGAACAGGCACGGCTTGTTAATGCTACCTTCGAGAAACCTCTTCCAGAAAAAGAGTTAAAGCGTATTTGTCGGTTTCTCGTACACCCGTTCAAAGACCCGACGATTGCCAGAGCTTTTGGCATCTCTGTTGAAGAGCTCAAGAGGTCTCGCTATATCAACAAGCGTCATCACAAAGGTGAGTATTACGACACTCGTTCTTTTGGTGGTGTATCTTGTCCGCTTGCAAGTGGCAAAGCTGACCGCCTTATGCTTGGTCTTCTTATCAAAGCAGGGGAGATTCCAGATTTCCGTATCAGTGGTCATAAAGCAAAATATGAGGCACAGCAAAAGAGTCTCGAAAAGAAGAGAAAGTACGACCAAATTATCCCGCTTTTTGAGGAAGGTCTCACCATCAAGCAAATTGCCGACAAGTACGGCGTTACTGTTAACACCATCAAAGCTCAAGCTTCTGCGCGTGGCTTTGATATCGTCAAAGAAGAAGCCAAGCGCCACAATCAAAAAGCTCTTGAAATGCAAGAACTGCGCAATCAAGGCTATTCCGTGGCACACATTGCGGAGCTCTTTGGCTGTACCGTGTCGACGGTCTACCGTTGTCTCGCCAAGAAGGTAGAGGCGACCATAGAGCAACTTCAAGAGGTCGGTAAGAAAGTTGAAGAAAAGGTAGAGCAAAAAGTTGAGGAACTTGCTCAAACCGCTGTCAAAACCTATGAAACGGTACGCGAAACCTGCACATCGATTCGTGAACAGGCGGAGAAGAAGATAGATTGCGTAGCTGCCCGCATCAAAGCGCAGAAATGGCTAAACCCGACAAAAGAAGAAAGCATAGCTGCCCCGGAGAGGGTGTATTATTCGCTGAAAGATTTTCTCTTAGATGACGACCCGCCGGATGGATATAACGACATTTTCGGATGCTACGGAATGACAGCCCGTGAACTTTAAAATGACCGGTTCACGGGGAAAATCGCGTTTCGCATGTTTGTCAATTTTAGCCACAATAAAAACATGGCTATGTGCGCTCCCCTCACCAGCACTAACACTATTTACTTAGAGTAAGCCGTACATACATTAGTATTACTGCAAGCAGGAAAGGCAAAGAAGCACTATCACTTCTAGGCATAGTGAGTGGTAGAGCAAGCCACAAAGCGGATATACTCTTATACCCAAAAGGAGCCACTTTTACCTACATCCCTTGGGCACCCACTAGCACCTCAGAGGCACCTCAGATGGAAAAAAGAGCCACAGCAACGGCACCACTTTAGTTGCAACGCAATGCAACATATAGCAACAATTTAACACATTTCGACTTCATAGTAAAATGTGTACAAACTGTTACCTTTTGCGGAAGTAAGTTGTAAAAAATGCAATTTTATGGTATAATAGACTTGTCAGATGAGGGAAAAGTCAGATGTCAAAATATCAATATATTTGCCTGTGTACGGCAAAAAGTGAAGGCTGTGACCACAAAGTAGTACGCAAAATCAAGCTTCGTGGCATCTTCTTCATCCGGCGCAAAAGAAACTGCTGCTTGCTCCGCTATGGGACTTGCAAATGGCAGAAAGTTTGCCAAATGGAGTTGCACATCAAACATGACTACTGAGACTATTATTGCTTTTTTGCAAAAGTATAACGGTGTGATGCTGCTTGTTACGGCAGTTGCCATCATCGCAATGGAGTGGGCAGGACGCAAGGGAAGCCTGCTGCTCATCTACTATGCATTCGGCAGGAAGGCCGCTATCAACTACGATACACGGTGGACGGCTGTTGGGGTGATTTTTCATGAGCTGTCACATCTTCTGTTTGCATTTCTTACGGGAGCTAAAATCGAAGGTTTCAGGCTCTACCGATTCAAACGGTCAGAGGATGACGACGTTCTCGGCTATGTAAATTACGCGCCACGTGGCTTTTTTCTCATGAGAACCGTCCAAAACACCCTTACAGGTATTGCCCCGGCACTTTTGGGCAGTGCGAATGTCTGTTTGCTTGGCTGGGCTCTTACACGAGAATGGCAGAGCAAAGGTATGATGGCTTTCAACGAGCCGACCATTTATGTGTTGGCATTCTTTATGAGCCAGATAGCATATCACGCCTGTCCGAGCAGCACTGATATCAAGGGGTCTTGGATTTCGATTGTAGTTTTTGCTTTGCTGGTAGCTGGTTCCAGTTTTCGCTATTTTTCATTTGAACTCGGTATGTGGGTCATTAAAACAGTCGGGATGTCCATGTTGGTTGCCGCTGCACCGGCAGCTATCTTGAGCATTGTTGTGATTGCCTTGAAAACTCTGAGAAACCTGCAGCGGTATGCTGCTACACTGGGGAGGTACTAATATTTGAATTCGCAAGACCTTTATCTCCGCGTTGCCACGGTTCGCAACGGTCGTACTATGTGCCATGATTATGTCCTGAATGGCGAAGTAAACAAGACCGATGAAGATGCAGAACGCTCTAAGCAGAAAATCATCAACGACCTCAAACAGTCTTTGCCGCCGAACGAGAAAATCATCGGTGCTGAGTTTGTTCCTCCGCAAACTTTCACCCCGCTGATTCGGGATAACGACAAGGTTATGCCTTGGCGTACTGTGGACCTCATTGCTCTTTCCTTGTCTTACGGCTTTGAAGACGAAACCGGTCAGGTAGCGCATCCTAAGTTCATGCCCACTGCCGTGATTCGCATTTTAGTCGACGAGAATCCCGCAACAATGGGAACCAATAAGCGGGAACTCATCCGCGTCATGGCTGCCAATTATCTCCTTGCTACGACCAAAAAGGTGGTTTATACTCTTAACTTCATCGACCCTGATACCTACTGGTCAATCCTCGGCACTATTGGGCGCACTGCAAAAAGTAGTATGGTTTCCAGCGATATGTCGATTGAAGTCATTACCTACAACGAACTCAAGCGCGTTTCGGACGAATATCGCAAGCGGGTAGAGGAAGAAGCTAAAAAGCGAGAGGAAGCGGCCAAGGCAGCTTCTCCAGAACAGAATTGCCCGCCTGTCCTGTAATGAATTTTCCATGAACAGTACAAAATCTTCGTTGCAGAAATGTGCGAACTGAGTACACTGAAAGTATACGCTAATCAACCAACACAAAAAGGAGAAACGCTATGTCTATCATGAAGAATATCTTTGCCGCTGCCGGTGCTGCTGTTGTCGGTGCCTTTGTCCTCGGTATGGTCTCTGACCGGATTCTGAGCGAGACTTTGTCTGATGACGATGCCCATGATGAAAATGAGTGCCCTCGCAAGCGTTGCGACCGTTGCTGCGATTGCGACGATGACTATGACGAGGACGATTACGATGAAGAGGATGAGGATGCCGACGAGGAAGACTTCAAGGGTGAAGACGACCTGCCTGAGCCCGACATCATTATCATCTGTCGTGGGTTCGTCCATGATGATGACGAAGACAAGGATGACACCGACGAGAAAGCTGAGGGCTCTGCCAGCGACGCTGAAAAGTCCGCTGCCGAGGACAAGGAGCCTGCGAAAACCGAGGCGACTGAAGATACGCCCACCGACAAAGAAGAAACCAAAGCGCCCTCCGACACCAAGAAGGAGCAAGACGCTGAATAAAGGAGGAAATAGCTGTGAACGTTGACAACAATATCAGCGTTATCGCCGGACGCCCCGGCGCGGGAAAGACGCTCTGGGCGGCACGGGAAGCGGTCGATTGTCTGAGAGACCCGAATAATGTGGTCTTTTACATCGGCTTTGACCAAGAGTTTGACCGTATATGTCGTATGGTCCGCTCCAAGTACGGTGCCAATCCCCACGGACGCCTGCTCTTCGCGTTACAGGACGGAGCAGGCGAAGCGATTGGTAAAGCAATCGACATTGCAAACCTTGGTACGCCTTCTATGATGAAAGAAAACGCCGAGAGCGAAGAGTATCAGAACAATCGCCCAATGGTTTTCCTTTTCTACGACCAGTGCCGTCACGACATCTTCAACGGACGCAGAGAACTGCTGAGAGCGGCTGCTAAAGCCGGTGTTCATGTTTATGTCCTCTGCCAGAAGTTCAGTCAGATAGACCGCAATGATGTGACTTGGCTGAATAACTATTGCAACCCCTATGTTGTCTCTAAAATGCGTGACCCGCGCCCCGCAACCGATGAGGAAATCAGCGAAAAATTCCGATAACATTCTAGCCCGGCATACCCGTGCCGGGCTTCTTTATACAAGTTTTTACAAAAATCAAACGATATATCGAAATATCTAAAGGAGTGACAACAAATGTGTATGAATCCAGCCGAAGCCAAAAAGCTTCATAAAACGGACGACGATAAAATGTATATTTGTAGTCGTGAAATTGTTTCAAAGGTTGGCTATCTTTTGGGCGTAACCACCTCTGTTTTTGAAGACGATAGGTTGGACAAAACTTATTTCGATGAATTGAACCAGTATAAGGAAGCACGTATCGTCCGCAATCTCTGTATCTTGTATACGATGCTGAACCGCCATTTTGCTAAAATTCAAGGAGAACTGAAGAACAATCTCAAAAACCTCGACACGATTGAAAATACTTCTGCTGCCGTCAAAGCACTGCAAGAAGATGAACTCGACATTGTAAACGCAAACTATTCCATCAATAAGTATCGCCCGATGGTTGCCAGAGAAATCCGCAGTCGCATCGGAACATGCTCAAAGTTTTTTCCGGAATGGGTCGTGTGGGAATACATCGAAAAGCTGTTTCAATTTCCTACGGTAGAGCAGGATAAAATGCAACGTAAACTGTGTAAGCAGTATACGGATAATATGACGCGGTATCCTTATGGCATGTACCTCAAGTGGAATTTCGGCATCTATGACTATAACAACTCTATTCTTTTGGATGATGAAACCTTCCTGAGCCGCCTGTACAAGCAGAATAATTGTCAATTTACGGAATCAGACCAGTCAAAGGTCCGCAAAGAAAATCTGCACACGCAGCAGAACATTGAACGCTTCCTTGCACAGAGCAATAAAACTGTAGCGCTTGTCGACTGTGAAAACTGCGACCCCATGAAATTTTACGCGCTGCTCGAAAGCCTCTCTTCGGAAGCAAAGACGAAAATTCAGAAAATCATCCTGTTTGATGATGTCAATGCATCTTCTGTCTGGCGGCTCATTGACCGCTATACGAGCGCAGCCATCAACCATTGCATGACGGAACGGCTACTCGGCGGCAAGAGCGTCGTTGACCTGAACCTTGTTGTGAGCTGCTGTCAAGAGCATTATGTCAAGAACGCTGACAGTTTTCTTTTGTTTTCAAGTGACTCCGATTACTGGTCTTTGATTAGTAAACTCGATACTGCCCGCTTCTATGTAATGTTTGAACATGAGAAGACGAGTGATGCCGTTCTGGAACATCTGACAGAAAACGGTGTTCCGTACTGCTTCATTGACCGCTTCTATCACTTTGAGTCGAGCCTGCATCTGCGTGAAGATGTGGTTCGCCTTGAATGCGAAGATTATGTAAAACAGCATTGCGCCGAGTTTAAGCTGAACCTCAATGAGATGCTAACCAAGGCGCTCGGCTCTACCCGCATTACGATGTCTGATGATGAACGGGAATCTTTCAAAAAGTACCTGTTCAACAGCCTGTGCTTCGACAAGGACGATAACGACAATGTGACCGTCACGCTGCCGCCGTACACCTGCAAACCTGTGGATGAAATGGAGAACAAGGATGCTCTCGCTGGCTGAACTCCTTCTGAATTACAGTAAGGTCAATAACCCACGACTAAAGTCACGGGCTTGCTCCGGCAAGCTTGCCCTTTAGGAGTGTCCGCAAGGATATGTTGACTACCCTTTGCGCATTAAGTTGTGCCCCGTTATAAGCGAATAGACAGTTACCGTACGGTGTAAATCCTAGTCGTACGCTATAAGACAACAACACATCACGTAAAGCTGAGGCAAAGCCGACAGGTGTGGCTGTATCAAGCCGTTTATAACCTTGGGGAAGGATTTAAACCCTCTTCGGAGGAGTGAACAGCTTCATTTTAGCTGCAATTTTATCGAAAGGAGCATAGCATCATGCAATATGTGTATGTACTTAACAAGCACGGCGAGCCCTTGATGCCGTGCTCACCCGGAAAGGCTCGCATCTTGTTGAAACAGCAAAAAGCTTGCGTTGTAAAACGCACACCATTTACCATCAAACTCCTGTATGGAAGTGCGGGATACAAACAACCTATCACTTTGGGCGTTGACGCTGGTAGCAAGCACGTAGGTCTCTCTGCATCTACCGAGAAGCGAGAACTCTACAGTGAGGAGTTCACTCCTCGCAACGATGTAGTAGAATTGCTATCTACACGAAGGCAGAATCGCCGTTCAAGACGCAATCGCAAAACTCGTTACCGCGCACCGAGATTCAATAACCATATCCACAGCAAACATAAAGGTTGGCTTGCGCCTTCGGTAGAGGTAAAAATTCAAGAGCATATTACTGTTATCAAACGCATCTGTCGGATTTTGCCTATTACTCTTGTTAGAGTAGAGACAGCCGAATTCGACACACAACGTTTGAAGGCAATGCTCGCCGGAAAACCTCTGCCGGTAGGAACAGACTATCAGCTTGGTGAGATGTACGACGAATATAATGCTCGTCAATATGTCTTGAAGCGAGACCACTACACTTGCCAATGCTGCGGCGCTCACACCACTACCATGAAGTCGGTCAAGTTGCATGTACATCATCTTGAGAGCCGTAAGGTAGGCGGTAACGCACCAAGCAACCTTATCACTTTGTGTACCACCTGCCACGACAACCTTCATAAAAGGAAAGTGACTCTTGATGGCAAGAAACGCGGTAAAACGCTTCGTGATGCTGCCTTTATGGGCATTATGCGCAAGGCCTTAATGGCACGTTTGAAAGAAGAACTGTCTATTCCTGTTCAAGAAACGTATGGCTATATCACTAAAATGCGCCGTGAACAGAATGACATTAAAAAGAGCCATGTAAACGACGCTCGCTGTATTAGCAAGCATCCGTTAGCTGAACCTTGCAGCGTTTGCTACCGTACAAAAGCAATTCGACACCACAATCGGCAAATCCATAAAGCAAACTTTTCGAAAGGCGGCTATCGCAAAAGGAGCCAAATGTCTTATATCGTTGAAGGCTACCGCTTGTGGGATAAGGTTCTCTACAAAGGACAAGAATGCTTTATCTCCGGGCGCCGTGCTTCAGGGAGATTTGCACTTAAAAAGTTAGACGGTACAAGTATTTCTAAAAGTGTGACATTCAAAAAACTGCGACTATTAGAACCAGCAACAAATTACTTAATCGAAAGGATGTGAATGGGCAATCCATCCCACGACTGAAGTCGCGAGTCTCCTTGCCCTGATTTATGAAACGGAGAACAATGATGCTCTCACTGGCTGAACTCCTTCTTAATTATAATGAAATGACTTATTTTCATCCGGCTATGACCGGCAGCTTGCTCGGTTATATGGTTGGTGATGCAGCAGGGTTGCCATTTGACGGCAGGACCCGCGAAGAAATGTGTAAGTCTCCAATGAAAAAAGGTGAGCTTATCGGTTATAAATGCCATAATGCCCCGCCGGGAACATGGTCAGGCACCTCTGGGCTGATGCTGGCTACTATGGAAAGCGTTATGGACCAACAAAACGGTCTCGACGCTGACGATTTGATGACGAAATATATTGAATGGTACGATGACGACAAGTATACTGCGTTCGGAAAAAAATTCATTTGTGACCCCGCCGTAGAAAACGCGATTCACGCCTACAAAAAGGGAACAGCTGCTCCTCTTTGCGGCATGAACCATGATGCGCCGGATAGCTGCGGTGCGCTGATTCGGACACTGCCGCTTGCATTTTTAAATGGAAGCGAAGACAAAACTTATACACAAATCATTTCTGTCGCCGGGATTACAAATCCGCCTGATGCAAATGTCCTATGCTGTTGCATCTATGCCGCTATCATTCGCCAAATCTTGATGGGAGAGATGAGCAAAAAGTGGGCAATCGAGGAAGGTATTAAATCTGTAGGCAACAGATATTCGCTGATTTCTCTTGAAAGCGCAATAAACTCTTTGCAAAATCCACCGCACAGCAGTGAAGTAAGGGAAACTGACGGTTCTGTCATCAGCACGCTACAAGCCGCATTATCTTCGTTCCTGTACACCCATAACTATGAAGAGTGCATCCTTCACGCAGTAAACCTCGGCGGCAACACATCGAAGGTTGCCGCGCTTGCCGGTGGTTTAGCCGGAGCTCGATACAGGGTACAGGGAATTCCCAAAAACTGGCTCAATGCCCTCGTCGACAAGGATAGGGTCGATAAGTTGGTCATCAAATATACGGACTATTTTTACGAAGATTAAGACCTCGCTGCTCACCGAATTCGGTGGGCAGCTTTTTGTTGTGAAATCGTGCGAATTGCGGATAATGAAAAACAGGAAAGGGTGAGGGCAGCTTGACAATAAGGAGGAAACCTTTTTCATGGCAAAAGCACTGGTAATTGCTGAGAAGCCTTCATTAGGAAGAAGTATTGTTTCCGCTATTTCTTGGTGGAAGAATGAAAAATTTACGAGACAGGGGAAAGACCGCAATACATGGCTGGAAAGCGATAATTATATTGTGGCATCGTCTGTCGGTCATCTTTACGAACTTATTGACCTTGATGCGTATTTTCCAGACTATGACCCGGAGAAGAAGCATCCTTGGACGATGGACCGGCTGCCGTTCTTTCCGGATGACTGGAATTTCCGCTTTGAGGGAAAAGACAATGTCAAAGGTCTGATTCGAACGCTTGATTCTCTTATGAATCGGAAAGATGTGGATGTGATTTACAATGCCGGTGACCCTGACCGAGAAGGGCAGCGACTGGTTGATGAAATCATTGAACACGGCTTGAAAACGCAGAAGACTATCTATCGACTCTGGCTGCCGGATACTACAAACAAAACTATCAAGCAGGCATTTGAAACGGCAAAACCGAACAAGAACTACACAGCGTTCTCTTCCTCTGCTGAGACTCGCAGCGAGATGGACTGGCTCTTGGGTATTGAGCTTACAAGGTATGCTTCTATCAAGGCACAAGGCTTTATTCGTATCGGGCGCTGCGTGTGCCCCATCGTCCAGCATGTCATTGAGCGGGAGAAGGCAATCAAAGAGTTCGTACCGAAACCGTACTCGGCTGTTACCAGTAAGGAAAAAACGAACGGTGAGGTCATAGAACTGACCAGTAAACGCACTTTCGAAGAAGGACACGAGGCAGAAGCACAGGCACTGGCAGATGCGTTCAATCAAGCTGGTGCTACTGTTACGAGCGTAAAGACCGAACGCAAGACGGTAAATCCCGGTAAACTCTTCTCTATGAGCGACTTGCAGAGCTTTGCCTGCAAAGCGGATAAGACTCTGTCTCCGGCAGATGTCCTTGCTGCTACACAGACACTCTACGAGGGCGGCTATGTTACTTATCCCAGAACGAACAGCAGCTACCTTGCCACGAATGAAGTAGTAAAGGCGGATGCCGCCATAAAGGGGCTCTCTCAGAACGGTATTACGGGACTTATCAATAAACCCGGCAACAAGAACATTTACGACGACAGCAAAATCGAGGCTCACTCGGCTATTACTCCGACCGGCAAATGGCCCGAAAATTTGAGTGGCGCTCAGAAAACGGTCTTTGAATGTATCCTCAACCGATTCTGTGCGGTATTCTGCGAAGAAGATTGCACAGTAGACCGCACTACCATTGTCATTCATTGTTATGATGAGGATTTTACTCTCAAAGGTGATGTTCAAGTGACTCCCGGCTGGCGTAAATTTGAAAAACCGTCCAGTGGGGACAAAATGTTACCAAAACTCAACAAAGGGGACGCCGTTAATGTAAGCTTCCAGTTGGTAGGTAAAATGACTACGCCTCCAAAACGATATACGGTTGAAGCCCTCAACAACTGGATGGTTGCGCCGATGCGCGGCACAGAGAAGGAAGACGAAGAGTATTCGGACGAGGAGTGGAAGGAAATCCTTTCTGATGCTACTATCTGCACCGAAGCCACTCGTGCCGACACAGTTGACCGCTGCATCAAGAGCCAGTACATTTCCCTCAAGAAAGGTGTCTACTACGGGGAACCTGCCGGATTTCAATTGGTAGACATCATGGAGAAACTCGGTATCGTTCTGGATGTCCCCGTTACGGTGAATCTTTCTAAGCAGCTCCATTCTATCAAGGATGGGAACCTGACTCGCACGGAAGTCTTGGATTTTACAAAGAAAACGCTCGAAGAAATCATGTCAAAGGATGTACAGATTGCCGCTGTATCTGGTAACGGGCATGGTAAACTTCCTACACTGTGCAAATGCCCGCGCTGCGGCAACGATATTGTAGAAACGCAAAAGACCTATTCCTGCCTTGGAAAAGATGCGGAAGGCAAGCGCTGCCCTGTAACACTTTGGAAAGATAACAAGTTCTTTGCAGCTATCGGCAAAAAGATGACAAAGACGACTGCTCTGGCTTTGCTGACGAAAGGCAAAGCACCGCTTAAAGACTGTGTAAGTCAAAAAACAGGGAAGAAGTATGACTGCATACTGACCTGCGATTTCACCGGTGAGCATCCCGCTTTCCATATGGAATTTGCCAGTGGCAATGGTGGAAGTGGTAAGGTCGTCGGCAAATGCCCCTTCTGCGGCAGTGATGTGGCGGAAACCGCAAAAGCCTTTACCTGCACGAACAAGGAATGTAACGCAGCACTCTGGAAGGAAGCAAAGCTCTACGGCAATGAAGTAAAAATCAGTGCTGCTGCTGCAAAATCTCTGCTTGCAAATAAGGGCGTTAAAGCTACCATCAAAAACAAAGATAAGACGGAAAATGTGCCTGTAAAGGTCGGCATCGAACCGTATGAAGCACCCAATGGGAAAAAATACATTAGTTTGAAAGTCCTCAGCTACGAGAAAAAGTGATTCCTATGCCGTTTGTCATGCCGCAAGCGGCTTTTTTGTTGTCAAAATGTGCGAGTGGCATAGAATAGAAACTGCTAATGTTGTATTAGCAATAAAAGTAACAAAGCAGAGGACATAAACATTGAAACCTTATTTACTAAAGGCAGGATATTGCTTCCTGCTGGTTTGTAGCATCCTCAGCATATTAGGTGTGCGGCAAACAGAAGCAAAAATTGGACAGTTAGATAATCAAGCACGACTCGTTGTAAGTCATGCCAAAGCGGTAGGAGCAACACAAATGCAGCCAGCATTAAGTGTCGAGGCTCTTTATGCTTTAACGAGAGCAGATGCTCAAATCGCAGCCGCTTCTTTCTCAAATGAGAACTACGCGGTTTTTTCCAAGAAGTTTTCAATGGTGTGCGATGCGAAAGTAAAGGCTGAGTCGGCTGAGTCCAGTTTAGAAGTTTCCAATGAAACAGTTTTAGAAGAAATGGCAAATCGACCTGGCATGGTCGGACGGCTTGTAATTCCGTCGGTAGGCGTCAATGTAGCGCTGTTCAGCGGGAGCGACCAAGCCATTGTTGACGCGCAAGACAGTGCTGCGTACTTCTCCGCAGGAAATTCGATGGTGATTGGCGACCACTGGAATCAAGGCTTCACAAAAATCAAAAACTGTGCCGTCGGCACAAAAGCCTATATCTATCGCGGTGATTCCATCGAAACACTGACTTGTACGAATGTTTGCCGGGGCATCAATAATGATTATGATATTCTTTATGAGGACGGCACGAGCGCCACTACGGGTAGCTGGCTTTTGATGTATACCTGCAATGGTGCAAACTATCACGACATAACAATAACAATTTGGAGTTGAAAACATGCAAAATAAAGAAAAGATGGAACGTCTTGCAGCGCTTTCGCTGCTGGTGCTTGGCATAATGCTGGTTTTCGCAGTATTTGATGCCAATCGCGTCAATCAAAGGCTGTCAGAATTACAGCAAACTGTCGACTATGGGCAACAGTTAGAAAAATTATTGTTTCCAAACGGAGGTTATCCGGCAACTGCTGAAACGGCGGAAACTGCAGAATCTGCTGAAAAGGAAATGTCTGAGCCCGTAATAGACTTTACTGTGACTGGGGATGGCATCGTACCGAGTGAAGAATCCTATATACCTGTCACACTGAATGATATCACCGTCAGCGTCCCCATTGCATCCGCCGGACAAGGTGAATGCAATGTGACATATCGGTCTGGAAGTTCTACTGCTGCTATCGGCGATTACCGAATTGCACTTGTAGAAGGAGAAATGGAAAATTCCATTGCGACCTTCAAAAACAGCGACAAAGAAATCCTGTCGGGTGCCAGAACAATAGAGGATGGAATAACGCTTACTGTTGCTGCAGAAGTTACGGAAGGATGCGAGCCGAAACAAAAAGCTGCAATCGAAAAAATGCTTGCCAACGCAACGATTACTGATACTTTTCCTCAGACAACCGTTCTCGGAGAAATTGTCAAAGAAAATGTCGTAATCGAGACAGATGATGGCTACTTACAAATGCAGCAAAACAAAAATATTGTATTGCTGTCTGCATTTTCCCTTAATGTTAATAAAGATGTTTTTGATAAAGAACTGATTCTTCCGAACGGGTTAATGGTCCGATACGGGGACATTAAGGATGAGGAGACTGGATACATCCCATTTGTTTGCACAATAAACGACCATAATGTTAAAATGTTGGCAACGAGCATAGATGTGCTGCAAAACATGTTTGCGGCTTAGAAAAGTCAATAACCCACTTCTAAAGTTGTGGGCTTGCGTAATGTGGCACGGAGGCCGTGAAAATTGACCGTTTCGCTCCATCCAGTAAGCGTTGCAGTCGCTGCCTGTCCAGATGTGGTCAGCGAATGTAAGAGCATCTGAGAAATATTTTAATAAATGTCACAGAGGCGCACTTGCACGATTGTGCGAACTGAATATACTAAAAGCTGTACGATAGATACCATTACATCAGGGGATTTCTCCTGTTTGCGTGGTTCACAATCTGGCTTGCAATGAGCAGACTCATCTTCAGGTGAGCCTGCTTTTTTTGTTTGCCATACAAACGAAAGGGGTCTACATGACCAGAAAGAAAATGCTTTTGTTTACTCTTGTCATCTCGATGGGCACTGTCTGGCGGCTTCTTGAGCTGCTGGAATACGGAGAGATAGAAGTACGACAGGTTGACACTTACATGTATCTCTACATGCTGGCGACCTGTTTTGTGGCTTTTCTCGTCGGAAAAGAAAGTGCAACTATCAAGGCGGCAAAAAAGCAAAAAATGCTGCAAGGGTCTATGCCTGAACAGCAAAATCAAACCACTAAAAAACAATGAAGGAGTGTATTATGACTACTGTTCACGAGTTTAAAAGAAACAACCTCTATCGCATTGACACAACCGACGGCGAAGCATTTGCGGTGTCAGTTCAAATCGACGATGACGAGCTACTGGAGCTGTGCCGAATTATTGTCGGTATTGAGAGGCAGGGCAAAACCATCCTCTGCGTCAGAGCTATCCACGCCATCAGTCTGGACGAAATCGAGTATTGCAACACGAAAGAGTATGCCCAGGCTCAGCAGGAGCCGACACACACCGTTATTGATGGTAAGTTCAAGGTCTTCTGCTCGTCCGGCGCATTCTTCGTGTCGCCTTGCAAGGTCGATTTGAACTCTTACCGCGTTTACGATGTAGAGGATGGGGGCGAGTGCTCCGACGATGACGATGTTACGGAATATGGCGTGAGCTATATGAAGAACAACCACGAGGAGTTCTCCCATGTTTACAACCTCAGCGACGAGGAGTCTGATGATTTCTCGCCAGACGGGACTGTACTGGGCACACTGAAGCACATTCGTGACGGAGGCAAAGTTCTGCACTATGGATTCTGGTGTTGTGATGATGATTCTGTCGTGACATTGGATGATGCGATTCGTTTTGTCGAAAGGCACTTCCTGCTCAACTATCTGCGCTATGCGCCCAGCGATGTTCTCTCTGACTTTATGGGTGATGAATTGCCGAACAATATGTTCCAGTTTGAGCTGGAGCAGCATCTTGCCGACAAGATTGACCACATGAAGCCTGATGAGTTCGACGAGAAGTATTCGGAGTGGGAAACTAAAACGGACAACTTCTCCACTTATCATTTCTAATCAAAACCAATAACACACAAAAAAGGAGAGAAAAATCTTATGTTTAATTTCATCGATTTTGCCGCTGTTATCGTCTTCCTCGTCACGATGTTTGATGACAGCACCCAGTTGGTGACCGTACCTCGGTCTTCGTCCGACCCCATTGCAGAGCTCTGCCGCGCACTTGTGGTCCTCAAGCGTGAGCGTTACCACATCCGCGAGGTCTTTAAGCTCAGCAGCGACGGACATGCTGAGAAAGTCTACTGGTATGGTCGCAGTCAGTACATCGAAGCTCTGAATGCCCCTCATCACATCAATGAGAATGTCAGTTGCTATACGGACTACGCGTCCGGCATGCGCCTGAAAACACCCTGTAAGCTTGACTACGACACGCACCGCGTTTTTGACATCGTCGCTCCTTGCAATGATGAAGAAGATGATGTTGTCGTGAAACGCAGTATCCTGCTTCCTTCGGAGAACGATGGCACGATGCGTGAGGTTCAAATCTTCGACCTTGACGAGCGGAACGAGTGCGGTGAACTGCCTGACCCCCAGACCATTGAGGGACTGTATCGCGGGTACAAGGACAGGGACATGTACTGGATGTGTGCCGATGAGAAGGTGATTGAGCCCTCTGACGCGGTGCGTTATGTCCGTCAACGTGCTCTGGCACAGTACCTTACCGATAGCGGTCACGCCGGTCTTCTGATGGAAGACGACTTCGAGCCCTTGGAAGAGCCGCTCAAACGCACCACGGATTGGCTGGCAGGCAAGGACGAATCTCGCTTTGAGGAGCTGTACGCCGCTTACGCTGATGGGCTTTATACCACACAGACGGAGCAGCTTCAGAACAAGAATAACAACATTCAGGAGATGTGACCTATGGGACATACGATTCAACATTACGATTATCCCGGGAACGCAGATAAGAAAAAAGTGGAGCAGGAGTTAGCGAACTATGTCGCTAAGAGATGTTTCCAAGAGGGAGGCCACCTCAGTAAAATCCGTTGGATTGACTCTGAACCATGTGCCAATGAAGATGAAGCGCACGAGAAAATCGAACGGTTAGACAAGGGCTGGTACGATTGTATCGCGGTGAAATACTACGACACCTGCAATGTTCCTGAAACAGAGAAAATCAAAGTCTTGCGAGCTGCCAGCACACAAGCATACCGCAAATGCAATGAACTTTCGGCAGCATTCCATTTTGCAAATGCGAAATCGGAATATATCGGCTGCAAAAACTGCGGTTCCAAGATTGCACGAAAATACCTGCGAAGAAACTTTTGCCCTGTTTGTGATGCTGACTTGCGTCCTGAAACAACGCTCAATCGCATCGCCGCTCTCAGAGCGAAAGCAGAAAAAAGTTCTGATGCTCTGAAAGCGGAGCTTGCCAAGCAGGCATTAAAAGCAAAGAATGTGCGCTGGTTGGTCAAAATCGAATTTCACGAATAAATTTTACGGGGGTATGAGATATGCTTATTAAGAATATTAAGTGGGATACAGACGGAGATATGGAGGCTCTTGCTTCTTTGCCGACTGAGGTTTACACGCCCTCGTTCTTGCGTCAGGAACAGTATGACGATATCGAAGAATTCCTCGACGATGTCTCTGACTGGCTTTCGGACGAATATGGCTGGTGCCATTTTGGATTCGAGACGGAAACCGACGATGAAGGAATCATCAAATGCGATACTCTGCCTGAATGAGGCAGAAAGGAGAAAATATCAGAATGTACATTGAAAACATCAAAAGAAATCCCGCTACCTGCTGGACCAATTACTTTGGTGATGTTATGCTGCCGGGAGATACGACAGGTCGAGATGCAAATGCTTTGCCCTCTCATATGACACCCGCTTATACGGCGTTGAACCTTGACAGTGGTGTTGGCGAGCAGGTTGCGACTATCGGTGGTCAGTATGGTATCCTTCTAACGGTTTTGTATGACCGCGATTGGATTCTGGATGCGGTTGAGACTTTTCACCCCAATGTGTCGGAAAGCGCTGTTGTTGAGCTGTTTGGAGCTGCATTGCCTTGCATTGCAGATGCTATGAGCGATGACCTTCGTGATTTGCTTAAAGACAATGGAGCAGCAAGAATGCGTGATGATGTTCACATTCTATATGGGCAGAATACGGATGTGGACGGACACGAACTATTCGTTTTCGTACCGTTCAATCCGGATTCCGACATTTGTGCAAAAGCTGTCCGCATTATTGAAAAATATCTCAATGTCAACGCTTGTGGAAAAAACATGATGCGTTGCATCCGCGCACTTGTCGAAGCGGCTGATATCGACAGTCTCATCAACAACTAACAAATTACAAAAAGGAAGGACAGATACCATGAAAGCAGAAGTGAAATTTTGCTCCACCAAGAACGGTCCCAAGGCGTTCGTAAGCACATACAATGACAACTGGGAACCGTCGAACGAACCGTTGCTTGCCTACAGGAAAGACATGCGCAGCATCCGCTCTGCATCTCCTTACGAAGAAGGCAAAGACTATCGGGTCGTTATGAGCCCTTGGGTGCTTGATGATTTCTTTCAGGCAAACAAGATTGATAGTGTTCAGCTTGTCAGTGGTGCAAACCTTGCGAGTCCGCCTGTCGGCAATGTGCGGTACGCAAATGAAGACCAACTTGTTTGGTATGAGTTTTCTACAGCTACTACCACGCGTCGCTGTTCCGACATCACCCACGCCAAAGCCTTTATTCAGGAATGGGTCAACTATGATTGCCCCGACCTGTATCGTTACACCACGAACCAGAAAGACCTGCTTGTGAGTGTCTGGGGCTTTGCGCTTCCGATTTTCAATTGCGCTCTTATCGAAAACCGCGATTGCGAGCTGTTCGTTGACTCGGATATAACCGTTGAGGAAATCAACGGTATTCTGAAATATGTCAGCCCTGACGGTGCGATTGCCGAGAAGATGCGTTTGGCTCGTGAGGCTCGTTCGCTCGGTGAAGAAGGGCTCAAAAATCTGCAGGCAGAAATCAAGAAGGTCTGCGATGATATCAACGCTTTCTTGCAGAAGCCTGAACATCACGAGGCAATTCTCGCAGAACAGAATACGCATGTGAATGAAGCTCAGATGTTCGACTGCGGTTGGCTCAACTGGATTCCGACCCCCGGCACCGAGCTCGCTCGCAAATTTGACCTGCTGCGCAGCAGCGGTAAGGGCACATATCACTTGGAAATTCTGATGCCCATTGCCGAACAGAGCGTTAACGTTCAGAGCTATGGCGCAAACCTTATGCGCAAGCTCGTGAAGGAAAACCTCGGTTACGACATCTCTTATATTCGTCATCTGGATTAAGGTGGTTTAGATGGCGGTAGAATACAAACAACATTTGCGTCCTGCTAGTGTCCCCGGACGTAAAATCATCTGCTGCTTGTGTAGCAATGATGGCGTTTGGGATGGAGCATGCCTTGAAAAATTCGCGGCACGATTCCCTGATGCAAAGGAACGCTACTTAGAAAAAGCCAATGAACAGCAGCTACATATCGGACATGTTCTGTATTGCAAAGGAAAGGACGAAAACACTTTAGTGGCAGATATGATTTGCCGCACAAAGGAGTTTGATAAGTTCAAGAGCAATGTTCATTATGGCTATCTGTACGGCTGCCTTCTTCAGGTTGTTCTGAAAGCACAACAGGCAAATGCAACCATTATCGTTGCTGAGCTGGGTATTGACCTGCAGGAATGGCAATGGAGAAAGCTCAAGCCGATTCTGGAGCATGCAGTAGATGAAACGGACAAGAATGTTCGGGTTGTTGTAGCAGCTCCGTATGATTTGGTCGAAGTAGAGGATGACAAAGAACACCATGCCTCGAAACGCAAAGCAAAACGCAGCAAAGATGTTCCCGTTGCTGAATCCAAAAAGAACGATAGTAACGAGCAGCTTTCGCTGTTTTAATTAAAATGTGTTGTTCACCTTAACAGCGCTTATCATAGATACAGCGGTCTTGCCTCCAGCAGTGGAGACAGGGCCGCTATTTTGTTGCCTTATTCGTAAGATTCCGAAAGTATAATTGTTCATTGTACACAATTTTTTGTAAAAGACAAATTGATGTATGTATTTTACTTCCTTAAATGTACGAACGGATAATTAACAAAAACGCCACAAATTTTTGTGCTCGCCGCCTTGCAAAGCACTATATATTGTGGTATAATACAGTTACCAGCCCAAGATATAGCAAACATCCAATATCTTGAGCCACTGTGTATGGCTATAAAACCACTTCCTTCTTTCTAGCTTGTAAGTAGTGGTTTTGCTCTCCGTCACGGTATTGTAAGCGCATAACAATGCGGCTATATGTTCACTTCCTTCTTTTGAAAAGAAATTATGAAGCCAGCCACCGGCATTGTGACCGGATGGCTGACTTCAAACACTGTAGTGAATATGCTCTCCGCATCCTTAGTGTGTCTTAAACCCGTGTCGAGAATCTTCTCGGCGCGGGATTTTTTTGTTTTGTCAGGAGGTTTGTATGCTGACTGTTAAGGATTTCAACCGCATTACTTTTCTGCATCATCGCGGAATCGTTCCGCCCGCACCCGCAAAAGAAGGGGAACATGTCGTTGAGAAGCGGTATGTATGCTCCGCCAACATGAAGCTGATTGAGTATGGCTACACGATGTCGTACGACCTCTTTATGGCTTTCTGCAATGCGACGCACGCTGCCTTCCTCGAAGCGTGGTCCGCTCTGTACGATTTGGTTATGGAGGACGCCAAGGCTATCTCCAAGACTTCTCCCATCTGGCCGAATTTCCCAGACGATGCGATGGAAGCAAACCTTGTCGACCTGTATATTGTCAACCTGCTTAACTACCTGACACTCGGTCAGTGGCAGCCGGATTTCGACCCGTCTAAGTTCTGCAAAGCACTTGACCGTGAACATTTGCCCGCTGCCAAGCAGATTCCGGCTTGTGACGAGGAAGAAATCTACCGCTATGTTGTCCAGAGCATCACAAGCAACAGCCCGTTGTCTCCCGATGAGCAGAACACTGTCATCGCCCTGTTGACGCACGGCGGGGAAGATTTCCTCAATCATCTTGTGGACATGATGAAGGATAAGCATATCACTTGCAAGGAGAACCTTGCGCTGTATGCTTCCTTTATCATCAACCGTCCCGATTGGCGCGGTCAGCAGTGCTTCCTTGACTTCAACAGTTCTACAGATGTACTGCGTCTTGCTGCCGCTATGAGCGGGCAGGATGTGAGCCTTGTAAAGCCTCCGCGTTTCCGCAGCTTCAAGCGCTCTGAGCGTCGTGAACTGCTGTATCTGTTGGAGCATGTGGAGAAGAACGAAGGATTTGCTCTGCGTCCCGAAGAGTTCAAGCGCCTTGGCGAGAAACTGCATCCGGGTGAGTATGCCAAGTATTTCCCTGAGAACAAGGCTATCTTCGATAAAGTTCGCAACGGCGTTCATATCGAAACCTACAACTCCAAGCTGCAGGAACTCCTGAAGAAGCCTGTCAATGTGGATGTGCTGACTGCGCATCTTATGCTGCGTCCCGGTGTGTTTGCCCGCTATCTGGACTTTGCCCTGCGCAACTGCTCTGATGAGCACCAGATGGAAGATGTTCTCTTCCGTTTCATCTCGGTCTGCAAGAATGTTTCGCCTCGTGTTCTTGTGCAGCTTATCAACCACTTCCGTAACCGCAATAACCCTGTGCAGCTTGCTACCGGCAAAGCGAATGGTGCAGGCAGTGCGGCGCTGGATAGGGAAGTTGAGCCTATCTCTGATGTTATGTGCAACCGTGTTGCCCGTGACATCTTTAACCAGCTGTGGCAGGTCCTGCGGGCGGAAGATACCGAGCCGAAGAGCATCTATATCGACCCCGCGTGTCATTGCAACAAGCTGATTTTCCCCGACAACCCGCGTCAGATTTCTTCTGCTATGCGAGCCACGGCTTGCGGTTCCCGCACTCAGCTACCGGACGGCAATGTGCTGCGTGCTTTCCTGTATTGGAAGGGCGATGATGGCACAGACCTCTGGGATGGCATCGACCTTGACCTCTCTGTCGTGTTCTACGGTGAAAAGGAAGCCAACTTCGTTTTCTACGGAGAACCGAAGAATGAACGGCTTGGTGCAATTCATTCCGGAGATAGGCGGTGCAGCGGTCTTCATGGCGCAGTTGAGTATGTGGATTTCGACATCAAGAAGTGCTTGCAGAACGGCATCCGTTATGCAGCGCTGGTCGTTAATTCTTACTCCGGAGAAAAGTTCTCTGAAATGGATGCAGCGTTCTGTGGTGTAATGGTTCGTGATGGCGAGACCGGTGAGCAGTTTGAGCCCGCAACGGTGAAAGACCGTTTTGCTCTGACTACTGATGCCGGTCAGATTATCATGGTCGTCATTGACCTGTTGAACCGTGAGGTCGTTACGGTTGACAAATCTATTGCGCAGGTGCGTGTTGCTTGCCGGAATGTAGTGACGGACTACGCTCCTACCGTGGATATCTGCTCCTATGCGATGCAGTTGAAGAGCCTTTCCATCAAGGAAATGCTCGGTATGCGTTACGCGAAGTTCCTCAAGGACAACGAGTGGGAGCAGGCGAGTGTCATTGTCTCGGATGAGCCTGGTAAGTTCCGCCAGACTAAGGAAGGTGTGCCTGCGCCGCGTGTCGTCAGTCCCTACGACATCCCCGGTATCTACGACATCGTCTTCGGTACAGAATCCAAATAAAAAGAAGCTGTTCTCCTTAATTGGAGGGCAGCTTCTTTGTTTTTAGGGCTTGCTATTTAGAACACCGTCTGCAATGCCTTTGTCAATCATGTCAAGTTGGTATACCGCAAACTGTTTGCAGGCTTTAAGCTGAATGTCTAACTCTTTTTTTGTCGCTTTCTGCCCAGTTACCATCAAGAGATAGTCACAAGCAGGAGAATAATCAGGGTTAAAAAGGAAACTGTTCAGCAACACTTGGCATTTAGCGTACAAATCTCGCACTTCGCCGCAGCAAACAATGTGGTCGCGTTTTTTCCTTGCGTTCCAATGCGTTTTTCGAATCATCTTTCTACATTCCTGCAAAGCGCTGAGGCTGTATGTTGCTGTATTGCTCATTCGTTCCTCCTTAAAATTGCACTTTGGATTCTTCATTTTTATATTATACCATAAATTTGTTAATTTTCAGTGACTATTGCACCAAAGTTGTTGCAGATAATTGCGAACTGCGGATAATTAAACGCATAGAACGTGTTAAGCTAATTTTGTATATACATAGAAGGAGACCCCATGCGAAAAAAGTTTGCACTATTGTTTGTGACGGTATGTGCCGTCATGTTGTCCGGCTGTACATTGACGGGTATGACGGATGTGGAAAAGATGTACGATGACACAGAGAGAGTAACAAGCGGCCATACAGCCTATGTTGCTACCGACTGGGCAGAGGATAGTTCTGTGCAGGGCGCATCAATGGCGTTTGTTGCGGGCGGAGAGGGTTTTATTGGCGCTAAGAAGGCTTTCTCCTTTACCGTGTCCGATGAAAACTCCGAAATCGAAATTCTGGAGAAGTTTCAGTGTGATGAAGGGGAGTGCAAGCTCCTGTTTGTAAATACAGATACCGAGACTGTTGAAGTTGAATATACAGCAGACGCTTGCGAAAAGTTGAACCTGCCAAAAGGGGAGTATCAAGTATATTTCGTTGGTAAAGACCTTGCGTCTTTTCAGGCAAACATCAACCTGTATTCTCACAGCGGAGACCCAAACTGGCAAGTCGACGAAGGCAAAGAAGGTGCCTTGAATCCTACACGGTAACATCTTTTGTACGTTTCCACTAAAAAATAAATTGTGAATTGGTTGTAAATTCCACAATTTATTGTTGCGTAAATGTGCGAATTGCGTATTATGAAAATAGAGAGTAAAAAGGACGCTGCAAGTACAAGAATTTGCGGCTCCGTTCTTTTTTACCTTAAAACAGCGTTGCAAAAAATACAATTTTACAAAATCACATTCACACAATTCAAAAATCACAAAGGAGGATGTCGTATGAACGACAAGTCTACCAAGAGCGTCAGCTCTGCCGTCAGCCGCTCTATTGCCGGTGAGTGGGAAACTCCCGACGAGTTGTTCAAAGAACTGGACAGTAAATACCATTTTACTCTCGATGCTTGTGCCCGCCCTGAAAACGCCAAATGCAAGAAGTTCTTCACTGTAAAGGAAGATGGTCTTGCACAGGACTGGAAGGGTCACACGGTATTCTGCTGCCCGCCGAGTGGACGCGGGAATCTTCGCCGTTGGGTACAGAAAGCCGCAAAGGAAGCCAAAAAGAAGGGCACGACAGTTGTTATGCTCCTGCCTGTTTCCACGGACTCTAAGTGGTTTCAGGAAAACATCTATCTCCAGCCCGGTGTGAAAATCAAGTTTCTGCCGGAGCGCGTCAAGTTCGTCAACTCTTTGCTGCCGTCCTATGCAAGCTACGGTCAGAGCAGTTCGGCGAAGGTCTGCGGCGGAACCCGTCCGTCAATGGTTGTGACATTCGATGGCTCGAAACACAAATTCCGCTGCGAGTGATAGGAAAGGAGGAACCACGATGGAAAAGAAGATTACGATTATCGACAAGACTTTTACCCCTATTGTTGTCCGCGCCAGCGTCAACAGTGCTATTTATGAGGACCGTGGGCAGCAGTATGGTAAGCAGCATCTGCTGTCTGATACGGAAATCGTCTGCAAGGCGATGGACGGTCTGAAAGAAGTGGGAACCATGAAGGCACATATCTTGCAGGTCCCGACTCAGTCTGTTGCTCCTTCTGAACTGATGTGGTCGGAGGATAATCCGCTGCCCGCAAAGCAGCTCGCTATCAACTGGCTCTGCCAGCATAACATGAACGAGAGCCGACTGTGTGATATGCAGTCGCGTGACAATGTGGCGATGGTTCTGCCTATTACCACGCACCTGTACATTGACCGCATGGATGTGGAGCCCGGTCACAGAAACCGGGGTATCGCCACCGGCATGCTGGACTACCTTATCAGCATGTTTGTCCCGGAAACCATCTGTCTCTTCGCACAGAAAGAGGATGCTGAGATGCAGGTGATGCTCAAGAAGATGAAATTCGCCGAGTATAATATTCAGGCGTATGATACGCCGTGGAAAAAGAAAGACCTGTATGCCAAGCGCTTGAAGCGCCGCGCACGGTAAAAAGGAGGAACCATTATGGATGAAATCCAGTCGTATCGAATGCATCCCAAGATGACGAAGGGGTTGCTTGACCAGATTGACAATCTGCAGAAGACGAATCACACGACCGACGAAATCGCTGCTACGCTCGGCATTACGCCGGAGGCTGTAGAGCGTGGCTTTGAGAAGTTGGCAGACCGCAAAAAGACTCTGGCACATTCGCTACGCGGCGGTGCATTTGCCGTTGTGATGCGAGCAGACAAGCCACGACTTGCTTGCAACGAAAGGAACTGCCCGTGGCGCTGCAATGCGAAAGACTATTGCGTGTGGCCTTCTTGCTTCAAGCAGACAATTACATCGAAGCCTATCTATCCTATCTTGAATGATGACGAACTTGCATTGTCTGCAGACGACAATGCTGTTTCTGCCGCTCCTGTGGCTACGGAGGATGCTATCAATGGCTAAGACTTTGAATGAAATCTTCGCACGGCTGGACGATGACAAAGCCAACCGTGCGCTTGAAACCAATCGCGAACGTCAGAAAAAACAAGAAGAGGCTGAACGGGAACGCCGCGAACGTCAGGCAGCAGAGTCTGCAGTCGAAAAATACCATGTATACGACGAAGAGTACGACATGGACGATGATGAACCTGTTGTTATGATTCCGAATCAGAAACCGGCAAAGCCTACACCTTCTCCTCAGGAGACAACGACAGAAGAGGAAATGGACGAAATTGCAGACAGCAATCCCTTTGTCCAAAACATGTTCAAACGCCCACACAAAAAGGTAAAGCAGGAGAAACAGCCGCAGCAGCAAGCTCCTCGACAGAATGTTTCCCAGACTCAGCAGCAAAGTGCTACGCCAAAGGTCTCGCAGCCTTCCGAACAAAAGCCTGCTCCCAAACCCACTGCCGCTCCCACTCCCGCCGTGCAAGTTCCGGTAGCAAAGCCCGCTGCAAAACCGCAGCCACCTGTTCAGAAATCTGCCGGGCAGTCTGCAAAAGCACCGATTGCACCTGTATCTCAGAATGTCCGTGTCCCTGTAAAGCAAAATCAGCCTACACAGAGACAATCTGCATTTGCTCTCAAACCGCCGGTCGCTGCACATCCTACCGCACAGCCGTCCAAAGCAGAGCAGAAACCTGCTCCTACGCCTGCACCCGCGCAAGCCACGGCAAAGCCTACACCGCCTCCTCAGCCTAAAAAGACCGAGATTTACGACGGCTTTGCAATGGCAATGATGCAGCACAAGACTGCACCGAAACCGAAGCCTAACATCCCAGCGGCACCGGTGCAACCAACTGTACAGCAAAAATCTGAGCAGACTGCTCCGGCGCAGCCCGTTATGCCTTCTATGGAACCTGTGCATCACAAGGCTGCTGCACCTATTATCGAGAAGACCGTACCTGAACAGCCTGTTGAGAATCTTGAGGTTCCTACCCATCAAGAACCGGTAGGTGAGCCTGTCTCCGTATCGGAACAGCAGGAAGCTTCCACCCCCAATGCGCAGTGGCCGGTTGGTATGGGTGGTCCTCAGTTTGCCGGAACCGTTAAGGATGTTGGAGAGACTCCCCGTACAATCGTTGCGGAAGAAGCAAATGTGTTCTTTGCATCTTGCTATGATGCAGCTACGAAAGCCGCTGCTTACGGTCTGTGCATTGATATGGGGAGTGATGCAGTGCTTCTCACTAAGCGCAGCACCGCACCAAACGAAGTGGAGCATGTCCTGAACGGAGCCATTGAGATGTTCAATGCCCTTAAAGAGCATGGCGTTCACGATGTCGTCATCTACACGGATGCACGAGTAGCCCAGTACATGAGCGAAAACGCCAGCCGTCTGCTCAATGGTCGGTCTGAGGTATGCCGCCGCTATATTGATATGGCGTGGAATACCATGACTTCTGTGAGCGTTCGTTTCGTCACATCGCCCGTTAAGAGTGAATATGCTCAGTTGACTGCATCCACCGTCAACTGCTTTATCAAACCTCGTGTGTAAAAGGAAAAGAGGAGAATCAAATCATGTCGAATCTTATGGTCGTTGCGGTGGATACCGGCAACAAAAATATCAAGACTCCTCATACGGAGCCTTTCAACTCCGGTCTCGTCTGCCATGGAGCATTCCCTCCGGCAGTCAAGGCTGACACCCTCTATTATGCAGGGAGTTACTACACACTGACTCAGTCGCGTGTGCCGTATATGTACGATAAGACCTCTGACGAATCTTACTACATTCTGACTCTTTTTGCCATCGCAAAGGAATTTCAAGCAATCGGCATGATTCGTCCCGGCCAAAAAGCTATCAAACAGGATATTTGCCTTGCAATGGGTCTACCGCCTACACATATCCATGACCTTGCACCTAAATATCAGACCTACTTTAGTCGAGAGGGTCGTCAGGTGAACTTCACCTACAACGGCATCTCTTTCGACATCAAAGTTGAGCGCGTCATGGTGTTCCCGCAGGGTGTTGCAGCTATCGCTCCGTACATGACGAAAATCATGGCGCGTCCAGAAGCCTACACCTATATCATTGATATTGGTGGCTATACGACAGATGTTGTTAAATTTGCTCGCGGTGGACAGGTCGATATGTCCTTCTGTGAAAGCTTCAACAACGGTGTCATCAAGATGTACGATGAAGTCCAGCGTGCGGTCCGTAATCGGTATCAGCTTGACATGGACGACTATAGTATTGACAATATCCTGCGTCGCGGCTACAACCCCGGCAAGGATATCAACGACCTCGTACATGGAACGGCACAGACCTATGCACGGACTCTTATCCGTACGCTGAAAGAGAAAGGTGTGGACCTTGTACTTTCCTATCCTGTCTTCATCGGCGGCGGCTCTGCTCTGATGCGCCCCGTCATTGAGTGCGAGCTGGGTCGTGATGATTACCTGTTCATTGAAGACCCCCGCGCCAATGCAATCGGCTTCCGAATGATGGCGGAGAGTAGGCTGGCTGCGGAAAACCGTTGAATGCGAGGTGAAGTACCTTGCCAAAATTGAATCCCAATCAGATGCGCTTGCCTTTGATGTTCGATGTAACGGACCCTCGGCAGAAAGCGGCGTACGACATCTTGAAGAATGCAGGATATGGCAAGAGAACGCCTATTGTAGTTGATGCACTGCTGGACTCTCTCAAAACAGTTGCCCCTATGCCTGCTGCAATGCCAACGCAGAGCGGTATAAGTGTGGGACTTACCGAAATGGATGTTCGTCGCATCGTACAAGAGACGATGGAATCCGTTCTGGATAGCCATAACCTGACAGTAGCTACTCCTTCACAGCCGATGCAGCCTGTTCAAGCACCATCTACCGTGGAGACGATTCAGTATCCTGCTCCGCCCGCGCAAGGGCAAAACTTCATCGTTCCGCCTCCTCCCGCATATCGACAAGCGCAATCTGCTCCGGCAGCTTCTCACACGGCAGAAGTACCGACAACGCCGGACAACGAACAAATGAACCAGTTGCTTTCGATGGCAGATGCGTTCTTTTAACGGAAAAAGAGCTGCTACACCTTTGGTGCGGCAGCTCTTTTGCTTTTAAAGGGTTTCTTTGATTTTGATTTCGGTAGTGTGGGCTTCTTTTTCCTGTTGCCTTTTCAATTCTTCGATTTGTTGCCGGACGGAGTGATTTATTTCTTCTATAGCTTTGTTCTCAGCTAAATAGTCATATTCATTATCTTCGTCTGGCAACGATTGCCCGAATTCGTACAAAATTTTAGACAAACGTTTTCGCTGCTGCAAACCAGCAGACGGGCAGGCTTGCGTCATGTTAATAGAGGTTTCGTATATACCTCTTTTCCCAAGAGCTTCAATAGCAGCTCCGATTTGCTGATATTCATCGAACGAATCGTTTGTCTGAATCAGTTTAAAAACTTCCAAAAACTTTTTGATGTCATACCCATAGGTGAAACAAAACGATAAGAGCAGTTCTGAAGAAATGAGACTTTCTTTTTCCAGTATGTTTGTAAGCGTTTTATAGCTCATTTTGCAGCCAAGGAATTCGGTGTAGTAATCCTTAGTGCTAAGCCCCATTAAGACTCTCTGTCGTTCCATAATCGTGACAATAGTATTCGAAATTTCTTTTATCCAGTCACTTCTTGATTCCGAAATCCCGTTGGAGAATTGTTTCCAGTGTTGTGCGTTTAAGCGTAATCTCGGCATCTCTATCACCTCTTACTTAAATTGTACCATAAATTTGTAAAAATAGCAACGTGTAAAGATTGCGAGAAGTGTACAAAAATGAGACCTGCTAATAGTATGCCACAACATTTTGTCAACTACCCCCACATGAGCAAGGAAAAATTCTTGCCATGTTTTCTTAAAATCGTACAGAAGAGTAGAAAACCATATATAGGGGAAAAAATTATTTTAAACACAATATGTTGTGATTAAATCGCCTTTTCATCTTGCAAAACACTATATATTGTGGTATAATAGCAATTAGAAACCAGATACAGAAAAAATACGCCTAGAAAAAGACTTGTGCATTTGTGCGAATCGCGTACCATTGAAAGAAGCGGGATGTGATTCACACAATAGCTTTTTGTACGCGAAAACAGACTTGTAAAAAAGATAATTTTATCCTTCATCCATATCACAACAAAGGAGCTAATCACAATGGCGAAAAGAGCTATCGTAATGTATCTGGAACAAGCACGAATCTATGGGGAAGATTTAAGTGTCACGCGAAGCGAAGTCCTTCTCACAAAACCAGATGGAAAAGCCGTTTTGCCGCACAACCGTATTGTAACGAAGGCGGACAACAAGACGATGGGTGAGAGCTTCTTGAACGAACTTATCTATGTGCTTGGAGCCGGAGCCAATGAGCCTCGGCAGCTTCCTTTCAACCGCGAAGTGCTTGTTTACACCTCAAACGAAAATGACAGTGATAATTACCGCACCTACCTAAACGCGGTCAACACAGGCACTACTTGCCCCGTACATAACTTCAAACTATGCCAACGGCTGCGCAGGCTCTGCGAAGAACGCGGCTACCGGCTGACATTCAGCCAGAACAGTCTCCTTGGCACTTCAGTTCGCAATGATGCAATGACAGAGCTTTATGCTCAAATCAAGGAAAGGGGGAGCAAAGAGGATGCCAGCAGGGAATAACAATTTTGTGGACACCGATGCGAAAATCAAGGACTTCTTGAACGCGGTGTTATCATCGGAGGGAATCGTAGTGGACATCAGACGCACATTCATCAACTATAACGGAGTAAATCGCTCAAGGGTCTTTGCCCGCCGTGCCAATGAAATGGCAAGCAAAGGCGGAAATGAGAAGTTTGTTGTGATTGCATTGATGTGCTATCCTGCACTTCAGTGGATTCTTCAAGCTCAGGATATTGACCGGTTGGTGGAGGAGCTTCGTGAACAGAACCCGGATGAATCTGTTAGCCGAATGTCTAACATCCAGCGCGTTTTGGAAAGTTCCCTCGGCGGCTGCAAGCCTCAGCTTCGCCTTGAAATGCGCAAGGTCTTCTTTGCTCGCTGTCAGCAGTTGGTAGATGCGGTGGATGAAGCCATGAATGCAGCAGTGTTCCATAACCCTAAGAGCAAGGCAGGTAAAATCAGCCTTGCTATGGCGTTGCTGCGTGGCTCTATCTTGGAGACTGACCCTGTTACTGCCGTTACTATTCGCACACACTTCGATTCCATTATCGAGGATGTTGCGGCGATGGCAGGGGACACCATCAAGCCTCTAGTCATGCAGCTTGCTCCCAATGAAGGTAATGCAGAAAGTTCCGAAGCAGCTTTTCTTTTCCATAACACAGAAGTGCTGCTGAAGGAATACTCCCGTATTGCAAATCCTTCTTCCGTTGACGAGAATCGTTCCTTGCGCATCCTTGCGAACGGCGGGAATACTTTTGAAAGTGATGCTCGCTGTCATCAGGCGCAAGTCCTTGCCCAATACGCACAGCTCATTCGCGGTGCTATCGAGAAGGTCAAAGACTTCCCCGGCGACTCGAAGCTATATGATGTTCTGATGCTCGTCGTAAACGAAAAGTATGGTGCCAACGGAACTGACGAAGCAAAACTCGCCGAGCAGGTTGGCATCAACAGCAGCTATTTCTCCGAAAAAAAGCACAGGGCATTCACTGCCTTGTCTGCACTTCTTTGGGGATGCGATATTGAATCTTTACTGTCTTTGCTGCAGTGAGGGTCTATTTCCTATACCCAAAAACAGCACTGTAAAAATTACACTTTTACAGAAAAAACATCTGCCCGTTAGTTTCTGAATAAGCGCGTCCTTTTTCTTCGCATCTGTCTTGCCTAGATGTGGAGACCAAGAACCGCACCCAAAAACAAGGGTGTAAAAATGCAATTTTAGAAAACAGACGGCACTTTGCCATCTATAACAAGAAGCGCAAAGAACCTTGCCCCCTATGTTGGCGGTACAGGGGTCTTAGAGCACACCAAAAAACAGCTATGTAAAATATGCCGTTTTAATAAAATTACAGTCTTACGACTGTTTTTAATAGATGTTCGTGAGAGCCTTGCGACTTTGGAATGTGGTCATAAGGGTCTCGAAGTACCTCTAATCAAAGTTGCAGTTCATGCAGCACAACGCTTCATAGGAGGAGCGAATTATGGCAAGTGAAATTGGTAAAATCGTCCACTGCAAAATCTGTGGAACCCCTATCGTGGCGAAAGGGAACCGTCTTTTCTGCCCGGTATGCTACAACCAGAATCGCCGTAACGCGGCGCAGCGCAGCAATGCCCGAACCAAAGTACAGCGTGAACAAATGAAACGTGAGGAAGAAAAAATGAAGCAGAACAATTGTGCCGTTACCAGTGCAGCAGGTCTGAACATGCGTGCAAAGCTCGCCGACATGGGCGGAATGTCCTATGGTGAGCTCTCTATGTGGGAAAAGACGCATGGACTTGAATTTGCCGCATGGGAACATGAGTGGGAAAAGCTGAACAGCGGAACCTCCTCGGACGGCTTGAAATTCCCGGACCATCTGCCGGAAGGCTTCCCGACTCGCAAGGCTCCGCCCGCCCATTCTTGGAGTGCTGCCGCAGAGCGTGCCCACGAGAAGCACAATGTATAACCCTCGTTATGAGCGCTCGGACGATTACCGCTATCAATTCATCAAAACGCATCCCGGCGCATTTGGAAAATTCTATATGTGCCCGTATTGCGGACGCATTATGCTGCGCAAGACGATGCAAGTAGACCATATCGTGTCTATTCACCTCGCAAACAAGCATCGTGCGTATCGTATCCTTGTTCCAAACGGGAACATCAACAGTATACATAACCTTACAGCATCATGCCCTCGCTGCAATAGAAAGAAATCCGATTCCGGTGGTTTCTGGATTTTCCTTGGTCGCTTCGGTATTCCGTTCTACTTTTGCATCTGGATGCTGCTGCTGGCATTTACGGTATGGTTTGCCCTTCAGACCACAACGGGAACATTGCCTAGGGGATTTCTCTTGGAATATCTTCCCGTATCCATGCAAGGCGTGGCACAGGACACTGCAAATGCCATTGTTTCAATTTTTAAGTTTAGATGAAAGGAGTAAACGGTCATGGCTGATATTCAGAATCATGGTCAGACCGTTGGTAGGGTCACTACGACCTTCAACGGTGAAAAAATTCAAGTCGATGTCTATGAAGACCGCTGCGTTATCTTGCCCGATGGCACGGTGCGCAAGGTCAAGCAGGAAGTCGTTGATACTCTTATTGCAAAGAATCGGGTGATGAACCCGACCCATGCTCCACAGGAAGAGCCGATGCCTGCGCCTGCTCCGGAGCCACCTCAGCAATATGCTGAGTCCACCGCCCATGAGCAGGAGGAATATCAGCAGCCGCAGGAACCGGCTCCGATGCCGATGCAGCAGCCCGCCGGGCAGCCGAATGTGCAGCAGTTCATCAACCAGTTGCATACCCCTGCAGCTCCAGCACCGCAGCCTGTTGAACAGCCTGCACAGCAGGAAGCTGTTCCGCCTCAGCCTGAATCTCAGCAGGCACAGCCTGCCGCACCCGTTCCGGAACAAAAGCCGAAAAAGTCTTTCTTCAGCAAAGAGAAGAAAGAGAAGCCGAAAAAGGAAAAGAAGAAAAAGGAGAAGGCTCAGGCTCCTGCGCCTACACCGAGTCCCGAACCGGCTCCACAACCGATGCCTGCGCAGCCGCAGACTGCTCCCGCAGCACAGCCGTATACCGCTCCTGCGCCTTCCGAAAAGAAGAAGTCTAAGGCTGGCGTTGTTGTTGTAGGGGTACTGGTTGCTGTTGTTGCTGCTTGCAGTGCTATGTATGCCTTTGTCCCGGCGTTCTATGACGGCGTAAATGGCATTCTGACCTCAATTACCGGCACACAAGTCGGCATCCCTCCTGTGACTACCACGAAGCAGACGGTTACTTCCCAGCAGGCTGCATCTGCTCTCGGCGAGGACGCTCTGAGTGGTATTGATTTGAGCGGAGATGTCACAATCGACTTCTACGCCAAAATTCATACGGCGGATGGGCATGAGTACGAAGTACCTCTGTCCAGCGCAGACCTTGCCAACGGCACCATTCAGAGTTTGCTGGAAGCCAGCGGCTCCGGCTCGACTACCAACACCGCTCAGTAAGAATTTTGCAGAAAGGGGAACGAGCAGGCGGGCGTTCTTCATAAAAAATGTAGAAAGCCTCTAAGCCTGTCTGATATTGCATCGGACAGGCTTCTGCTTTATTTTGAAATATGAATAACGATAATGATATGTTAGCCACCCAAAAAATCAAATACATCATCGCTGTAATTTTGGCTGTTGTGGTTGGTGTGGTGTTTGCTATTTTGACCAAAAACATTCGAACTTTCGGTGCAGCACTGATTGTTGCAGCCTACTTCGGCATGCAGCTTTTTGAAACCATTCAGAACGAGAAAAAGGGCAAGTATCGTAAAATTACCGCCTTGGCTGTCAGTGCGGATGAATCTCGCTCCGGTCTTGGCACGGTGGAGACATGGCGCTTCATTCCGGTAGATGAGAATGGCGAGTATATTGATACAAACGGTCGGTTGGACATCTTCTTGCAAATCAAACCAAAAGAGCGCAACTACCATATCGGTGGAACATACAATTTGCTGTTTTGTGCGGAAGAGAATGATACTCTCACGCAAGACAATCTCGTGAGTGTTGAGCAGAAAGTTGTCCAGGCATCAGCTCAGAAAGGGGTAAGCAATGCGGAGACTAAAACCGGCGCGAAGCTTATTCATCTCGATATGGCGAGGACGGCATCGGAACAGGAAGTGGACGATTCGTCGGGCAAGGGGGATGATGAGGAATGAGCTTCCTCACCACAGTCCTGCTGTGTATTATGTGCTTTATACTCAGCTTCCGGGTTACGAATCAGCAACGCTCCTTAACGGATATTATGTGCATGGGAAAGCGCTACCGCCGTCATAACAAAATCATGGCAGCCGGTGCGTTGGAGGTCATTAAGACAGATTCCGGACATCTTGCTTTGAAAGTTGATACTCAAGGCAGTAAGGATTTTGTCGCAATTCGCCTGTCAAGAAAAGAAGCCAAGCACTTTAAGGCTGTGCTCGCTGCTTGTGACGGAGAACCTTTGAATGTATCAGTCTGTCAGTATAAAGTTGGTGGGAAAAAATATTTTATTCTCTATGATAAAAATGCAGACAAAAAAGTCCCAATAGAACTCAATGGTCCGAAGGAAGAAACGGTAAAATCGAATTGCAAAACAGTGCGGAGTGCGGCTTTTGCAATTTTTATTTTCTCACCATTGCTTCACACTATTTCGCCAGCCATTTCTATTGTGATGATTCTTACAGCCACGATTCTCGTACTTTTAAATATTCCGTTTTTGCCTAATTCGGAATGGGAAAAGATGTGCGAGTTTATCAAGCGTCCACAAACAGTTCAGCAAAGTAGCGAAGTAAATACAGATATCGTTCAGTCTGCCGCTTCTATCGCCCTGCAGGAAATTATGGATAAATATGGCTTAACAGAGGGGGCAGAGGAAGACAAATCGCCAGAAATAGCAGCACAAGCAAAACCGGAAACACAGGGACTCGAAAAAGAGAAATCTTCTGCACAACCCAATATCGAAGTTAAGAAACAAACCGAGCCGCAGCAAGAGGAGGTTCTCGACTTTGCAAAAGCTGACGCTCTAAAGCAAGATGAATCCATTGATGTCGAAATCCCTACGGGATTCGCAGAAAAGTCAAAAGAAATGCCTAAGCAAAACCAGACGCAGAAGGTTGAACCTCCAGTTTTGGAAGATGTACAGCTTGAAGATGCCGAGTCTATAAAGGATGAAATCTCTCTAACGGATGATGTTGAACTTGAAGCCGAAGAAGACGATTCCCTAGACACTCTTACTTCTTTGGGCGCTGAAGATTCGTCTGAAACAGATGTCGCCGCGTTGGACGAAGAACTCAAGGAACTGGAAGCGTTAAATGCTGCGCCCACTTCTTTTGCCGCTTTTAATCCGGAAGACGACGAAAAAATTGATGAGTCGGAAGAATTCGATATTGCCAGCATGATGGGGGAACCGGTTGATTCGGAGCAAGATTCTACAGATGTAGAGCTTGGCGTAGAATCTGAGACAAAAATGGACGAACTTCCCTATGCGGAGCTTGAGGAAGTTTCGGAAGCACCGATAGAAGAGCCTCCGAAGTCTAAAGCCAAACAGGTACGCAAATCTAAAAAAGAAACCGCCCCTGCGCCACCCAGTGAGAACGCTTTCCATGTAAAAATGCCTGCTGTATCGGAAGAAGACGGAGTTCAACCAAAAGCTGAGCAAAAGCCGATAGAAAAAGAAGTGCCTAAGGAAGAGTCGGATAGTAAACCGAAAAAGAAGGCAACAACGCCAAAACGAAATCGGGCTGCCGGGGACACTTCTCCTTTTGGCAGGGGATTCCAAGACCGTACAAAGAGCGGCACCGGCAAATCCAGAAAGAAAACAGCCAAAAAGGAAGAGACACCTGCTGACACAGGGCAAATGAGCTTCGATGAAGCTACTACCGGCGTCATAGAGTGTAAAGTAAATGAGCCATAATACTATCAGCCGCCTTCGGGCGGCTTTTTCTTTTGACAAAATCACTATTTTTGTGAAAAAGTTGCGAAAATGTGCGAATTGGTAATAATAAAAAATAGTTGTAAATCGTAAATAAATCGGCTGCCATCACGCTTCTATGTAATGCAGCAGGAAGGATATATATGGCTAACACTAGAAATGCAGCCTCACTCATTCTGAGTGTCGGTGCGTTGACGCTCTCAATTGTTGCTTTTGGTATTGCACATAATCAAGCAGAACTTCAAAAGGCGTCTGCAAGAGCTGCCACTGGCGCAGTCATTGCAGCCCAGCAAGAAAAAAAGGCCGATGCAACGGTTAGTTCCGGCGAAGTGGTATTTGTAAGTTCACTGGTAAAAGCCACAAAAATCGAACCGATGGAAGATACACTCAGCACGGTGGGACCGCTCAGAGAAATTGAAAAGCGGGCTCGGCAAGTTGAAAAAGAAGAAAAGGACAAAGACAAGTCCAACAAAAATGGATACAAGCAAACAGGGGAACGCGACGCTTACAGCGAACTTTACATCCCATCTGCCAAAATTGATGTAACGCTTACAAACGATTCGTTCCAGAACGATGATATGGTTGACGGTGCTGCTATTTATCTGAACAGTCCTGTTCTGGCTTCAGTAAAGGAAGGCTCTTCTGCTTATATCTTTACTCCATCGGGAAAACAGCTCGACTATGTGTGTATCGATGCGTTTAACAGCCAAAGCGAGGACGGCACGATTGTTAGTGATGGCGCGGACCTTATTGTATACGCCTATTTGGAAGACGGCACAACCATCCGTGTTGCGCGATTCAGCAGGAATTAAGAGGTAATTTTATGAGTGAAGAAATCAAAAGCAATACATACGGAGGTGATGGTGGAAACGAGTTTGCGCAAAGCTTGAATTTGCCACTTACACAAGATGCCGACACTCCTATTAGTCAAGAAAAGACTACAAACGAGTTGCTGGACGAAATCGAGCGGTATGAGCAAAGAGTTCAAACGCAGCACCCTCATCCTACGCAGAATGCTGCCAAGCCAAAGCCGCAACAGCAACACCCTCGGCAGCCAGTTTATGAAGAGCAAGAGGATGAGCCTGTCTACGAAAGAGAATCCTGCAAGCCAAAAAAGAAACAGAGCAATGTTCTGGTTGGTATCAGTTGTGCGGTTATGACTGCAGCTATCGCCGTGATGTGTCTGACGCTTGTAGAGTGCAAGACAATCCGCAAAACTAATATCCCATCCATCGGGGGTGCTTTCACTGTTGCCGGAGATACCCAAGAAGATACCTCTTTCACGGCACAAGCCAGCATCTCTCCGTCTACGGCAATCGTTGCAGATGGTACGAACTGGCGCTTGGGTGCTTCTCGCGTTCTGATTGAAGACAACGATACTCGTACCGCTGTTACTATCAACTCCGCAGATTCCTTCCAATATGATGGTAAAAGTCTTTCCTTTGAGAAAGACGGAGCAACCTATATTGTTAGAGCAATTGCTGATACTTATACGGGTGGCGTACAATACGCAGAAGAAAAAACTTCCGAGAGCTACACATCCTCCGGTATGCGATATATCGGAAATGGACATGTTCTTGTTGTACTCGGAACCTGCCCTACAAGCAAAAATGCGGATACAGCAGTAAATTCTGTGGTATCCTCCGTTCTGGAGAGTGCTGTCCCTGCTTCTGATGACGGCAACATCACGGTAAGTGGTGTTCCTATGAATATTTCAAACTGTCAGGTGTCATTTACGAACAATTTGGCGCTTGTTAAGAAAGATGGTTTTGAACTGCGCTTTATCCCATCCACCTACCAGTCCGATGCTATCGCGTTTGGACTGGTAGGGACTACATCTTCTGGTGCTTCTGTATTGCACGGCGATTATGCCAGCACAGATGGCACAGAAGTGTACCTGATTGAATCAGGCACAGGCAATGTTATGGCGTTCACCAACAGCAAAGAATTTGTTACTTCGGTGTTGGGGCTGCAATAAAAACAAAGAAAAAGGAGACAAAAGCAAGATGCAAAACGGCAAATCTCGTATCAAGCGCGTTGCAAGCGCCGTCATTGCCGGTGTTATGGCACTGCAAACAGTAGCACCTGTCATCTCATATGCTGATGATACAGCATCGTCTGTTGCCACAACAGATGACAGTGATGCTATTGCTAATGTGGACCCCGGAACGCCGGTACAAGTCGATGCAACAGCAAGTGAAGAACCGAGCGAGGCCCCATCATCAGGGCCCTCACAAGCAGACGAAAATTCGGAGGAAACCAATTCCGACATTACGGATGAGGTTGCCAATGAGCATACCGATGCCGATACAGCCGATGAAACTCAGACTGTTGAAGAAGACGCTCCACAGCAGGATGAATCTACTTCGGAAGCAACAGATGCTGCACCTTCTCGAACTGTAACAGTCACACTCAATAAGAACGGCGGCGAATTCGAGCCTGAGTGGTTGGAGACAGCCAATGAAGACCCTATTGCTGCTTATCTTGGTACGGAAACGAACGATATCATCGTAGAAGATACCGGAGATACGATTGTAGCCACTGTCACAGACAGAGACAGCATCGATATTCCTGTTGCACTTTCAAGTGATGAATCCCTGTACTTTACTGGATGGGATGTATCTTCCGGAAGTTACGATGCTGACAGCGAAACACTGACATTTGAGGATGGCGTGGATGCCTATGTGTTAAGCGCTGTCTATAGTTCTGTTGTTGATGATGACCAGACTCTTGTTGAAAATAGAACAGAGTTTGACGAACAAACAAAGAGACAAGCTATCCAAGAAAGATTGAAATCATCTGGTATTAGCACATATGTATTGCGACCATCAGATAGTTATAATCAGCTCGACTTAGTAGTAGAGGGGCTTGCTTTTACATCAGATGATGGGCTTACTCAAACCTTTACTGCTCCTTATGACGGTGATTATATCATTACCGCCTATGGTGCAAATGGCGGTACAGGTAAGGGTAAATACCAAGGTTATCGTACGCCGGGGCGCGGCGGTAAAGCCGAGGGAACCGTTCATCTGAACGCAGGTCAAACCATCCATATCTATCTGGGTGAAGCTGGTGGTTACTGGTCTACGAACCGTACCTTTGGCGGCGGCGGTGGTCAGATTGATTGGGATAGAGCATGGTTCCCGGATGAAGACAACGGTCAAACCGACCGCTATCATGTTTTCGGCAGAGGCGGCGGCGCTACCTATGTAACTGTCGATGCTTGGACAATGGACCAGGCTGGAGAGGCTGCACACGATTATACCGATGCTGAAAAAGCGCAGAACAATGCGGCAGCGGAGGTTGCTAAGAAGCATGTTATCTTGCTTGCCGGTGGCGGCGGAGGCATGGGTGAATCTGGCGGTTCAGCTGGTGGCGGCGGTCTTGAAGGCCAAGGTCCCGTTGCAAACCGATATTATGCAGGCGGTTTTCCTCCTTATTCCAATGCTTTTTCCTATGACGCCACGGTAGGTGGCACGACTCCCACAAATGGTCGAACTCTGACCTACGAGGAGCGTGTTGATGCTAAGGTTTATCCGGCAACACAGACACGCGCAGGCTTTGGCTATCATTACACTGTTCTGGGTGAATTGTATGATGCCAACCCCGCACATCGCGACCCGGTAGATTTCTTGCTTGATGATGGTCAAGCTCGCAACTACGGTTCGTTCTTCTATGGTGCAAATGGCATCACCTGTTCCGGTGCTGGCGGCGGCGGCTGGTTTGGTGGCGGTACAGATTACGCTTTCTCTGGCGGCGGTGGTTCGTCTTTCGTCAATACATCTGTCACCATTGATGGGGAACAGGTCGAAGTCAAAGATGCCGATTATGAAGTTGGAGGAAACATGAAATATGATTCCACCGAAACAGCACCGTATCTGGTTAACGGTCGCGTCATCATTAAGATGGTAGGCGAAACCCCGAAACTGAAATCCGTCATGATGCCTGCGCAAAGCGAAGATATCAGTGCAGGTAATATTGATGAAAAAGATGGATTCGGTCAAAAAGCAATACTGAGTCCCGGACAAGGTAGCGCGAACAAAACGCTTGCATACACGGCCATCACCTATTATAATCTGGGCGATGTAATGACAGTCACTCCGAAGTGGGAATATAACACTCTTCTGAATGTTACATATAAACCATGGGATGATTCTGTTGCAAAAAATATCAATAACCAGATGTCGGTATCAATTACGAACACAGAGCTCGGTATTCCGGCAGAAGGAGATAAATACTATAACGATGCATATCCGGGATGGTACGCAGTTAAGAGCGTAATGACTATTACGAATGCACCGCTCTCCATGTACGATACTGCAACCGTCACGAAATATTTCTTTAGATGCCACCCGACGGCAACAGTGTCCATGTATAATGGCATCCGTACGATGGATGATGAGAGTGAGAGCGGCGGTCTTGTGCTGGATTACAGCATTGCAATGGAACACCAAGGCGCTCATGTGTACCAAAATCGAAATACCATCAATGACATGAATGCTGAAACTGTTTCGGATACGGTCACCGCAACACAGAACCACAATTCCTCACAATGGAAGTATCCGGAATTGGTGGTAAAAACACCAAAAACGATTCAGACATTTAATGTTCTGTTTACATCACCTTCGCGTAATGCACAAGATGCGATTCTTTACAACACAGACCTTGCAAATCAGTTGGGAATTGTTGTAACAGGCACAAACCAAAACTATATCTTCACAAAATCAGGCGGCTTAACGCAAGACGAATGGAATAATTTCCTGCGTCAAGTTTCCTTTGTGACCTACGACAGAGCTGTATTTACGGCAGACGGCGTTCAAAGTGGCGTTGAAGTTGCATGGTACGGCTTTGAAAAGGCGATTTTCGGAAGTAATCAAGCGACCCGTCATGTTCCTACATTATCTGATTATCCGGGAGCAGCAACGCATAACATTGCGTCTGGTAGCTTGAATATTACGAGTTCCGGTTCTGTTTATCGCATTGTTGGTTCAACAACAGGCGACAACCGAATTTATGTATCTCCCGGCGTTTCTGCCACTGTAATTCTTGATAATGTAACAATGAATTACACAGCAGCAGGCGCTGGCTGGGGCAATGATACCTCGCGTGCCGGTGACGGCGCTATCAGCTGCTCGCACGCAAATCTTACCATCATCCTTGTCGGAACGAGCAGAATTACGGCATACGGAAGCTATTCAAATGCAATCGCCAAAAACGGAACGGATGGCAGCTTGATGATTGACGGAGCCGGAACACTCTACGCGGTTGGTGCTTCCGGTGACCACTGCGGCGCGATTGGCGCGAATGTCAACTGTTCTTTCTGGAACTTTACTGTGCAGGGCGGTACTATTTATGCAAATGCTGGCGAGCACTGTCCCGGCATTGGTTCCGGATGTTTGAACCAGCCCGGAGAGGGAAATGGTGGTGACGGTGCAGGTTGCGGTAACCTTAACTTTACCGGTGGTACAGTAGTTGCTCGCGGCAACACAGCATGTTCCGGCATTGGCTCTGGCTGGGGCGGTCCCGTTAACGGAATCAATATCAGTAATGGCGCGAAAGTTACCGCGTATGGCGGCAGCTATTCTCCCGGCATTGGTTCCGGAGGCAGAACAGATAATGTTCAGGGCGGCAACATCGGTTCTTATCATTATCATGTAAGAAACATCGTTATTACCGGTGGTGATACGGTTGTAACTGCATTCGGCGACAAATCCACCAACATGCCCGGTATCGGCTGCGGTAAAGACCCCGTAGGAACGGTAAGGGGAACATTGTCGAATGTCGTGGCAACTACCCTTGATGGATTCCAAGGTTATGTGCGTTACGGTTCCTCTGAGGAATCTGCAGCTTATTCGACTGAACAGCCGAGAACTCCTTTTACAGGAACCGGCAATATCGGTTCTTATCTGGCATCTCAGGTGAATCGCGGAACCCCTGTTTATTATACGCAGGTATTCTTCTCAATCGATACAAGCAACAAACATGTTGATGACGCTGATGTCATTGGTACACAAGTTAGCTCGACCGGAACAATTAAGCCGGAACAGTTTGCCTCGGTATCCGGCACGGTTTGGGCTGAAAATGACAGAGACGGCGTATATCAGGTTGGCGATGAAGCTGTTGTTGAGGGTGTCGTAGTCACACTTTATAACGCAGACGGTTCAGTTTGTAAAACAACAACAACGAACAAATATGGCGCGTATTCTTTTGATGGAATTCCTGAAAAGAAAAACTACACGGTAGGATTTTCTAACGGCTCGTCTAACATTCAATCTTACTCTCCAACAGCAAAGATTGCTGCAGGCGAAAACAACAACCATGTAAATAATGATTGGAAATCCGATGTATTTACGGCAATTTACCAAAAGAACACTTCTCAAACCATCAACTGTGGTGTATATGTTCCGAGTACCGTAAGTGGTTTTGCATGGGACGATGTAAACCAGAACGGCATTTGCGATAACAGCGAAAGCAAAATTGCAAATGTTACCATTACTCTGACAGATGCAGACGGCAACTCCCTGACAGATGTTTACGGTAATCCGATTACTGCAGTTCTCACGGATGCGGACGGTAACTACAGTTTCACAAACGTGCGTCCGCGCAAAGAAATGAAGCTAACGCTGACATCCTCTGATACGGTAGATATCAGCAATGCACGAGTTTCACCTATCCCGACATCCGGCGATGAAAAGCGCACAAATAAGGCTGAAAGGTCTATTGATGTGCTGGAATTCAACGGTGCTCCCACCTCCGCGACTACCGAAAAGAGCGGAAGCATGTTGAGTGCTGCTACGATTGGAGAAGTCTATATCAACAGCATGACCGGCACGGGCATTACTCCCGTCAACGCAGAATACAAGAACTTTGCATTGAGTGCCAACAATTCTATTCGCGGTTATGTCTGGGTTGAGAGCGACTATAACGGTATCCTTGACGGCTGGCACGAAACGCAGGCTGACATCAATATTGAAGAGCCTGTTCTGAATGGCGTAAAGGTCACTCTGAAAAATGCAGCAGGCGCAACTGTTGCGACTACCTATACTGACTTTGCCGGATACTATGAATTCCTTGCTCTGAAACCCGGCACTTACAAGGTAGAGTACGAGGAGACAGACAAGACCGCTGCCGACAAGAAAGTTCTGCCGGAAGAATACGATTATTTTGGATTCCTCGTTTCCCCGACGGCAACCACCGATAAAAAGACCCAGATGGGCAACGATGCCACGGCCGTCATGCAGAACAACAAGGTAGCTAAAGCGGTTTCTAAAACCTATCAAATTCCCGATACCCGCGTTGTAAGTCTGAGCAATGAGAAGGATTTCTATGTCAGCACAGCAAACTGCGCAATGTATATTCCTTCTAAGGTTTATGGCTATATCTGGCAAGATGATAACTACAACGGTATCCGCGAAACCAATGAAACTGAGAATGTTAAAACACACATTTACCTGCGCCGTACAACGAAATCTCAGTTTGCTGATGCGAATGAGCAGGGAACAAACATCAGCGGTCATCTGCTGTACAAGTCCTACAATGTATTTGGTGAACTTGTCGGCAATGGTGATTTGAATACGGCAGCAGACGGTTACTACGAGTACGATTACCTCGAACCCGGTATCTATTATGTTGTGTTTGATAACACCTATGATTACTACGGTCAGACTCTTATTAACCAAGGTAATGATGATACACTGGATTCCGAGACACAGCCGAACATCTCTCTGGACCGCAGCCATATGTACTGCGCATGGATTGGAGACATCGAGCTGCCTGTAAACACAAAGACGGAATATAATGTGCTCAGTAAGCATAACGATGCAGGTTTTATCCGTCTGTTGACAGATTTTGATTTGAAGAAAATTGAAGACTTGTCCGGGATTCCGTTCGAGAATGTTAAGTTCGACTACGAAATTTACGAGAAGGCAGATGATTCCGGTAAATCCGTATTCCCCAATGGTCCTTACACTACGGTTCCTGTAAAACCGGGTGATACTTCTATCAAGACGGAACACCTAACAACTGACAAAAATGGATTGATTTACTTCACGAATCAAGATATTGCCACCTATCATTTGACCGAAACAGAGACTCTGCCCGGCTATGTGCGGGATACAAAGACTCATGTTGTCAAGGTCATGCCGGAAACAGCAGTCGAGAACAATAACCTTATCTGGAAAACCTACATTTCGGTAGATGGCGTTCGTCAGACCAATAATCTGTATACACTCAAGAACACAAGCGAAACCACAAATCTGACTGTCACCAAAAAGTGGGACGATGCTAATGACCAAGATGGCATCCGTAAAAATGCCGTCATCACGCTGAAAGGCACCGTTACATTGCCTGATGGTAAAACAGAAGCAGTTCCGCTCCAGAAAGCGTATACTGCACTGTTTAAAGCAACGGATACTTACCTGACTTATACATTCCGCTCGATTCCTGCCTACTACAAAGGACAGACGATTCAATACACGGTCGTTGAAAATCCGATGGATGGATACACCGCCATTGTAAGCAACACCACAGGCTCCGTTGACAACGGCTATGCTATCACTGTGACGAACAAGCATGTTCCGCAGTTTGACGACTTTACGGTTGTCAAAGTCTGGGATGATGGCAATAATGTTGATGGCATACGTCCTGACAGTGTTACAATTCACATGAATGGCTCGGATGGTTCTTCTACGAAAGCAACATTGAGCAATACAAAGGATTGGAAGTACACCTTCAAGCATATACCTCTGTTTGATGCGAACGGTAACGAAATCACTTATACAATCACAGAAGATGCGGTAGCAGGGTACACCTACACCGTCACGAACGAAGGTCGCTCGTTCACAATCACGAACAGCCATGTGCAGGAAACACTCAGCATCCCAGTCACGAAGACTTGGGAAGACAACGGAAACCAAGACGGCGTTCGTCCGTCTGCTATCCATGTTATCCTGATGGGTTCTGACGGAAATGTTTACGAAGCAAACCTGACAGCAGCAGGAAAGTGGAAGTACGAATTCAAAGACCTGCCGCGCTACTGGATGGAAGGTGTTGCGATTGACTACACTCTGAGTGAGGAAACAGTCGATAGTTACACCTACAAAATCGAGGGTGATGCAGATACTGGATTCACCGTGACCAACGAACATATTCCTGCGGTTACGAATGTTGTAATCAACAAGTATTGGGAAGATGCTGCCAACCAAGACGGCGTGCGCCCTGACTCTGTATCGGTTACACTTTCCGGCTCTGACGGCAAGACCTATAAAGCAACGCTCACCAAGGATGGCGGATTCTCTGAAACATTCGAGAATCTTCCCGTGTTCTTCAACAACGGCACGAAAATCGCTTATACGGTAACAGAAGATGCCGTCGCAGGATACATTGGCAAAACTGCAACAGATGATACCGGATATGTTCTGAGCATCACCAACACGCATACACCAGAAACCATCAGCAAGACAATTACAAAGACATGGGATGATAACGATAACCAAGACGGTATCCGTCCTACGAATGTAAAGGTTGAGCTGTACGGTACAGATGGCACGCTCCGCACGCAGTATCTGACCAAGGACAACAATTGGAGCTACAGCTTCGAGAACCTGCCAAAGTATCAGAACGAAGGAACGATTATCCTCTATACCGCCAAAGAAGAAGCGGTTGAAGGTTACACGCAGAAATCCGTAACTACCGCTACTGGCTTTAATTTTACGAATACTCACGAGCCTCAGACCGTGACTTACGGCGCTACAAAGGTATGGCTTGATGACGATAACCGTGATGGTGTTCGTCCGAACTCTATTACCTTGGCCCTTAATGGTTCTGATGGTTCTAAGTACACAAAACAAATGACTGCCGCTTCTAATTGGAGCGATGTGACATTCGAGCGTATCCCGATGTTCAATAACGGTAAGTATATCACTTACACGCTGAGCGAGAACGATGTCCCCTCGTATGTAAACTCGGTAGCAGTATCGGAAGATGGTAAGTTCTTTACTGTCACGAATACGCATACGCCCGACCATGCAATCATTAAGATTACTGAGGTCTGGCATGACGAGAATGACCAAGACGGTATTCGTCCTAAGAAAGTAACCACTATCATCGTCGGCTCCAACGGAAACCGCCATGAAGTGCCGCTGCACTCTTCCGGCGACTGGCATTATACCTGCGATGACCTTGTGAAGTATTGGAAGAACGGTCAGCTTGTTGATTATACCGTAGAAGCGGTTACGATTGACGGCTATACCTCTGAGGTAAAGAGTCTCGGCAATAATGTCTTCGAGGTACACAACACGCATATTCCCGAAACGATTTCCAAGACTGTCACTAAGACTTGGAAAGACAACGAAAATCAGGATGGTATTCGTCCCGCATCCGTAACGGTAACACTGACGGGAAGCAATGCAGTATCCAAGACCGCTACTCTCAATGAGGAAAACGGCTGGACTGCCACATTCGAGAACCTGCCGAAGCGCGACCACGGCAACATCGTTACCTACAATGTGAAGGAATCTGATGTTGAAGGCTACGAAGCCAGCATCGTCAAGACTGAAGATGGATTCCAGCTCATCAATGAACATGATTCCGAGACTACGCTGCGTACCGCAACGCTGGTCTGGCGTGATGAGAACAATCAAGACGGCATCCGTCCCGACACTGTCACCTATACGCTGCACGGCTCTGATGGTAGTGAAGTCGAGAAGACAGTAAGCAAAGATGATTCTTGGGCTGATGTGATGTTCGAGGACCTGCCTGTATATCAGAATGGTCAGAAAGTCACATATACGCTGACGGAATCTACCGTTGATGGCTACACTACCGATATTCGCGACAACGGACATACCTTTACTGTTACCAATACTCATATTCCTGCTGTTGTCGATGTGGATGTCACAAAGGTCTGGACGGACGGAGAGAATCAAGACGGCAATCGTCCCGATTCTATCTCTGTCATTCTGACGGGCAACGATGGTAACCGCTATACTGCAACCATCACCGCAGCGAATAACTGGAAGTACACTTTCTCAAAGCTGCCAAAGTTCTTCAATGAAGGCACGCAAATCGAGTACACACTCGCAGAAGATGCTGCGTCCGGTTACAGCAATGTCATCGAAAAGAAAGACAACTACACCTTCGTTCTGACAAACAAATATAGTCCCGCAACCGTTGATATTCCGGTTGTGAAAAAATGGAATGATGACAACGACCGCGATGGTGCAAGACCTGAATCCGTCAATATCGTGCTGAACGGCAGCGACGGTAAGCTCTACACCGGAACGCTCTCTGCAGAGAATGGATACACCTATGTGTTCCAGTCTGTGCCGAAGTTCCATAACAGCGGTACGCTTATCAGCTACACGGTTGCTGAGGAGAAGGTCACAGGATATACTACAGAGGTCGCAAAGGATTCTTCCGGCTATAAATTCACGCTGACCAATACGAAATCTATTGAGACGGTCACAAAGACTGTATCTAAGGTTTGGGAAGACAGCAATAACCAAGATGGTCTGCGTCCGTCCGCTATCACGGTTATTCTGACAGGTGACGATGGCAGCCGCTACTTAAAATCGGTATCTGCAGCAGAGAACTGGACGACAACATTCGAGAATCTGCCGAAGAATCAGAACCACGGTCAGAGCATCCAGTATACTGTATCGGAGGCATTCGTTTCCGGCTATACGGATGAGGTTACTCAGAACGGAAATAACTACACCATCACCAATACACATATACCCGCTACTACTGAGCTCTTTGTCACAAAGACTTGGAAGGATAACGGAAACAATGACGGCATGCGTCCTGACGAAATCACTGTTACAGCACATGGTTCTGATGGTCGCAGCTACGCCAAAAAATTGAATGCTGATAATCAGTGGTCTGTCATGTTCTCCAACCTGCCGAAATATGCAAACGGAAAGACGATTGACTATACGCTGACCGAGGAAGCTGTTCCGGGCTATACATCTTCCATCACACGCAATGGTAAGTCCTTCACGCTCATCAACACTCATGTGGATGAGACGAAGAACATCACTATTACAAAAGCATGGAATGATGAAAACAACCAAGACGGTCTGCGTCCAAAATCCATTACTGCTGTTGTAAACGGCAGCGATGGCAGCGCACGATTCGTTCAGTTGTTCGAGAGCCAGAACTGGACAACCAGCCTCAACAATCTGCCAAAGTACAAGAACAGCACGGAAGTTCAGTATACCGTAAAGGAAAATGCGATTTCCGGCTACGAAACCGAAATCAAACAGACAGGGGATAGCTACACCATCACCAATACGCACGCACCCGCTGTTGTCACAGTCTCCGTCGTGAAGATTTGGGATGATGAAAACAACCAAGATGGCATCCGCCCGTCTCTGATTCAAGTGACGCTGACAGGTTCTGATGGCTCTACGCACAATGCAGCTATTACCAAAAACGAGGGCTGGACATATCAGTTCAAAGACCTGCCGCAATACAAGAACGGCGTGAAGATTGACTATACTTTACAGGAAGCCGACAGCAATCCGTACACTTACGAGATTGTTAAGGGCTCTGACGGGTACAGCTTCACCATCACCAACAACTATGTACCTGCTGCTGTGAATGTGCCTGTCACCACCATCTGGAACGATGACAACAACCGCGATGGTATCCGCGCAAAAGAAACGGTCATCACGCTGCAAGGCTCGAACGGTAAAGTCTATCAGCATATCGTTACCGATAAAGATAGCTTTGCAACCGTATTTGAGGATGTGCCGAAATTCTTCGATGAAGGCAAAGAAGTCGTATACACTGTCACTCAGAATGAGGTTGACGGATATACTACTGATGTTACCAACACCGATAAGTACACATTCCAAATCACGAATACCCACGAGCCGGAGAAACTGGCTAAGACAGTCACTAAGGTCTGGGATGACAACAACAATCAAGACGGTCTGCGTCCGAACACGCTGCGTATCGCTCTGACCGGAACCGATGGCACCTACATTGAAAAGAACCTTTCCGCCGCAAACAACTGGACAGAAACCTTCGAGGGTCTGTACAAGTATTTCAAGGAAGGAACTCCGATTCAGTACACCATTGATGAAGAAGCGGTTGGCGGTTACGAAAAGGAAATTTCCGAAAAGGATAACCTTATCACCATCACGAACACACATGCACCCGAAAAGCTCGACTTGATTGTGAATGTCGTTTGGAACGACGCAAACAACCAAGATGGTTACCGCCCCGATACGACGACTATCCACATGAGCGGAACCGATGGCACACAGGATACAAAAGACTTTACTAAGGATTCTTCTTGGTCGTCTATTGTCTTTAAGGACCTCGACCGCTTTAAGGATGGCACGAAAATCAAGTACACTGTGACGGAAGATGAAATCCCGCAGTACACGACCAGCATTGTCGCCAACGGCAATGTGGTAACGGTCACAAACACACACATCCCGGAAATTACGCTGCGCAATATCAGCGTTATTTGGGAAGATAACGATGACCAAGATGGTATTCGCCCCGACGCTGTCAATATCAAGCTCAAAGGAAACGACAAGCTCGTTGATTCCTCTGAACTGAATGAAGATGTCAAGTGGAAGCATTCCTTTACGAATCTGCCTGTAAGAGAAAACGGAAACGAAATCTCTTATACGGCAGAAGAGAATGAGATTCCCGGCTACACGACTACTATCGAAAAGACCGATACGGGCTATGTATTCACCAATACACATATTCCAGAAACCGTAACGGTAACAGTGGATAAGGTTTGGGATGACAGCGAAAACCAAGATGGTCTTCGTCCCGACACTATCCATATCAAGCTGGTATCTAACGGTATTGCGAAAGACGCTTATCTGGATGCGGATTCCAACTGGCATCTGGAATTTGATGGCCTGCCGAAGTACCGTGACCATGGCATCCTGAACGAATATAGCGTGCAGGAAGTTGATGTAGACGGCTATACCAGCACGGTTACAACCGAAGATGGTTACGCCTTTACCATCAAGAACGACCATGTACCTGCTGTTATCGACATTCCTATTACAGAAGAATGGATTGATGACAATAACCGCGATGGTTTGCGTCCCAGCTCCCACACCGTAATTCTCACTGATGGAATCAATACTATTGAGGAAATTGTTCTGGATAAGGATAACGGATACGGAACTGTTCTGAAAGATATGCCGAAGTACAAGAATGGCGTAGAGATTGACTATCAAATCAAAGATTTCAAGGTCGATGGATATACCACTAATATCATTAAGGGCGATAGTGTAAAGGACTTTAAGGTTACCAATACACATGTTCCCGAAATGGTAACTGTAACTGTGACAGAAGGATGGCATGACCAATCCGACTACGATAAGATTCGTCCGGAGGAAATTGCCCTGACATTGACCGGTTCGGATGGCAATGTATATGAGAAGACCGTAAACAAGGAAACTTGGACTGCGGTATTCTCTGACCTGCCGAAGAACAGCAAGGGAGAGCAAATCATTTATACTCTTACACAAGAGGGTATAAAGGGATATAGCACCACCATCACCAATAACCAGACAGATACAATTACAGTCATCAACAAACATGAACCCGTTAAGGCCATCACCGTTACGGTTACTTGGAACGATGAAAACAACAAGGATAGCATCCGTCCCGACAAAGTCACTGTAAAGCTGACTGACGGAACAACGGTAGTATCCACAAAAGAAGTCAAGAACGATAGCTGGAAACATATCTTTGAAGACATTCCTGTTTTCAACGGAAGCGATAAGGTATCGTACACCATTACACAGGATGCGGTGAACGGTTATACAACAGAAATCAAGGCATCTGATGATGGCAATACCATTGAAATCATCAATACGCACATTCCTGTTGTTCCTCCGAAGGAAGAACCCAAGAAGGAAGAACCTGCAACGCCTGCACCTGTGGTAGAAGTCAAGGTTGAACAGCCTGCACCCTCGGTGACTCTGATTCAGACCACAAATAAGCCGACCGGCATCTCGTTCTTTGAGAGTCTGTTCGCTAAATAATTAACAAGGCGGCGTATAGGGAATAAAACCTCTATACACCGCCTTGTATTTTTGTGAGAAAATTGCTTGACGCAATGTGCGAACTGCGTAGAATGAATCTTGTACGATAGATAACATCTACTTAGGCGCATTCCCGCGTTCGTACATTTCACAATTTGTCGTAAGGCAGACTTTCCATAACAGTGGAGAGCCTGCCTTTTTTATTACGAACTGTCTTGAAAGGAGACATACATTATGACTAACGTCAACAATTTCGTTATTATCGGCCGTCTTGCTGCAGATGCTGAGGACTTCAATGCTGGCAACAACACATACACCAGCTTCCGGCTTGCCGTGAACCGTGGGCAGAACAAGGATGCCAGTTTCATTCCCGTCCGTGCGCCGCGAAAGTTCATCAGCGACAACCTGCGTGCCAAGCTGACCAAGGGTGAGTGCGTTATGGTTTCCGGGCGTTTCGAGTCCGGCAGCTACGAGAAGGATGGGCAGAAGAAGCACTTCGACCACCTGAGCGCAGCCGCTATTCAGCATGATGTCAGCGGCAACTTCTCTGAAGGTTTGCTGATGGGCAACCTGACGGCTGATGTGACGACGCGCAATACCCAGAACGGCAGCACGATGATTACCTTCACCGTTGCCAGCAACCGCTCTTACCAGAAGAATGGCAATTGGGAGAACAGCGCATCTTACATCTCCTGTGCCGCTACCGGCAAGGTTGCTGAGTTCATCGCCGCCCATTTTCACAAGGGCGACCCCATTATGCTCACTGGCATGCTGACCAGCAGCACTTACCAGAACAAGGATGGTCAGAACCGCAACTCGTATACGGTATGGGTCGAGAAGGCGACTTTTGCAAGCCGCAAGAACGCTCAGAATGATGCTGCTACTGCCCCTGCCGCAAACGCTGCGCCCACTGCACAGGCTCCCGCCGCCCAGACTCCTCCTGACCCGAACTACGGTGGCTTCCCGGCTTCCGATTTTCAGGCCATCGATGATGAGAACGACCTGCCGTTCTAAATCCTAACACCCCGCGAGCTGCGCTATCAGGCTATACGGGCGTATCTACCAATCATCTTAACCGGGACCTTGCTGCCATGTGAGGTCCCGGCATTATTTTTCATAACAGGAGAGTGTAAAAAATGGCAAAAATTGACCTATCTATGATGTGGAAGAACAGCATGAATGATGTCTATGCTTCCACCATTCCAGCTTTTCTCAAGGAAAAAGGACTGTATGACGGCACAAAGTTTCCGAACGACAAGGATGCCTGCTCAACTACGCAGCTTTCGGCAGCGTTCACCCCGATGTATACGCAGGGCAAACTCACTGCAGCTTTTGCCGCAGCTTTGAGCCGTGCGCAGAGCGCAAACATAGCTGAAGGCTTCGGCGGCTATGGTGTCAACGAAGAAAATAACACCATTGCTGAGTGGATTGACAACACCATCTATGTAACAAACCTCATCGGAAAGCAGGGTGAAGTGGTTTGCCTCGCTTATGACAGTAAAAACGGTCAGTATTATGTAAACTCAGGCATTGGAACCGTTGATGTTACCAAGCTGGGGTTTGCTCCGTTCTTCTTCTTGTACTGGGGTCTTTTCTGCCAGCGTGTTCCGGAGTTTGATGCGGCGTTTAATGAATACTGCGCGATTCCCGACAACGATGCTTCTCGTACCGAAACGAAGCAGAAGCTGGCCTGCAAGATGGCTGGTACGGCGTATGATATCATGATGACTGCAACGGATATCGTGTTCAACACGCCGAATAACAGCACGGTTCGTCGTATGAGCGATGCCCAAATCAAGAGCAAGAAGTATGCTCCTTCTACGATTCGAGGGACATTCAAGAAAATGTCTTTCACGGGTGTTTCCAAAACGAAAGTTCCGACTTTCAGAAGCACGGCAAAGTTTGTCGGCGCATTTGCTGACGAAAACCGTGTTCTGACGGAAGAAGAAAAGGGCCTTGTCCCTCAGATTGGCGAAGAATATATCCTTCCCAAAGAGGTTGTTACTATTTGCCATCTGGTTGCCAAAACGCGCGGAACAAAGCGTCCGATGACGAATATCATGCTGCGTGGTGACCCGTCTGTCGGCAAGACTGCCGGTGCTCGTGCTATTGCTGCCGGTCTTGGATTGCCGTATACCTTCATTACCTGCAATGCCGGTACGGAAATCTACAACTTCATCGGTGAGATGATGCCTGTAGATTCTTCCAACTCGGCTGACAGTATCAACGAAGAGCTGTTCAAGGGCCTGCCTACGGCTACCGACATCAGCATGGACCCTGCTGCGGCATACGAAGTCATTACCGGCACCCCTAAACCTGATGCTACCGAAGTGGAGTGCATGACCGAAATGTTCCGCAAGCAGTTGAAGCTCTGCGCTGATGCTTGCAGCAATGGGTTCAAGTATGTTGAAAGCCCTCTGGTTCGCGCTATCCGCAACGGTTGGGTCTGCGAGTTGCAGGAGCCTTCTCTTATTACGCGCCCGTCTGTCATGCCTGGTCTGAACGGTCTGTTGGATGAAACCGGCTGCGTGGTTCTGCCCACGGGTGAGATGCTGCATCGTCATCCCGACTGCATCATCATCTCCACGCTGAACATTGACCTCGAAGGATGCCGTCCGTTGAACCAGTCGTTTATCGACCGTCACCATATCATTATGGATATGACGGCTCCTACGGACGCAGCTATCGAAGCTCGTATTCGTGGTATGACCGGCTGTGATGACACTGTACCGCTCAGAACTATGATTACCTGCATGAAGCAGGTGGCGAAGACTTGTGAACGCAATGGTGCTACCGATGGCAACATCAACTCTATGCGTTCGCTCGCCAACTGGGTTCAGGCCGGTTCGCTTACCGGAGATTACTCCAAAGCCGCCGAATGGACCATCGTAAGCGGTGCAACGACTGACCCCGATACCCGCAAGCAGCTGCTGCAGGATGTCGCGAACTATCAGTTCTAAAATCAGTCTCATTTAAGCCCTGTTGCTTTTGCAACGGGGCTTTTTCTTTTTGCCTAAAATAATGTATCGTCAGGAGGGGTTCTGAGAGCCGTGAAGGGGCTTTTGCGGTCATTGAAGGTAGTATGTCAGCTTTGCTTACAAAGCCTTTCCTGTGCCCGTTTCCGCGCCTGTGGCGATGCTTGTGTCATGTTCCCACAAAAAATTTAATAGTTAAGTGCATGACGCAAGCCATTTTTTTGCGATAACAACCTCTGTTTTGTGTATAATCAGCTACAAGCCGCTAAGGTCATGCCGAATCTGCAAGAAAAAGGGGAGCTATGAACGGATTATTTGCTATTTCGCTAAATGCAGGTTTAGCGAAACGATGGGGGGATGGCATTAAAATCCTCTCGGTTCGCACGCTCTACAAAAGTACGCTTTTTACAATTTACGCTGAATTTGTGCTGATTTTTCACTGAAAACGCTGAATCCAAACGTTTTACGCTGAAAAAACGCTGAAAAATAGCTTGTTATGAATTTCATCACGATAGAGCCTAATGCAAAATACCGACCTTGTCGTTCTTTTGCGTAGTTTTGCAATGTGCCAAATCCAGCAATCCCTAGGTGTGGTGACAAGGAAAAAAGTCACCATTCATTAGGAGCTCTGTCTCTAATTGCATGATATACGCAGGGGTACTAACATCAGTTTTTGATAATATAGCAATATGCTTGCGCCGTTTTACCTGCTATTTCTCACTGCAAAATTAGGGAATGGTTCTTTTCCTGTACGCATGTGAATTTTATATCAAAGTATTTTTTGCGCCTTGCGTTTCTGTTGCTAAAAAAATAGCAGATACAAGCACCGGATTTCTCCAGAATTTGTATCTGCTATTTTTAGGATTTTACAGGCATGCTCTCACAGCGCCAGAAACCGTGTTTTTAGGGGCTTTAGTTGTCAATCGATACCGTTAGGCTTGACCGCGATTCGCATCGCACGCTCCTTCTCTCCCCTACTGCTGAAAGCACAAGTTGCATACATACTGTATTATTCAGAAATGTATCTCACTCTGGTGAGTACATCGGTGTTTAGCAGCAGTGCAAGTATCGCAAAACGATATGTTACCACTTCCCCACAATCTATTGCAGCACGAATATCTTGGATGAATACGATGTTTTGAAGTGTTTTAATTTGTTCTTCTGTCAGATAAAAAGATACCTGCTTGTTTGCAGTTACTTTTGTGCCTCGCTTACGAGCTTGATTGGGCATATTGGCAATGACTGTGTCTGCATCTGGCAAAATGTAATAGGTATCGTCTATTCCCTGCGTCTTAGAAAGAGACATAAATTCACCAGAGTTTTGAATAACAATATGTCCCTCCCCTGCCCTACTAACTTTTTCAATCTCATCTTTCAAAAGCCGATTGGCAACCGTACCGGCTTTGGTGCCTTCGTAATCTGAGCGCATCTCAAAGCATTCAAAGATTTCCGGCCTGAAGCGAACCAGCACTCTAATCTTGTCGCTCATAGTTATGCCAGCCCTCAATTAACGGATTCGATTTTTTCTTTGAGTTTTTCCGCCATCTCAATGACTTCGTTCAAGGCTGCAATATCTGCATCACGGGATTCTTGAGAGACATTGCGGATACCTCTTTCAAAGTTTTTGCTTGTGTAGATAAGGTTCAGCCTTTTTAGCACTCGTGGCGTTGTTCTTTGAACCATGCTTCCGCTTTTTTCTCTGGAGCTATGTTCCTTTTGAGCGACATCTCTTTCAACAGCAATTTGCTCCGCATAGTCTACTGCAGCAACTTCATCCGGTGTGCTGTTTTGCTTGATTTCGCCATATTCTTCAGCTTTAGTTTTGAATTCATTGAAGGTGCTGTCAAAATACTCTACTGCTTTTGTATAGGCAGCTTCGTACTCTTTCGTAGTCCCCTGCCGCTGAACATCAAACAGATACTCACGGAAAGCATCATGCAGAGAATCCCGCATCACTTCGATGTGGTTCTTCCCTGCCCCTTCTGCGGTATCACCATAACACTCCACACGGCTCAAAGCATCAAAACGGTCAGCAATCTCCTGCTGTTTATCTTCTTCAAAACGAAGATAGTTTTCACACTCGCTGCGCGTCAAAAATTTCGCGTTAAGAAGCTCTTTTAAGGTTCCTTCCAACTTGTCCTCAATACGAGCGTCTCTTTCGATAGTACGAGGATTTACGGAGCTTACACTCTTGATTGCTCCAAGTGCCTCTTCCCTGCTCATATTGTATGGTTCTTCCTGCAGGCAGGCAATAAATTCTGCTATCGCTTTACGGCGCACGGATTCATCACTGAAGCCGCCACGAACTTGAAGGTTAGCACTGTACAAAAGAACCTTTTTCTCATTGGGAGACAGCGGCGTGGTTATCACATTGCAGTTGCGAACCACGCTCCAAGAGGTGTCCCCCTCCCCTTCCAGCAATTTAAGAGCACGGAAACGGCGCTCACCGGAAAGGAGAACCCAGACCTCTCTTCCCTCTTCCTCGGCTGGAAACACCACAAGATTGTGCATCAATCCGTTTCGCTTGATGTCGTCAGCAAGAATGCGAATATCGTCGTCATCATCCAGTTCACGAAAAATTTCGTTGTCAGGATTTGTGCGAATGTTTGAGAGAGCTATGTCCTTACTTGCATACTCAATCTTATGCTTTGCAGTAAGCAAATCGTTATAAAAAGAGCCTGCCGCATTACTGTTCACTTGCTTCAGAGCGTTGATGTTTGGCAGTTTTGGTGTTACTGTCGGTTTCTTTTTCTTTGTCAGCGCCATATCACTTCACCTCCAGCTTCGCAAGACGTTCCTTTAATTCTCTGTATACTTGCTTATATGCAATCGATACCGGTTGCTTGGGTGCAGTAAAACAAACTGGCTGGTGATTCGTTACAGCCATACCAACACTCAGACTATGCGGAATCTCATACTTAAACAGAGCCGGACCCAGTACCTCTTGGCATTGCGCACGAATCAACTTTGTTGCCGCTGCTTTTTTCATAACAGCAGTCAAAAGAACGCCTACACCCTTCAATCTGCTTCCCGGCGCATTACTCAATTCATTACATAGAGCAAATGTTCTGAACGCAGATTCCTGCGAGTTGGCATCACACATGGTCGGAATAAGTACATAGTCTGCGGCGCTGATTGCGTTTGTCAAAAGCAGCGAGTCGCGGGTCGGCTGTGTATCGATAATGATATAGTCGTACTCGTCTACCACTTGCTTCAAGAAGTAGAACAAAAAATCCGCAATACTGTTGATTCTCTTCGAGCTATCGCTCTTTGAAAGAAATGTGGCATCTTCAAAAAGCTCCGGCAGCCGTTGATTGATACGAGGTGTCTGAGAGCTTCCCGGAATCATATCTACATTATCTCCGTATTCCGTAGCAGTAATAAAGTCCTGCGTTTTGGTAAACCGGAAACCGGTAAACATATCGTACAGAGCTTTGCCATCATATGCTCCGTTGGCAATCTCTCCCCTGCCGTCACTCAAAGCACTTGTTAGGTTGCCCTGCGGGTCTGTGTCTATGCACAAAACCCTCTTTCCATCCAGTCCCATCAAGTATGCAAGGTTGGATGTTGTGACAGTCTTACCAGTGCCTCCTTTTTCGATAGCAACTGTGATTATCTTTGCTGCCATTGTCTACACCTCTCATTTTGAATGAATGGGGCGTTCTCCCCTACCATTGTTTATACAGATTCTTCGAAAATTGTTTCAGCGACTCGCGTTTGTGTTGCTAAAAACGAAAAAGTGCTAAAAACATCGTTTTTCTTTTTCGTAAAATAGTTTTACCAAATTGCGAAAAGAGATAAAATTGACAAAAATCAGTGTCTTAATTATAACATGAATGGTCTTAAAGTCAACACGAATTTTGGAAATCAGGATATAAAAATTGTATAGCTTTCTACCGACTTGAGTTTGTGTTGCTAAAATACAAAAAGTGTCATGGTTGTACTGATTTTGCTTTTTTGCGACTCATGATTGTGATGCCACGGAATAGAAAATGCAATATTTCTCCTTCTTATCTGCATAGCGACTTGCGTTTGTGTTGCTAAAGTGTGAGAAGTGAAATATTGGCAAAAGAAAAAGCCCACCTAACGGCGGGCTTTTTCTAATCATTAAACATTGCCATGAAATCCACTTTCGGATTGGTTCTACTTTCAAGGGTTTTCAAGGCATGGTCACCAAGCGTAATGGTGGATGCAGAACTCTCTATCAAGTCGTTGAAGATAACTTTTCTGTAGTAGTGTGCAGACTTTGTTCCTGCATCTTTTTCGAGCATAGCTTTGTATCTTGTGCAGATACCAAACGCCCATGTCTTCAAACCATTGTTGTCTTTTATGATACGGTTGAGTGCATTAAATGTTTCTTCTGCTTGCTCTGCGTTTTTGGAGTTGGAAAGCAATCGTCCAAGAATTGTGAAGACATCTGTAAAGATGTTTCGTTCTTCTGCAGACAGCTTTTCCTCGTAGTCTTGATATTGAGCTTTTGCTTTTACTTCATTGCGAGCAGACAGATAACTCATACTCAACACAGCTTCAGAAAGCGGCAAATTGAACTGTCTGAGCGTTTCTTCACTTACTGTACGACGAGATTTTCTCGGCTTCCTGCCAATTTCACTTTCAAAGTTCTGATGTTCCTCGTGGAACGCTCTGACTTTCTTCATTTCTTCTGCTGTTTTATACTTAATGAAAATATAAAGAAATTCATATTTTCGAACACCGGGACGGCGAACAGGTTCGTAGTCAAACCACAGGTCCGTCATCTCATTGATTTCTGTTTTGACAGGAGCCAGAACATTCTTCTCAAAATCAGAAAATACCGGATATTTTTCAGCAACAGTTTTTTCTCTGCTAAATTTTGGTTCGGAATCACTGTTGCTTTTGCTCTTGCCTTTTCGCTTGTTTCTGTTGATTTCATCTTTAGATGGCATGGAAAGCATTCCTTTGAATTCTTCCATGTCAAACATCTTGAATTTGTATCCCTCCAAAGCATCATACTTTTCCGGGAATTTACGCCGCACTTCTTTCGTTATAGGTTCAAAGACAATTCCATTTGTGTATCCGTAATTTCTATCGCCATTATCATACGACAAAACAATCTCGTAGATACGCATAGAATAGGTGCTTTGCATCATTAAGAGATATTCGATGCTGTACGAAGTATAGTTGCTCGTGAGCTGTGCAATGTCCTTCCAAATGTCAGGATTAAACCGCATCTTGATAGTCTTTTCTCTGAAATTCACAACAGAGCCTTTACTAACCCAAGATATCGTTTTTAAGGAATCCGGACCATCAGGCACCCAGAACGTACGGTTCTCAAGATTCTCGACAAGCTGCTGTATATGTGGCTTATAGCTGCTGCGCATCATATTGACGCCGGTTAATTTCGAAAATTCTTGGAAGGTGATAGTGTAATACTTTGATGCATCCAAATCGTTTTTTTGGTCAATCTTTGAAAGAAGCATAAACAAAATTTTCTGCTCATTTCTGGGCAACGAATACTTTGTTTTTTGTATTAGGTCGTTGCTTTTCGTAATGAAAGACCGCAGGGGAGGCTTAGCCTCCGGACGCGCCATTGCTCTTTTAATTTTGTCAGCCTCTTCACGGCTGAGCACTTCACCAACAACAGCTTCGACTTCCTCGTTGGCTATGTTATTGTCATCTGCTTTTTTCATATTCATGTGAGAAACATCTTTTACTAAGAATATTTCTACCTTTCTACAAAATCTATTGGCAAAGTGCTTTGTCGGACAGATAGCTACACTTATGACATTATAATTTATATTACACTAAATGTCACACAAAGTCAATAATCTGATTTTTAGAATTTTGATTTTCCACTAAAAACTTATATATTTATTCATTTATCTTTTATTCTCTTATTATATATAGTAGAAACGGAGATTATTTTACATTTGAACAGAGATTATTTTACTTTTCAGCAGAGATAGTTTGTCCAATAACCTGAGATTGTTTACATTGACAACGGAGGTTATTTTTCAATTCTTTACGTAAATAACCTCCGTTATGCTGAAAATAATCTCTGTTTGTCGATTTGAGAAGAAAAGGGTTGCATATTGAAAGGGGATGGAGGCAGTAAGGTTAAATAGTGATGTTAATTGTCTCTGGATAGCTTGTTCCGTGGCAAGGCTTATGCGAACAACCATCAAGTAGAACAAAATCCAATCATCACCCAAAAAAATCGCGTTAAAAATCTCGGTGAGAAAGTACAGCGCTTATTCGCGTGACAAGGCATGGGATAGCTCTAAATTGTTGTGTTAAAAACCTCTGAATACGCGGCAAAATAAAAGCTGTATAAATCGTGTTAATAATCTCGGCTTTGTCAGATACAAGGACGGCACAGAACAGTATAAGTTAGATGGAAGGTATAATAAAGAGAAAAATTATAATCGTTCGTATTCAATTTGTTGAAAATGTGCCGTAAATAACAATGTGTATACTATTGTTATCCGTTGGCAACCAAAAAGCAAAATGGTAAGCAGAGCTTTTTATCGCCATTTTTGCAAATAGAATATCCGAGTAAATAACACGCTAAATCGTGGAATATTATAAAATGAGAGAAGCATCTTATGCTATCAGTCAGAGAAAATTAACGCGATTTTTCTTATGTATGCCAAAAACAAAAAGAGGAATTAGAGAAATGTGTGCTGAATAACAACTGTAAGTAAAGAAAGATATTAGAATAATCTCAATACATTATTCTAATCGTATAAAATTATCAAATATATACATACAGTAAATTTTATGAAACAATATTTTGTGTTAATAACCTCTGGTTTGACCGTTCTGGAATCCCTACTATCCAAAAAGTAATCCTTATGAAGCATCCGGTACAAAATGGGGTAGGGGAGGGCATCAAAGAAATGACATTAAAAATCTCTGAATTGCAGCTATTGATTTTGCAATTTCGAAATAATTATCGCGTAAACTTTCTCCGTTTAGTAGGGACTGAAAAAAGGAAATCGCGTTAATCATCTCCGCTTCTGGCACCAATTCATTATGGTTATGACTTTTGAATAGTTGAAAAAATCTCGTTAATTTTCTCTGGTAAAGGTGCAAAGTACATTCTAAATTCATACCAACGATTTCTCTGATTGATTTTGGACGCGAAAAAGTTGTGTTAATTATCTCTGCTTACTATGGCAGGAAGCAAAAAGAACAGGAAAAATGCTGCGTTAAAAACCTCTGGCTTGCTGCGTGTGGACATCTCCGACATAAAAAATCGCGTTAATAACCTCAGCTTTATAGAATAGGGATAGGTCTAAATATTCACGTTAATTATCTCTGGTTGAGCTGATGCTATTGTGAATGGCTGTTTAGAAAAGGAAAATGGTGTTAAAAATCTCAAAATTGCAGGAGTAAGCCCTTCGGCTATGAAAAAATTGTTGTGCAAAGAATTTCCAGATGGCAGAAAAGGGGATACCGGCTGATGGGCAAGCACCAATGAAATTGTCGTGTTAAATTTCTCTGTTTTGTGTGTGACGCATCCTACAAAGACAAAAACAAATACCATGTACATAGGGAGCAGCAGAAAAATTGCGTTAATTACCTCTGGTTGGTATCTAAAAAAGTCGTGTAAAAAATCTCTGGCTAATTTTGCCGATTGGGGAACAATAGTAGAAGAATGAATAGCATTATATTAGCAACAAGGACACGGCAACAGCGACATTATATATATTGTAATTTAGCAACAGGAACGCAGGGCGCTGGGAATACGGAAGAAAATTTGTCGTTTTTATTCTGAATGTGTACAAATTATAAATAAATGGGCTGTTAAGTTGTAAAAAATACAATTTTATGGTATAATGAGAAAAATGGAAACTACGAATACATAGCGAGACAATCAGAGATGCAGTTGACAGAAGAATGGTTAAAAGAGACTCTTGCCAAGAACCCGTACCTCAAGGTACAAGTGCAGGGAGGAAAAGGCGAAAAGGCAAAGCAGTCGAAGGAAAATGAAGAACGAAAGCAAAAATACGGAAATCATAAAATATATGAATACGAGGACGGATTTGTTTCTGGCGAAAAGATTATATCCGGGCATGGAGCAGTAGCAGCAGTATACGATTCCACAAAGGAGTATTGCCGTTGGCTGGACTTGCAGTTGATGGAGAAAGCCGGAACGATAACAGACCTTGAACGGCAAAAGGACCTTGTGATTCAAGATGCCTTTGTATATGAAAAAAAGCGTGTACAAAAAATTGTGTACAAGGCAGATTTTTGCTATAAAGATGCCGATGGCAAAACGGTTGTTGAGGATGTAAAAGGCTTCGACAAGAGCAGCGGCAAGTACATGCAAACTGAAGCGTTTCGTTTGAAATGGAAACTTCTGAAAGCCAAATATCCTGAATATCACTTTGTATTATATTGAGATAGAGAGACATGAGTTACGCACAAGTACAAGTAAATAATTCGATGGCAGCGCGGAGACAATATCGTGGAAAAATTTCCACCATCATGTTCAATGACCCGGAATCCGGCTATGCGATTTTCAAAATCAAAAGGGAAGAGGATAACCAGCCGATTGTGGCGAAAGGTCATGTTCCGAACCCCATTGCCGGTGCAAGAATCGTATACGAGGGTAGATGGGATAGAGACGCAAAACGAAACACTCCGTTCTTTAATATCAGTCAAGCGAAGGTGGATTATGCTGCCGGTGGCAAAACGGCAATCCGCGAATTGCTGGTATCCGATTTCATGCCCGGTATCGGACCTGCAATGGCAGACAAAATCGTCAATCATTTCGGCACAAACGCACTGGATATCATTGAAAACCACCCAAACCGTCTGAAGGAAATCTACGGCATCGGCGATGTGATGATGATGCGCATCCACGATGGGTATATGCAGATTGCAAAAGACCAAGAACTCATTGCAATTCTGCTTCCGTATCTGTCCATGCAGAAAATCAGTGCCATCATCAAGAAGTTCGGCAGCGGGCAGATGGCTCTCGATGAAATCAAAGAAAATCCTTATGTGTTGTATCAGAGGTTCTCTGGTATAGGATTTCCGACAGCAGACAAAATCGCACTTGGCGGATGCGGACTGCAGCGCCAAGACCCACGCCGCGTAACGGCAATTGTGTTGTATACGCTAGAAGTAGAGGCACAAATGAAGGGCAACTCTTTCGTTTGGCTGCCGAATATCGTTACCAGCGTTGCAGATGTTATGCGAAACACGCTTCATGAAACGGTTTTCCCTGAAAAGGTTATACAGGATGCCATCAACGGAGCAAAGAGGCAGCATCTTATCAAAGCCGAACGGCTGAGCTCTATGTCCGATGCACAGCAGGCAATCAGCCTGTATCTGCACAAATACTGGTTCTATGAGTGCGATATTGCTTACCTCTGCATGAACATTCACGAGGGATTGAATGCGACTTACGGTGTGGTCATGTCTGCTGATATAGAAGAAGCAATTCGAAATATCGAGCAAACAGATGGATTTGCTCTGGACGAAACACAAAAACAAGCAGTGCGGACTGTGTTCGCGTCTGATGTTCAGAACGTAACAGTGATTACAGGTGGTCCCGGCAGCGGTAAGACTACTATCATTAAAACAATTATAGAAACATGGAAAGTGGCGAGAGGCAGGAGCTACTCACCGGAAGAAATTTTGCTTTGCGCCCCGACGGGGCGTGCATCAGCGCGAATGAGAGAGGCTACGGAACACGCAGCATCTACGATTCAGTCCGCCTATTATTCGATGTGTGGGGAATGCGAAGCGAGAATCATCGTAGTAGATGAATTTTCCATGTGTAATCTTGAAACGGCACACATGGTATTTTCTCTTGCTTCTAAGGGATGCAAGTTAGTTATCGTCGGTGACCCGGACCAACTTCCGGCAATCGGAGCAGGTAATGTGCTGCGCGATTTGATTGCGAGTGAAAAAGTGAACATCTGTAAGCTGTCCGCTTGCCATCGCAATGCTGGTTCGATAGTTGAAAATGCTATTCATATCAACAGCGGTGAGACAACCGAAATGTTCAACTTGGACGACAAGTTTAGTCTTATCGAAGGCTCCGGTAAAGAGCTGCGCACGATTGCTCTTAACAACTATTTCTCTTTTGTAGAGAAGTATGGCGAAATGTATACAGAGCACGGCGCAAGCACCCGGGAAGTCTTCGAGGAAGGCATTAAACAAGTGTGTTTGCTGACTCCTATCAAGAAGAAGGGAGCAGGAAACATCTCTGCAACAGACCTGAATCTCTTAATCCGTGATGAACTTAATCCTGCAACAGGGGAAAACAGTGCTTTCATTTCGACCTTCAAGTCAAAAGTAGGACCTGAGCAGGGCTTTGAGTTCCGTATCGGTGACCGAGTAATGCTTTGCAAGAATCATAAAGGCAGTTTTGTCAACGGCGACATGGGATTCATTACGGAATACCAAGAAAGAGCGTATGACGAGCAAACCGGAGCTGTGATTCGCAATGCTTATACGATTCGCTTTGACAACCCTTGCGATGTAGAAGGCAATATCTACACAATGACAGTGAGTCGGAAAATGCTTCAATCGGAGTTTGCTCTTGCTTATGCTATGACGGTCCATAAATCGCAAGGCTCTGAGTTTAAGGCGGTCGTTATTGGTGTAGAACAGTTTCGTACTCGTGGTCGGTTCTTGCAAAGGAATCTCTTGTACACAGCAGTTACAAGAGCAAAAAAAGAATGTCGTATCGTCGGAGAAAAGGAAGCAGTCGATGCCGCTATCCTTGCCAATGATATCGAGTTCCGAAACACGAAGCTCGCAGATAGACTTAAACACTTTGACATGGAAAAGTACGAAGAAATTCACGAAAGCAGCGTAAGAACGAAAGAAAACGATTGGAGGGATGAAGCAGATGACTGAGCCATTGCAACTTACCGACATTGGAATCACTCCACGTAAAGCTGCACAGTTTGCGTCGAAAGGCATTGAAACCGTCCAAGACCTCTTGATGTTTTTCCCGACCAAGTATCTCGATTTCCGGAATCCTATCAATCTTGCGGAAGGAAAGAACTACGCAGGAAAGCATGTTGCGGTAAAGGGACAAGTTGTCGGCACTCGTGTTATCAATGGCAAGCACTTTATGCTTCGTTTATCTGATGGGAAAAATTACTGTTCAGTGTTTTGGTTCAATCAAGCTTATCGCCAACGTCAATTTTATGGCGGGCAGGTGCTTGCCATCGGAGGTATCGCCACATGGAGCGATGAATACAAAAGCCTGACCATTTCTGCGCCTGATTTTGCTTCAGAAGATTTGACCTCGGCTTTTTGTATCAAGCCAATATATCGAAAAATCAAAGGCATGTCGGATGAATATCTGATAGACGCCATCAATCTGGCTCTCCCATATGCCAGGAAGTGTATCCAAGACCCTCTGAACGAACAGCAGCGAAATGCGCTGAGAGTGCCGGAGTTGGCTCGTGCTGTACGAATGGCACATACTCCTCAAGACGAAACGGATATCATGCTTTCTCGCCGTCGCCAAGCGGTCGATGTGCTGTATCCGTTCTGCTATGGTCTGGAAGTCAAGAAAGCCGAAGCCGCGAAGACCTCGCCGTTCCGCATCAAAAATGCGGCAGAGGTTGTAAAGAGAGCACAAGCAGTTCTGCCGTTCGCGCTAACGGAAGACCAGCATAAGGCAGTATGCCATGTTCTGGAAGAAATGCAGCTCGGCAATCGAGTGGATGCACTTGTACAGGGTGATGTCGGATGCGGCAAGACTGTGGTTGCACAGATTGCTGCGTTGGGCATGGCAATGAATGGCTACCAGTGCGCAGTGATGTGTCCGACACTTGTTTTGGCAGAACAACATTTTGCCGACTTTACAAAGTTTCTTGGCCGGTTTGGATTGAACGCTGTATTTCTTCATGGCGGAATGAAAATTCGAGAAGAGAAAAAAGCACTGGCAGCAATTCAGTCCGGCGAGGCAGATGTTATTGTTGGAACACACTCTATCTTTGCAGATAAAGTGAAGTACAAGAAATTGGGACTTGTTATTGTAGACGAGGAACACCGTTTCGGTGTTGAGCAACGCGAGGGGCTCAAACAAAAGGCAAAAGATGGTGTTCATAACATCAGCATGAGCGCCACGCCGATTCCTCGCACGCTTGCTACTACACTATATGGGGAAGGAACAGAAATCATCAACATCCATACGATGCCTGCGGGACGTAAGCCTGTAAAAACTATCGTATGGTCGAATGAAAACACCTGTATGGAATCTGTTTACAAGCAAATCAAGCAGGGACATCAGTGCTATATCATTTGTCCTCTGATTGAGGATTCCGACTCAGAAACACTTGCCGGTGTTGAATCGGTAGAGACAACTGCACAAAACCTCAAGGCGTGGTTTGCAAAGTATCCCGGTGTTCGCATCGAAACAATTACCGGCGATATGAAAGCCAAGGATGTGCAGGCTGGAATCGAAGCGTTTGCCGCTGGTAATGCAGACATCCTGATTTCTACAACGATTGTGGAAGTTGGTGTCAATATACCGAACAGTACGGTAATCGTTATCAAAAATGCTGAGCGGTTTGGACTTGCCCAGCTTCACCAACTTCGTGGTCGTGTCGGACGCAGTAGCTATCAAAGTTATTGTGTGCTGCTCTCTCAAGACAAAGAAAATGAACGGCTGCAGACAATGGCATCTACTACCGATGGTTTCAAAATTGCTGAAAAGGATTTGGAGCTTCGCGGCACCGGTCAGATTCTTGGCGTTAAGCAAAGCGGTAAAGATGTCTACATGGAAATGATGCTCAAGTATCCAAAACTCTACAAAGAGATTCGCACCCAAGCTGCAAAAGATGTAATTTTATGTGAAAACAGTGCTTGACCGCACTTGCGAATTGCAGATAATTAAAGGCGAAGTACCATGAATTTGCCATTGCATGCAGCAATGGCATTTTGCTACTACAATTTGGAGGACTACATATGGCTTTTTTCAACAGTAAAAAAACCGCCGCCGAGACTCCTATTCCAGAAGTGATGGAAGAACATAAGCAGAGTATCGGAAATCAGGTTATGGAAGCGTTAGGCGTTGGTGAACCGGCGGCAGCAGACAAGGCAAAGGAAGACGAGGAGTTTGAAATTATGATGCCCATGAAAAAGCAGCAGCAGTTGGCAGTCGAAGAGATGGCAAGACAGCATGAAAATGTCTGTGTTATCTCAAAGGATACCGTTATTAAGGGAAGCATCGAGGTGCAAGGGACGATTGTGGTTGCAGGTACGGTGAAGGGCAATATTTCTGCCGCTTCTGTTGCCTGTGCCAACGACACCTGCAGCATCGAAGGCGATATTGTCTGTGATGAACTTGAAATGCACAGCGGCAAAATCAAGGGAAACATCATCGCTTCCAACAAGGCTATCATCAATGGCAATGTGGAGGGCAATATCGACTGTCAGAGCAGTGTAGAAACCTCTTTTGGTGAACATGCTGTTGTGAATGGTCAGTATATCCGCTGCGGTGTACTGAAAGTTGAGCCGGGTGCTCAGATTGCAGCAACTATCGAAATGCACATGAATCAGCCGGTGAAGCATCCCATCCGATTCAACACTCCTGCCGTGCAGCCTACAGTTGATGTGGAGCTTGACTCTCCGGAAGAAGATGATTCGGCGGCTCTGCCTGAATAAAAAGGAGAAGACACATGAAACGAGTAGTAGCAGGCTTGCTGGCCGGTGTTCTGACGGTCAGCCTGCTGGCGGGATGCAGCAAGCAGCTTACCCCGGAAGAACAAGCTGCATCCGAAGCCGCAGTTCTTGCACAACAGTTGCAGGACGAAGAAGACCAGACAGGGCTTAAACGCCTTATCAGTAACAACATCACTGAATACGAGCAGCCATTCTATGATTTTGTGGAGAGCCTGCAGGAAGGAGATGCAGATAAAGCGGCTACAGCACTGGGTGTGCCAAATACATTCGGCAGTAATCTTCAAAACTGGGTTATCGTAAACAACTACGAGACATTTCAGAAAAATGAGCTGCAGCACATCTGCTTCAATTCTGCCAAGGACGGGGCGGCAGCTGTATTGAATGTCTACCTGAAATATCCGGGTGAAGTCACAAAAGATACCTCTCCGGACTATGTAATGAATGTGGATTATGTGGATGGTGCATGGTCTTTGACTCCGCCTACTGGCGTTGTTAAGGATTACGCGTTCACAACTCCCACCAACAAGGTTTCTTTTGAAGGAACAGACCTTTCAAGTTACGCTTCTAAGAGCGCAGAAACCGATGTATGGACGATTACACTTCCTCGTGCGCTCGACTTTGAAGATGGGTCTACTTATGTTGTCACAAACGACATGGGGGATTTTAATGCGCATATCTATGACATCAAGTCCGATGGTAAAGTGATGCATATGCTCCTTGCTGATATTGATGCTGATACGCAAGCCGGATATCAGTCAAAGATGGAAGCGGTTTTGAAGGAAACTTATCGTTTGCTTTCTATTGGAGCCAGCGAAATTGACTTTTCTAATGTATTGCTGGATTCCTCAGAGATTGAAAAATGTATCCCTGCAACGCTCAAAAATGAAGATGATGTGGAGACAGCAGACGAAAACGCACGCAAAACTGCAATCGGTGCTTCTGTTACGAATGTGACAGTTACTCCTGATGATACGCTGGAAGGTTATCCCGATGCGTATACTTACCGTTTGAGTGGGAATGATGGTGTTGTGATGAATGTCAAACTGAAGGTCACAACAACAAATGGTGATGCCCGCATGAAAGCTTCTATCGGTATGCGTCTTATCAACGGCGCATGGAAAATCGTCTCGATTGATTCGAGCAAAGACATCTTCACAGAGCTTTCCGTGCTGGACCCCGAATGGTGATATATGGGTAAGTATAAGATTCGACTGGATAGGAGAAATAGAAAGCCATTGCCGCAATGTAGACTGACGCAAGAAGAGTGGAAACTCTATCTTGACCAGTTGAATACGGCAGTCGAATCGGAAGATGAAGAACGAATCTACCAAGCCAAAAACTTGGTAAAGAATGAGATTCGTGAAATCTATATTGACCGATATGAACGCGATGGGGAGTGCGTCCTGTGCGGCGAAAAAGCCGGATATTTCGGGCTCTGCAAAAAATGCTGGCGCTCTTTGATGGGCAACGCGATTTTGCGAGCCGAGGGACACACTAAAGCAGAACATGAGAAGAATCACGGAAAACCTTGTGTTGTCTGTGGCTCAGAAGAAATCCTGTGCCGTCAAGTATGTCCAAAATGCTACGGGTTAATGCGGACACACGGTTTCACTACCACCAAACAGTTGATGGAATACAAAGCAGAAAAAGCTGAGAAAGCTAAGAGCAGGAAATTTCGTTGGAGGGAATGAAGTTATGCTGGAAGACGGATTGGGTCCTGTATTCAAATCATCGTTTACAGGGCATACAAGAAGCGAATACGGCAAAAACTTTACCTTCATTTATGCCAAAAAGATGTGTTATGCCGATGCTCAGCTCATCAACTATCTGGTAAATCGACAAACATATCGCGATTGGCTTCGAGATGTATGGAATTTTTGTGAGGGAAACAACGACCTCTACAACTGCCTTGTCGGAATAGTTGCCTGTTATGCGGACTTCTTAGCCGGTAGGGTAGGGAAGAGGTACGCATCTGAATTGATGAAAGAGGAGACGGAGCAGCTCAAAAGAGTGCTTCTCGGTCAGACAGAAAAGAAAGCATTCCTTCCTTTTACAAAAAATCCTGCTTGTAATGTACATTATGATTTGCGCCAACTCGTTGTAAATGCAGACAAAACCGCTAAAGAAAAAGGCATGAACACGAATTTGCCTGCATAATAGTTGACGCGATGTGCGAACTGAATAAAATGAATGTTGTACAATAGATAACATCTACTTGGCATATTTTATGCTTGTACAATATTCATATTTTCGCTTAGAGAGCGGACTTCCTGTTTTGGGAGTTCGCTCTTTTTGTATAAACGCTTGAACAAGGAAAGGAGTAGTCACTATGACTGCAAAAGAAAAATTTATTGAGATGTCGAAGGACATCACCAGACCTGGCATTGACCGACTTATGGCCTGGCTGGAAACCACAGATTTCTATGAGGCACCGGCCTCTACGCGCTTCCATAGTGCCGAGCCCGGTGGTCTTTGCGCACACTCCGTCGCAGTTGCAAAGCGACTGTTGGAGATTGCAGACCTGTGGGCTCCCGGTCAGTATACCCGCGACACATTGCTGACGGTGGCACTGTTCCACGACCTGTGCAAAGTTTTCACCTATACGGTGAGTACGCGCAATGTTAAGGACGAGGTAAGTGGTCAGTGGACCAAGGTTCCGTTCTACAAGTTCGAGCCGAAGGAATCCGTTGGCTGTGACAGTCACGGAAGCCTTTCCTGCTATCGTATCATGTCGAACGGTGTGACACTGTCTATGGAAGAGTATGCTGCAGTGAATAACCACATGGGTGTCACTAATGCAGCAAATGTCAACTCCGTCTGGTCGTGTTACGAGATGCACACGCTGTCTTGGCTTCTGCATGTCGCAGACGAGGCTGCTACTGCACTCGATAAGGTCTAACGCACATATCTCATGCTGCTCTTGAAAACAAGGGCAGCAATTCTTTTAACACAGGAAGGAGCCATCACAATGGCAACAACAAATATTGCCTACTTTGAGTTCAAGTCGGGAGGCTCTGACAAGTTTTACTTGATGGAGCAGGACCCGAACGGCACCTCATTTACGGCAAGATATGGACGCTGCGGTACTACAGGTTCAGTAGCTACATATCCGATATCTAAATGGAATTCGGTATATAATACGCGCGTTCGGCATGGCTATACCGATAAAACGAAAGAATACCTTGCGGGACATGCGGGAACGCAGCAGTCTCAGCCGCAGCCTGACGGCAAAAAGTTCAACATAACCGGCGTCCGCAAAGATGTCAATATTGATGGACGAGTTGTTACGGTATATCGCATTACAGCAACACGCGAAATTGAGACAGTCGAAGGCAGTGTTGTGTCTGCCGGAGAGTTTGGTGGCTGGCTTGAATATCCTTCCAATCTTTCCCAAAATGGAAAATGCTGGATAGATGACGAAGCTGTTGTTTATGGCAGTGGCGGAGTTAAAGATGATGCGCTGGTTGCAGACCATGCCATCTGTGGCGGTACAATCGGTGAGAGTGCCGTTGTTCGAGGAAACGCAAAGGTCAGTCCGCTTGCAACCTGTAATGGTCATTGTTTGGTCTGTGATGATGCTACTGTTGATATGTACGCAAATATCACAGATAGTGTTACGGTTGCAGAAAACGGCGCTGTTGGCAAGCGCGTTACTGTACGCGGTGACACATATGTTTCACGAATTTTATCCCAATAAATAACAGCATGGAGGCATGCAAGATGAAGAAAAACAAGAAGCAGACGGTCGTTGTAAATGTCAGCGATGTGAAAACCCGCTCTGGCTGGAACGGCGTCAAACCCTACACCCGTGTTCAGACCCCGAAGACGGTATACAACCGCAAGGGTCGCCGGAAGGAGGTGCTCGCATGAGCATTCATGATAACAAATACTGGAGTCGCCGTGTGGAAGAGTTGGCTACTCAAATTTCCCCGACGGATGATACCACATTCTTCGGTTCGGATGCCTACCGGGAGTACACGGAAGATGCTGCCAAGAACATGGTTTCCGGTGTTTGCACCTATCTTCGTACTCTCGGCTATGACATAACCGAAAAGGAAGAAGATGCCCGCGCTGCCAACCTGATGGTGGAAATGAGCACCAATAAGAATATGACGGCTTGCACCGACGGAAACTTTGTGACCGTTGGTGTTTGCAGTGATATCGTTACTTATTTCGACTCCCGTGAGCTGAAGCACTACGCGATTCAGGGACTTCGTGTCCATGAAATCGGGCATGTCCTGTTCACTGATTTTCCGACGAGTGCTCGTTGGAGCAGCGCGTTGAAAAACGGTAACTGGTGGCCGAATGCGCCGAAACGTGCATCCGAAACTGCAGGAGCAGAGCTTACCCAGATGCTCAAAAATCCTGATTTTGCGCCTGGCTTTGAAAAAATTGCAGCCCATATCGAGAACGCTATTGAAGATGGCTTCATCGAAAGAGAAATTCAGGAATTGTATAAAGGCTTGGCTACTACGGAACTGGCAACTACGAATGACGCTTTGATTTCTACCAGCAAGACCTTTGGGGAAATGCTGAAGGATAAGCGAAAGCCGTTCGAAGCCATGTTTCAGCAGGTCTTGCTGTACTCCAAATTCGATTTCACACTGGAAGATGGTATGCCGGAAGAGTACGAAGATGTCTTTGAGGAATGCATTGAAATCCTCGATGATGTCAAGTATGAGCGAGACCCCAAAAAACGCCTTTGCGGTGTGAATGAGCTTTGCTGCGTTTTGTATCCGATGTTCAAAGATTACATCGAGAATCAGAGCAAAAGCAAGCAGAGTGGGAAAGGCAAAAAATCTGGTTCCGGTTCTGCGCAAAACAATCCTAATAGCTCGCAGCAAGGGCAGAGCGATGGTCAGGACATCTCTCAGATGTCTCCCAGTGAACTGGCTGAAGCTATAGATAAGGCAGTTCAGGCGGCTCAGAATGCGGCTCATAGCGTCGGTGAAACCAAGCAGGAAAACCGCAACTCTGAAAGCATCACCCAGAAGGTCAAAAAGACTGCCGAAGCAAAGAAGCGTGAAAGCGGGAAACAACATGGGAATTCCGCTAAAAGCGGGAATTCTGCCAATAACGGGAGCCAAAACGCTTCCGGCAAGGGCGGTGGTGACACGATTTCTCACGAACGAGGCGCATCTTCCGGTAAAGCGGATTTGTCTGCTGCAAAAGCTGACATTAACGCTATCGAGCAGAAGCGCAAGAACGACCAAGCAACAAAGCAAGCGAACAGCGAGCTGAATGATGAGCTTCAGAAAGAAGCAGATGAGTTCAGGAAAACGACAGGCACTGGCGTTTTGGTCACACGTGCAGAAGATGTGTCGTCTCAAAATAAGGCAATGTACAAGAGGTTGTCTGATGGTCTCCTTACCATCACCAAAAATCTTGAGCGCCGTCTGAAAACGACAATTCGCGATGAAGAAAATGATGATGCGATTTCCGGGCTCCCTATGGGTACTCGGGTTGAGGCTCGCCTTGCGTATCATCAAGATGGCAAGATTTTCAGTCGCAAGAATTTCCCGCGTGACAATCCTCGTCTGGCGGTTGGCTATCTGTGTGATGAATCCGGTTCTATGTCTAGTGCCGCTATTGAGGCTTCTGTTCGTACCGGAATCATCTTACAAGACCTGTGCAGTCGCATGGAGTTGCCTTGCTATGTCTGCGGATTTACCTCCGGCGGCTATTGCGGAGTGCAGATTCTCAGCTATGTAGACAAGGATATTGACGGCAACGACAAATACCGTATTACGGGCATGTCCAGCCGTGGTGGTACTCCTACTGTTCCGGCCATGCGCTATATGGGCGAAAAGTTGAAAAAGGACGAGACGGAAAAGAAAATCCTGATTGTCAGCACTGACGGTTGCTCTAACACGGGTCGTGAAGGCGTACAGAAAGCCATCAAGGACTTGTCTAAGGCAGGCATCATTGTTGTCGGTGCAGGTATTGGCAATTCTCGCTCTCAGGTGGAGAAGGAGTTTGGTAAGAACTTCATCGACATCAGCGACCTTGATACGATGCCGCGCGTTTTGTGCAACATCGTGAAGAAAAATCTCGTCTAACCGATTATCGCACGATATTTATACTCAAAAGGGTATAAATATCGTGCGATTTGTCGTATTATAAGACAAAAGGAGAAATGAGCCATGAAAAATGTTTATTCCATCAAATGCACGCAGCTTACCCCAACTCACGAAGAAAAAACGATTGGATATGAGGATATGCTCGAAAAGTTTGAGTCTGTAACTTCGGAAGAATACATCAAAGCACACAAGAATTTTGCCGATGGAATTTGCAGCGCGGCACTTGCCGATAGACTCCCGTACAACTACTGCATCGAGCGCTGCGGCAAAGAGCAGAAAGGTATGGTATACCTTACAGATTCCTTTGCTACAAAGCTGGCGGCACTGGCATATGGGGTATCTGAGTGGTTGCTCGAATACTATGCCGGTACAAGATGCTTTGCACATCTCAGCTTCGATGACTGTGATACCATGACAGATGTGCAGGTTTTGCCTATCGCCAATTGCGTCCTGAACAAAGAGGAAGGCAACCTGTATGATGCAACATGGAAACGCTATATTGAGACAGCAGCAAAAGACCTCGTGCCGAAAGAAGGACTGAGCAACGATAAGTATGCTGCGGTATGCCGTTGTGTCGAGGAAAAGCTGTATATCATCATCTACCGTACGGCTGTGCTGCTCAAAAGCCACCCAGAGAAGCTGAGCGTGACATGCAACATCAAAATCGATATCTATAATTTCGGTAAAATCATGTTTAACGAGATGCTTGCAGCCGGTATCCCGGCAGTTTGTGGCGCTTAAAAGTTTTATGTTTTGCGTGCTTGCACATTTGTGCGAATCGCTTAAAATGATATATGTACGATAGATACCATAAACCACAAAATCGGTTCTGCCGTGCAATATTCACATTTCGCTATAAAGGCGGACTTCCTTGTTTTTGGAAGCCCGCCTTTTTGCGTTATGAAAAACATTTATTAAAAAGGAGAGCAAAAACCATGTCCGAAATTTCTGAAAAAACAATCGTTGCCCATGAACAGACCTTGAACGCGATGGCAAATGTCAACGCCGTCGATGGCTTTGACCCTTGTCTTGTTACAGCTTGTTATCGAGATGAGGAAGGCAAATCGCGTATGTATCTGCAGGCTGAGCCCGCGATGCTGTGGTTCCGGCTGAAACATCCCAACGGTCGCTTGGAGCAGGTTTTGACCCGCGCCAATGACCAGATGGCAACTGTGGAAGGTCGCGTCATTGACAGCAATGGCAACCTCTTGGCAAATGCCTTTGCAACGCGCTACCGCAGCGATGACAACAAATTCGGCAAGGATTACATCCAGAACGCCGGAACTGCTGCGATTCGCAAAGCTCTTGGAAACTGCGGCTTTGGCACGCCTGCCAATGCTGAGTACATCGAGGGTGTTACGCCTTTGTTTACGGCAGTTGACGACGAGGATGCACCTGTTGATTCCGGTGTTCCAACTCGCATTCCTGTGCCTCCGATTCCTAAGGAATATCAGAATCAGACGCCTGTGATGGTCGAAGATACACCTGACACTCCTGCTGCAACGCCCAAAACTACTAAGCGAGCCACGAGAAAAACCGCAAAAGCTGAAGCACCCGCTCCGACTCCTGCACCCGCGCCCGAAAAGTCTGCCATTCAGAGTCCTGAGCCTGTGCCCGCTGTAAAGAAAGAAGCTCCTGCAAAACCTGCAACGGCTCCTGCACAGCCTCCGATTCCCGTTCCGCCGACTCCGACAACTGCCGAAGTTGAACCGAAGACGCTGGAAGAAGCACTGGCGTTCAAGATTTCTGTTGGTCGTTTCTCCGGCAAGACGATGAAGGAAGTGGTTGATTCCGGCAGTGGTGCCGCTATCACTTACTTCCTGCGTCCTCAGTACGCAGGCAAGCCCATTCAGACGGCTGCTCGCATGGTTGCGGGACAGTACAACCTGTAACCCACAAAAAATCTTAATGAAAGGGGGAATCCCTCATGCCGTGGAACTTTTCTATGGAAACAGTTCTTGAGCTCGTCGGAGCCAAGACTCGTGGGAAAGTATCACGCGCTGGAGAAATAGAAGTCTTGTGTCCCAACGGTGTTTGCGGACACAAGAAGCAACCTGTTTACTTCAGCGTCAATCTCGCCAGAGGACAATATAACTGCTTCCATTGTTGCAGTGGTTGCCCTTACAGCGGCGGCATGATTGACCTCTACTGCATGTTTGCGGGAATTAACCCGCATGACAAGAAAGCTGCTAAAAAGAGCTTTTCTCAGGCTCTGAGGGGCACTACTATTCAGGCAAAGCCTGCTTCCGTGGTTCCTAAAGATGTTGACCTTGACCTCGAAGCAAAGCCTGATGATGAACTCGATAAGGTATACAGAGCTGTTCTGAAAGAACTGACCCTTAAACCTGAGCATCGAGAAAATCTTCATAAGCGTGGTTTGACGGATGAGGTCATCGATAAGTGTCTGTACCGTTCTGTGCCGGAGCGCTGGACCAGCGTGCTGATGAATCTCAGAAAACAGGGGATTTCCTTTATTGGTATCCCCGGCTTTTATGAGAAAGATGGCAAAGCATTCTCTGCCTGCTCTAAGCCTGGCTTCTTCATTCCGTATTTCAATGTTCACAACCAGATTGTGGGATTGCAGATTCGGTTTGATAAGGGCGACAAACGGTATCGCTGGTTCTCGTCTGTTGGCTACAAAAATGGATGCAGTGCCAGAAATATTGCAAGCTATGGAATTCCCGAAGCGATGCCAACATGCAATAAAGACAAGGTTATCTATGTCACAGAGGGAGCGCTCAAAGCGCATATTGCTTGTTCTTTGAGTGGAAATCGTAATCCGTATATTGCTTTGGCCGGTGTTAACTGTTTCAACCAGTGGGAAGAGACCTGTGAGTATCTAAAATCTCTCGGCGTTACCCATGTAATTGATGCGTTTGATTCTGACCGTGAAAACAATGTCCATGTTCGCAATGCGCTAAAAAAGCTCTATGCGATTGCAGAACGATACGGTATTACGATGACGCGCTTCAACTGGGGCACGACATATAAAGGTGTAGATGATTATTTTCTTGCGGTTTCACAAGGAAGTGTACTTTTACCCTTTATTCCGAAAGAGCAAGAACAAAAGGAAACGGCAGCAAAATTTGTTCCGTTCATTCCGAAAAGCATGCACAAAGGAGCATAAATTATGGCAACCGATAACAACAATCGAATCAAAGAGAAGGATAACACGGTCATCTATCAGATTCAGGGGCCGAAAAGTTTTCTGAAGGTAAAGATGGATTGGGCAAATATCGACAAGATTCATCTTTCTTTCGTCTCTCACACTGGTCGTGCAAACGGCTGTGCGCAGGTTTCTCACATCGAGGGAGCACTGCGTATCAACGGTGGCGACGGCGCTCTGTACTTCTGCGAAGCAATTCTGAGCGGTAGTATGGCTACTCGTCGTCAGCGGGCTATCAAAGAAGCACAGGCATCCAACGCGAAGTATCCGCAGCCGATTTTCACCTACAATGGAGGCAGCGATGCCAAGGGTGAACGTCCCGTTATGTGGCGTCAGATTTCGTTGGCACCCGGAGCAAAGACAGACTATGTTCTGCAGGTAACGGAAGCCGAAGGTGTTAAGAATGACCTTGGCGGTTTCCAGAAAAAGCAGGGCGCAAAATCCACTTTCATTTCGGTTGGCTGCTCTCGTCAGGAACTGGTCGCTATGGCAAGTGCCATTAAGCTGCACTGGGCTGCGTATATCGCAAATCCCACCGGATACATGGCAATTCATGGTAGGGAAGCAAACGGAATGCCGTTCCCGATGGAACCCGCGCCGAAACCGGCAGCAACTTCCGCGCTTCCTACCGCGCCGCAGCCTGCACAGCAGACTCCTTCACCGGTTCCCGCTTCCACTCCTGTTCAGTCTACGATGCCTGACATGGCATACGCAGTTTATGACTCGATGGGGGAGGGGATGGAAATTGCCATCACTTCTGACAAGGCGCTGGAAACGCTTCAGCGTAAAATCAAGGATGCGAAAGCAAGCGGCGGATGGGTACGGCGTGACAACACCAAGTACGACAGCGCCAAAGCAAATATCCTCTCCGGCGCAAACGGCATTTTCCCTGTGGAGCTTTGCAAGGGCGATGAGTCTATGCAGATTTTCGTGGTAACGTGCCGCGTCGTTAAATAACATCTGCACTGGCAGCACCTCGTAATGAGGTGCTGCTTTTTTTGTTGCAGAATCGTGCGAACTGAATAGAATCGGAATTGGTAGCATCTGACAATTCAAAAGGAGGGGATATTATGACTACCGTTGGTGACATGATGGACCGAATCTTCGCGTTTATCCAGTCTGCAGACCTGCGTACGGTCGTGGATGTTGTGGTTATCGCGATGATTGTATGGTTCATTATCCGAGGCGTGAGCCGCTTGTTCGAGACGATTGTTCTCGGTGGGCTTTCGCTGTATGCCATTTCCGAAATGGCAAGATATTTAGGGATTGAAGTGGATTATCCTGCACTATTCTCACAAATCTCCGAAGCCATTCAAAACCTGCTTGCATTCATAAACACACATCTACCGGGGTAATGTAATTTGGAAGAGCTAAATACCAAAGTGCCTACGCGCACAGAAAAGTTGAAGCAAGCCTTCAACGAATGGAAAATTCCAATTGTTGCATTTGCTGCGGCGCTTATTCTGTTCAAATTTGTCTTTTTACTGGTTTTTATTCCAACTTCATCCATGTATCCAACGCTCCCTTCGCCATGTTATTCTATCAGTATTAGGGCAGCGTATTGGTTTAATGACCCTGTAAGAGGAGATATTGTTCTGTTCCGCCGCGATAATGGAGATAAAACAATATTTGCAAAACGGCTTGTCGGTATGCCGGGTGACACAATTGAAATAAAGCATGGAATCACCTACATAAATGGAGAGGTCTTTGAAGAAGATTATCTTAAAGAAACGCCAGACGATGAAAATTACGGTCCTTTCCAAATACCTGAAGGATGCTATTTCATGATGGGTGATAACCGAAACCATTCCTATGATTCTCGTAAATGGAATGAGCACTTTGTTCCAAGAAAAAATATTCTGTCAAAAATCTACTATAGCATCTCGCTTGAAGAATTTGGCAGTGACCAACAGCAAGAATAATATTTTTTGAATTTTTACAGTAATACGATATTTTTGAAAGCAGTAAAGCCACGAAAAATCTTTAATAACCGGTCTTGCACAATCGTGCGAAATGCATACAATGAATGTTGTACGATAGATACCATTAAACAGACTGGTTCTGCGTGCATCATTAACATTTCGCTTTAAGAGCGGACTTCCTTATCTTAGGAAGCCCGCTCTTTTGCGTTATGGAACAAAATTTATTTTTAAAAAGGAGAATGCAAAAATGTCCATCATCAACAACACAACTAATACGACCGTTTCTTCTGCAACTACTATCGCCCCTAATGCAAACCCAGCCACGATGCCGGATATGTTCATCGATGACAGCTCTGAGCTGTTCTTCAAGGAAGGCCAGTTCACAGAGCTGGCAGATTTCTGCCAGTGGGATGCGTCCAAGACCGAGTGGCTGGAAGAGGGTATTCGGGATATTCGATTTGAAGCAAGTTATGATGAACCGCTCTGCGCCCCCGAATATGCCAAGCAGTTGAAGGTCAGCGAGGAAGCCGTTCTGGATACCCAGCAGCACGCTGGTCTGAACCTTACTACCAGTATTGGTAAGAAACCCGTTGGTGACAGCGCCACCCGCAATATCTGCGCCCGCGCCATGATTGGCATGAACTGCTATGAGCTGCTGCGCAAAAACAACCGTGGCAGCCTGAAAGAGGTTCTGAACCTCATTCTGGCAGAGCGTACCGGTGCAACGCATGTTAAGTACAGCCATGAGAAAATCCGCGCTGTCCACTCTGGTCGCTATGCAGTCATTGGCAATGATGAGCTGCTGCGCATTATGGATGAGTACATGGAAACCAACTGGCCTGACCGCGAGTTCATCAGCGGCTATGTGTCTCACGAACTGATGCAGGTTGTCATCAACCTTGGTGCTTACAAGCAGCAGTTCTTCCGCAAGCTGCCTCCTGAGCTCTGCCGTGGCTACGACCCGGCTGTTGTGATGGTCAGTTCCGATGTGGCTGAGTCTGCGGTTCGCCTGATTCCCGCCTTCAACATGGGCGGTGTCATTGCTCCGATGGCGAAGGAAGTTGTCATTCCTCATATCGGTGAGGATATCAAGGGGCGTGTCACCAATGCGTTTACTGCGCTGTTGGCCTACTTTGATGACGCTGCTATTGACATCAGCAAACTGCAGGGCATTCAGGTCGTAAACAGCAAGGCTGCCTTGGTCCGTGTCTTCACAAAGTACGGTATGCCGAAGGATGAGTCTCGTGAAGCGCTTGTTGCTTTCGATTCTGTCTATGGCAACGCTCCCGTCACGGCAATGGACATCTATTTGGCTGTCTGTGATACATATGGTTCGGTTGTCCGCAACCATACGCAGGATGCCAAGAAGATTTTCGCAGCTGCTGATTGTGTTGCCCGTACCGCCCGCACTCGTTGGAGTGATGTGGATATGCCCGGCAAGGAGGACCTGTGATGCTGAAACCGAAAAATGTGTTCATTCTGCTGGCTGTTGCCGTTCTCCTGTACGGCTTGAGCCGCTGATATAGAAAGGAGTAACAAGTAATGGCTAGTTATGATGGCACCAACAAATCGAGCGCCGGTGGCGCTCAGCATCTCCCGTACTGGGAAATCAAAACGGAGTATACCAAAAACCTCTACAATGAGGCAATGGGTATGGCTTCGCAGGAAGCAGTTGAGTTCTGCAACCCCGACGGTTACAACGGTCCCGACATCGAGGTCGATGCAAGTACCTTGACGAGTGACCAGTGGCAGGCTCGCCGCGCCAACCACTTGGGTGGTTCTGACATCTCCGCTATCTTCGGCGAAAACCATTTCAAGACGAATCTTGATTTGTACTACGCGAAGACTGGAAAGCAGCCGCTTGTCCCGGAAGAGGAAACGTCTCAGTCTCGGCTGAACAAGATTTGGGGACATATCTCGGAAGAGTATGTGGATGCATGGTTGTCGGAACGGTATCCGTACAACGACATTATCACCGACACCAATATCTATGCGATGCCCGGAAAACCGTACATCACGGCCAACATCGACCGTATGATGCGCAAGCCTGACGGTTCGTACTGCTTGGTGGAAATCAAGACTACCAGTACATTCAACCGGAGTGAGTGGGAAAATGGCAACATTCCTATCCCGTACATCTATCAGGTCCGTACCTACATGGCGATTCTTGGTGTTTGGGAATGCGTTGTGGTCTGCATGTTTGACCGCGATACGCTTATCGCAAACACCATCAAGCGTGACCTTGATGAGGAAATGCGTATTATTCAGGGCTGTGATGAGTTCTGGATGAATCATGTGATTCCTCATATTCCGCCGGAGCCGATTGGTGCGCCCGAAGCTACGCTGAAAACCATCCATAAGTACGCAGGGGACGCCGATAAGAAAGCTCCTTCTGTTGCACTTGGCGCTGATTTTGCCGAACTGTGCGAAAAGTACAGCGAGAAGAAAGCACAGCGCGATGCTGCAAAGCGCACTTTCGATAAGCTGGATGAAGAGTGCAAGGACATGGTTGTACCGTTCGCTGCTGCAATGGGCAAGAGTGTTCTGGCCGAGACAGTCGGCACAGATGGTACGCGGTGGCTGCTCAAGTATTCGCCGCGCATGAGCCGTGCCAGTGTGGATATGCAGAAATTGGAGGCGCTTTATCCGAAAGCGTACAAGGACTGCTTTATTCCTCAAAAGGAATCCAGTCGCGTTTTCACGCTAAAGGCGGCAAAATCATAATATCTAAAAACTGCAAAAAAAATTTGTTTAGGTGTTGACGCTGTGTGCGAACTGCTTATAATCAAATGTAGTTAATAGATATCACTTTACTCCTGCATTTACGCCTTGCAACAATGTAAGCCGTCCTCCGAAACCAATCCGGTCGTTGTAGGTTCTCTAACATTCATAAACTGCCGAAGAGCGGACTTCCTGAATCATCAGGAGGTTCGCTCTTTTTTTGTTTGCAGACTTTCCAGCGCTTGTTTCCTCCGGCGCTGTTTTTATATAGTACGAACATCAACACCGATGTACAGAAGGTCTATATGGCACTTCTCATCTACAAATCTCATTGTACTCCCTACTTTTTTCATTTCACCACTATTAAACTTTTAACAAACAAGGAGCGTGTATTTACCATGAATACTACTATGGAAAACGTCGAAATGATTCGCAATGCCCTTAACCCCTGCATAACGCTGGAAGCAGACGACCTCGTGTATGTCAGCCTCCGGAATAACATTATCAGCTTGTTTGACAAGCCGGATGATGTCCCGACTCACCGGGTCCGTTTCGCTCGCTTTGCGGAGGAAATTGCCTCCCAGAGCTACGAGAATGGGGATGAGCTGCCGGTCTTCGAAGAAATCGAGGATGGCGTGTATGAGTGGCGCGAGGTTTCGCCCGCTTGGCACGACATTGATACTGGTGTGGCAGATGGCTTCTGTCATTTCACCCGCCCGTGTCCTCAGCATCGTTCCCACCGTCGGTAACTTGCTTCTGTATAGCTTCATTCTTCAAGCGACTCGCGAGGCTTGATTACATGATTTGCTATGTAGGAACTTGCGAACCCAAGGAGTCACAGCACTGGATGTGAAAGTCATGTCCATTATAAGTCTCAGTTGGCCTTGGAATCCGTCCTTGGTCACCTTGCTCTAACCTAAGGGGGTTATTGTATGAACAAGATTAAAAAAATCGCAGAAAACGTCTACTACTCTATCTTCAACATCGTCGATTACGCGAGCTACACTTTCTTCCATTTCTTCTTTGGTGCCAACATAGTCACCAAGGTTGTGGTGGTTGCACTCGCGCTGGTCGGTCTGTTTTTCCTTGTCAAGGCGCTTTTCAGCCTTGCCGTAACTCTTGCCATGAAAGTGGTGAGCATTATGGCAACACTGGTCTTGAAGGCACTCTTGTTCCTGATGAAGGCTATGGGAAATCTCTTCCTGTTTGTCTTCGTACCGCTTGGCTTTTTCGGCCTTACAAAGCCGTTCAAAGCCAAGTATCGCGGTAAAAAGCGGAGCAAAAGCGTAAAAGGAAAAGAGGAATAACACAGCAGCGGCTTACCTTCGGGTGAGCCGCTTTTTGTTTTAAGACCACTTTTTCGAAAACTGGTTATTGAAGTATTTTTGTGGATTTTTCAGCAGCTACTCCAGAATGGAGTGGCTGCCGTTTTTTGTGCCGGGTTTTTCTATTGCGTATTTGTGCGAGATGCGTACAATGAAATATGTAGCATGGATACCAGTTATCTTAACCATTCACAATTCCTGCCGTTCGGTTGCTACACCGAGCGGCTTTTGTAATAAGGAGAATTTTTATGAAAAATGAACGAAGTATTCCTTTCAGTCAGAGCTGGTGCAGTCTTGTAGCTACTGATGTGTGCAGAAATCCAGCCCCGAAGAAGAGATTCCTTGACGAATACGAAAGCAGTCTGTGCTATCGTAAAAGTGCCAAGGAAATCATCCAGAAAGGTCTTTTCCTTGACATTGTAAATGTCCAAGCACAAAAGCGCGTTGAAGCCGTGAAGGTTGCGGCAGTTGTGTATTTCCTGATGTTTGGAAACCAAACACCTGCATACACAAAACTGTTGTCGCTGTTTGGCAGAGAGTATGCACGTATGACTGATGCTGTAAGTGCAATTTACAAGGATACTCTCGGCAGGAATGGACTATCCAAATATTTCTCAAAAAACTCTGACCAAGACAGTCAGGGAGAAATGGCAATCTTTGTCATCTACCTACTGGCAAGCCCTGAAAGCAAGCTTATCCAAAACCAAGCAAAATATGGGTTGCTTTTTACAACATTTGAAAAGGACGCAAATGCTGAAACAGCGGCAACCGAGCAGGATACAATCCTCCAAAAATATGGTGTTCCGTTGCAAAGAAATCTTTTTGACTATACCCGTGAGGCGTTGATTGCCACCAAAAAGACGGATATCAGTGTAAAAGGCATCAACGGTGATGTGAACGCTCGGAACTGGTTCGATTATGAATCCTATGGTTTCTCTTGCCGCTATGACACCTTGCTTTCTATGGCACTTCACGATGCCGGTGTTTCTGAACAACCTGCTCTGGAGAGAACCATTACGAAGCAAAAATTTACGGATGCTCAGAAAGCTGCAGCGAAAAGCGTCTACTTCACGAAGCTGGATGAAGAGCATCATAACATTGACGGCGGCGATTTCTTTGCAATGATTGATGATGAAACCATTGAGATGAATGAAGACGGTACTATCGTTGCAGAAGAAGGCGCTGCCGTTCCTACACTTGCGTTAATCAATCTTTACAACATGTTGCTTCCTATGTATCTTGCCGTACGCAATCTTGGTGAGGCATATAGTGAAGAAGTGAAAGCCACGCTTTCTAACGAACTGTTTGGCAATGGAGACCGCAACTCAAATGAAGAGGCTCTTGTCAAACGCATCGAGCAGCTCGAAAAGCAGCTTGCCGGTGCAAAAGAAAATGAAGAACGAGCAGTAAACGCCGCCAATGCAGCAGAGCAAAAGCTTGCTCAGAGCAAAAAACGTGAGAATGCGCTCTCTGTGAAATTGGAAGCCGCATATGATGAAATCGACGAACTGATGGCTCGCATCCCGGAAGAACCCGATAGGGAAGGGGAGAACGAACAGGAAATCGAGGAAATCATTGAACCAGCTTCTGAAACGGAAGTGGTAGACTACGCTGCCGTTCTGGATAAGTTGATGATGGAGCATTCCGTCGTTATCGTCGGCGGTAATCAGAACCTGATGAAGAAGTTCCAAGTTGCTCATCCGAATGCTTCTCTTGTGGATAAAGACATGATTGCAGCCTGTGACCAGCAGGTGCGTAATGCAGATGCTGTAATGTTCAAGGTTGACTCGATGTCCCACGCCCTCTACGGAAAGTGCAAAGCTATTTGCCATAAGTACGATATTCCATTCTGCTACCTGCCGAATGTGGCTTCTATTCAGCGAATGGAACAGAGTATGTGTGAGCAGTTGACTGACATTTTGGGTTGACGCAATGTGCGACCTGCGTACAATAAATCATGTACGATAGATACCATTGCTCGACTGTGTTTAAAAGTTAGATTCAAACACATAAAGCCGAAACGTACAATTTTTACAATCTGCAGAAAAGGCAGCTATCCTTATTTGGGTGGCTGCCTTTTCTATTAGAAAAGGAGCGAAAGCTATGAGTGAATATATCCGAAACAACCCAGTGATGCGTTCTATTGAGGAGCGACACAAGCAAGACGAGGAAGTAGCTCTACGAGCAGAAGACCTCAAGCTTGTAAAGCCTCTTGTTGGGACGCTCAAAGACGAGATGGAGTTGGAAGTTGCTCTGCAGCAAATCATCTACAATCTGTGTGATAATGTAAAAAGTTATAACCGTGAAATGCGTTCTTGCGTGGCAAAGCTGCGTGAAAGCGGTCCCGGTTATTTCTTTGTTCTCACTAAAGAAAATGCTGTATGGGTATCTTCTCCATCCAATGTGGTCACACCGAACACGGATGCATTTAGTGTTTGGAGCTACTACAAATTTAGCAGCGATGTGAATGCATATCTTATGCTGGTCACCGACACCGAAAAAATGGAAGGAAATATCAGGCGACTTGATTATCCCCGTTGTATGGAGGTGTTGAGTAACTGATAACAAAGGAGCAAAAATGGGGACAATTATCAAGAGGTGCAGTGTTAGTAAAATACTGCACATAAAAGAGAGCAGCGCCGGTGCGTTTACGGTATGCTTTTTTACTTCTAATTTGAAAGGGCAGGCACAATCGTTTCCGGAGAATATCCAGACATATGGTGCAACTGCCTATTTCAAAGTATCTTCCCAACATCTTCCCGCAAAACTCCTTGAGAAGATGTCTTTTGACCTTGAAGGTCATTGGGAAAAAGACAAGTATGGCAAAACGCAAAATGAGCAAGTCTTCGTTGCCGAAAAAGCCTCCGAATCCTTGCCGGAAACTCACGGTGAAATCGTGAAGTTTCTCGTAAAGAATTGCAAAGGCGTAGGCAAGGTGATGGCTGAAGCTGTCGCTACCAGTTTCGGAGAAAACACGCTCGACATCTGCGCACACAAGCCTCGTCGCCTGTTAGGAATTCCGAAGATGACAGAGATGTTGCTTGGCAATATCAATTATGCCTGTGTATCTGCATTGGTTCGCAGCGATGTTCAGACATTGCTGAAAAATGCTGATGTAGGTGTGGAGGCTATCAATAAGCTGGTCGAGGCGTACGGTGACGAGGCAACGAACATTCTGAAAAGCGAGCCTTATAGGCCTGTTGACTTGCTTGGCTTTCTAACGACTGACAAGATTGCCGTGTCTCTTGGCGAAGCACCGGACTCAGAGCGTCGTCTTCGAGCGGCTACGAAAGAAGCCCAGAAGAGAGCTTGCAGTAAGACAGGTAATATGTGCGCCGAGTTGAGTTCCATGCTGACACAGATGCGAGAATTGACACCGGATGTGGATGAAACCAAGTTGACGGAAGCAGTTGACAAGGCATCGGCAGCATTTAATGTTGTCAAGCAGGGGCAGTATTACTACAACAAGAACGACTTCATCACAGAGCGTGATATGGCAAGTAAAATTGCCGAGTTTGCCAATGAAAAGCCTACAAAGGAGAAAGAAATTGAGAAAGCATTCCTTGAATGGCAAAAAGAAAATGCTATGATTCTTTCTCCGAAACAGTCAGAAGCTGTTCGAAATCTTCGGTATCGCATCTCTATCGTAACTGGAGGTCCCGGCACAGGTAAAACGACCTGTCTGCGTGCCATTATGGATGTGTATCATAAGGTCTGGCCGAGTGAACATATCCTATTGATGGCTCCTACTGGATTGGCAGCAAAACGAATGGCAGAAAGTACCGGCATGAATTCGGCAACTATCCACAAAGCATGTGGTTTGGTCCCGGCAGACAACCCCAGCGGATTTGCTGCACAGGGGGAGTGTCGTATCTGCGGTTTCGTTGGCATCGATGAGATGAGTATGGTAGGTGAGCATCTGTTCGCTTTCGCAGTTGATGCGATTGTAAACAGTCCCTCCACTCGTATTGTGCTGCTTGGTGACACTGACCAGTTGGCTCCCGTCACGCGTGGAGATGTTTTGCGTGACCTTATCCAATGTGGTGTGGTTAAGACTGTCCGTCTTGATGTCAACTACCGTCAAGGTAGTACATCTACTATCACAGATGCATCTATCAAGATTCGTGAAAACCGTGCTTATTCTGGAATTACGAGAAACTTGAAGTTTGACGACGAGTTCAACTTTGTTTCTATTACCGACCCGGATAAAAAGCAAGAAGCGAACCTGATTCTCGAAAAAATCATCGAAGAATATAAGCGTGGAGTCATGAAATACGGCATTGAAGGGACAATTGTGCTGACACCAACCCATTATGACAGAGGAACCCCTACAGGGTATCTTTGTAAGAATCGAGTGAATACAGCAATCCAAGCCGCCATCAATCCGAGAAGTGACGAAAAGCCGTTTATTGAGGTGAATCACCAGATTTTTATGGTTGGTGATAGAATTATCCAAAGAAAAAATACGGATAATGCTATCAATGGTGACTTAGGCACTATTGTCGCAATCATAAAGGATGGTAATGAAACTCATGTGGAAATTATCTTTGATTCGAGAGAGGATGTATTAGTATATGATAGCAATAATGTAAAGGACATCGAGTTGGCATATGCCATTACAGTACATAGCTCGCAGGGCTGCGAATTCCCGTGCTGTATTTTCCCCGTAAGTTCGACATATGGTCCAATGCTTACAAAGCCACTGTATTATACCGGTATTACGCGTGCCAAGAAAAATCTTGTGTTAATCGGTGATGAAGAAGCTTTCAAGAAGGCAATTCGCACCAATCGCACACAAGGGCGTAAGTCTCTTCTTGGTCCTCGTATTATCAAGCGTGTAAAAGAAACGGAAAAATAAGACATTAGCGGAGTTCTCCTACCCGGGGAACTCTGCTTTTTGTTTTGTACGAACTACAAACTAAATAAACGAAAGTAATTCTGTTGTCTAGGGGTGCGGAATGTGGATAATAGATATTGTAGAGTTAATAGGTTGAGGCTATACAAAGTCACAGCATATTGATTCTACAGAAAATATAGCTATATTTTTAAGGAAAGGAGGAGATATGTATGAGCGGAAATGATTTGCGGAAGCGCAGCCCTCTGCGCAACATGCAGATGGCGCTCGGCACTGCCGGTGCTATGGCATCTGCTGCTATGATGAGCACCTCGTTTGCGTTTGCGGCTGGTACTGCAGCTGATGGCGTTACAGATGCGCTTACTACGGTCTTTGACATTGGTAACAATGTCGCTGCCGCCTTCTCAAGCGGTCTGCAGAAAATTGTGGTTCCTATTGGTATCGCAGTTTTCGTCTACTTCTTGGTTCGCATGCTTCTGGCAAGCGACCCCAAAGATGTTCAGATGTACAAAAAGCGTCTGATTACGACTGCTATCATCGTGTTCGTCGCGGCTATCGTGCCCGGTCTGATTAAGATTTCTAGTGGCATTGGCAACACGGTCAACGACCAGTTGAACAATGCTGCTGGAGGCATGGGCGTTCAGTAATGAACACAGCCTAACCGCACAGCGCAAAATTAGCTCGAAGGGCTTGCTCGATACATTCGGGCAAGCCCTTTCTTATTGGAATGAAAGAAGGTGAGTCCAATAGTTACTTTAGTAAAACAAAGCCGATATGAAACACTTATAAAAAGAGTTTTGTTGGCAATATGCTTAGCTATTGGCATGAGTAGTTGCATAGCATTCGCCGGATTGACAGATGTTGTTTCAAATGCAATAGGAATGTTTATCTCTGCTATTGCAAATGGAATTTTGGGCATGGCTGATTTTATATTGACTCCTTTGTTTAGTATTACAACAATGAAGACAACAGATATAGCAGCGTATGTTCCCGGATTTAACAGCAATGATGGCGGTGTCGGTGGGTTCTTTAGCAAAGCAATAGGAGCAATTGCTACAACAGTTGCTGGTGTTTTAATTACATGCCGCGTAATTACCTATTTAATTGACTTAATGAACGGAGAAAAACTGGAGCCAGTATCAAAACTGATATGGAATGCAGTTTTTGGAATTGTTTTGACAATAACCGGTAAAACATTACTCTCAATATTTTTTGATGAAATAATATCTCCTCTGTCTACTGCCCTTGCCGACGGTGTATTGGGGTCTGATTTTTCTTTCAGCTTTGCAAGCACCGGAAGAACTTTGACGGGGCTTGGTGATGCAGCCGACGGGTTTCAACTGGGAGATATTCCAAAACTTTTTGTCGTTATACTACTGCTTATTGTAATTGGTGTCAACCTTGTTAAACTCGGACTGGAATGTGCAGAGCGCTACATCATATGTATTGTAACAATCGCCCTTTCCCCGTTAGCATTTGCAACGGCTGTAACTGATGGCACGAAGCAGACTGCAAAAAACTGGTTTGAAGCCTTCTGGGCGCAAAGTGTATTACTCATATTAAACATATGGGTTGTTGGAGTTGCAAAAACAGCTTTGGCGAATGACATGAGCGGCTCGAACATGGACTCGTTCGTTAAATGGGCACTTATTACATATGCCTATTTAAAAATTGCACAGCGCCTTGATGATATGATGCAAACTGCTGGTTTGAAAGTTACTCGTACAGGCGGTCTGGATGTCGCTGGTGAATTAAGGAATACCGCCATGAATACTGTAGCCGCAGCGGGAGCTGCTGTTAGTGCCGCTCGTGGCTTATATAGTGGTACGAAAAAAATCGGTGCTGTTGGTGGAAAAGCTATTGAAGGCCTTGGCACAATAGCAAGAGGTGGAGCAACAGCAATCAATGATGAGAAAAATAAATTGGAAGCCTACTCGAGAGCTTCGAAAGATGGCGACCTGAAAATGCCCGATAAAAAAGAGGGACAAACACCAGAAGAAATTCACAAAGAACGCTCTGATGCAAAGAAAAACTTCCTTCAAGCAGGCAATGTAAGCCAAGCAAATGATAGAGTAGAAGATTGGCAAAATGCTTCAACGCCTAAAGCAAAAGCAAAAGCGTTAGCAAAACTTAATAACGACAAGAATGCTATGCAGGGTGTAGAAAAGACACTTCAAGATAACAGTATGCTGCAAAAAGGCGCGAAAGTTGAAAGCTTTAGCGAGAAAAACGGAAAATTGTATGCAAATGCAATAAAAGAGGACAAAACGGGAACTCATATGAGTCAAGTTGAACTGAAAAGCAAAGACGGAAAACTTACGCCTACTGGTTCAAAGTCGAAACTTGATGTTTCTCCTGACGGAAAGAGTGCCACACTCAAAACTGAAAATGGAACATTTAGCCTGAAAAATAAAGAAGCCAATCGTGAAGATGGACAAGAAATTTGGGAAGCCACTCAAACTAAAGATGCTGCCGGAAATGATATTCCTGAGAAAGATAGGAGCAAGCAGCAATTCTTTGTACCTGAAGATGACTTAAACAATAATCTTACATCTGCAGAAGCGGCAGCACAAGCATTTAGCACATCTGAAAACGGTGAGCAAAGTGTAGAAGAAATGCTTACAGGGAAAGCTTCGGACGAGTTGAAAGACAGTGACTTCGAAGACGACGCAGCAGAAAAAGCTCCTACGCAAGAAAGTGCAGGAGTTGCTCCTATGCAAGAAGAGGTTGCTCCGAGTGCTGAAATTAAGCCTACAGAAGAAGATAATAGCATGGCAGTAGTCGATGCAGAGCCGGAAAGCAAAGAAAATCATTCTTTTGACAATTATCTTAGTTCTGCTACTCCTTCCACAGAAACCGCAGACAGCGCAGCAATGGAAAAACCGGATGCGAGTGCCGGACTTTATGATTCCAGTGCAGATGTTGAAAAATATGAAAATGCACAAACAGACTCTACTCGTAATGCAGCATTGAACAATCTCAATAAAGAAATGCCTCGTGACGGAATTCAAGACGCGTTGATAAGAGAAAATGCTATGCCCCGTGGCGCAACTGTTGAAAGCGTTACCGCAAACAATGGTCAGCTACAAGCACATGCTGTGAAACGAGATGGCACAGGAACAACGATTACATCTGTTGGCATTACAAACGGAAACAAGGGTGTTGAAACCACTGGACCTGTATCTACCACACAAATTTCTCCTTCTGGTAAAACGGTAACACTTACAAATAGCGAAGGAACGTTTGAATTCCAGAACAAGGGAACTGATAAAGATACAGGCAGAACTAGCTGGGAAGTTACGCAAACCAGTGGAAAAGACGGAGCAGTAATTCCTGAAGCAGCACAAACCACACAAACTATGCAAGTTGATGGTACTGCTGGACAAAATAACGAGCAAGCGGCTATTGCGGCTACAGAAGCCTTTAGCAAGAGCTCTGACGATACGCCTAGCGTACAGGATACATTGGTTGCGAATACACAAGCGGAAACTGCAAATGTACAGCAGGAAAGTATGGCTGCTGTACAGCAATTCAAAGCCACTTCTGCTCCCCATACAGAAACAACTCAGCCCGCAGAAGGCGTAGATACACCCACGACACAAGCGGCACCCGAAGAAAGAGAGCAAGCATCCGCAGCACTCAACACCACAAGAGTACGTGCTGGTGTTCAACAAACACTTTCTGAACAAGGCTCTATCGGTAAGGATGAAACAGTCAGAAATATCAGAACCGATGATGCTGGTAAAATATATGCAACCATGGCAAAAGAAGTTGACGGTAACACAGTAGAAAGAGAAGCAGAAGTTACTGTTAATAATGGCAATTTGTCTCTTGGAAAAGAAACTTACAATGCCAAAACTTATGCTGATGGAACCACTATTATTAAAACGGAAGCCGGAACATTCGGCGCAAAATATAGCATTGGAGATGAAGTGGGAACAAGTAATGTTACTGTTTCCCAAATTCTGGATTCCAATGGTCAATATGTTGAGCATAATGGAAACGAGAAAACACGCACCATCAAACTCCATAATGGAGACGATATAACTCATTGTACTGTGGATGCAACAGCTTATATGAATAGTGGTGATGGTGCATCAGGTGGCACAGCAGTAACAGAGCATCAGCTCGAAGCGATAGACGCACAGACAACACAACCACAAAACAGTACGCCTCAGACAGCCCCAACCACAACAAAAACAGGCAGCACTTCGCAAACAAGTGCTCCGACTTCAGCAAAACCGCAAAAGCAAGAAAAAACAGAGGCACCTTCTTCTACAGCACCCAGTATGCACACCAAAGCGAAAACTGGTTACAGCCAGGAAAAGCAGTGGGAAAAATACGGAAGACCTAGAAATAAAGGTGCGGGTTCTCAGAAAAAATAATAAATTAACATTTAGCCCGGCACTTATGTGCCGGTATCTTACGAAAACTGCCGCCTCCGCGATGGCGTAAGATGGAAATATACCAAATTGGTATAGCTAAGAGCAGGAATTAAGAAAATAGGAGGGAAACACCAATGGCAGGGTTTGGAGCCAATGCTTCAGGAACCGGGAACATGGCTGACGACATGGCAAAAGATGCCAAAGAATTGTCTAAAACGGCAAAAAATACAGCAAAAGCAGCTGTAAAAGATGCTAAAGCAGTAAAAAAAGCTGCTGGGCAAATAGCGTCTGGAAACTATCTTGGAGCAGCAAAAACGGCAATTGAAAATCCAATGACGCTTCTAAAAGTAGCGTTGGTTGCGCTTGGTATACTATGCTTACCGCTATTTTTAGTCATTACATGCGCTGTATTTTTAATAGAATTTCCAAGTGCAATTGTAGAATCTGTTCAGTCTGCTATTACAGAATCTGTGGATTCTATAACGCTTGGCTGGGAAGATTTCAAAGCCGAGTTGTCAAATGGAATTGACAATTTTATCAGTATATTGACAACAGGAAAAGAAAGCGATTATTCGCAAGCATATCGTGATGATTTGGCTATAGCAAACGACCCTAATTTCTACGGCTATACCGGAACATCCAACATGATGGTTGCTGTTCTTAACAATTACTTTCGAAAAGCATATACAGAATACAACGAAAAAGCAGTAAAGCAAGCAGAAAAAAGGCTCAAAGAACTTACTGAGCAAGCAAAAAGTGAGGGTATATCGGAAGAACACATTTATACATCTGTAGACCCTGAAATATACGACGAAAAAAATTATCTCAATTGGACTTTTTACATTATGGCAGGGGAAAGTTGCCAAAGCAAAAACGAAAGCGGTATGCATTTTCATATCAAAGACATGATTGCTGCTGCAAAAAAAATGAAAAAAGAAAAACTGTGGAAGGTCGATGTTACAAATAGCTATAAACCAGATGAAGGAACGCGTATGTGGTATGAACCAGAGGATGTTGAAGTAGAGGATACGGATAAAAATGGAAACCCTCTTAAAGACAAAAATGGAAATGTCATAACACACACTGAAACAAGACAAGTACAACATACCGAAAAGTATAAATATGTGGTAATTAAAGTCACATATAAATATTCCCCTGCAGCGGGAGCCAGAAAATACATTCTTGATGAATTTGGTATTACTGATGAAAAAGAGAATGACAATGATATGTCGGATGTTGAAGTTTTCGATGAACAAGTAGCAGCATTGCGAGCTCTTTATAATGCAAAAGAGGCACTGTTTGAGGACAACGCCAGCTTGGACTATGACCCGAACTCTCCTGTAGCTGGAAACGGTGGCGGCATATACAGTATGGTAATCAGCAGCTCATTGAGGCAGCTTATTTCTCAATTTTATGCATCGCATCCTGCAGACACTTTGTTTGATGCCCCTGCTGTTATTGGTGGTCCTTGGTCTGGATGGAAAGAACACATTAGGTCTCCGTTGGGTGAAGTTCGTGACGGCGTTGCACACAACGGAACAGATATTGATACCTTGAAGGTACAAAGAGAAATCTATGCCCCGTCACAAGGAATTATTGTTTCCGTACAAGATGGATATGCCAATGGAGTCAGACAATACAACGGCAACGCTCAACGCGGAAACTTTGTGTTTGTATATTATGGAGAAGCGAGCGGCGGAGGAGCCTTTGTACTGTATCAGCATTTGACACCCGGTATTACATGGAGAGCCGGAGATACAATATCGGCGGGCGAAGTAATTGCCAGAACAGGCTGGAGCGGCTTGTGCTATAGTTCACACCCCGGTGGTACAGGTGAGCATCTCCACCTCGAGCAATATTTTGGAACAACGCAAGTGGACCCGTATAAGAATATGGGTTCTTAAAATAGCGAAAGGAGGATGCCCGCTCGTGATAGGAGCGGGCTATTTTTTATGAAATATAACTTTAAAAAAGCGGTTGCTATTAGTTTAGCAGCCACATTGGTTTGTGGTTGTTTCTCTGGATGCAAGAAGAAAGACGATAATGTAGCAACAAGCGAAACACCACCTGTTACTACACCAACTATTAACCAAACGGACACTCCATCTGTTGAGCACAACATTACAGGAGATGTTGACACAAGCGGCGGAAGTCAAACAATTAACGGGAAGCCTGTGCTGACAAAACTTGTTGTTGGGACGCCCAATAACTGTAACCAAAACGGCTATATGGAAGCAACCAGTATTGATGGAGAATACTGCTACAAACTAAAAGAAAAGGCAACGAAATACAAAAATCCTGTTCCCTTTGAGAGCAGCGATGGAAGCAACACCATATTAAGCACAGGACATACAGTGTATGTTAGAAAACTGTATGATGACACAGAAACATCAAATACAGAAGATTCTTCAAGCTCCGAAGTTGGTACAGTTAATGACAATGGTGAGCAATATATCATCACCGATGAGCATGTTGAATACAGCTCCGGGTATTACGATGAAAATGGAAACTATGTTGAAACAACATCAGAAACCAACAAAGATTCTTCATCTCCGCTTATCGCCGAGAACTTGCAAAAATGTATCATTTCCGGTATGGAAATATTTGACATTGACAATCTCTCCAACGAAATCGAATATCCGTCCGATTATGCACAGCTTCGCAAAGAGGGGACATGTGAGCGCCTTTATATTTATACATCAAAGGATGCGTATGACCAAGCCGTAAAGAACCGCAATAACGGACAAGCTATTCTAAATGGTGACCAAGCGGCACCTATGCACTGCGTTATTCTAAACGGCTCTTTAGTCCCAAACTTGAAATTCCGCACAAATGACGATGGAAGGCTTTGCGTTTCCTTGCGTGAACTTGCTGAAGCATATGATACGAATACAGAATTTGATGATGTTGCGCATCTTTTGACTGTTCCGACTATCTACGGTGAGTGCATTTATATTCCAACAAAGGGAGCACTCCACAACATCAGCGAATACTTCGAAATATCAAACAGTGATAAAACATTTGTCTTTACAAACCGCAATACATGTGAACTTTGGAAAGACACATTTACACTGGCAGACGACGATGATATGGTAATGCCTATTGAAGACATTGCTCGTATTTTCGGCTGGGACTTCTGGTATAACGATAACATTTTGAGCGTTGTTACAGACAGTTTGGATGACACAAACGAAGAGAACTTTATCTTGCAAGAAACTCAATCTACAACAACATCTTATGACCTTGAAGAATTAGATGAAAGCGATAGTGATTCATCCGATTCTGAAAATTCAGAAAGTGAGGCGAATTAACCGTGACGAGATGGGATGCTATAAAAACAAAGTTCTTACTCTTGTCTAAAGGCGAAAAGTTGATTTTTGCCTTTATTGTATCTTTTATTGTTTCTTTGCTCCCAGCTGGCTTTTTTGCAGCCTTTATGGTTGGTGAATGGAGTGCTGGTTTGTTCCGAATGCTCAAGCTGAGCGTAACAACATCATATGGTCTTGCTATTGCTCTGATTTTTGCTTTTGCCTTGACATTCGTTGCTGCAATGATTTTTCGCAAAAACATGGATTTGAACGGCGCAAAGGAAATTGATGACCGTGGCATGATTACATCGAATGCCGGTACTTACGGTACAGCTGAGTGGATGTCCGAAGCAGAGGCTAAACAGGTTTACGAAGTAGGGCCTGTTGAAAAGGTGACAGGTACGATTCTAGGGCAGTTTACCCAAGAGGGAGAAGAGGTAATTGCTCTTCCGTTTGAACCTACCGGCAACCGTAACCTTATCCTCATTGGACCTCCGGGTTCCGGTAAGTCTTTCGGTTATGTCCGTACTGCTGTATTCCAGTCTATCGTTCGTGGCGAATCCGTGGTCGTTACGGACCCTAAAGGCGAAATTCACAATGATATGCGGAAATTGTTGGAAGCAAACGGGTACAAAGTCAAGGTTTTCAACCTTATCAACCTTGACCTCTCCAACGCATGGGACTGTGTACAAGAAATTTACGACCCCATCACTGGCAACATTGACGACCAGCGTGTTATCACATTCTGTAAAACAGTTATTACAAACACCGGTGGAGGTGCAGGCGGTGACCCGTTCTGGGAAAGTTCCGAAGAAAACCTGTTTCGTGTTGCCGTTTCCTACTGTGCTTTCATGCGTGAGACGACGCTCATTAAAATCTACGAGCGCCGTACAAAAGAACTGCTAACTCAACTTCCCTTTATCACAGAGGAAGATGGGGATAAACTCATTGAAATCGTTAAGAATCCGGAATCGGCGATGTTTGACCGCAGAAAAGTGGTTGAGTACCTTGCCGAAAACTTCTATGGCAAAGAAGAAGGAAATAAGAAGCTGCAATCGTGGGAAGACGATGCCCCCACTTGCAATATCTCCGACATTTATAATGCCTTGCTTCACAATGACCTAAACAGTTGGGAAGATAACTTCAAGAATGTTCCTCTGAATCATCCTGCAGCTTCTGCTTGGGCTGTTTTTAAAGGTATGGGCGAGCGTGTCCAGCCTAACATTGTTGGTGGTTTGAACACTCGCTTGCAGTTGTTTATGACATACAAGGTGCGCCGCGTTATCAGTAATGATGATATTCGGCTTGCCAATATCGGCGCAGAGAAAACCGCACTGTTTCTTATCATTTCCGACGACAACGCTTCTATGCAGTTGCTTTCATCTTTGCTCTTGAGCTTCCTGTTCAAAGACTTGAAGGAAGCCTTCGATGCTGTTGGTGGGGAAGGGCGTATTCCGGTCAATGTCGTCGCAGACGAGCTGGCAAACACCGGCGTGTGGCCGAACTTCGAGAAGACCATTGCAACAGCGCGTTCCCGTAAGATTGCCGTTTCCTTGATTCTGCAGAGCTTACCTCAGTTGACGCAGTTGTACGGTGAAGAGAACGCCGAAACCATCATTGGCTGCTGCAACACTATGCTGGTACTTGGTTGTAACGATAAGTATACGGCAGAATATATCTCCGATAAAAGTGGTATCGTAACCATTCGCGCTAAGAGCGTCAGCGATTCCAGAGCAAGCACCATTGGTCTTCGTGGAGCAATGCAAGGTTACTCACTTAGTGAAGGTGATGGTAAGCGTAACTTAATGAACCCCGATGAAGTGCAACACCTTGGCAAAGAAGAAATTTTGATTATGACAAATGGTCAAAATCTGTTGAAAGCCAAACGGTTTGGATTCATCCATCATCCACTCTTTACAGACCCGCATTTCGTCCCGACTAAGTGGGCAGAACTTCCTCGCACAGTTGACCTTTATCCGAATGCTCGTAAGCATGACGCTTTGGAATCTCTTGTTGGTGATATTCAGAAGCAGAAAGAAGTCAACACTAGCATTGCTCAGAAACGTACAGAGGAAAAGATGAACCCTCACAACAGTCGCCTTTCGAAAGAAGACCTTTTAGGCGGGAACAAGAAACCTGAAAAGGAAAACGCATTTACCAAGAAATCAACGAAATCAAAAAAATAATACAGTTCCTTAACCCCGGTCGATAAAAAGACCGGGGCTTTCTTTTCCCCGATTCAGAAATGAGTCGGGAACCACACAAATCGGCAGCCTCCGCGTGGCGTGTGGTGGATATTACCCGGAGCCGTTTCGGGTAACTAATGTCGATAACATTTTACCTGAAAAGGAGAACAATACCATGAACGAAAACGAAATGCTGAACGCCACCCCCGTCGAGGTTGACGAGGTGACCACCCCCGCCGTTGCGGATGAGGCTGCAGAGGCAGTAGAGGCTGCTCCTGAGGTCGAGACCGCAGAGGTAGACACCGAACCCGCAGAAGCCGACGGCGTCGCTCCTGAGGCTGTTCCTGCCCCCACAGATGAGGGGGTGGACGAAGAGCCGGTTGAAGAGAGCCGTCCCCGTGCCGCTCGTCGTTCTGATGATGACCTCCAGATTGGAGCCTTCATCGATGATGGCAACGACATGCTGAAGGTCGATATGCCCGAGGACCGTCGTGCCCGTGACCTCGCAGAGATGCGTCGCTGCGTGGCTGACAACAAGCGCAATCCCCGCCGCTTTCTGCAAGGCAAGGTCTTCGGCGTCCGCCCTGTTGGCACTGGCAGCGCTGTTGTTGAGGTCACTCGTGGCACGCTGCGCGTGATGATTCAGGCAGAAGATTTCTTCCACTTCAGCCAGATGAAAGGCATCGAGAATGATGACGAGGCAACTCGTCAGCGTCGCTACCTGCGCAAGGCAAAGCTGATGAACGGCGCTATCATCAACTTCTGCCCCTACATGGAAGCCGAATCTGAAGACGGCGAGGTTGTCTTTGCCGGTTCTCGTCAGGACGCTATGCAACTTCAGCGCAATCGCCACTTCTTTGGTCGCAATGCTGATGTGACCAATGGCACCCGCGCCGCTGCATCTATCCTGTCTACCGGCCCCGACTATGTCATTGCCGAAGCCCTTGGCGTTGAGACCAGCATTGGTGCTGCCTCTCTGTCTGCCTATGAGTACATCGACAATGTCGCTGAGAAGTTCCATGTTGGCGAGGGCATCCCCGTCGTTATCGAGGACCTGAATGTTGATGCAGAGAACGGCACTGTCAGCCTGCGCATGAACCGCGCTATTCTGGAGCGCCGTGCCAATCCTGCCATGAACATTCACAGCCTTGCTCGCGGCGGCGCTTACGGTGCCACGGTCACGTCTGTCAATGACCGCTTCTACCGCCTGATTGTCGATGCTGGCAACATTCAGGCTCGTGTAGCTCTGACCGCATCCGACGAGCTGCTGACTCGTGGTGACCGCGTGACGCTGCTTGTCTACGGTTACGACGATAAGCGCAACTATGTCTGGGGCGCTTGCCATAAGGTCTAATCCTTGCCGACTGTCTGTCTATTACCGGCGGGCAGTCGGTTGCTACGCATACATATCAGCCTTCACGAGGCGCGTAGTGAACAACTGCATAGTGCAGGCCAATGATATGAATTCGAATAGATTGTTGAGGTGAATGTTTGTGTGTGAAAATCTTAGTGTACGGTCTGGTTCTTTTTATTCTCACCTTGATGACAAAGACTTGTTTATAGCTTGCAATGTCCAAGGGGAAAAAATAGAAATGTCTGTCTCCACTTCTTTCGATAGGGGAGATGTAGATATTCATTTTGTAGAAAATTGCTGTGAAAAAAATGCAGCAGTTGTTTCTTTGAATGTCTATGAACACGGCGTAATAGCGAGTGTCAAAGAAACAGCTTTATTAAAAGCAGGCACAGCAAATGATGCGATGCTTGTTTTTGAACTGCTTAACAGATGCTGCGCTGTAATGCACAATATCATCGGAAAGAGGGGAAAGTAAATCATGGCAAGAGAAGAAACAGAGCCGAATGTATATAATATACCAAAAAACGCGTTTGATACAGGTTATGTGTTTGGCGGTTTGTTCCGAACCAGAAACTTTGTCGAAAGTATCATCGTTGCACTACCTTTTCTCGGAATTTTCGCATATGGCTGGACTAAACTTGGATGGGATATTCTATCCACAGTAGCATATTGTGTTATCTTATGTGCCGGTGCATTTATGGCAACGGTAGTCGGCGTTGATGGAGACAGTTTATTTGAGTTCATTGCTCGTGTTATTCGTTTTAGAAAAAACCGTAGAATTTCAAAATACAATCCCCGTATTAAAACAGAACTTGAACCCGATTATCTGATTCACGACGACAAGCTCCTTCCGAGAGAAAAGTTGAAGAGAGCTTATGAATCTATCAAAGGTAAAGTAGTTGGTGGAGAAGAAAATGCTATCAGCGCAGATATCAATTCAGACAATCTTCATATCTACTATGATGATGACGAAAACTTTATCGAAAAACCGGAAGAACTCAAAACACAGGCTGAACTGAAAGCAGAAGCAAAGCAACGTGCTAAAGAAGAAAAAGAATATATCAAATCTTTGCCACGAAGCGAGCGCAAAGCAGCTAAGGCGGCTTTGAAACAAAAGCATAAAGAAGAAGATGAAGCTAAGAAACAGCGCGAAGCGGAACAAGAGGCTATGATTCAAGCGGCTGTTCAACGGCGTCTTGACAAAGCAGAACGTGTTAAGCAGGCACAAGCCCGTGCAAAGCTCGAAGAAGAAAACGCGGCTAAAGAAAACGAGAATATTTCTTCTGAAAGCATAGTTCAACAGACAACCGATGAAAGCACTTCTAATGTTCAAAGCGTAGACACGCTTCAGCACAGCGAGACAGAAACAGTACGGGCAGAAGAAAAAGCCCCTGCAATTGATACAACTGTGCAAGACGATTCAGAAGAAATTGAAGTAGAACTGTTGGATATTGAAGATAAACCCGTTGAGCAGAAACAGCCTGTAAAATCAACCGTAAGCCCAATTTCTCAATATGTCGGCTTGGATGAAGAGATTGAAGTCGATATTGATGATTTGGATGAGATTCCATTGACACCGACAGAACGGTATCAAGTGACTCACCTTGGCGCTCGTAAAATCACGCGTAAAGGTAAAGCAAGACCTAAACTCAATACGAATACTTCGTTGAATGATATTTCAATCTTTGATAGTGCGAGGTGATAGAAGAGATGTTTAGAAAGAAAAACAAGGAGCAAGCTACTCCTAAAGGAGTAGTTGGTACGAATATTGAAGATATTCGCCTTACCAAAAAAGAGCGAGAAGAAATCGAAAAAGCAGAACGCGCCCGCATCCAAAAACAGATGGCAGAGCAAAAAGGGCGCTACCAAATCATCAAGAGCACACAGCGAGTAATCCCTGTCGATGATATCTATAATGGTGTCATCATCACAAAAGACCGTCGGTATGTTAAGATTCTGGAGTTTCGTCCCATCAACTTCGCGTATATGGATGCTGAAACTCAGAACCGTGTGATTTCGCTTTTCTATCAGACATTTAAAGCTGCACCGTGCAATATTCAGTTCAAAACTTTTGCACGCAAGGCTGATGTTGAAAGCACAATTGCAACCGTCAAGTCTTATTACGAAGAAGAAGAAAACCAGAAAAGAAAACGCATGCTGAAAGCATATATCAATCTGCTTCGCAAAACGGCATTGTCTGTTGGTATTACACGTCGGTTCTTTATTTCTATCGAGTTTCAAAAGACCATCAGCAATGATGGTTCAAATTTTGAAGCTGTTGTTGCCGACTTGAACGCCATAGCCGCCAACATCCGTTCACATATGGAGCAATGCGGAAATATCTATATTCAGGCTCTTGGGGACAAAGACCATAATGAAGATGCCGGTATCCATCAGCTCCTTTATCAAATGTTGAACCGTAAAAAGAGTGAGACGGTTACATTCCATGACCATGTAAACCCGATTATCACACGCTATTTGGAAGCCGATGAAAAAGGAATGAAAACCTCTTTGCAGGCTCCGGAATTGATTGCTCCTGCGTGGATTGATTTCACGCATTACAACTACATCGTAATTGACGGAAAGTTTTATACCTTTGCTTATGTTCCATCACAAGGATACAGCCAACAGGTATATGCCGGTTGGATTGCAATGTTCGTCAATGCGGGCGAAGGTATCGATGTGGATATGTTCTTTGAGCATGTTTCTCGTGAAGCGGTGTTTAACAAAATCAGTACACAACTTCGTTTGAGCCGTGCAAATGCAATGGACAGCCACGATACAGACTCTGACTACCATGCGCGAGTAGAAAAAATTGCATCTGCCGAATATATGCTTCAAGGTCTTTCCAGCGGCGAAGATTTCTACTATATGTGTACACTCATCACCATTGTTGGTGACTCCCTTGACGAGCTGGAATACAAATATGATGCTTTGGAAAAGCGTGCAAAAGGACAAGGCATGAAAATCCGCCGTGCCAACTTCATGATGGAAGAGTGCTTTGAGTCCGCAATCTTGCCGCTGGCAAAAATTCACAAAGACATCAAAAGAAAGGCACAGCGTAACCTCTTGACCTCCGGCGTTGCATCCTGCTATCCGTTCATCTCCTTTGAGATGCAGGACCCCGATGGCGTTATGGTTGGTACAAACCGTGCAAACAACTCGTTGGTTACGATTGATATGTTCGACACGGATATTCACGCAAATGCCAACGCAGTTATCCTCGGTTCTTCTGGCTATGGCAAAACCTTCACGGCACAGTTGTTTGCGCTTCGTCTTTCTGAAATGGATACACAAGTATTCATCATTTCTCCCTTGAAGGGCTTGGAAGACTATGGTGGTGGCTGCAAGGCAGTCGACGGTCAGTTCATTAGCATGGACCCGTCTTCTGTCAATAGTATCAATATCATGGATATTCGAGTTCCCGACGATGAAGATGCCAAGGATATGGATGAGTATTCGGCAGGCTCACTGCTGACAAAGAAAATCCATACCATCAAATCTTTTATGCATTTGGTCGTCAAAGACCTTACGCAGGAAGAAGAACAGTTGATTGATACCTGCCTCATTACGGTATACAAAAAGTTTGGAATTACAAACGACAACAACTCTATCTATGATAGAGAAACCGGTCAATATAAGAAAATGCCGCTGCTGCAAGACCTGCATAAAGAAATGCTCAAGTATCAAGAACTGCATCGGATTAGCAATATCCTTAATCCTCTTATTACTGGTTCTATGGCGTGTTACAACCGCCCTACAAATGTTGATTTAAAAGCCAAGTATATTGTATTTGACTTTAACGGCATGAAAGGCTCAATCCTTACAATGTCAATGTTCGTTGTTCTTGACTTTGTTTGGACAAAAATCAAAGAAGACCGTAAAAAGCGTAAAGCAGTCTTTATCGATGAGTGTTGGAAACTGATTGGCACTGACTCAAACGAAATGGCGGCTGAGGATGTTGTGGAAATCTTCCGTACGATTCGTGCTTACGGCGGTTCGGCATTCGCAATGACACAGGACATTTCGCAGTTCTACGAATACAAAGGCGGTAAATACGGCAAAGCTATTATCGGTAACGCCGATACCAAAATTATCATGCATCTTATTCCTTCTGAAGCACAAGCTTTACAAGCCGCTATCCAACTTACTGATGCAGAAATGGAAAATGTTTCTAGCCTGCAGCGTGGTCAAGGCTTGGTTTGTTCTTCTTCTGCAAAATTGTTCGTAGATTTTGTAGCTGCTGACTACGAAAAGCAGGAAATCACGACGGATGCAAAGAGCTTCTATATGCAGGAAAAAGCGCTTAAAGAAAAACAGCACCAAGAAGAACAAGCTCGTCTGGAAGTAGAAGATAAGAAAGAGCCTGCGAAAACAGATGACAACAGCGAAAAGCGTTAAATAACACAATTCAAAGCTTCAATATAAACGATGTAACGCTAATAATAACTGAAAACAGCACTTTTGAGATATGCGATGGTCAGATACAAACAAATGTGCTGATTCCGTATATCTCAAAAGTGCTTTTTCTTTTAGTTTCCTCTACAAAATGCACATTTTTGATATGCTTTATTTTGCACGACAGTTCGTACAAAATAGTAACATATAAATCCGCAAAATACACAATGACACAATTGGCAAAAACAAAATTGCACAATTTGCATATGCTGAAAGGAGACATACTTATGTCTGAGGTACACAATAACGATATCCGCGAACTGCTCGATACCATCCCCGTTATCCCTAACGAGCTGATGGAAGAATATCTCGTACGGCAGTACAATATTACCCCGAACAAGGCGCGTGAGATTATCTACAGCGCTTGCCGTAAGGGTGCAAACCGTCGTCCGGCGTGCTATGTCACTAATGACGGTCTGGCGAAAGCTGATTACATTACCATGAATAGCCTTGTCCGCAAGCGCTGTCGCGCATTCCGCGTTGCCTGCGAATTTTTGCCGGAGAGCCGTCAATTTTCAATCCCTTCTACCTGCCCGTGGCTGTTGAGCTTCTGTTTCGATGGCAGCGTATATTATGTCTGCGAGTTTGAAAAGGGCAAGGAACTTATTGTTGCTGATATGATTCGCAACAATGGTATTCGTGAAGAAATGATGCCGGTCACATCCCGTATCGCTATTATGCGTCCCGGAGCAAACCGTGAGCTGCTTGATGGTTGTGGCATTCGCTTCTTCTGTACCGTAGATGACGACTACAACTTGGAAGTGACCGAACAGGTCGAGGATGATGAGGTTTGGAATGGCGTTCCCGTCATTAAGTGATTATAAACGATATATCGAAGAAAACGGAGAGCCAGTAGGCGTGACAAGCAAAGCCGAGCAGACTGGCAATTTGCTCGCACCTACGCCATATTCGAAATCGGTAAAGTATGTCAAAGACAAACTCAAAAAAGCCTCTGATTATATGGAGCAACTGCCGGATATGCAAAGTCTCCGCAATAATACTTCGGAAGATACTCTAAATGCTGTTTCTGTAGAGATTCTCAAAGCAGAACGCGCTATTTTGACTTCTTTTGAAGGAAAAGAACGGCAAGAGCCCTACAAAAAAGCACATAAATCAGTTTTGATTCCGAACGATTTTTGCCAAATTTCGCAGCCTAAAAATGGAATACTGAAGATACGATATTCTTCGTTTTTACCACCGTTTCATTATGAATGGTACAGCCGAAAAGCGCGATACAAGAATGAGGCAAACCAGTATTTCCTTGATGCCGAATTTGACTACATTACGGAGGCTGCGCTTCGGAAATTTATTGCTAAAAACGGTCCCGTGAGCGTCCCTCCAGAGCATCTTTATCTTGTGTTTCGGCGCGGAATTGTACTCGGAGGGGCGATGCCTATAGACAGTAATAATGTCTATACAGGAGCTATCACAAACGCTATCAGCAGGGTTCTTCAGCACGGCGACGGCTGGCAGCTTATGAGCTTTGTTTATACCGCCATTGAAGACCAGCAAGGACCTTATTTGGATGTTATTCTTTGCCAGAAAGAAGACATTACGAAATGGCTCTAAGCGTAGCTGCATACAACAGTTTCAGGGATGTAAAAATACAACATTTTTAGGGGCACAAAAATACGCTCCTGAAAATGTTGTATTTCTTTATATGGATTTCTGCGAGGCTGTGGGGATTCTTGAACCGTCTTTGGTACGCAATACGGAATCTAAAGGACAAAAGCGAGGGGACAAAATGACGCATGAGCAAAAGCTTCTATGCTATCTGTATGGGGTTGATTCAATCCAACGCAGGCAGCTTGTAATAGCACTACCAGATATACCTTACCAAAGCCTGACTCTTGCGGTTCGAAACGCCATCAAACATGGCTATGTAGAAGTATTTCGTAAAGATGAGTCAAATTATCTGCGCATCTCACCGGACGGTATAAAGTACATCCGTACAACAGCTAAAGACTCTCTGGATAGTGAAAAAAGAGCTACCATGAAACGGCGTTTCAAGGGAGAACAAGGAAGAAGGCTTAACAGAGTAGAAACTACTTCCTGTATGTGCAGGGCAACAGGTATAAAACTAGCTAAAGAAGAAGGAATCCAGCTAACAAACATTCTCAATGCAAACACAAAAGACTATGAGAGGTTTATGGAAAACTACTTCTACAACAAAGGGCTGCTGTTTCTGTCAGATGAACTATCCGCAACTATAAAAGCCACAAACACTGTCGGCGAAGAATACACAACAGGTATGAGCCGTCTGGTGGGAGCCATCATCAACAGCAAAGGCATTTACTATCTCTACTGCACACTAGACAAACTCATGAAATGGATAATATCCTACGAAAAGCGGCGAGTAAGTGCAATCACAGCGCTTCTCCAAAACAGTAATGCAGCCACAGAAAGCCAAGACTTCCAAACGGCATGCGCTATCCAACCAAAAAGCATCATAATAGGGAAAACATGCGCCATGATACCAAAAATCATCACAGGCGACAAATACGGCAAAAATATAAAAAGAGCCGGAGAAACAACCATCACAAACAAGCTGATGACTCTCGCAAATTTAGAAGAAGTATACAAACACAACTACTTCGTACCAACAGACACACTCGGCGTTGAACTACTCTCAAGAACCGTAACACTTACAAGAGATGACCTCAACCAAATGATAGAAATGTGGCTCTCTGAAATGACAGACAAGCACACTACTATCGAAGCAAGGGAATATGTTGAAGCTTACATCAATGATGAAGAAAGCAAAACACTCGTGTTTCCAATCATAGAGCTTGAAGAACTCGTTTACCAAAAAGCTGTAAAAGAGAAATACCATATTGTTTGCGAAAGAGGCACACAAGATGGTATCAGCCGAGCAATGGGAAACAAAGTTATTGACTTTAAAGATATGAACAACGAATCAATGCCTGCACATAAATACGATGACGATGGAATCCGCAGAGACGGCATCAACCCTCTCACGCATTCCGGCTACTGGGAGGAAGAGCAATGATAGCAATACGAGTATGCCCTATCTGCAAAAAGGCATTTGAGGGCAGAGTGGGCGTTCCAAAGGTTTATTGTGATGAATGCACCATGCTGTCAGATTATGCGGCGATGGACACTGCAAGAAGTCAAGCGGCTTGGTTCTTCGAAGATTTTGGAGACGAAGATGAAAGAGAAGATGAAAAGCATGAGAGTGAGCAAGAGACAGATACAGCACCTCTTATCACTATCACGGACGAATCAAAACTCCCAAAAGCCACACGCCAAAGCCGAGAATCTCTTTTAGAGCTCATTTCATCCAGAAAGCGCAGTTAACTAACAAAGTAAAGAAAGCGATGGCAAGTCATCTAATAAACCTTCCACATTTGCAACCATCTTTATTGTTACGAGTTTATGAACTTCTAACAACCAAAGTTGTAAAACATACAAATTTATGGTATAATGCAATTGAAAATAAAAGATAGTACGATGAAAGCGTAGCTGCGATGCGTAGCCGAAAATAACAACCAACTACGAAGCGTAGCTCCTTACATACCGTACCACAGATGTAAAGTAGAAGGTATTAGATATGACAAAGAAAATCATTATTCCGTATGTAGCCGCAATTTTAGCGATGGTAGTTTGTATTAGCGTAGCTGCTGATGATGGAGCTGTAGTTGCCAGAAGCTATGCAGGATACAACAATCAGAAACCTAGCGTAGCCTCTGACAATGTCTATCGGCCGGTAAACCTTTCTTGGAACAACACCTTCAAGAAGGTAACTGCTGAGGAAGCATTGGAAGTTAAAGATGGTGTTCTCGTTTTTGCTTTTCCGCAATGTCCTTTCTGCCGAAATCTTATTCCAGAACTTGCAGAAGTAGCAAAAGAAGAAAACGAGACCATCTACTACTGTCAGGTCGATGAGTACAGAGACAAATATGAATTCGATACTTTTACCGGTAAGCCTGTGAAAACACAGGAAGCAGGGAAGGGATACTACGAACTTCTTGATTGGCTCGGCGACTACCTGAACGACTACGCGGTGGCAGATAACAACAAAAACAAAATCAAAGTAGGAGAAAAACGAATCAGCGCCCCTACTGTCATCCGCATTGAAAACGGACAGCCGGTATCTACATGGCTGCTGGAAGATGTGGAGGACGCAGGATACCCGACAAACGCATTTGATACTTGGTGTGACGATACACAAGACAAAGTGACGGAATCTCTGCATAACTATTTTGAGGAGAAGTAAAGGATGAAGAATAAAGAGAAAATCACGATGGGGACGATTCTATTCGTCGACTCTCAGTATATTGTAACGGCTATCCTGATGCGCGTATTCTTTGCAGTAACCGGCTTGGCTGATAAGATGACGACAGGCACGGCCATTGTGTATTTCAGCTTGCTGTACCTGCTCTTTGCCGTAGGTGCGCTTGAGGACGATGACGACTGAGCGTAGCTGCCATATACTGCATTCTCGGACGACGGAAGCGTAGCTGCTGCCACAAGCTGGTTGTCAGTTGCGTAGCCGCCGTCCTTTTGTTGTAACGGGAGGAATATCAGAATGGTCTATGAGGTAATTAGTCCAAGAGGGAGAGGCACCGGAAACATTGTTGGGGTTCACACAGAATCACCACAATGCATTGATTCCCTTGATATGCAGAAGGCAATGGTTGCCGGAGGAAGTAAGATTACCTTTGAAGGAACAGAAGAAGAATATGAGGCTGTAAAGGACAAGCTCCATCCGAAGACAAAAGTAACTATTAAAAAAGCGTCTGCACAAAGGAAACCAAAAACAACAAACAAGACAACTCGATAACAAGAACGAGCCGTTATGAGATGCTATCCAGAACAGTTCCCACCGCAGCGATAAGCAACAGCAATAGATAAGCAGCGCTATCGTTCTGGAAGATATGAGAGGGAAGGAGATATACCCGTGATAGACTTTACAAATACTTATGATGCGTTCATGCACTGTGATGTTAACAAGCTGGCCGAAGCGTTTGCCTCGATGTACCACAGCGAAGGAGAAGATTGCGACCGTCTTGGTTGTGCAAAGCAAGAAGTCAACGAAGCGTTCATGCGGATGAAGACCATCACGCCGAAAGTCGAAACCAACCAGAGTATTCTCCTTGTTTGCAAAGATTTCGGCGACACAGGCGACGATGTCTCTCTCATTAAAGCTAAAGACCTCAGCGTTTGGAAAGAAAAGCACAAGGAAAAGACAGAAACTATCAGCGATGAGATGCTGACCTTTATGAGCACCGATGACATCATGGATGCAGCGATGCAGCAAGAACTGCCGACTCGCTATGCCATTGAGCTTTGCAGTTGGGATGAAATTCTCGGATGGAAGCTGGCACCGTCCAGCATCTATATCTACGGTCTCGAATTCTGTTTGTCGCGTGTGTTGTGGGAGATGACATTCTTTGGCATCGAGCCACACGGGGTAGAAAAAGCAAAAGCAGACCTCGATGCAAGCATTGAGGAATCGAAGAAAAACCTTGATGAGAATGGGAAGCCTCACGGTATTCCGTTCGAGGATTTTGTAAAGGAGCTCCTCGGCGACGATTACACGGAAGACTGGTATCCGGAAGAGGAACAGGAACGCGACCGTCGAAATATGGCAATCGCATCTTACAAGGGCAACAAAGAGGCAGAATACCTGCTTCTGATGCTGTGACATACAAAAAGAAATGAAGAAACAGAGAGAAGGTGACAACCGTGCTTCTGCACATCTTTGGAGATACACATGGACCGGATGAAATTTTCAAAATCAACCCCAAAAAGTTTCTTGACCGCGACCTCACAAAAGACGATGCTATTGTAGTTTGTGGAGACTTCGGACTTCCGTTCTTTCCAACGGACCGTATCCCGGCAAATGAACTCAAAGCAAAGAACTACCCGCAGCATAACATCAAATCAGCACGAGCGTACAAGATGTACACTGACTGGCTGGCATCTTTTCCTTGCGATATTCTGTTCGTTGATGGGAACCATGATAACCACGCATTTTGGGCAGAGCAACACACAGAGCAATGGAACGGCGGGCTCATTCAGCGTTTGCCGGAAGCATCCAATGTCATCCATCTGATGCGCGGTGAATATTACACGATTGATGGCATGACCGTGTGGTGTATGGGTGGTGCAGAGTCCATCGATAAAATCTACCGCACAGAAGGCGCTACTTGGTGGCGCGAGGAAATCCCATCCATGAAAGAGACATGGCATGGCTTCGACACACTGGAAGAGCACGGAAACAAAGTAGACATTATTCTGACGCACACACTGCCACAGATGCTTATGCCGATATACTTTCGGGACATCAGCCCTATCAACGACCCAACTGGGGTATACCTCAACGAAATCTACCGCAGAGTGGAGTTCAAGCAGTGGTTTTGTGGGCATATGCACAGAGATGTAGACAAGCCGATGTACAAGCTCAGAGTGCTGTATAGCCAAGTTGCAGAAGTGAACACGAAAGAATGCTGGGGAAGGGGAGAACAGACATGAATGATATCTATGTAGTAGGAGATGTTCACGGAGACTTCAAAAAACTCATAGAAGCGCTCGTTGCATCCAATTGGGATGAGAAAACTGACAAGCTCATCTTTGTCGGCGATGTAGTAGACCGTGGCATTGAGAATGCAAAGGTCGTGAACTTCATTGCAGACCATAAAGATACCGTACACCTCGTTCTCGGCAACCATGAATACGAGCACCGGCAAATGCTATGGTACTACAAATCACTCGCGCAATCTCCTACAGTAAGAAAGCTTGCAGCATGGGTATTCCTGCACTACAAGCAGGGAGAGCATATCTTCAGAACGAAAGAAGAACTTGAAGGACTTAGATGTAGCTTAGAAGAGAGAAAGAAAATTCTTACCTCAAGACCACACACCTTCGAAGGCTGGCAAAAGATGTTCATCACCTATACGCTCGCATGGGAAAGTGACAATCTCTGGAAAATCGTTCTTTACATCCTCGACAACATGTGCGGCAATCCGTACAACGCTGAGCATACCATCTACGAGTTCCTTATTGGCACGAAGAAAACAAGAGAAAACTTTGAAGCCGTCTTTGAAAACAATACGCAGGAACTCAACATCACGCCTTCCACTACAGAGAAATTTAAGCAGGTAGTCATTACACACAACAATCCTTTCGGAAAGGTAAATGACTACGATAAGGCAGAGATGCTGCCGGACCATCAGAATACTCTCTATATCTTTGGGCATATCCCTCATAAAGAGATTGTCCGTATAGATAGACCAAACAGCAACTGCACATACCTTGATATAGATACATCCATTGAATCGGTATCCGTCATCAAGCTGAGCGACTACCTCCGATAAAAGCATACGCACCATAGGGGCACAGAGCCTCTGTGGTGCGTTTTTCTTTTTGTATAGGTAGGTTGCTGGTCTTCATAAGAGAAGTTAAAAAGCGGCTGGCTGTGGCGCTACAGTGATACATAGAGAGTCGTAGCAACACACTCGCAAGTCGCTATGCTTCCTATGGGTGCCATCTTATCTTCCGTTCTGGAAGAATGCTGCAGACGATATGTTCGGCATCTGCCCGGCGTGCTGGAGATAACGGCAAAGTGGATAAGAGATAGCCAGAGCGTATTGCCTCTTCCAAATGGCAAACCACATTTTGGGAATATCGCGCCATGTGCCATAAGCCAAAGAATCACAAAGTTGAACTACGAAGGTTCATATCTGTGATTTCCGTGGATATGAGACAACCGACCACGCAGTATCTGACAGATGTAGATGTCGTATTTGGAATGGAGGCGGTCCCACCCCGCACGGCGATGAAACATTTCCATACCGTAGGCACAAACAAACCGTAGGTACTCCTCGTTCATCCGTGAGAGCATAGCTACCATGTATTGACTTCTTAGACGACGGAAGCGTAGCTGCTACCACAAGCCGGTTGTTGGTAGCGTAGCCAAAGAGCATCGCACGCCATGTCAAGCGAATTTATCCAGTATTAGATGTACCTTTGTAAAAAAGTCGAATTAAATGTTCTTTTGCGTAAAACACAAAACAAGACGCAAGTTTAGAACGCAAATTGCAACCAAGAAAACAGCAAAGCAGAGACATTTAGTCGCATGCTATTACAACCGGATTGCGTCATATTTGCAACTAACTTGGGTCTATGTTGGAATCATCTTGGAACTAACTTGGAGCTATAGACGAAAAAACTTGCTACGAACTTACTTCAAACTAGCTAAGCACTTGTCATAGCTTTCTACAAATAGCTCGCACAGCAAGTCAAGAGCAGCGGTTCCAGATTAGATGTGTTTTTACGAAAAAGCCGAATTAAATGGGTGGCTGCGTAAAAAGTGAACATTACCTCCGTAAAAGTAGACATTCGCAGAGAAAAAGTAGACATTGGACTTGCTACGGACTTGCTAAACACTTGCTACTCCTCACCCGAAGCAAGTTTGATTTTTTGCGTGAAAGAATCTCCTGTTGCTGTCCAAACGAAATCAGAAAATATTTTTGAAAAGTTGTTCAGAAAATTTCTCTCAATAGGCTCACCAGCAGGAAAATGCTGGAATAAAACAAAGTTTCCATGTAAAAAGTGTACAGATGCTCCAATTATTCGTAGGGAAAAGTGGCAAACGCACAAAATTAGAAGGAAACGCAGCTCATACATCCAACTGAGAGTTTTCTTCAGCCGTATACACAAAAAATCGGCATACCGGCACTATGTCGGTACACCGATATACGACAACCTATATGGAGGATGCTGAGAAACTCGGTTGTCTCACACGGAGGACATGCGACAACCAAACAACGCAGCACAGCATACCGTGGATGCTTACTCAATTGAGGGAGGTATAGTTCATCCAGAACGAAAGAGTCTTGCCAATGCAGAACAAGCGCCCGAGTCATCACTTTGTTTCCTGTGAAATTCAGATTGATAATTGCTACTTTATGTCGTATAATATATATAATAATGTAGGAAACAAAAAAGACCAAGAAAGGAGTCTTTCATGGACATCGAAGAAAAGCCATCCGACACAGAATGGACACCCATCGCAAAAATTTCAATCTTATGTACTCCTTTATTGTGAGGAGCAGCAACATGTAATACGTGTTGCACAATCCTACTGTTATAGACTGTGGGGAGTCTCTAGGCACGGACCCTTGGATGCTGCATATGCTTC